TACCATCCTGATTTAAAGGAACGTTTAAAGTAAAAGAAAAATAAGAGATAGGATTTTATTTCCTATCTCTTTTTCACACTCTCCGAAATAACCTCTTCTAATTCACCTTCTGTAATATAATCCATTAAAGTTTCTTCGAATTCTACATTTATCCAAGCCTGTAACATAGCTGTATTTTCAAAATCTTCATAACTCAGATTTCTTAACTTAACTATCTGATCTACGGCATGTCTTGTTTCGTGATAAAATGTAGTTTTGATATTCTTAACCAAACTTTTATAATCCTTTTTGGCAATAAAAGGTCTATTTCTTCCAGAGTCAATGTTTACTATTACTACTACTTGATCGAATCCTGTTGTTTTATTAATAATTCGATAAGTAGATGTTCCGGATGTTGAACTTATTGTTTCTATAAGTTCTTCTGCTCTTGAATTTTTCTTTACCGGAATTTCCATTTTATGATTCTTTACAAACTTAGTAGTAAACCACCTCGTCATTTCTTTCTGTGTTTCAATTCCAAAATTAATTTCTACTCTATAAGAATCATGTTTTAATTTACTTGTTTTCATATTCTTAAAAATTTAAACTCCTTAAGCTTTTTATTATTGCTTAAGGAGTATTGTTTTACATTATTTATTTTCTCTCATGTATAAGGCTTTAAAGCTCTCTGAAAACGACTATACAAATAAATATATAGTTCATCAGCTAAATTAAATCTACTTAAGTCAGCTTCTATATTCTCTTGAATCTGAACTAAATAATAGATCAGATCAAGCCGAGTACGAGTTTCCTGAAGTTGAAATCTAAGTATATCTCTAAAAGTGAAGATACTTATATAATCGATCTTAATTCCATATAAATCTTTAAATTTATCAACAGTCATAGTTCCTCGTTTTATTCCAGAGTTATTAATAAAATCAACTACTTCTGGGATATAATAAGAAATTACAAAGTTTGATAAATTATCTATAGGAAGTTTCGAAGTAAATGCTATAAATGTATGAAGAACTAAACCTCTTAGACTTATAGTATTATATATTACCTTATCTTCATAATCCATCTTAACTTACTGTAGTATGTTTTGTTTTTATTACTTTAGTTTTCACTATTTCATTCAAAAGTTTCGGCATTTCCTCTAAGTTATATCCAATATCTATATAAGTATCAAACATATCTTTAACACCGTAAACAGCATCTATACTAATCTGAATTATTCCGAATCCAAGTTTTTCTGCTTCCTTTACTTTTGCGGCAGTATCTTTTATTGCTGAAATTCCTCCATACCCACTTGCACAAGGACTACCATCAGATATCACAAACATAATACAATCTTCTTTTGTGAACTTTCTAACTCTCTTTGCTACTTCTAGAATTGCATCTCCATCTCGATTTTGGGATTTTGCATAACTCTTAGATAATGAAAACTTAGGATTATAATGATTTCCTTCTCGATACACACTCAGATTTATATATCCGACTGAACCAATATCTGCAGTATGTCCATAAATATATAAATCAACTCCCAAACTTTTTCCGAAGGTTTCATTTAGAAGTATTGCAGCCTGTCTTGCTAGGATTTCCTTTTTTCCACCCATAGATCCAGACTCATCAATAAGAACACATATAGTTGATTTATTGGTTCTAACATGTCCCTGTCTTAGGTAAACTTGTGGAACTCCTTGATACGCTTCTGCAAGTTTTGTCGTATCTAAAATTCCAGACCTACAACCTTGGATATTAAAATCATAGTTCTTATCTGTTCCTGTCAATATCTTTTTTAATCTAGGAACATATTTTTGAACTGCTCTCACATCACGTAAATAATCATTCCTATCCCCTTTTGGTTTTTCAAAGAATACCTTATCAGAATCACCACGTTCTACTGTTCCCTCTAAGATTTTCATTGTTAGACTATCCTTTGATGATAATAGCCTAGATACTTTAGACTTATCTATCTTTCTTCCAGAATCTAAGTCAACTCCATACATTATACTAGTTATAGATTCAGTATCATTAATTAAGAATAATATTTTTTTTAATTCCGCCGGATCTATATCAGATAATTTCTTCTCCTTAATTATCTTAAATATACTTTCAGAAACACTACAAATATCTTTAAGATTTTCTGGATATGGAGTTATCTTTTCTTGAACTTCTTTGTATACCTCAGAATACTCCTCAAGAACCTCCTCTTCTATTAATCCAGGAAATCTAAGTATTCCTATTAATGTTTTAAAGAAAAGAATCAACTTCCTCTCCCTCATTATATTAAGTTTTTCCTCTAGAGTCTTGGAATTATAACTTTTTGCACAATCAATAAAATCTTGAAATCCCGGTCGTTCTGTTAGTAATAAATCCTCAACTCTATTATCCTCAAGAAGATTTATGAAAATTTTAATAATCTCTCCTTCTTCAAAAGTATATTTTCCACTTATAAAACTAAGAAAATTCAAATAAACTCTTAAGTAGGTATATCTTAAGTGTGCAGCCTCATGAAGACCAAATCCACAGAAGGCATTTATTTTTGTTTCATTATCTTCGGTGGAGTCAAATATCTTAGAAGGGACTGCTATTCTTCTTTCGGAATTATCTCTCTTCTCTTCTGAAAAATAATCTGAATACGAACTACTTTCATCACTACCCTCATTCAAATTTACTCTAATCAGGAAAGGAAAATCCATTATAGTTATCATATCTTTTACAGAACTATAAGCCTTTTCAATTAACTTAGATAATTGTGCATCCTCTTCCTTTCCAACAGATGAATATGAATAATAACTTTCTCCATACCAAGAGCTTCTATTTATAGTTCTACTTAGCTCTCCAGAATTTCCGACAGATGATTTATAGGATTTTCTAAATATACTCCTACCCCATCTACCATCATCTTCGTCATCATAGTAATCATCATAATCCTTTCTTTTCCACCAAGGATAATATGAGGTTGAAAAATGTTTACTCATAGTCTATTAATAAGATAATATTGTTTTATATACTGTACTTCTTTCTCCTTCCAAATTAGTTCCTTCATAGATTGGAAGATATACCATTTCCATAGCACTTTTCACACTCCAACCATCTGATACTAACTCTGAGATCATTAGTGTTTCTCGAATTGATATAGAAGTTGAGATCTCCTGTTTCTTTGAGAGTGATCTAATATTATTCGCTATCTTCACAATTGATCTAGCTACTTCTTCATCAATTCCCGTTCTATTAACCAAAACATTTACTTCTTCTGTATCTGGTATAATATTAAGTTCAAGAGGAAAAAATCGATTAAGAAGTGCTCGGTCTATCATATTAGTTCCAGTATATTCAGAACCTATATTAGCTGTTGCAATAAATGTTACCTCTGGATGAATTTTAATACTTCTAACTCCTTTCCCACAAGCTATTTCAACATTCAATTCCCGTCTATCATCTAAACAAGGAAACAATACATTATTAGCCCCAAGAGAAGAACGATTTAACTCATCTAAGAGAATTACACACGGTTCTTGAATTACTTTAGTGAACTTAGCATAATCAAATATACTTTTTCCATCTTCTAAGCGATGAACTCCAAGTAAATTTGAAATAGGATCAATCATAGAACCCATATCAAACACATGAAGAGGTATACCCATTCTAGAACAAACTTCTTTTACACAACTTGTCTTTCCAGAACCTGTAGGCCCTATAATCATCGTATTAACATGTTTTTTTATATTTCTCACTAAGATTCTCCAATTATCAGGGGTCATATAAAATCCATCCTTTGTAGAACTTGGAGAAATTAGTGATGCATCTTTAAGAATTGTTTCGAGAATCGTATCTTTCTTTAAGGGATCTACGAAATCAATTCCAGTCAGAGTTTTATATTCTTTTTTAGCTTCTTCATCTTTGTATGTTAATCTTTGAAATCCCTTTTGTGTATAAAATTTTCCACCTGAAGGACTAAGATTAAGAGAAGTTGAGATAAATATTGTACCTTCTGAATAAACTTCTCTTATTTTCTTAGGGCATTGTACATAAAGACTTGTAGATACACTAGAACCATCCTTCAATTTTTGTCCAGGGAGTGCTTTTACTTTCAAATTTCCTTTAACTAATACTGTCTCTAAAAAATAATACTTACTCATAATAATTTTTTCTTATAATAAATTAATATTTCTTTTATAATGAGATCAAGAACTACACAATAAAAATTCTTGATCATTAATAAGGATTATAGGGTTCGAAATATTCTCTTGAGGACTAAGGAACCTGGATTGAACAAGAGAATATATTGAGAAAACCTATAGGAAGTATAAATAGAAAAAATAAAATAAGGATTGAATAAAGAGATATTAGGATTTTTTAAGAAGGATTGAAAGAAAAGATAGTGGTTCTTAAAAAGTATCTAGTCCTAGCTCTTCCGAGTGTGAACGAGGTAAAGAGCGTTATGGACGATATCTTTTTAAGGTTCACGATAAATATGAATATAATATTAGGTTTAATCTATCGTGAACCTCCTATAAGAGACGGCTTTTTCGCCTTTCCCTAACGGGAGGCGAAGCCTCTCACTATGTTCGCTCTTATAGAAGAACCACTACTATGCAATTTTTTTTAATAGAATAATATATATAGTGTATGTATGTTTATTTATAAATTTAAATTGCTATTTTGCTCTTCTTATCCTTTCAAACTCTAATTAATGAAGTTAAGGTATCCTTAGTCTTCGATTTTATGTAACTGGATTCTGTATTAAAAAGAATCTATTATTAATTAGATAATAAATTAAAAATTAAATAATATGCAAAAAGAAAAGATTAAAGTACCGTCTGGAATTAGATATATTTCAGAATGGAATGAATTTAATTTTAGTAAATTTCCAAGTAAATGTATAATAAATAAACAATTACCTGGTTGTGGATTTACTGAATACTGTATTAGAAGTAATGAAAATATTATTCTATGTAGTCCTAGAAAGATGTTACTTAAAAATAAAAAGGATCAACATGAATTTGAAGTCTATTTAGTGGTAAATGAGTTAGAGAAAGAAGTCAATATTGATAAAGATCTTTCCAAAGTAGATAAAACAATAATAAAAGACACTATAGAAACTTCAGAGGAGAAAAATAAAAATATTTATAAGAAAATATATCATGAGATAGAAGAATATTGTATATTTAGATCTGTTAATGGTTTACCTTGTAAAATATTAGTAACCTATGATTCATATAGAATTGTTAAAGAAATTCTTGAGAAATTGGAACGTTTTCAATATTTTTATACTATTATAGATGAGTTTCAAAGTATTTTACATGATTCTAGATTTAAATCAGATACTGAATTAAGTTTCCTAGAGTATCTTAAACAATCACCTACTGCATACTTTGTATCAGCTACTCCTATGATGGATGAGTACTTAGAAATGTTAGATGAATTTAAAGATCTCCCTTATTATGAATTAGATTGGGAAACAGAAGATCCATCTAGACTTATAAAACCCGATCTTAATTCATATGTAATGAGGACAGTTGGTGAAAAAGCATCTGAAATTATTCAAAAATATCTAAATAATGATTTCGAAGAGATAGTAGTTCTTAGAAATGGTATACCTACTAGAGTAATATCAGATGAGGCAGTATTTTATGTAAATTCAGTTAATCACATTACATCTATTATAAAGAAAAATAATCTTACTTCTGAACAATGTAATATATTATGTAGTGATACTCCTGATAATCTTAAAAAAATTCAAAAAAGATTAGGGAAGAAGTTTGTTATAGGAAAGGTGCCATTAAAAGGGGTAAAACCTAAGATGTTTACGTTTTGTACCAGAACGGTTTACCTAGGTGCTGATTTCTATTCACTATGTGCTAGATCTTTTATCTTTAGTGATAGTAATATTGATAGTCTTGCAGTTGATATTAGTGAAGATTTACCTCAAATCCTAGGAAGGCAAAGATTATTCGAAAATCCATGGAAAAATTCAGCTAATTTTTATTATCGTTCTATTTGTGATTATAGAAAAGTTAGTCAGGAGGAGTTTGATAAAGAAATTGAAAGAAAAAAACGTGAAACTGAAAGCTTATTAAGATCATACTCAACTTCTTTGGATGAAGATAAATTAACGTTAGCAGAAAGATATCAAACACTTGCAAAAACTCAAAATTATAAAGATGATTATGTAGCTGTGAATGAGTATCAAGGAGGAGTTTTAATACCTGTACTTAATAATTTAGTATTAGTAAATGAGATTAGAGCTTTTCAGATTCAACAATATGATTATGCAGATAGATGTTCTGTATTTAGCACAGTTCATAATAAATTGACTCCTGATGATATATCAAATCAAAAAGTTGTAGAGTTTTTAAGAATATATAAAAATTTAAAAACAATATATGATAAACTTAAAATGCTATGCGAATATGGATTATCTGAAGTGGAGATTGATATTGTTTTGGGACAGTTGAATGATAGCGATGAAGTTAAATCTTATTATACAATTTTAAAACCAGAAAAATTAAAAAATTTATATTATAATAGTACTAATATTAAAAAATATCTTGGAATAGTAACATTTAGTCCTGAACTTTTAGTTAATACTATTCATCAAAATTTTAATCCAGGGGAGAAATATAGTTTATCTAATCTCAAGGTTAAATTAGGAGACTTATATTCTAGTATTTCTTATACTGCAGTACCAAAAGCTAATGATATTCTTAATTATTTTGAAGTAAAAGAGTATATGACTACTGAGGTTGTAGATGGAAAAAAGAAGAGAGTAAGAGGTTATGAATTGTTAAAAAGAAAGGATAATTAATTATGATATATTTGATTAAGAGTGCAGGTTATGATGAGAATGAAAATTTAATTCATCTTCTCAAAATAGGTTATACAGAAGATTCTAGAAAAGATATTAGATTTATGGCTTACAAACTTCATAATCCTACTTGTAAAATTTTATATGAAGTTCCCAATCTTTCAGAGGATATAGAAAAGAGAGTCCAATATAAGTTTAGGGATTTATTATATTCAGAGTATGGTAGAGAGTGGTTTTATTATAATGATGATATAATAAATTTCTTTAGGGATATAGATAAAGTAGACTTGGAATCTCTTCCAAAGAATCCAATTAGAGGCAGTAAAGAGTTTAAAAAGATTAAGAATGAATGTAGGGAGGTATTATCCTATTTCTTCAATACTAGGAATACAGAGGAGTATTTAGAGAATATAATATCTGAGGTAAAAGATCAATTATCTAAAGACTATGTAATAGAGTATCTTAGGAAGGATCCTAATGTGGGGAATGAGAGGGTAGATAAGTATTTTGAGGTATTAAGGTGTAGAGAGACTGGTATATATTGTGAGGATAACGATATAGTAAATCAAGAGGTATCAGAATTTCTTAGAATATATATTAGTTTAAATACAATGAAAGATAAGCTTAAGTTATTATGTGAATATGGATTATCTAGTGATGCAATTGATATAGTTCTTGGACAAATAGCTGATTCTGATGAAATTAAGTCTTATTACACCACTCTAGGTCCAGATAGATTGAGAGCATTAAGTTATAGTAAAACTTTTATTAAAAAAGAATTGAATATAGTAACATTTAGTCAGGATTTACTAGAAAAATCTATGTATTTAGAATTTAAAGAAGGTGATAAGTTATCATTAGTTGATATAAAGACAAAGTTAACAAATATTTATGATTCTATTAGTTATGATAGAAAAGCTAAAGCAACAGATTTAGAGAATTATTTTGAGGTTAAGAAGTGTACGATTAATTTTCCCGATAAGAGGGTTAATGGATTAGAGATTATTAAAAAGAAAGAATAATTAATTAATGAAATATATAAAAATATTCAATTATTTTTCACTTAAAACTCTAATAAATGAATAAAAAATAAATAATTATGGAGAATATAATAAATAGCTTTTTTATTAAGCAGAGCAAGATTACGGAACTTACTTTTGAATTTACAGAGAGATTATGGATTCAGTCAGTTCAATATGAAGTTAGTACGGTAGAGCATATTCCTTACATAGTAACAACAGGAGGACGAAATAAACTTTACAAACTAGAAGAAAATCCGGATGTTACAAAATATGGAGAGGATTTATATCATATTAGAAGTATTATGAAAGATTCTATAACGGCCGAAGATGTAGAGATAAACGTTATGTACCAGATTGATAAAGCAACGAGAAATGTTTTTAAGGTTTCTCACTTATACGTTGCTTTTGAAGATGGTACAAAGAAAATACTCTACAATGAAACGGCCGAAACTTATATGTGTATCTTGAGAACTCTTCAAACTAGATTTCCAGAGTTAGTTTCAGGATTATTTGTTAAGATTGGAAATGATTATAAGTATTTCTTAGATATTGAACTATGAAAGTAATATTATCTAGTCATCTTCCTGGAGTTATTGATATCCTAATTCCGATTGCATTGCCTTTTAGAAATGTAGTAGAATTAGCAGGAGATTTACAGACAACCATGAAATATATAGAAGAGAGGGATTGGTTAGCTCAAGGATATTATCTTAGTTTATCAGATAAGACTTGGAAGTGTTCTGATAGAGATAGAGTACTATTTGTTCAGAATAATAAACTTCCTGATATAGCTTGTAAGAAGATAGGAATTAAACGATTATCAGATCTATTGTATGATAAATTTCTAGATAAACGTGGTCTTGATATTACTACAGTTGATAATCCTATGACTATTGAAAGTCTCTCTAAAAAAGAATATCACATCGGAAAATATAACCTCAAGAATGCAGATATAATGAGAGATTATCGTAGTGATATTTCCAGAGCAGAATTCGAAACTAGATCTATAACTGATAAACTTATTATAACTATAATATTAAAGGTTATAGATAAACATGGAGTAGATAAGTTCTTTGTAGGGTAGAAAAACGATGGGTTTGAAAAGACGTTAAATTCTTATATATGAGAAAATAAATTCTTTAAGATCAAAATTCATACACAAATACAACTATACAAAAACAAAGAAAATAATGAATTTTGATCATTAATTTTTCGCCGTTAAAAATCGAATGGTTTAGAAAACGGTAAAGGCCTTATAAGAGATAAGATAACAAAAATATTAACAAATTATTTTTCTAAAGAACAAGAATTATGGAAAAAGAAGAAACTAAAAAAGAAAAAAAATCTGGTTGGTTTAGTAGAAATAAATACACAATCGGAGGAGTTGCCGTTGGAATGGTACTTGGTGGAATAATAGTTAAATACCACAAACCAATAATATCCACTGGCAAGGGTATAGGAAATGCAGCTATAGGTCTTTTAAAGAGAAAGAAATCAGTTGCAACAACAGTTACCGGTATAGGAGAATCGGATATGATTCCTGAAGTAAAGCCGGAAATAACATCAGCCCCTACAAATGGAGGCAATGGTGGTTACAAGAACGGTGGTTACAGAAGTCTCAACAGCCACCAAAGAGTAAATAATGTTAACTTATAGGAAGGAGAATAAGAAAATGAAAAATTTATTATATTTTGTAGCAGGATTTGGAGCTGGAATAGCAGCAATTAAATTAGAACAGAAATACGGTTACTGTGAAAAATTGATTGGAAATGTCAAAAAGAAGATCACAGGTGACGGTATTGAAGAAGTCAAAGAAATTCCTGCTGAAGAGAAGAACTAAATTTTCCTTCTTTTAAGTTTAGAGTATAGAGGTATTAAGTGCTTCTATACTCTTTTTTCTTTATTTAGGTTATGAAAAACACAATGATGAAAGTAGAAGATGATGAAGAAAAAGAAGTAGAAATAGAACAAAAACATAATTCTTGTTTATTGTTATCTCAGGGGAGGGTTCTGGAGTCCATCCAGTTCCCTTCTTATAAAGAGATATTAAACAAGATAGATGAGTCAGCATCTATAAATAGCATATTAAGCTGACTGCGTTAAATAAAGAATTATAAACTTAAATATTAACAATAAAACTTAAAAGAAAAAATGGACATTAGAAAAAGAGAAAAAATAGCAACGAGAAGTTACTCAGTAGCTAATGTATGTCTCCGTACTATAGGATTAGGTTGTAAAGTTTTAGCTCTTGTATTTGCAATAGGGTGCGGAGCTTCACTTGCAGGAGACTATCAAATAAAGAAGATTAGAAAAATTAATTCAAAAAATAAAAAGATATGATAAATATTGGTTCGTTACTTGGTGTACAGAAAACAAGTACTACATTTTTAAAAGATAATTGCAATGATAGAACAATAACATCTGAATATTTAGATAAAGGTTCTAAACCAATTATAGCAGTTGCAATGTTTTCTTTAGCGGGAATAATGTTATATGGTGTAGGAAAATCATTATTTTCTAAGAACGGATCTATCAGTAAACCTCAAAAAGGGATGGGAAATAATAGACCCCCCAAAAAAGGAGGAATGGTTCGTGGGATTAGCAGTGAACAAAGGGGAATATTATAAAAATAAAAAGAAGAAACAAACTTAAAAGAAAAGAAAAATGAAATATAAAAAACTAATACTAATTGGTTTAGGATTAGCCCTTGGTGGTTATCTGCTAGCCAGAGAAACAAAAAAAGAAATAAAAAAATTAGAAAAACAAAAGAAACAGATCGATGATGCACTAGAAGGTCTTGGAATTTCTTCAGACATATTAAGAGAAAAGTCTAATGAAATTGTCAATTCCTTCGAAAATGATAGTGACGAAGTCGACGAAGAAAATGACGAAAGTGATAACTTAGTACTAGCAATGTATAATGTTATCCAATTCGGCGATAGAAAGGGAAAGATCAATCCGTGGGACCTAGATCTTATTCGCATTCGTAATATAGTAGATGAAGATAGATGGGGTAATAAATCGATAATTAAGCGCGGATTATTGGATTGCGAGAACATCATTCACGTAAGTCAATCTGACACTAGGTTTGGAAAAAGGAAATTAGAATTTATTTTCGAAATTCCAACAACCGCTTATAACAGGAATCTATCTGGTTATCCAAAAATAAATGATTATAAAGATACGCTCAATGAATTAGGAGATACCTTAAATCGAGAATTTATAGGTACGGAGGATGAAAATATTGATCGTTTCTTTATTGGATATTATATACTTTCTTATAAAATAAAGGGAGTAACCTATACGAAGGAAGTAAATGGTGAAACTCGTACTTATGAAAAAGTATTTCAAGCAGCAGTAGAGATTCCGAAAAGAGATTATGAATCTTATAATGTTTTTTGGCCTGATGGAAGACTTAAGTATAATGGTTTTTCAGAGTTTATGCAGGACTTATTCGATTATACAAATGGACGTAAGAGTTTAAGTAAAAAACTTACAGGTCATATTTTCGAGAATATTGCATTTTTCAGTAAGGAATTAAATGATCTTGGGAAAACTCAAGATGATGTATATGATGTGAAAATAGCATCTACATTCTTAGGATATAAACTAAGATTTCCGATGAAGGATGAAATAGATGATGAACCTGGAGTAGATTTATATACAGCTCTTGATATGCTTCATTATGTAACTATTTCTGAAAACTTGACAATCTACAAGAAAAGGAGTAATTTATATGGAACATACTCAACAGAATATAATCACATAATGTTTCAGGCAAGAGATGTAAATCCAATGTATAAAGATCTTGGATTTGACATCATGCTTTATTATACGGTAGATATAGAAGATGAGGATAAGAAGGACTTTGCAAATCGAAAGATAGATATTGAATCCATGGAATATGAACTTGGAGAAGAAAAGTCCCTGGAAGAAAAAGCCGAAGATGAGAAGAAGAAAAATTAAAACAAAAAATTAAACTAGATAGAATTTTACTCTATCTAGTTTTTTATTTTATAGCTAAGAAAATCAATTATCAAAAGAAATTTCATTTATTTTGCTATCACTTTCTTCTTTTAGTCTTTCCCCTGGATCTTTCAATTCCTCTTTCGTATACTGATTATCTATAAAAGAGAATACATCAAGAGGATATTTTCCAACAGATCCGCTATCTTTATACTCTTTAATAGCATTACTTAAAGAATAAAGCGGATCTTTTTTCTTTTTGTTCCTAATATTTTCAAAAAATTTAGATATAATTTTCCTTAGAGTTCTTACTTCTTTATGAAATCTAAAATCTTGTTTCTTCTCTTGGACTATTATTTCTATGATTTTATTAATAATTACTATAACAGAATCTCCTGCAGTTAACTTTTTATTTCTAAGTCTTTTGAATTCTTTCTTAAGAAATGGTTTATAAAGGTATAATATTCTTCCATAAATTTCTATATCTTCAGGTCGAACAGATTGATCTATCCTTTCAATAGTTAACTTAACAGTATGAATATAGGATTTAGTAATACCTATATATCGATGTTCATTTTCTAGAAATTGTGTTAACTCACTAAATAAAAATCCAGTTATATCAAGTAATCCTTCTAAGTACATATCCTCAGGAACTTGGATATTCTCAGCTATTCTTTTTTCAATATCTTTCATATTAGTATAATTTTAGTTTTACATAATTAAGATTTAGGACCTTTTATAATGGCAAAATCCTTATTAATGTAAGTAATGTAAAAAAGTAAAACGATTATGGCATTAACTAGAAATCAGAGAGATAAGATAATTAATGAAGTTAAAAAATTGTATATCAAAGAGTTCGATGAGAGTAAGAACCTACGTAATGAACTAGTAGATTTTATTTTTGATGCGATCTTGGAATGTTTAACTCCAGAAGAAAAAGAATTTACAATGAAGTATCAGGATTATTTAAATAGTGTTCAAGTATTTGATTTTACAGGAGATGGAGTATTAAAAAAAGAATTTCCTGAAGAAAATATAAACTGTTTAAATTGGGGGGATAATCTTTATTATTTTTCTAAAGGAATAAGAATTGAAAAACGAATAGATGGGAATTTGATTTCTGCTCCTAGTCTATTTAAAGGTAATGAGTGGAGTAGTTTTAAACATCAAAGTCCTGAATTATATAAAGAAGCTTTGGAAAAACTTAGAGAATATGTAGTAGTTTCTAAAAGAGCATGTAATAAGTTATTCGAGTTAGAAGAAACTTTGGAAAATAAAAACTTAACTCTAACTGCTTTGAAAACTAATTTTATAGAACTTTATAATATATTAAAATCATGATTCTAGATAAAGACAAAAGTAAATTAATTTCGAGAGATATCTTATTATCAACTTATAAAGAACTTTTAGATAACTCAGGTCTTAAGAAAAAATTAGCAAGATTAGAAAAACTAATTAAAGAATTAGTAGTTGAACTTTATAGAAAGTATGTATTTTCCGACGAGTTCTTACAGTTATTTGATAAATCTAAGAAAATTGCAAAAACTATGAGATCTATTGATGTAAATTTTCAAGTTCTAGGATTATGTGACTCTCCTCAAGGTTACTATCCTAATAAGATATTAACATTAGATTCTGGAACACCTATTGGATTTGTTGTAAGTATAAACAGGTGGGTAAATATAGAAGATGATTATTTAGAGAGTTTGCCTGATTGTGGTGATGGTACTTATAAATTAATGAATGTTATAGATAAGTTTACACCAGAAGAAGTAGATGTTCTTAAAAATGCTTATATAGATCTCTTTAAAACAACTTATGCAATAAGAAACTTTAAAGGTGGGCAAGATAAATACCTTCCAGAAAATATAAAAACTTATGGACAACTACATGATTATGATCTAGAAATTTTTGAAATAGCTTATAATAAATTCATACAACAAAGGGATGAATTAAAAGTAAAAAATAATGAATCACACTTAGATAGAAATGATATTCCTGGAAGTTTACAACGACTTAAAAGAATACTTGAACTCTAAGAAGAAAATAAAAAGAGAGAAACCTATTAAGGCCTCTCTTTATTTTTTTTTTAATCTAGACTATTACTACTAAGTATGACTCTAGTAATCGCTTCATCATCTACATCTCTATCAATTCTTGGATAATGAATTACTTCTACTGCATAAAAGTACATAGTCCCTGAGTTTTTGTCTAATGACATGGATATAATATCTGCATATTCTTCTGCATTCTCCACATCATTTGTCATATTTTCTCTTACATACTCTGCAATGTTTCTGCTGAGTACTACCTTATCCCCTTTTCTTGGGATGTTTTCAAATTCTAGGGTGATGTGGATAAAACATTCTCCACTAATTCCCATAAATGAACAGTCTATTCTTTTCATAATTTCTTGTTTTTCTCAATAATAAGGCTTTGAAGGTAAAACTCTTATAGATGTAATAAAAATTAAAGAATATGAATGAAAACTATGTATTAGTAAGATGGCCAGAATCACAAGAATTTATGGAATGTGATTGGTTTAGAGATGAAGCGATTTTAGCTTTGGGACATGAAGATCAGACTGGAAGTAGTGCATATTTTATTCCAGAATCTAGAATCTTAACTAAAGAGTATGTTCAACAAAGAGTAGCAGAACTTTGTAGAGATTATGAAGTTACACCAGAAGAAGAGGATTATTCTAGTAAACAATGGTGTGATGAGGCTTTCCCATATGAAGGTGGAATGTCTTTAAAAGAATTAATTGTAGAAATTGCTCTATTAGTAAGAAAAAGATCAACTCTTCAAGACGATAAAAAATACGACGGAGAGATGTAAAAAAATTGAGAGGAACCTATTTGAATGGTATCCTCTCTTTATTTTTATCCTACTTTTCCAGTTCTAAATGCTCTGGACTTTAAAATTTTACAACCTTTCTCTCCATGATAAACAATTAAATCGAATTTATCAAGATCCGGTCCAGTAAAATTTGTATGACTCAGGTTCATCATAGACAAAGTTACTTCACCTGTCTTACAATGTAGGTCATCATCTCCTAAAATTAATGTGTTAAGTACAAATTTATTCATTTCCTGATTCTGATATTAGTAAATCTAGATTTTCTCTAATTGTTTTCTCTGGATGTGAACCTACTAATCGATTCTGAAGTACTCCATCTTTAAAGAATAGTAGTGTTGGAATGTTTCTTATACAAAATTCTGATGTAAGTTCTGCACATTCATCAACATCACATCCATAAATATTAACTTTTCCTTCATATTCGGTTGCTAATTTTTCAACAATTGGTTTAATTACTTGGCAACCACCACACCATTCAGCAGAATAGTCTACCATTACAAGTCCTTCATTAATCAGGTTTCTTTCACTGTCTTTTAATTCTTTCATAATTCTAATTTATATAATAAATCTAATTGTATTCTAGTCAATACAAATACTTTTGTTTCATTTTCTACCTCTCTACATATTAAGTCTTTTTTTGAACCTAACCTAATAAGAGGAGATGTACCTGTAGAGTCTATAATCTCTACTCCACCTGTACTAGTATCATGAGTTTCTAAAGTTACATTTCCAAGACCATCTATAAACGTAACTTTGCTCTTATCTGAAATCCAATCAGGTACAGATCCAACTCCATACTCCCAAACTTCTATGTATTCTGGATAAGCTGAGTTTCTTCCTGATTGTTTATATCTTTTAGTCATAATTTTCCAATATCTAAATCCTCTATATTATAATCTAAACAATCTATTCCATTTTTCTTAACTAATCCAGCAAAAAGATATCTAGGATCCGGATCAGTAAAAGTATCAATAAATTCTTTATCTACTTTTTCCAAGAATATTCCGATTGTTGTGTTTCTGAAATAAAGTACTGAAGAGTTAGATCCCCAAGTACAATATCTACAATCTATATAATCGGCAGGATCAGGAACATCTACTCTAGTCCATGGAAAAATAACAGACTTCAGAATATGTCTATGATAAAAATATAAACATTCATCAAAAATACATTTCCATTTCTTCTTTCTTTTTTCTTCAGACGGTGTATAGTAGAAGTTATATAGTTCTGTTGATGATAATCTACGAATCTTAAACACTGGCTTAATAATTCTAGACTGATTTATTTTTTCTAGGTTTTCAAAAAGTTTAGGTGTAGATTCTTGTAAATCCTGACATCTAGATATTGTTATTCCGATGTGCTTCCCAAATATTTCTTTATCATATTGTAGAGCCTTAAAAATAGTTCTCGGTAAATTTCCAGAACTATCTATAAAAGCACAAGCCTGATAAAGAGTTGTTATCTTTTCTTTACTAATCTTAGAATTGTCGAAATGGGAATCAGAGAATATGAATACTATATCACTAATCTCAGAAAGTTTACATAATCCAGTATGTATATTATCTGGAAGAGGATAGTAATCATAATCCATTAATATAATTGATATCATAAGATGACGTGGCTGATTAACTACGTACATCTCTTCTTTTGTTGGTTTCTTAATCATAAAATACTTGTCTAACTTTTTCCCAATCTACATAAGGTCTATCACTAAAATCTGGATTATATATAAGAGGACATCCAAGAGCAGCATCATCTATATAAAGATCTGCATGTACTTTTGGAGAACTAGTCCATCTTCTTTGTCCAGGATCTTGATTAACTCCATACAAAGGGATATCATTCTCTTTAAACCATTCAACTGCATCTTCAAGTTCTTTCCCTGATCTCATAGTATTAAGGATTAACTTATGACCTTTTTCTACTAGCTCTTTAAGAACAGGTACTGCACCAATATCCTTTCCGATTTTAGGATATTCATGAGTAACACAGGTTCCGTCAAAATCAATTCCAATTTTCATAACTTTTCTATTGTTTGTTCTTCAGTATTTAATATAAAACATTCTCTACAATCCAGACATGCAAATGTTTCTTTTATTCCTGGTGATGGTCCAAAAAATTCTTTAGCCAATTGAGTATGACCAAAAATCTGAAATACTCCTGAGAATGTATTATCAAATTCTCTTACATCCGACCATACACAAGATCCATATTTTCCATACCCTCCTCTAATACCAGAAACACACCATAAATAATCATATGCTAAAGATTGATTACCTAAGAGTTCATCTAAATTTTCACACTTACATAACTCTTTCATCCAATCTTCTACAACACCTGCATGAGAAAATAAATATCTATCTTCTTTATATAATAATTGAAATAGTTCTTTATTTTCTTCAAATATTTTTTTAATCTCAGGAGCATTTCTATCATCGTATCTACTACAAGGAAATATATTTTCTGATAAATCCATATAGTTAAGATCGTGATTCCCTATTAAAAGAATAACCTTTTCTGGGAATTTCTTCTTAAGATCTATTATTTCTTTCAATTCCTCTATAGCTTCTCTCGAAGAAATTCTTTCAAATGGATATGGGTCTAAATAATCTCCTAAGAATACAATTCGATCTACTTCATTAATCTTTTCTTTTGCTAACTTCCAGAATGTCCTACCATGAACATCTGGAACAATTATTATTTTACTCATCTCAATTAATTATTTTATTATTCAATAATAAGGAAAGAAGGTCTGTAAAAGAGTAAAATAAAGACCCTAAGGATTTTCTCCCTAAGGTCTTTTTATTATCTATTAGAGACATTTAGAATATCCACAATCAAGACATTTTATACAACCACCATCTCTAATTAGTTTTCCACCACAATCAGGGCATACTTCACCCTTTACTTCTTTTGTTTCAATATATTTACTTAAAACTCTACACATTGCAGAAGAAAAACTCGAAATATTATCATTTACTTTTTTAGCTGTTTTTATAATATATTCAATATCTACTCCATGACGAAGCAACATTGATGTATATAGTGTAGCAGCTTTCTCTTCAATATCTGTGGTTAAAACTTTGAGATCTGGAATTGTAACCTTATCAGATTCAAAAGAATATTTCATTTTTTTAATCTTAGTTATCTTTCCTTTGTGATTTGGAAAATTAACAGCCATTTCAGTAGGTCTAAATACAAAGATTTCGTAAGGTCTTGTTTCAATTAGACCAACTACAATAATAAACTGTTCACCCTTAACTTTAACTTGGTAATAGTCAGCTTCTAATTCTTTTGGGCGTTTAGGAGCTTTTCTAGTTTCAATAGTAGTAGGCCTTTCTTCTTTCTTACTCAAACCTGTTAATACACCTTCTCTACATCCATCTCTATAGATGGTTATTCCTTTCAATCCCTCTTTCCAAGATTCGATGTAGATATTTGCGATTTCTTCTTCTGTAGTTTTATTATCTAAATTTACAGTACTAGAAATACTATGTGTAATATACTTCTGAACTATTCCCTGAAGTTTGACTCTTTGATGCCAATCAATCTCAGGTGCTGTGGAACCATAATACGGACTTTCTTTAAATGCTTCTTCCCATTCTTTAATTGTCCATTCATCATTTAATTCTTTTTCTGTTTTTCCATACTTCATAGAAGCCCATTCCATAAGTCCTGGATGAACAACTACAAATAATGTATATTTTTCTCCCTTAATATCGGTATAATCTACTCTATCTCCAGGAGACATACATTTTCTTTTTCTTTGGTAATATGGCATAAAAATTGGTTCAATACCAGAAGAGCATCTAGCCATTAAACTAACTGTTCCTGTAGGAGCAACTGTTGAAAATGATAAATTACGTCTTCCATATTTACTCATCCTATTTGCTCTCTCTGGATAATTAATACGAATAAATTCATACCAATCATTATTGCCTTCTTTTGCAGTGTCATTTTCTCTTAAATGCCAATCTCTATAACCATCATAAATAGGGAATGTTCCTCTCTCAATTGCCATATCTATATCTGAATCAAGTTCCCCTAAGAAAATAATTTTCATAATTTGATCTACCATTTTTAAACCTTCATCAGAATCATATTTTAACCCTAACATAGCAATAGCATCAGCAAGAGAAGTGAATCCCAAACCTGCACGACGTCCTTGAATTGCAGTATTATTTATCTTATTCCACAATTCATATTCTAATTTATTTTCTTCATCTTTAACTACATCAATTATTTTAGAAACTGCTTCAATTTCTAGCTCAACTAAATCATCCGCTAGTCTCATTGCTTCATATGCAGTTTCATAAAGTAATTCTTCGTTTAGATGTGCTTTTTCTGTAAATGGTTCCTCAATAAAACTTTTCAAATTCAAATGAATAAGACGACAGCTATCATAAGGTCCCATAGGAATTTCACCGCAAGGATTAGTCGACACCATTTTAAAATTTGGATAAACTCCATCTGGTGAATAATTATGCATAGTACTTTCGAACATAATGCCCAAATATGTTTTCTTATATTATTTATATAAGTTCAGACTATATCTTCATTATTAAATTAATGTCATAATACATAGTCGTTGAAAATTATTTATAAGTTATAATCTTATACCCTTTATATTTTCCGGTTTTTATAATCCCTTCATTATTTCGAATATAACTAAATATACTAGACTTTTTTAATCCAATATAATTAATAAAATCCTGAAATCCTTTAGATCTATATACCATATTCCCTGATACATCTATCAATTCATATGTGTGACATTGTTTTTTAGGATCGAATAATCCAATATTAATAGCATGGATATTATTTTCCTTTCCAGTCACCCATTCAAGATTTTTAACATTATTATTTGATTTATTTCCATCTATATGATTAACGAAAGGTTTATTATCTGGATTCTGAATAAATGCCTCTGCTACTAACCTATGAACTCTTTTAGTAATCTTTATATTATTTACTTGAAGAGAAACATAAACATATCCATTCTTTTTATAATTCAGTTTTAAGTATTTCTTTCTTATTTTCGAATATACTTTTCCGTCATCACTGACACTATAATAATTTTCAAAACCTTTAATATCTCTTAACATATATTTTATAACTTATTATAATTCTGCTAGTTTTATACTAAATAGTTCTAGCAATTGCTTACGATTTTAAATATAATTTATATCTAAACTATATTAACCCCGTCGAGGTTCTGCCGTGTTCCAAGCACAGTGCATAAGGAGTTTCCAGAGTTTCATTGCATTTACTTTTTTTACATAAACTCTGGGATAATTTGGATCTTTTATTTCTACTAATTCTCCAATATTATAATCATCAAGATTAAGATCTTTTGTATCATAAGTTATTGGAAAGCGGAGTAAGTAATCTTTTTCACTCTCCATAGCTTTCATAAATTCATCAGTTACTTTTACACTAATATTAGCCCCTGTAACTTTTGTAAGATCTTGTTTCTTTGTAATAAATTCTTCAATATCTGGATGATTGATATTCATTGATAGCATAAGTGCTCCTCTACGACCATTTTGTGCTACTTCATTTGTAACATCTGAACATACATCCATAAAACTTGCTGCACCTGTTGAACTCCTAGCAGCATTTTTAACACTAGCTCCTTTAGGTCTAAGCTCTGATAAGTCATATCCTACTCCGCCACGTCTTTTCATAAGTTGCGCTTGTTCAGCTCTAGTACTCATGATATCTGCATAGGAATCACTTGGTGAACCTATAACAAAACAATTACTAAGACTAACTAATCCATCCGTTCCAGCACCAGACATTACAGAGCCTCCAGGAATTATATATTTATAATTTCGAAATAATTCCATGATTTTATCTTCTGTCAATGGCTCTCTAGAATACCCATACGTAGATAATTTTAAACTTGAATCAGAGTCTTTTTTCCAATCAAATTTCTCTTCTATCCTGGCAAATTCACGAGCTAGTCGTTTATGAGTATCTTCTGGTGTTTCTTCTCCTATTGCTGCATATTTGTTTTTCCATGTTGACGCAGCTAATTCATCTCCATTGAAGTAATTTAATACTTTATTTTCCATTTGTTATATTGTTTTTTGTTATTATTAAAATTTATTAGGATCAAATTCAAATCCCAAGTCATTTACATATTTTTCTGCATCTTTAATATTAATAACTTCATCAATTTTATTATACTTTTGTGTAAATTCAACATATGCATCTTGATGTTCCATATATTCTTGAACCCCTCCTGGAAATTCTTTTGCTCGGGTAGGTTCTCTAAGAATAACATCTCTAACAAAATCAAAATCTTTCTGAACTAATAATATTCTCCTTGGTGTATAGTACGAATTTTGCTCACATAAGATATCTTCTTCATGAACTACATCCTTAATCCATTTCGAATTTTCACCGATTTCTCTATTATTCTTGTAGTAATAATAAAGCATATCGGATACTCCCCTTTCTACTAAGAGGTTATTCACTCCAGGAGGCCAGTTATTTTTTATAGCATTCCTCAAGTTACAAAGATGAAGAATAGCATAATTTCGATCATCTTGCTGTGTTCCTAAGATATTTTCCCAACGTTTCCAAGGTTTAATATCAGACCACATAACATTATACAGTCCAGGGCATCTTGTTAATATTGATTCTATGGTTGTTGCTTTAAATGTACCAGAACATCCATAATACATAGTTATAAATCTAAACATAACGTAAATTTTCTTAAAAAATCTTTCTTTTCTCTTACAAATATTTTTCTTTCACTCTCAGGAACTTCTACATAACCTTCAGGAGTACAGTGTTTATACTCTTGATAGATAATACAGTTTTCCCATTCTCTTGTTTCTGGATTTTTCATTATCGCATTTTCTTGAAGTACTATATAATGATTCTTAGTACCTTCATATTCTACTATTTTTTCCATATTCTACTATTTTTTCCATATTTACTATTTGTTTTAGAAATAAATTGGGAACCCACACAACACGAATCCCCTTTGCATAAATAAGGAATTCACGGGTCGAGAGATCACTTTTCATCGATTTGGAGGAAAGATAAAAAAGAGACTGGATTTTCTCCAATCTCTTAATGTATAGTATATATTAACTTTCATATTTAAGAATATAATAACCTCTTATAGATTTCGCGCCGTACAATTTAGCTCCCGATCTGGATAGCTTTTGTGTTACGTGAAAATATGTGCTACCTCCTCCCGAACTAACTCTTACTTTCTTAGGTTGATTCGGCGCGGGAGTCACAAGGTCTTTTTTCTGATACCCTGGCGCTACTACATTCCAAGGTCCATTCTTAAATACATTATAGTAACCTTTATTATGATTTTCATTTTTGAATTCATAGACACCTGGAACTGGTACATTTAGTTCAGTTCTCTTGCCTTTCATCATATTCCCAACAAATTTACTGTCTGGGAGTGAATTATAAGCTTTATCTCTTCTTCGGTATATTGCATATCCTGCTGCAACACCAAGAGATAATACTGTTATGATTTTTAATCCAAAAATCAATCTATCTTTTGTTTTCTTTTTCATTCATTTATTATTTATTATCATTTATAAGGCTTTCAGGGTTCTCTTTTTCCTTCTCTTCGAGATATTCTATAACTCTCCAAAGAACATAATAAGTCAATACCGCTAAAGAAAATACTATTAAGATAGCAAGAGTAATCTTTATATTTTTTATTTCACTATTTAATGAAAAGAAAGCAACTAAATCAACTGGAATTAAATAAAATAATATTGTTGCTTTTATTTCTTCTCTTACGATTTCTCTAATTTTCTTTTTCATAATTTTCTATTTAAATTTTAGTTTTACATAAATAAGGTTGTCAATCCCTTATATTTGCAATGAAAATTTAATTTTATATATTATGGTAAATAGCGAAAATTTTATTATTCCAAAGAAAATTAACGTCGGATATCAAGAGAGATCTGACTGTTATACTAAAAAACTTGGATTCATTACTTACACAGACTCTTCGACAGGGATTTTGAAAAAAGAAAAATCTTGGAATTCTTGGAGAGATCATAAAATCAAAGATGATGAATTTGAGAATGTTCCGATGGAAGGTTTTATAGTGAATCGTTCTGTTGGTGGTGGAAAAGTAGGTTGGAATTATAGACAAGCTTATTGTAGAATTTGGGATCCAAGGGGGTTTGAGATTGAAATAGGAATTGATAATTTCTTATGGATATTAGATTATTGTGATAGCTTGGCTGGAAAGAAAATAATCGGAAAATGTGTTTATTCTTGGATAGGGACAGAATTAGTTCTCCTTCCGATTAATACAGAAGAATATAGAATTTCTTCTGAGATAATGAAGAAACGAGAAGTAATAACAAAAGATCTTAAACCCGCCGAACTTAAACCTGGATCTTTATACAAACTTAAAAAACTACCTTGGAAATATTCAGGAATTTCTAAAAACTATGAAGAAAGGAAAGCAATATTTATTGGAGAAGCTAAGTTTGGAAAAGAACTAGGGAAGAAATATGAAACTAAACTTTTATTTTATGATCCAGGGAGTATAGAAAAAGAGGATTTTGTATTCACTGAAAGTATTAAAAGTGTAGAATTCGAAGTTTGTCCTAGGGTATTATCAGATGGAGAGATTAAAGAAATCATGGATCGTTTTGAAATGACAGCTTATTCTTGGAAATTCTGGAATAGCCCTATAGGATTTATTGAAGAATTTTATCGTCAAGATTCAGCCTTAGAGAGTCGATTAAAGAATGATCATGAAGCTGCTGAGAAGAAATGTCATGTTTATATAGATGATCTTGGAAAAACTATTAATTTCTATAAATCATATATTCAATACTACAATGATAATTCAGGATATACCTATAGTAGTTATATCAGGACAAAGAATATTTCAGACAAATATTTATCTTATAAGTTTGATTTTTCTGGTGGTAATATAAAAGTTTCTGAAAAAATTTTAGACTTGGGAAAAATCTTTAATGAATATTGGAATTATTATGGATTTAGAACAGTTCCATTGAATAAAACAGTATATCCAGAAGCTACAGAAGAAGATTGGATTAATTTAGGTGAGAATTTAAAAAATTCGGAAGAAATTCCTAAGACTTATATATTTTATAAGACAATATCTGGATATTATTCAGAATCCCTTCAAAAAGTTCTTTCTCAAGAAGCAATAACCTCTGGAAAGTCCTTAGTTAGATCAGATCTTATTATTTATCTTCCTATTAAAAAATGAAAAAACCAAAACTATATTGTTACAGTCATACAGAATTTGATATGATGTGCAGTTCTTGTGGGTGGAATGATGATAATCTTCCGGGTAATAGTTGTTTTATATCTATCATTGGGACTCCTGAATGTCAAAAATATTATTTAGAAGAGGATGAATTACATTGGTTTAAGAAAGATAATCCCTCGGTTGTATTAAATCTAGAGTTTGATGATATACCTTCTCAAGAAATAGAATGGAAAGGTCATAAATTTTTAGGAATAACTCAAGAACAGGCAGCCGAAGTAGTAGATTTTATAGAGTCGAATCTAGGAAAAGACATATATGTTCATTGTAAAGCTGGAAAATCAAGATCTCAGGGAGTAGTTAGATTTATTCTTGATATGTACCCTGAGATTTATGATGAATCTTGTACTCGGCCGGAAAATAAATGTGTCTCCCCTAATATATATGTAGTTGGAGAACTTAAACGGGCTTATTATAAAAAACATGAATTATATGAAACAGATAATTAAAAACGTTAGAGATTGTTATAACCATATCCCCTATACTTGGAAACATTGGATTGCATTTATGAAAACAGAGAAAAAACTTCTTGGATATCATTCACACTGGTTTCATGATTGGGATAAATTGATACTATTTATATTCTTTCCATTCCTAGGCGAAAGAATTATAAATCAATTTCATCAGAGGATAAATAAACACCATCCTACATATACTACCGGAAAGGATTGGATAAAACAATTAAAATCTCCAAGAGAAATAGATTGGGTAGAAGCTGTAATTGATTGGGAATGTGCAAGAATAACAAAACCTGACAAACCACTCAATGCTAGACAAACTCTCGAGAAATATTATCCACAGTATAAAGAATTCGTTGAACCAATCTTAAAAGAACTTGATTTATGATAGCGTTTTATATTGGAATTATAGTATTAATAATATTATACTATATAATAAAACCTGATATTGATGCAAAAGGTTTTATAATAGGAACTTCTCAGTATACCCCAGAGAGAATAATAAAAATAGAAAAAATATTTCTCTCTGATCCAGGTACTAGAAAAACAGAGAGAAATTGGGATAGAAGTATTATTTTAGTAAAACCGATAGATGATAGTAAAGAAGGTAAATGGAAGAAAGATGATATTCTAATCTTCAGAAAATATATCGGACAGTCGATAAAAAAGAAATACATTATCCTACAAAATCGAAGAAAAGAAAAGAGAATAGCTTATTGTACAGCGGAATCCCCTGGTTTTCCTCCGATTTTTGATGGCTCAGAGACTTTAATAGAATACGAAATTATTGGAGTTTTAGAGTCATTCTATACACCCCAAAAGCCTTATAATTGAAGAAAAATATAGTTTTTTATAAACGGTGTTAATTTTTATGAAAACCTACTTGTTCGTGATGAATGGGTAGGTTTATTTTTCTTCTAAAAAAAAGAATAATAAAAAAGGAGCGTAAAAGCTCCTTTAATTTTTTTTTAAAACTTATTTAATATTTTTTCATACCAATTCTTATCTTCTTCAAGTTTAGATGATACATACTTATCAGTTAGTTTATTTCCGTACTTAATAACAAAATCTCTAAACTCATCAGAATTCATAGATCCATTTTCTCCAAGATATAATGCAACTACTTTTAGTAATTTTCTCTCCTCTTTAAGAATATTCACTACATCTTGTCTAAGCTCTGAAAATCTAAGAGCTACCATATCTCTTAGGTATCCACTGCTAGCTTTATAAGGATGTTTGACAAATAAACCTTCATTATCTAAAAATCCAGAAGGTATACCACTCGAATTTTCTTCTGTTAGATGATTTGTATATGAGTAAGGTTCAAAATACCCACATCTGTAAGCCATCTCAGAGAAAAAATCCCATGCGTTTTCAATATCACTTCCAGAACCCATTAAACACTTTTCTGGATATTTTCCATAAACTAACTTCTCAGCTTCATAACCAGCAAGACATATTCTAACATCTGAATCAACATCTTCTCGACTATCAATTTCTCCTTCTTTTTTTGGATCATAAGTATTACAAAATCCTCCATCTCCTGTAGAAACAGAAACTATATTAACAGGATAAATTCCAGTTTCATACAAAGCTACTATCGCATGTCCAGCTTCATGTACAGAATTTATAAATCTTGTTAACCTTCTCTCCGGATTTCTTAATTCCCCAAGTTGTAAAGGAATTTCTATATCTACTACTTTTTCTGGTTTGCCGAAGATAATACTTAGTGACGTTTTATCTATTTTTAATTTCTTTTCTGTGAGATCTGTTTCTCTAGTAAGAGTTATCGTCACTTCTTTGTCTTCGGCAGTACGATTGATTAGAATATCACTTAGAAGAGGAGTTAATAAAGTTCCGATAGTAGTATAAATAGGTCTTACACCTTGTACAGGAAACACCCCCTCTGAATACATAAGATCAACTATATTTTCAGCATAATTAATCTTTATTCCTTCAGTTTCTAAAAATTTATCTGCTATTCTAGATAATTCTTTTTTAATAATCTTAATAAAATGTTCTTTCTTTAATGTTGGATATTTTATTAAATTATTTCCAAGTCTAGCTATTTGTTCTGCTCTGAATCTTTGTTTGAGAGCCTCTTTAATATCTGAAATTGATACTTTACTTGTTTTATCATAGAAAGTATCTGCATCCATATCAGGATCTAAATCGGATTCTACTTTAAAGGCTTCATCTAAGTTTCCAAGAATAAATACTAATGATCTTGAACAATCTAATTCTTTTGGTTTAGTAATTATTCTAGCTGCATCCTCTAGAATTTTACTATATTCAATTAAAGTAGTAACATTGTTCAACTCAATTATCATTTCAAATCCAAGTCTAGCTTTAAAAGAATTTAATCTTTTTACCATAGTTCGTAGATTATCTTCTCCAATTAAGCTAAGTGGTTTAAAAATATCATCTTCTTCATCTTCTCTATCACTACTTCTTACTTTCGGAGCATAAGAATTTTTTTCACCTCCTAGAAGACTACTAACATCTCTTCCATAGTAAAATAATCCTAAATTCTCAAGAACTATCTTAACTTCTTCACGGTCCAGTACTTTCCCATTATCTACGTGTATATCAGGATATTCTTTTGCAAATTCAGAAAAATCTTCTACGAAGTTACTAAAACGAGAAATATCATATCTATATTCAGAAACACTAACCTTTCCACTATCAATAATAGTCCAGATAGGTCGAAGAGGTGATTTAAGAAGTTCATGACCGTTCTCATCTAAAGTTCTTGCATACTGAAATTCATCAAATACAAATACTGCATTTCCGAACTTTTCATACCCTGAAGAGATCGAATCGCAGTCGTCATCACAATCAAAAACTTCTTCAATTTTATCTGCAATACTTCCTGAAGATGATTCATTTGCTTCAAGTCCACAATCAAAGAATACTGTTTTCCCCGATAATCCTAAGAGAGATGTTAATCGTCTAACTACACTTGTTTTTCCAGTTCCAGTTAATCCCCACAATGAAATAACAACTGGTCTCTCTATTATTTCTGGAGTTATGTACCAAGGAATTATAGACTTTTTTATACTATCTATAATATCATCTAATCCTACAAACTCTGATTTCAATATTGCTACAGCTTCATCTAATTTCTCTTGACGAAGCTCTTTTGTTTTAGGAATTGTCAGATTTTCTAAATTCTTTTTCATATTCTAAGTTTTATATAATTTACATGTATAAGGATTAGAGGTTGAAAGAGGAGAAAAATAAAGAAAGGGATTATATTTCCCTTTCTATAGTTGCTTATTAGTATTCAGGTATTACTTTAACTCCTTTTCTATTACTAATATTAGGAGTGGTAATATTATAGAACATTGTGCTTCTGTTCATCTTTTTGTAATACCTGCCCCAGTATCCATATTCTCTTATTAATATTTCCATTTCTCTTCTATTCTTTGGAGCTTTAGATAACCAATTATAATTTACTATATTAGTTATCAATCTCCAAGCAAAGGATTGGAAAAATTCATCTGGCTTTTTAATATCCGGATCTTTTAAACAATCATCCAGAATATCTACAATAATTTCCTTAATAGGCTCAACATCATTCACGATTTTTGTTCTACTTGAATCCAAAGATAACTGGGATTTTTTTTCTTCTCCTTTCCTTTCATTTTCCTTACCAGTTTTCTCACTAGATTTCAAGGACTCACTTGGACAGATTCCTATTATCCACCCAAGGACTTCTGTTAAACTCTTGAGTCTCATAGTTCAAATCCTTTTTAAGTAGTTAAACAATTTATATATAGAATATAGATATACTATAATAATTGCTGATAATCTTGATAAAATTTCTATATTATTAAATTCAGGTACATATTTTATAAATAATGCCAATCCAATAAAACTTCCTAAGATTGGTGATATATACTTACAAAATAATAATCCTGTATTGAATAATTTAACTACCCAAAGAAAATTTTCATTCTTTATTCCCCATAGTTTTCCTAGATTAAACATCACATCTTGACCATACTTATAAGTCCAGAGCATTTTTTCTATTCCTAATAAAAATGCTCCAATAAAACAAGATACCATGTATATTCCTAGGTGTGTCATATTTCCTGGGGAGGTAACTTTGAACACGTAAATTAAGTAGATACATAAAAAGTAATAAGCAATACTTCTTATACTAAATGTTAATTCAAATTTTTCATTTAATTTATTTTTCTTTGTCATAATTCTTTTGTTATTGTCTTAAGGTTTTTCTGACACTATAGATAATAAATCATAGTGGCACCCTACTCCGAGAGAAAGCATAACATATAGGAACGCTCATCTCTCATTGCTACATTTAGTTTCACAACTTTAGTGCTAGTTGTCTTCTACACCGCGAAGAGGTAGTAGTTTCGTAGAAGAAAAATACTAGGGATATATAAAATCAAACTCTAAATTATATATTATATTTAGTTAATAAATTTTTGCTATTCTATCATAAATACATATATGCGCACTAACGTATTTAATTAAAAATTTATTAAAGTCTATTTGATTTTATATTCCCTAGTGAACTTTACCTGTTTACCTCGAGAAGATTATACTTCTCGATCTTGATACTCTGGAAATTGTTACAGTGATCAATTAATTTATACTCATAATTATAATTAGAAGTAACTAATAACATAAGCCAGTTATATCCAAATAAAATTCAATTATTTATTATTATATTAATAAGTAGTCTCCGATCAGTACCATATTTTCATCTGATCTTTACTACATATATAAGAATTTGAAGGTTTCTGAGATATCTTATTTTTTATTCATCTAATCTTTCTTGCTTAGACTTCTTAGATATCTCTTCCTCATCCAAATCTCCATAAACTTCAGGAAGCCATCTTTTAAGAATACCAGGAATTAAGTCATTTCTTACAATATCTTCAAGACCAAACTCAACAATCCCTATTTCATCCATATCTGATAACTTTTCTATAGCATATTGTAAGCCTTTTTGATTTTTTCCTGATTTTAAAGAAATAGAATCGAGTTGTAGCTCATCAGAATTAAAGATATAACGAGAGTTAGTACCTATTCTAGTTAATATTTTAAGAAAAGTATCCCTCCCGAAGTTTTGAGCTTCCGACACAATTACAATTGCATTATCAATATTATTTCCACGTAAGAATTGACTACTTTTCACTTCTATTTTACCAGCATCTACTAATTTTTGAACAACTTCCTTTCCATTTTTTCCAGAAGCATTAAATATTTTTTCCATTGTATAGAAATCTGCTTCTTTGTACGGCTCAAGTTTTTGTTGAAGATCGCCTTTTAAATATCCAATATTTTCATCAGGATTTGTAGCTACTGGATATATGAATATTATTTTTTCATATCCATTATCAGCACTATTCTTAAGTAGATCGAGGGCAGCATAAACTGAAACATATGATTTCCCAGACAGTGTTATTACTAATTATTATAGTAAACTAGAATATAATTTCAAGATATTTTATTATCTTGGTAAGTCTTTATTCGTTACATCAAAGATTACTTAGATAAATCTAAGATCCTTGACTCGGTATTGGGATTATCCTTTCACCGAATTTACTTACTAATAATCTAAAGAATTACTCCTCTAGACGGCCCTATATTGACCTGCTGGCCCTTTAACTATTGTAATTTCGTGATCATAAATAGATTTAAGAAATTCTTTTTGATGCTTAGTTTTGCATTTAAAATTAATTTTAAAATTCAAGATACTATCTCTTTCTTTTCGAATTAGATCAAGTTCTTCATCTACACTTGATTTAGTAACAGCTTTCTTTTTAGCCATAGAGTTTAATTATTTTTTATTAATACCAACACTAGATATCTCGGATACAACCTGACATCTAGAATATTTAAAGTCTTCTAGGTTATAGGAATCTGTATATGACATTGCTGATCTAAGGTAGGAATCCATGTTTTTTGCCCACCCTGCTAATGTATATTCAATTTCTAAGACCACGCTTTTTCCTTCTGAAGTTTTTAATTTTTCTCTGTCTACAGTTTCTATTGATTTTCCTAAGATTTCTGCTTGTGCTCGTTTAGTTGACATTCCATAATACTCTCGATAAAACTTTTCTCCTCTGGTTATATCTACACTTTCTGGAAGAGATTCGTAATATTCGCCGTAATATTCTCTTAGCACTGGACCGGCCGCCTCTAATGCCTTTCCAAACGTACTTCCCATCATAACATAATCTGCTCCAAGTGCTAAACATTTAATCACGGCCGAAAAAGTGCTAATTCCTCCATCGGCGATAATTTTAGTATTTCCTGAACATTCTCTCTTAACCTGAAAAGTATCATTAATTAAAGAACCCATAGGATAATGAATACCAGTCTGAGTAGAAGTAATACAACCAGCTCCACCACCTATACCTACTCTAAGATAATCAAATCCAGCTTTATCATATAACTTATAGGTCTCGGGATTAGCTATATTTCCACCCATGATTTTTATTGAGAATCCATATAATTCCTTAAGAGCCCGACCAAGTTCTATCTGACTCTTCATATGTCCATTAGCTATATCAATTAAAACATATAATTCAGATCCTGTACTTTGTTGGTGTTGTTCTATAAAATTTTCTTCAATCTCTTTCATAGAAAAAGCACAAAAAACTTCAGAACATAATTTAAGTCTTTCAGAGAGAGGTATATTTCTAGGGATAATACATGAAATTAGATTATCATGGAAAGTCTTATAATTTTCAGGACTAACCACAGATGCCATAGGTGCTGCAATAACTGGAAGGAATTCACTATCTTTCTTACCATCTATTCTAGGAACCCATGGAATACATTGAGATCTACTATTTATTTTTGTTACTACTTCTGGAATGATTGTTATCTCTTCAAGTGAATACAAAATAGTTGGTTTATTTTCTAACATAATTTTTATATAATTTGGTTTCACATATAAAGCAATTAAGGTATGAGGAGAGCAAAAAGTAAATAACCTTAAGGAAATTTCTCTTCCCTAAGGTTTATCTTATATTACTTCTTTATCTCAATGTCCCAAGAAATAAATAAATATGTACTATTCTTAAATTCTGGAACTCTTTCTTTGTCAAGATAAAAAGTTTTAAATCCTTTTTCTGTATAGTGAGTTTTTATTAAGTCGTAAAGATCTCTCTGATCATCTGGAACAATCAATGCTAGTAATCTTTCTTTATGACTGAATTGAAGTTTACTTGTTATTTGTCCTTCAATCTCCTCGATCTTTTTCTTAGCAATCTCTTCTAAGCTTGAATATCCTTGAAGATTAAATCTACTAATAATATTAGCCTGATCTGCTGTTAATTCTTTCTTTTTTCCGATTGTCATAATTTTTTCTTTAAGTCTTAATAAACTTTTAATCATCCTCACACTATCTTCATCTTGTTTTTCTAGTACTTTACTTACCGTTATTTCTTTCATAACTTTTAAGTTTTATTTGTTTTTACACCTATAAGGAATTCAATGGTTCTTAAGATTCTTATATATGATAATAAAATAAATGATTATGCAAAAATTTATAATTAGTAAAGAAGGAGAATTAATTTTAGGTAATGTAGAATTTCACTTTGAATTACTTGGAAAAAATTATTCTATTGGATGTTGGGGAGGAGGTTTTTGGAGAGTTGATAAAGAATCTAAAACTTTAATCCTTGCCGGAAAATCAACAGACTTCGGACCTCCTAAGTGGGAATACTTCAAAGAACCTCCTGTAGGGTATGAAGATTATAAAATTACATATGAAGGAAAAGAAGTAATGATCTCTAAAAAAGAAGATCCAGTAGATAATTATACTAAACATGTAGATAATAAAATATTGGAGGAACTTAAGAAACAAAAATCTTATGATCCGACAAAAGGTTTATTTAATAATTTCAAATTTAATGATGGTTATGAAGTCAAAGCAAAAAATAAAAAAGACGCCACTAGAAAACATAACGCTTGGAAAAGAAGAAATAAAAAAGCCGAGAACTAAACAAGAACGTCTAGAGGCAGGAGAAACATTTGTAACTTCTGAAAAAGGAAATTCAATGACTCCTCTTATTATGTCTGGTCAAAAACATGTCTTAGAACCTGTCTCTGGAATAGATTCAATAAAAGTTGGAGATATAGTTTATTGTAAAGTTCATGGAAGATTTTTTACACATCTAGTTAAAACAATAGATCCAGTTAAAGGTGCTCAGATAGGAAATAATCACGGACATATAAATGGTTGGACTAAAAATATTTACGGAAAAGTAATAAAAGTTTTAAAATCAGATGAGAAATGGGAAAAATAACCAAAGAATCTATTAAGAAATTTTTAGATTACTTAACCGAAAATTCAGATTCAGGAGTTAGAATAACAGAAGGTTCAACGAATGAAATATATATAATTCATTTTCTTGGAGCAGCTATTGAACAGATTATCTTATATGAAAAATTCTATGGAGTAGAGTTAACATTTATTACTTTAGAAGATAAATCTGTATATACTCAACACAAACAGGTTACAAATCAAGAATCCCTAGAAAAAGAAGTGTTATGTTGGATTCTAGAAACTACTGAAAAAGTAAAACAAAGAAAACGCTTGAAAACCTTATATGTGAATGTAAAATAGAAACACAACAAATTTTTAAACTCATGAATTATATAGGTTCTAGTCTGTGAAGATCGGAACTTATTTTTTTTTCTTGTGAATAAAAAAGAAAGGCCAGGATTAATTTCCTAGTCTTTCTCTTATTTTTATTTATTCAATTCTAATAATGATTTTTGAACAATATAATTATTTCTGGTTAGATCTTTTACATCATATAGTAAATCTTCTAAAGGAATATCTATGAATTGTAAAGCTTTTGGATTAGATTCATAAGCATTATGTACTTCATATTTAGATTGTTTTTTATCAACAAAGTCATCATAACCCGAATATTCATCAAAGTTATTTCTATTAAGTAATATAAAATTTTTAGTAAGTTTTTTACAAATACTTAATGGAAATTTAACAAGGATTAATTCAGCAACTGTAATTACTTTATCATCTCCTACTAGATTATCCCAAGATTTATTATAATCGAATATATTTACATCTAATGAATTCTCTAGTCTAAAAGCTCCTTTATAGACTTTTATTAGTTTACATACTTTTAATGAATACTTAGATCGAACTACTTTAAATATCATAAGATAGTAATTAACCTAGAGAACATTTTTTCAATTCCAGCAAGATCGAGAAGTAATGGATAAGTTTTATTCACTACCTTCTGTCTTTTCCATTGAATTAGTGGTATCTCTGGAGATTCAGATGTATATAAGTCAAGTCTTTTCTGACCTGGAATATATACTAAACATCCAAAAATACTTCTTTTATTTTTCACCAACAAGGCGAGCTTATAAATTGCTTGACCTTGTGCTACACTTAAAAGAATCTGATCTGCTCCAAGTCCCCAAAGAAGTCTTGCATTATTATAAAGAGTTCGTAGAGGTATCATTTCTTTCGGATCCCCTGTTTTAAAAAAGTCTGTAGGATTCTTTACATCTGCAAACTCTAACATATTATATGTTATATCCTGTAACATAAGTATTAGTATTATTGGGATTTATATTAGTTGATATTCCTGATGCAGAAGATACAACATAATCTGAAGAACATGTAGATGTAGTTGTCTGATGAGAATATGGAACGAATGGGTTAGCTGAAGAACTATCATACCATATTCTTCCAGGATCTGTCATAATTGGATTAGTTGTCCACTTTCTATTTGCATCATTCAGTTCTTCCATAAGTTTTTGTAATGTTTCGTTGTCTATGTTAATATAATTTCCAGCATTATAAATATCTTTAATCTTATCTATGATTTCCTCTGGCATTGTAAAGTATACCTCAGGACATTCAGGAGAAACCATAACCAAATAATCTCCTACATTCTGAACGATACCTATTTTAAATTCTTCTACCCAAGCAATGGGTTCAGTTTTAAAAATTCTTATTCCACTAGAAATAAAAGTACCATATTTTGGAAAAGATTGAAATGTTCCTAAAACTCTATATCCAAAGAAATCACTAAATTCGTTAAATCTCTCTTCTTCTAAGAAATATTCTTTTAATTTTTCTTCACTCATCGTATTAATTATTTTATTGTAATATTTGTAACTCCTGAATCATTTAATTCAAGTCTACAAGTTTTATTATTAAATGAAGTAATAGATTCCATATGACTAGAAATCATAATACATCCAATATTCATACTACTAATCATATCTATACAATTATCATGATTTTCTGGGTCTAGGTGTTTTAAGAATTCATCCATAATAAGCAGTCCCATTCTAGTTACTATCTTACTAAGAAAATTGATATCTAAAACTGTTTGTTGACCTGAACTACATGCATCATAAGAGACATAATTTCCATTATTATTAAACCTACTAGTAAGGTCAAGATGATCCTTCTTTCTGAAATTATATGTATCTACTGAATATTTAACTTGATTATCTGTAAATTGTTCAGCTAATCTTGTCATAATTTCTTCATAAATCTTTCCTGTAGGTCCTGTAAGCTTAATATACTCTTTAAGATCTACTAAAGCATTCTGAATTAATCCTAACTCAGATTGTGCCTTTAAGATATTTGCTTCTTCTACAGCTCTATCTTGGATTAATCTTTCATGATCCGTCCAAGCTTTTATTCCAGAATCGATCGAACTCATAATTTCCATAAAGTTATCAGGAAGTTCTACTTTTTCTGGTGTTCCTAAGTTATTTAATTGAGTCTTATAATTTTCTAAGAGAGACTTTGTATTTTCTATATCTTTAGCTGTCTTAGTAATTTTTTGTTTTTCAGACATCAACATAAATATTTGATTCCCTAAGGTTTTAACTTTTTCAGAGGCAATTGAAATTAACGAATCAGCCTGTTGTTTTTTCTCAGACATTCCTCTAAGTTCATCGCCGATCTTTATAGCCTCGGATCTAAGTTCTTCAAGTTTCCCTAAGATTTCTTGTTTATGACGATCTAGAGATTCTGTATTCTTCAAAGTCTGACCACAACTAGGACATACTTTACTTTTTTCGAGGCGTTCTAATTCGGCGGTTGTTTTCTTTCCTTCTACACACACCTGATTATATCTATCTAACTTTAAAGAATATTCAGACTCTATTGTTCGAAGTTGTGATATTTCTTGATTTTCATTATCTACCTCGGACTGAAGATATGCAATCTCTGAATCTATTTCTTGAAGATGTCTATAGGTAGATTGTTCTTTAATTAATCTTTCTAGAGTTTCAGTATAAAGAGAAACCTGTGCTTGAAGTTTTCCAGAATCAGCTAAGTAACTCATCCATTCTTTATTTTTTCTTTGTAATTCTAAGCCTTCCGATTTTAGTTGGGTGAGTTCTGTTTTTGTTTGTCCTGGAAGTTGGATATTAGAAAGATTAGTATCTATATACCTAAGGATTTCTTCTGATTTTTTAATTGCTTCATTCCATACACTCGAAGATTTTGTAACTTGATCTAATAGAATTCCAGCTTCTTTATTATAAGCATCAATTCTATCCATTTTATAGAACTTACTAATTATCTCTGACTTTCTTTCAGGGGTAATATTTCCAATTAATTTATGATGGTCTGAATCAAATAAGAAAATATCCATATATCCAATAAATGGAAATCTACGATACATATCTTCTTCGAATTCTTTCTTATTATTATACTTAAGAGGTTCATCATCAATCCAGCATCCATGTTTTTTATTTCCTCTCTGAATTTTACACTTCTTTCCTTGATACATAAACTCTACTGCTAAGATACACTCTTTTTCTCCGAACTGTAGATAATCCTTAATATTTCTACACTCTAAGAAAGCATATTTAAGAGCACTAAGCAAAGAACTTTTTCCAGAACCATTTTTTCCGGTTATCAAAATCTTATCACCATCTTCGAAGTAAATATCAGCTTCGTCTATACTTCTCCAATTTTTACAATATAATCTGAGAAGAGTGAATCCAAAATCAACTTCCTCAGAATCTACGTCTCTAAGATTTCGAAGAACTTCAGAGTGAATTCCTTGAAGATTGTTTTCTATTATAATATTATCAATTAAGTTTCCGATCTCTTCCCATGCTGGAATTTTAATATCTCTTACTCCCCCAGCAATACTCAAGTTTTCCGGTTTATACACACTCCAAGTTCCAGTTCCTTGATTCCAACCTTCATCTTCTCTGATAGGTGTATAAACAAACTTCATAAGGTTATCGTCTGGATTTAGATCTACCCATTTAAATTGTTTAGATACACAATCATATACAACTCCGGTTGATTTATCATAGTCAGACATTTTACATTTCTGTGGAATACCTATACTAACATATTTTCCAATCTGAGCTGGTCTATGAATATCACCACAAATAGCTAATCCAAATTTAGACTCATCCATAACTTGAGATTGTATTTTATCTGATCCACCATAATTAATAGTAGCATGTGTAAACAAAACATCTACTTGTCCAGAGATCCATGAAAGATCAAATTCAGGTCTCCAGTTACTAAATGCTATTCTAGAATTATCAATTATTAATTCTTTCTGATCAGCATAATATAGATTAGGAGGTAACATTACAGCAAGACATGAATCAATAAGTTCAGAATCTATCGACTTATTATCTTGATCATGATTCCCCCAAATTATATAACCCTCCTTAAAGAAACTCATTAAAGTGTCAAGGAATAACTTAACTTCTGCTTGAACATAGGGTCGGAGAACTGATTTTTCAATAACATCTCCTGCGATTACAACTCTTTCTGCTCCTTCAATAGTAGCAGCTTTTATAATATTTTGTGCTACTGTTCTTGCTTGAGTTAAACGTTGCTTATCGTAAGAATTTCTTTGTGGATAATCAAAAATGTGAATATCCGAAATTGCTAATATTTTACTCATCTCTTCAAAAATAATTAATCATATTATATTCTACAATAAATTCGCTATTTACATAAAACTGATAACCCTTATAATAACCATATTTATAAATAATATTCCAATAGTCATTATTAATCTTATAACCAATAAAACTTTGAATATTAAATCTATTTTCAAGTAATGTTGCTTTGAGTTCATCAGATTCTGAACTATGACACTTGATATTAATCGAAATAACTAAGTGATTCTTTAATCTAGTAAATGTAATATTAGATGGTAATTTAAATGAACCAGTATATTTTGCTAATATTACTTCTGTATCTCTATTATCTATAAACAACAAACTATAATGAGGTTTTAATTCTATCATTAGTTTTATATAGTTTTCATTATATTTTGGTAATTATTCACTAGATACTGTAAAGCTGCCATAGAGTGTTTACAAAGTAGAGTTGTCGGCGTTTTATCTTTGGGCGCTTGAGTTAATGCTGGACCGAGTTTTATTTTTATACGATCCGACAAAAACAGCGTATTATTCTTGCCCAAAAGATACGCCGATCTAAATTGAAAATCTTTACACTCACAATAAACTTTACATTTCGAATTCTTCCATCCACGTATATCATAGTCAGGGGAAGTTTGAATTATGACGTTATAAGTACTACCTGTTTTAGACGTTACTTCAAATTTAAAAACTAAGTAATAAATCTTAAGTACAGTCTTCCCAAAAAATACAGATCTTAGTTTATCCATGATCGACTCTTCTTTGAGAACATGATATACTTTTGTCAATCTCACTACACATTCAGAAGCTCTATCTTTTCTTCCTTCATCAATGTTCATAATTTCTTGGATTGAGAGTTGTTTTCCAGTCAATTTTCCAAGAATTCCTCCTAATAATCCTGCCATAATTTTTTTTTAACTTATTGTATTAGGATCTGTTACTGGAGAAATTTTACCATTAAGAGTTAAGATTGAACCTGTATCTTTGAGTAATATTCCTCCAAAAACCGGCTCCCCTGAACTATCTCCAAGGTAACTATAGACCGGTTCTGCTTGCGATGATGTTAAAACTTGACCTTCCTTAAATATTCGGCCAGTTCTTTCATCATAGCTATATTTTATTCCACGTAGGGTTACAATGTCTTTCATTTTATTCACAATATAATTTTTGATCTAATCTCCCAATGAACTCTGAATAATAACTATCTGAAATTCCTGGGATATTATGAGTTCTACAAAACATTCTAAATTCAGAAACATCTCCAAGGGAACCACATACTGGAAGATAGTTATTAATCATATCCCTAGCTTCATCAATCCCTGGGTAACTGAATATATCGAAAGTTTTATATTGTTTTTCAAAAAGTTCTAGATCTGTTAAGTTCTCGTAATTTCCTGATAAAACCTCTAAGATTACTTTTTCAGACTTCATTCTAGGTTTTACAGTTTTTCTTAGATCATTATGTCCATACCCTAGACTATCTTTAAGGCTGAGATATTGATATAATCCGATTCCAGCATTTCTAATTGATTCTGGAATTGAATAATACATCTCATCATAGGTTATTATCCTAGGTTCTTCATTTTTTCCTGGGAGACGAAATAATTGAGTAGCTGGTGATAAACAATACATCCAATCCGAATCTTTAGTAACAAAAAGACTAGGGAGATCTGTTTTTCCATAGAGCTCACAACTTAATAGATAAGCCCAATTGTCAGCTTCCCAGCCACTTCTCCCAAGCATTCCGATCCCAAATCTAGGTAACTCAGAAATCATTGTATATTTAGCTGTCTGTTTTACTTGATTTTGATATAATTCCCATGCAGCTTTCTTTAAATCATCGGGGGAAACGGCCGGATCATTTTTCATACCCTCAAAAATCGTTTCATCCATATAATGCCTTGTATCTTTATATTGTCCTCCTAAAAGATAAGATGTATAATAACCTCCTATAGATTCATCCCACTTATCATAAACTAGAATCACTTTCCTAGCACTAATACCATAATCCCTAAGAACTTTATTGATCGTCCATATACAGGTTCTGATTAATTCCCCGGCCGTATATTCTCCGATGTCTTTTCCTTTACTTATCACGAAGAGGGACCTTGTCAAAATTAGTGAAAAATCCAGGAAACAGTAGAAATATTGTTTATTATTCATTATTATTTCCAACTTTAAACAAATAAAGGTAGAGGAAATCTGTTAAAATCTCTTCTACCTTTTAGTTTTATTATTTTATATTATTCCTTTTCAGATCATTAAAAAGGCAAGTCACTGTCGTTATTACCTCCGAAGTTTGGTTTCTGGAAAGGTGCTTGTTGATTACCTTGTCCAAATCCTCCCCACTGTGGCTGTTGTCCACCACCAAATGGAGATCCTCCACCATTACCTGGATTTACAGGGCTGGATGTTACAGGATCACTGTGATACACGGGAGGAGTCTGAAAAACCTGATCGTTTTTACTCAGATCAACTTGAGGTGCAGAATTTCCACCTCCAGACAGAGAAGCTAACATCGGATCATTTGTCTGACGAAAACCACTTTTATCTGTCGGAACCTGTTTTGCAAGAACTTCATTATTAACTCTTGTAACAGCTTCTTTAAAATCTACACTTCCCTGAGATTTAGCGAGTCTGATGCTTGCCAAAATTTCTGACATATATTCAATGGACTCTTTAATTAACGCCGCATTGAATAAACGTTTCTGACCAACAGGAGTATCGTTATCTCTATTAGCCTGCCAAGACAAGAATGATTGCAATGGATCTGCAGCCAATTCCATATCTTCTTCTGAAATCTGAATTGACTTAAAGTTCTCATTACCAACTTCATGTGTGGCAGTAATAGCAAATCCACCACTATTATCTTTCTTCTTTCCGACACTAAACATCAAGAATCCAGAACGTCCTGTAGCATCACGATTATAAACTTCTGAAATCCAGCTATTATCTCCACCCTTCATCAAAGATTTCTCTTGAATATTATCTTCAACTACTGATGTAAACATTTTAGCTGTCGCGACGAACAATGCTGTAAAATTCTGACGACTAGGGTTACGATTTTCATTCGGATCCCATTTATTAAGACAGAATGCATGGAAGATAGTATAATTCTTCAACCGGACTAAGTTTGTTGTTAATTCGTCGCGGTTATTCTTTGCATCCAGTTCTCGATAAAGTTCATCAAAGATCATATGCGCTTGTGACAATAATTCATCATCTGCGGCGGTCAATGAAGAAACTAGTCTACCCGTCATATCTTTCATTACATAAGCACTTTTCGGTAGGAGCTTAATCCACGCATTATAAGTGTTTTCAGTTCCATCCGCCGCCATGTTTTTTCGAGGGATATTAATTTCACGAGTTCCGAATAAAGTAACAAACGGAAAGTCAGTTACTACACTATCCAACGGAAATACTTGATATCTACCAAAATTTCCGGGGAAGTTAAGATAAATTTTTTCTAATGATCTGTTTTTCTGCTCAAAGTTGTTTTCTTTTGCTTTTGGTGCTTGCGCTGCCAATTTACTCAAAAAATCATCTACTCGATTTCCCATAATTTAAATAAAATAATAAATTAAAAATAAATGTTTGTTAAAATATAATATAAAATTTGTATATAATTCCGCGCAACACAATAATACGCGGATCTTTTTTTTGAGATTATTTTATTCCTCTCACATCTATAAGATTCTTAGTGTTTCTGAGAGGAGTATTTTTACTTTCAATTATAAGAACCTCAAGGGGATGGAAGTACCTTTTTATTGATTAGAAAGAAAATATTCACATAATTTCTCTACCTCATCACTATCACCTAAATTCCAAGACTCTTCAGAATAACATAACAATTGATCTATATTTTCGATAATCTCTGTTACTTGTTCATATCCATCTTTATCAATGAAATAACAAAAATAATCTAAATGTAATGACCTGAAAGTACAATCTATTGAATCTGGATTGTGAAGTCTATTACTATCATTTAGAGCTTTTAACCAATTAATTTGAAAATATTTCTGATTTCTGAAAAAATAGTTTTTAAGTTTTTGTTTTGGATAGCCATAAACAGGAAAGTCTCCAATAAAATTCATAAAATTTTTTAAACTATCAATTCTACCTGTTCTTGAAATCCAATAAAAAATATTTTCAACACCAATTAATACTTTTCTATAGAGATCTAGGTCTGATAAAGTAAATAAGTAAATGGAATCATAAAGATTTGATATATGAAAGTTTTTAGAAGATAATACTTTTCTTACATTTTCACTCATTCGATCTAAAAATAATACATATATTTTCTTTTCTTTAATTATTACTTCAACTAAATAATCTTCTGTACTCTCTTGATAAACTATTTTCATTTTATTATTATTTTATTTCATTAATTAGAGTTTCGAATTGTATAATTATATTTACTATCTTTATTTGGCGTAATTCTTGTTATTTTGAATGTTTTAAGTTCTGAGGATTTTCCACCTACTCTACTTAAATTTATAGCTCTTCCTTCTCTTGTTCCTGGAAATAAACTAGTATGTAATTCTTCGTTTTCTCCACTTCTTTTAAATTCAATATCTAAAGTAGTTCCTCTTGGTAAAGTTTTTTCTGATTCAGCTCTATAATCATTCCACCATTGAGATTTTACTGACTTAAATGGTTTAATACTAACTGAATTATTTTTTAGATTATACCTGTCTTTTTGTGGATAATCAGTTCCCCAATACTCTATATCTCTGAATTTATGATCCCAACAATTTTCAAGAACAACTCTAGATTCATAATAAGTTCTTCCATCTTTCGTTATTTGTTTTGGTTTGTATATAGAATAATTAAATCTTAATTGTCCTGTTATTCTTTTACTATATACTAAATGTGGATAATTTCCTGTATATTCATTAAAATCTTCTAGACAATGAGTTTCTTCTTTAGTAGAATTATCTGGATCATCTTCATAAATATATCCATTCATTAAACTTTCTTCTAAACGATCTACAAGTTTTCTAGCATCTTTTCCGATAAGTTCATATTCTTTCTTAAATCTATTAGTCTTTTCTATTTTAGGATATAATAAAAGACTTGGATTAGGAACAGGCCATCTAATAACCAATCCCTCATTAAAATATTTATATCTTAATATAATCATTATTTATAAAAAAAAATTAAAACCTAGTAATCCTTTCTTCCATGAATTACTAGGTTGTTTTATTATTTTCCTTTCTTACCTATTCCTCTAATTACTTCTGCAGCTCTATCTCCCGCAGCATCTTCTATTTTATCTCTTTGTTTCTTGAGATTATTATCACGACCATATTTAGATCCCACTACAGTACCAATAACAGCACCTGCAGCAGCTAAGGGAAGAGCTAATTTTCTCTTAACTTTTATAGGCTTTCCAGAAATTCTCGCATCTTTTAACTTATCTTTACTAACCTTAAACTCAGATTCCAAGTTTTTAAGTTTTAATCCCTTTGTTTTCTCTAAATTATCAGTCTCAACTATCTTTTTTATGGGATCGGATTGTTTTTCAGCTTCTTTTATTAATTTATTATATTCCTTGTCTATTTTCCCTGCTCTCTTTATCTTTCTCTTTTCTAAATCTTTCTCAGTTACTTCTCTATCAAATCTACCATCATCTTCAATAGCTTTACCAATACTAGTTCCAACACTAGAACCACCTGCTGCACCTAACACTGAACCGAGAGCTGAATCCCATTTCTTGTCTGTCTCATCTCGATTATCCTTTTTCGAGAACACTATTCGTTTTAACTTCATTATATTTAAATTTTAAGTATAAATAATTTACTACCTGACTATCATATGAGTCAGTTTCTTCATCTTTAATAGATTTCCAATAATTATATTCTAAATCTTTATTAGAATATTTTGTACAAGTTATCCTAAATTTTTCTATATTTTCAATAAGATAGTTTATACTCCTAGATTCTGTACAAACTTCTATTAAATGTCCTCTTCTATAAATATTAAAATCCGATAAAAATAATTTATATTCCGGATTTTGATAACTTTTGAAGAAATTATCATAATATTTATATTTTTTATTATGAATTAAATAATTCTTTATTAATAATTCATTAATATACTCATATCTAATAATATCTAATTCTTCTTCAGTTACAGTGTTCCAAAATATCTCAGAATTTTTAATATCTGAATTAATATAATCTATGAATTCATTTGATAGCTGATCATATAGAGATCTAGCTTCTTTATCATTAACTTTATTAAATAAATTTTTCATAAATTCAAACATAATTAACACACCTCCTTTCTTTTTAATAGTTTATATACTTTTACACGCTTCTTTTCTCCAGATATTTCTCGTCTTACCATCGTCTCTTGTACTTCAAAATAATTCAAAAGATCATTTGCTTTAGCCACCTTATCATAATTAATGTTACTATAAATATATTCTAATTTAGATTTTATATCAGATAATAACCATATATCCCCTACTTTGAATTCTGAATAAATACTAGACTCTAGAAGTTCTTGACTAAATGTTACTATACCAAGATGATTTTTTATTTTAGTACTATTATAAGATAATGATTTAAGTTTACTAGGACCTAAAGTAATATAATAGGATTTAATTTCATCAGACTCATTTATCTGCCCTAATACAATTTGTATAGCATCTTGAGATAATCCATATTCACATAATAATTTAAGTTTATCATGTATAGTAGTTAATCTAGTATATACTCTAAGAAATTCTGATACCTCTTGATTTATTATATCATCTTTAGTTAATGTATTATGTACTGTGCTAAATACTGTGAATCTATCTTTATAATCAATCTGTTGTATTTTAAATGCCCTAATTTCATTTACTAATACTAAATTATTAGTAACTGGTTTAAGTATTATATTTCCATCATCTGAATGTATTTTATTTACTGCTACATAATTATCTTTATAATTTTGAGATAAAGCAAGAGTTTTATATGTTTTTGCTAATTCATATTTATCTTCATTTAAACTAACCTCAGTATATGCTCTAAGTAATCGTTCAGTAGATTTTTTCTTAGATTCTATTATATTTTTAAAATCTTCAGCCTTCATTTCTCTATAATTAGCCGTAGATCTATAATAAAATATAGCTTCATTCTTCCAAGGATTTTCAAATAGTCTCTGCCTACCTAAGATCTGTGGGAGATCCTCAGAAATATCAACAGCTAAAGAGTCTATATTACTATCACTAAAGATAAAACTTCTAGCACATAAACTATAGAAGTCTGCCCCTAAATAAACTGTTCTAGTACAAAAGGTAAACATTTTAGGCTTTTCTCCTTTTAGTGGAACGTCTCCTATTGTAAAACCTTTTCCTAATCTTTTTTGAATTTTTTTGAGATTGTCATCAGTCTTGGAACATAATATATTACACTGTTCAGGAGTAAGATTATTCTTTTTTATAATAGATGTAATATGATTAACTGAGTTTACATAGAATACAGCTTCATTTGATATTATCCTGGTTGGAATACCATTTCTAAGAACTACTATCTCTTCGAAATCATTATTTAGGTATTTTTGAATAATTTCAGATGCTTTTTCACCAACTGTCCTCATTAAATATACATCTAAATCAGGCTTAATAATTCTGGAAGAATCTTCTATCTCCCAATCTAATTCATAATAAGGTAAATCTTTAAATTCATCTAACATCTCTAAATATTCATCCATCATAGGAGTGGCAGATACAAAATAAGAAGTAGGAGATTGTACTAAATAATTCATAAATTTTAATTCAGTATCACTTTTGAACCTAGCATCATGTAAGATACTCTGAAATTCATCTACTACTGTAATAAATCTATCAAACCACCCTAATCTTTCAAGGATGTTCTTAACAATCCTATATGAATCATAAGTAACTAATATTTTCTTGCCTAATCCATAAGGTCTATTCATACAGTATTCCTCTATTTCACGATATAATCTCTTGTAAATTTCTGAATTAGAAGAAACTTCTGAATTAACTGATAAATCTAAAGTAATATTCTTATCTACTTTTGACAAATCTTTATCTACATTAGACTCTTTATCCATTTCATTTACAACTAAGTAAACTTCATTCTTATGTTGATTCCATTTATTATGAAGTAACATCTTCCTAGGACTACATAGAATAATATTTTCATTACTTCTAATACAATATTCAGTAAAACCACAACCTGGAAGTTGTTTATTTATTATACATTTATTTGGAAATTTACTAAAATTGAACTCATTCCAATCTGAAATATATCTAATTCCAGATGGTACTGTAATCTTTTCTTTTTGCATATTATTTATTTTTTTTTATTGTTACAAATTAATCATTAAACTCAATACAGAGTTCAGTTATAAAAAATTGAAGACTAAGGATACCTTAACTTCATTAATTAGAGTTTGAAGTTAATAGAAGAGCAAAACGTCAATATAAATAGGTAATAGAGAGTACATACATAATATAGAATTATTATAAAAAAATAGTTGACACTTAAAGTGGTTCTACTAAATAAGCGAATATAATGAGAGACCCGCCTCCCCTCCAGGGAGAGCGAGGTCGTCTTATTTAGTAGGTTCACGATAGATAATAATATTAATATGGAAATGAACCTTAAAAGAGTACCGTCCACTCGGAGCCTTCAAAGGCTCCGGGGACTCTCACTAACGTTCGTACTTTTTAAGAACCATTAAAGAATATTAATTTTTTCATTTAATCTAATATCTCTTTATTCAATCCTTATTTTATATTATCTTTTTTCTATTTACATTTCCCTATAGGTTTTTTCAATATATTCTCTTGTTCAATCCAGGTTCCTTAGTCCTCATAAATAAGTTACCGAATTTTCATCAATTTTGAAGATAAAAAATAAAAGTGGGTTATTTTGGCTCATTTTAGGGTAAAAAGTAGTAAAAAACATCAAAAATAACCCACCTTTTGAGGGTTAAATTTAATATAAGCCTTATACATGAAATATAAGGAGAATCTGTGTCCTTCCCTCCTTTCCAAACGTGGTAATTTTGTTTTTCATATCCATATATTACTAATAGCGATTAGTTTTCTACTAAGTAAGTTCTTTTTCATAGTTGTTAATAATTTGTTTATTTCTCACATATAAATGGACACAGATTCTTCCTTTTATACTAAGAAATCGATATTATATTTTTTAAGATAATAATTGTTTTCAGGGATTAGGTTCGGCGCTAAAGTTGCTGCGGAGATGGGTTAAGTAGGTTACTTAATTTTGTATCCCGGGACTTAGCTCCGACCTCTTCTTTTTAGTTCTTTGTAAAAATACTATGTTCATATGATAATAAAGAGAAAAACAAAAAGTGTCTCCGATCTGTTCTATATATCATCAAGACCAGACTTAGATGGAGAATATATAAAACCGAAAATTAATTTGTACCCAGATGTAGGATCAGCACTTTCAGGAATATCAGCAGTTCCGGGAGAGGATACGAACATAGAAGGAGCTACTTATTATATATACAAGCCGCTAATGGGAAGAGCCGATTCACTAGTAAAACCTGGAATAATAGAATCTCCGAAGGTATTAGTTCTCCCTGATGAATATTGGTATCTACAAGAACTCCGGCTCAGATTTATAGCGGCAGTTAAAGTCTTGGGGAGAGAAAAACTTATTGGAACTTATAGAACTGGAACTAGACAAACCCCATCTAGAGTATATTCTTGGAGTTGGGAAGAAATTCTAGGGAAATATCAGAAGAAAGGTAAACTATGATGGATTACTTTGAAGATGTTTTTTGGTTTACTGAAGAAATATTAACAAAGGATTTAAATAAAGAATCTGGGAATATTTATAATCTGTTCCCTAATCTTACATCAATTAGATTATTAAAAGAACAATATTTCTCAGGAGACAAGGAAAAATACTGGGAAACTATAAACAAATTAAATCGATATGAAAATACTACGAAATAAAACATATTCTGATTCTGATAATGAAACTCCAAAGAAAGTCGGAGAAGCTATCGGAACTGCACTAGTCGGAACAGCTGGAACTGTAGGAGCAACAGACTTAATAAAACGTGGGGCTAAGAAGTATATAACTAGTCAGGAATCAAAGAAAGCAAAAAAAGCATTTAAAGAAGATATTAAGAAACTTGATTCAACCAGGAAAGCTAATAATTTTAAAGCAGAAGTAGCTCGTGGTGAAACTAATTCAGGAAGCGCTTTAGATCTAATTTTCCACAAAAGAAGAGTCAAGAAAGCAGATCAAGTATATAAAGCAGCTACCTCTAAAAATAATGAAGCCTATAAGTCAGGTGTTAAAGCTCTTAAGAAAACTTTAATATCTAATAGAAATGCAAATATCGCCAAAAGAACAGGAAGAATCGGAAAAATAGCTACGACTGCTGGTTTAATTGGAACAGGTATAGCAGCTGGAATGAAACTTAGAAAGAAAGATAAATAATAGGAACGGAGATAGTAACCTATAATGGAATAGGGACTGCCTGCTAAGCAGATCGATCGTGTTTTACGATTAGAGGTCGGAACTCTACATCTCCGCATTATAAAGAATAAAATTATAATCTATAGAGTTATTGGTTTAGCTCTATAGAACAACTTAGTAATTATTAGTTATTTCCCCTTAGTTCAACGGATAGAACCTGGGATTTCTAACCCCATAATGTGTGTTCGATTCACACAGGGGAAACGGATTAAATATAAAATACATACAACTAAATTTAACTAATAAAAACTAAATTAATCATGACAACAATTTTTAAGAAAGTAATCTTTAACCCTCTTAAGAAAGCGGTTAAGTGGTATTTTACTCAGTCTGCTAAAACAGGAAATTATATCTGTATGACTGGAACTTTTCCTCAAGAGTACTATGAAATGATGTATGAAAAGAGGAAAGATCAACAAAAGTAAAAAAAAATAATAGAAATTATGGGATATAGGAAATTCCTATATGCCCTTCGTCGTGGTGGAAAATAATTAATAAAAAATATATCGCAGGATGAAAGAAATGGTATCTGACAAGTTTCATAAGCTTGGGTTGTTCGTTCGAATCGAGCTCCTGCTACATACACACTAACGATGTGATATCGTAAGTTCTTTATTGTATTTATAAAAATATAGAAGAGAGTCTTATTAAATCTCTCTTCTATTAATAAAAAAAGAACTTTAATTGATATTACGGGAAGTAGTAAATTTAATTATATGAATAAGTACAATAAAGATGAATTAGAGAGATTAATTTTTAAAGAAAATTTATCTTATAAAGAAATTGGCAAAAAATATGGAGTATCTGGAAATACTATTAGAAAGAATGCAAAAAAGTTAGGAATAGTGTTACCTAAGAGAAGAAATATAAATCCTAATGAAACTTTTAATAAAGGAAAACAGATTCATATAGCTAACAAAAAACAAAATTCTAATAATAGTAAATTAGATCTCATATCTGATAATGATTTTATTGAAATTATCAAGACAAAGGATAATTGGAAAGATATATTAGTTTCACTTGGATATAATAAACATGGATCTAAATTTATTAGGGATAAAATAAGAAAAAGATGTTCGAATTTGGGAATAAATTTAAATCTTAAACAAAATCAACTAGATACTGTACCAATTTTATCTGTAACTAAAGGAGATTTATTTAAAAAACGTTCTAATTGGCAGAACGCTAGATCTAATATTCAAAATTCAGCAAGAAAAATATTTTTTAAGAATTGTCTTGATCCTAAATGTATAGTTTGTGGATATACTAATCATGTGGAAGTAGCACATATAAAGGCAGTTAGTAATTTTAGTGAGGATTCATTAATATCAGAAATTAACGATATTTCTAATTTAATAGGTTTATGTCCTAATCATCATTGGGAGTATGATAATGGATTATTAGATATAAGTAAATACATAAATCATGAAAATAGTAAGAAATAATATTATTCCTTTTCCAGGCTATAAAGCAGTAAATATCTTTGGAATTTTATTTGTAAGGAAGAATGCTAATATAAAACCAGAAGACTTAAATCATGAAGAAATACATACAGCACAAATGAAAGAAATGGCTTATATCGGATTTTATGTATGGTATTTCTTGGAGTGGTTATTATGTCTTTTAGTTTCAGGATTTAGCTTTGGTTATGCTTATCATGATATTAGTCTTGAGGAAGAAGCACACTTAAATGATAAAGACCTGGAATACTTAAAAACCAGAAAACATTATTCTTGGTGGTCCTATATAAAACTAGGAAGTTGGAAGAAAAATAAAAATTAACCATATATACATAAAAAGATTATGATTATACTTAGAAATAAAACCTATTCGCATGAAGAAGAAATTGCGAATATTGCGGCAGCTCCTGGAAGTCCAGAGTATAGCCATGAAAGAGCCGAAATAGAAAAGAAACCGGCTCAAGAAGCATCAGCAGTTCAAGAAGGTTATGAAAAAGCATCTCAGGAAATTGATAAAACAGTAGAAGAAGTAGAAATAGTTCCTGAAGCAGCTGAAGAAGCAATCGAAACAGAAGCACGTGAAGCTGGAGACTCTAACTTGGACTCTAGAAATGATGCATTAAAAACTCTTAATGATTTTTTAGGTAACATCCATTAATTATGATTATCCTCAGGCAAAAGAATTATTCCGGCCGAGAAAAAGTACCTCAGGCTATAGCAGAGAAGGCACGAAAATCTGGAGTAGTTCAAAAAGATTCAAATGGTGTCTGGAGAATTATTAGCCTGAAAACTTCTCCGGCCGAATATTGGGATGCACACTATGATACTCGTGAAGATGCTGAAAAAGCTCTAGCCGCTTATCATGCAAATAAACATTAAGAGATTAATTTTAGAAGCGATGAAAATCGGATATTTTGAAAATTTTTACACTAGTACTTTTATCTCAGAATAAAGGAAATTGAGTAGTTATAGTGTTAGGTTTTTAACGCTTTTACGGGAATGTTGGAATCGGTAGACAAGTAACTCTTAGAAAGTTATGCTAATTTAGCATGAGGGTTCGAGACCCTCTTCCCGTACGATAAGTTAACGATGTGAATCGATTCCTTATTAATTCATTTATATAAAATATAGAGAGCTCGACGGGGCTCTCTTTAAATAGAATTAATAAGATGTTGTTTATGATTCATGGGATGTAACTTAGATTTTATATAAATGAATGAAAGTAAATTAAGTAATGTAACAAAAGAAGAATTAGAAAAACTAATCTTTGGAGAAAAATTATCCTATGAAGAAATAGGTAGGAGATATGAAGTTTCTGGAAGTGCTATTAAAAAGAAGGCTAAAAAATTAGGTATAGAACTTCCTAAGAAAAGAGATATAAATTTTAATGAAACTTTTAATAAAGGATACTCTTTTAAGTATAATAAGAAAGATTTAGAGAAGTATTTAGGTGAAGGAAAGAGTTATAAAGAGATTGGAAATATTTATGGAGTATCTTCATCATCTATATATAGGGCAGTTAAAAGTTTTGGATTATCACCTAAGAAAAAATCTCCTAAGAAAAAAGAGTCAAAAAATTTGAATAAACCTAAAATTATAATAAATTCTGTAGATGATAGTGTTTTTTCAGATTATGTAAAGGATAGTTTATCAATAGCAGAAGTCGCTAGATCAATTGGAATAGATAATAATAAAATTAATACTAGCGTTTATAGAGAAATTCATAAAAGAATCGATTCTTTAAAGTTAGATACATCTCATTTTACAGGAGGTGCATGGAATGTAGGAGATAGATTTAGAAAAATAGATAAAGGATTTCCATTAAGTGAAGTTTTAGTAAAAAACTCATCATATAAATGTACTAATTCTTTAAGGAAAAAGCTATTTAATGAAGGTGTAAAAGAACGAAAGTGTGAATGTTGCGGTATAACTGAATGGAATGGAAAGCCTGCACCATTACAACTTCATCATATAGATGGAGATAATACTAATAATTCTTTAGAAAATCTTCAAATACTTTGTCCTAATTGTCATGCTCAAACAGATAATTATTGTAGTAAAAATAAAAACGTCTAATATCTATACTAACCTCTTTTCCTCTTAATAATTCTCTCTAAACAAGGGGGGGGGGTAAAATAATTAACACTTTAAACAATTATTATGTACATAAGAAGAAAAGTATTCTCACTATTACAAGACGGTGAGACAGGAGAAGAGAAGTATTTTTCTACGACCGATGTAACTTTGGATAATCTTGAAGAAAGAATTTTTAGTATTTCAATTCCAACTGAAGAAGAATTAGAACAAAGAGAATTCGGTGCTAGACAGAGAAAACAGAATAGAAAACTAGCTAGATCTATTCACAATGCCGAGATGCAAGCAAATAAAGCAGCTAAGGCACAAGAAAAAGCAGCTAAAATAGTTTCTAATCCAGCTAATTTAGTTGATGAGAAGAAAATGGAAGAAGCTCAGAAACTTACTAAGAAAGCACAAAAAGCAGTTGAATCTTCTAATCGTAATGCAGATCAAGCTTCTCAACAAGTAAAGAATATCTCAAAAACCAGAAAGTCAGTTGCGACAAATCCGGGAGGTCTTGAAATTAAAAATCAAGGTGCAGGAGATATAACTGTTAAGAAAGAAGGTGGTAATGTAACTGCTCATAAAATTGCTTCTAAGAAAAGTGGTCAGACAACAACTACTGTAAGAACAACGTCAACTAAGCCTGATGTTGTAGTTGATAAGATGACATCCAAAGGTTCTAAGAAAGTTTCTACAGAGGCAGTAAAGAAATCCGCTGAGAAAACTCAAAAAGTTGCAGAAGTAGCTCAAAAAACAACAAAAGACTCAAAGAAGATTCTGAATGGGGCTAAAAAATTAATGAACACAAAAGCTGGTAAAATAGCTGGAGGAGTTGCTTTAGCTAGTGGTGCGATGATCGGGGCTAAAAAGTTATATGATCATAAAAAGAAATAAAAAAGATAATCTATAGAGGTAGTGTAATCAATCTCCTCTATAGAACTTAATATAAATATTATAAAATATGAAATTTAATAAAACTCTTGAAGCTGTAAATATTATGGTTATGGCTTCTTATCCGGCCGCTAGATTCTATGAAGCGCAAGGTATACTAATTGAAGAAAATAATAGTTTTATCCCTGAAGTTTCTGGAATGGTAATTGTTTATTCATTACCTCTTGGAAAAACGCTTCTTGTAAATGTTGCGGCCGAGTCGGAAGAAGCCTATGAATTTAAACTAATCAATGAAAACTGGCTTGAAGATAGATCTATAACTCCTTATGTAGGTATGACTCTAGAAGATGCTTTTCAAGAATTAGTTAAAGCAGAAAAGATTATTAAATCTAGAAATGTAGTTCTCAGACATCCATTACATCCATCTTATACTCGTCCTGTTTATATATTTGGTGATGTTCGGCGAGGAGGTAATAGTGTTGATGTAATGACTGGAGAAATAAGAGAAGAATAAAAAGATTTGCTTTAGATGATTTAATAATATTATGATGAAAGTTAAAAGATTTTCTCAAACTCAACCAGATATAGAGTGGCATAAAAACAATATAAATCCAAACTCAGGTAGCAATCTGGGAGATGGAAGTACTCTTTATAAAGCAAAATCTGGAGATTATCTTTATTTGTATAAAGATGGTGAATGGGTTATTATGAATGGTGTTAATAAATTTATGCAGGATTCTAAATTATATCAAATTTCAAAATTCGATAAAAACATTCATAATAAGATTGGAGCCGCAGGAGCAGTTATTGGTGGTTTTGTTGGGAGTTTGCCTGGATTAGCAATGGGTAATTTAAAAACAGCTGCTACAGGGGCTGTGATTGGATTAACTATATCTGGATTATATAATAGAAATAAAGCAAAGAAACGTGCTGAAAATATAGTAAAGGATTACGAGTCTAAGTATGGTAAGAATGCTTATACTACATTTATGAAAAAGAAGTAAACTATCTTTAATTTTAAATTACTTTTACTATAATTGAATACCTATTCCATTTTAAGGATGTAGTAAGGAATGATATTCAGTTTATTATATATTTCTAATAATAAAAAAAATGAGATACACTATTCTCACGAACTATGTATCTCTTGGCAAGTTACTACAAAAATTAATGTAGCAAGTTTAATCCTCATAAAAAATGAGAATTAATTTTTTAAATCATATATAAGGCTTTGAAGTGATAAAAATAATACTGTCTTATTTTCACAAACTGTACTGCCTTTTACGACAAATAATAATAATAAAATTACCTTACATAGGTAATTAGTATAAGTTCCAAGTTTTATTGTAGTAAAAAACTTATACTGATTTATTCTACTACATACCTTAATGATAAAAAATGAGATACACTATTCTCACGAACCATGTATCTCTGCGTAGCAAATTTAATCAACATAGATTGTGAAGATTAAATTCTTATATTAACATATATAAGGCTTTGAAGTCTTATTAAAAATGTGGTCCTATCGTCTATCGGTTAGGACGCGAGATTTTCATTCTCGAAAGAGGAGTTCGATTCTCCTTAGGACTACAAAAGTCAACGATGAGATATCGCAAAGACTTATTTAGACATGTTAATAGTGAAAAGGATAGAATTAGCTACTCTATCCTCTCACTTTAAATCTAAGTAAGGTTACGTAATAATTGATATCTCGGGAAGTGATAATTAAATAACATGTCTAAAAATGATAAATTATTACCTGTACCATTAAAGTACACCTATCCGGTTGTAATGGAAATTTCTCCAAGTAACAAACCATTGAAAAATTAGACATCTATTGTAATAGGTGTGGAAAGTTTTTTAAACAAACAGCCTATGATCATGTTTATGGATCTGGATGTCCTGATTGTAATAAATTAGGAGGAAAAAGCGCATTAAATGTATTAAAGTGGTTAGAAACAAATCAAATTGATTATACAAGGGAATATTCTATAAAATTAAATAATAGGAACATTAGAATAGATTATGTTTTTAATTATAATAATTGTTGTTTGTGGATAGAGTATAATGGACTACAACATTATAAGAAAGTAGATTATTTTCATAAAACAGATGAAGGTTTTCTTAAACAATTAAATAGAGATAATGAAGTTAGAAAATATTGTAAAGAGAATAATATCATCCTTATAGAAATTCCGTATACATATAACACTTATGAAAAAGTAGAACAATTATTAAATCGAGTAATTTTAAATGGAGAGGATATAAACTCTATTATAGATTATTCAAAATTATATAAAATATGAAAAAATCAGAAACAATATTTCAAAAGTTATTTTCAGGAATTAGTTTTGGAAATTCACGTATACCTTTAATTATGTAGTAGAGGCTTAAGATAGAATAAAATCTTAAGAAAATACCTTAAAATGCTGGAAAATATAAAATATAGATCAGCATCTCTATTTATCGATTAAAAATAGAGTTCAACGACTATAGTAGGTACTTAGATAATATAGTCTAAATTTAATAAAATATATTAAAATAAATTGTACGTTCAAATGTATTTAGTAAAGGTGGGGGAAGAGGGTATTCTGTTATTGGAGGAACTGGAAATGGAAGATTCTTAGATAATGAAAGAAATTCGCCCTTACTTGGTAATTCACAGCCTTCTTCTAGGTTATCCGGTTATCTTGATAGAATGGCAGAGCTTAGGTCATATTATCTTTTAGATATTACAAAGATGGCTACAAATTTCTTTTCAGATTATGTAGTTAATTTTATATCTCAAGATACCCAACAAATAGTTTCTGTATTAAATCCTGAAGATTCTACAAATAATGAAGCTGTAACTACTCGATTAAATGAGATTCTTTTAAAAGATATTAAAATAATTGATTATATACGAGACCATATAAATGACTATGTATTTTATGGAGGTTATTATAGTATGCTTCAAACTCAAAGAGATGAAAAAGGTCATCTTGTATTTAGAACAGAAGAACTTAATAATCCAAATGCAGTAGTTATAAAGAAGAAAAAGAACGAGGATGGAAATATAGAAGATATATTTTTAGCAATCGGAGATGATGGAAATCTATATGAAATTCCTAGTACTGAGGTAATATATATAAGTAATCCTAAACTTCGACTTACAAATGATCTCGAAGAAGGATGGAAAGAAAAGTCTAAACCAGAAAAGCCAAAATTAGGAAGAAATAAGGGATCAGAAAATAGAAATAAAGTTCTTAGGAAAGAATCATTTATGGCTTCTGAACCGTTATTTTATTCAAGTATTTTGAAGATAAAAGAATTAGTTATAAAAGAGCTTTTGATATCTCTTATTTCGTTAAGAGATCTTTCATCGCCTCAATTATTGGGATTAAATACCGATTAAAATTTGTCGGATTAGATAAATAAAATCTAATGGAACTTTGTAAATTGCTGGAAGATCAAGTAAAGATAAATCAGCAAAAGATAGTAAAAACTACCTTCTCAACGACTAGATACAAAGAGAGAGTTTATATATAAATTCTTAAAGATATAGTCTAGTTTAACTAAATAATTGTTAATATTCGAAAAGTGTCCCTCTAGAGACAATGAACGAATTATGCGCTCGATTACAGAAACTTGCAAACAATACGAATGAGTTGTCTTCATTCATCACATCTCAGTTCGATGTCACCTCGTTCATTGAGTCTGCATTAACTCAAAATGTTAAGGTTTTTCCTGACTATAATAGTACCATTACCTCAAGGACTTCACTACTCCCACTTGATAAATTAACAGACAAACTTTTAGATCTTATACAGAATCTTGATTATGTAAGAAATAGTGTTCTTTCTCCTCTTGGATTACCATCTACTATATTAGATGGAACATCTGGCAGTAAGTGGTTAATAAATTGGCCGTCTAGAGAAGCAATTCTTTAGATTATTAGTAAGTAAATTTGGTGAAACTATTAATACTAGTAATACCAAGCCTTAGATTAATCTAATTAAGGTATAACGAATAAAGACTTACCAACTTATTAAGTTGAATTTATATTCTAAACTATAATAAAAAGATTATAGAGATATCATTGCAGTACTTCAACAGTCAGAAAGAGCTAATTCAAGAGTAACATCATTAATTTCAGGAATAAAAGATTCAATAGTAAATCTTGTTTGTAGTATTTATAAGGTAATATATAATGAAGATTTAGATCCAAGTTTAGTTCAAATTCATATATTCCAGAAAACAACTGTAGAGTATAACAATCAGATAAATGAAGCTGAATCAGTTAGTGGTTTAGTTCAAGGTATCTCTGGAGTTTTATCTAATGCACTCCAAACTTTAGAACAAGCAACTCCATTAATTGAACCAGAATCATATTTAAGTTATATTCAAAACTTACTTAAAGATATTGACCCAAGTACAGAATCTCTAATAAATGAAGATACGATTAAGCAGTATATAGAATTTCTTAATCAAAAACTTCAGGCACAACGAGAACAGCTTGGACTCAGTTAAAATTATTCAAAGAAGATGATAATTAAACGTAAATTATTTGCTTCTAATGATCCCACTCCAGAACAGTCTCCAGAAATTGGTCTAGCTAAACAAGAAATGACTTCTAAGGACTTGCAAATAGAACAAATGAGACTTCAACGTCAAATCCTAGAAACTCAGAGAATGCGACAGAGAATGCAAGCTGAGGAAAGAATGCAAGAAATGAAGCAAGTCAATCAAACTCAGAAACTAGAACAGAAAAAGGATGAAGCTCAAAAAGATAATCAATTAAAAGTAAAGAAAATTGACGCTCAGAATAGTAGGCAGGAAGTAAATAATATAGGATTGTACAAAACAAAATCAAAGCCTACGCCAACAGTATCAATGAAAACAAACTTGTAAGATTATGATTAAAGAAAAGACATTTACAGAAGGAGTGGAAGATTCTAAAGAACAAGAAGAGAAAGGATTTGATCCACTAAGACCGTATATAAAATGAAAATTAAAAGATTTTCCGGTTATTCAGAAGCTGCCCCTGAAGGTGTAACTTATCAAAAATCAAGTCAGGTAATTACAAGATATATTCTTGATCCTCTTGATTCTAGTGTAGATACCTTAGAAGAAACAGATAAACTTGGGGTAACTAAACGAAAGAGTGATAGAATTAAGAAGGTAATAAAACCTCTTAAAAAATATTTTAAATATAAATCAAATAAAAACAGTAATTAAGTATGTATATTAGACGTAAAGTATTCTCATTACTACAAGATGAGACAGGAGAAGAGAGATACTTCTCTACTACTGATGTAACACTGGAAAATGAGGAAGAGAGAACCTTTAGTGTTGCAGAAGATGCAGAAAGTTTGGAAGAAAAGGATTTCTCTGATAAAAAAAAAGAGGAAGATGATGAGCCAAAACTTACAACTAGTGATAAGATTAATATTAAGTTGAATAAAGCTCTGACTACTAAGAAGGATCGCGAAGCATTTGTTGAAGCTTATGAAGATGGAAAATCTCATAAATACGGAAAACAGGCAGCTAAGTATGCAGCAATTGGTAGTGGTATAGGTGGCGGTATATTAGGTGCTGCAGTTGGTGGTAAAAAGGGTGCAGCTATTGGAGCCGGAATTGGCGCTGTTTCAGGTGCAGCAGGATCTTATGCTGGTACTAGAGCAGGTGTTGCACTTAATAAGCTTGCTAGAAAACATAGTGGTAGTCTTGATACTAAAACAAAATTAGCAGTAGATCGAGTAAAAGTAGCAGATGGAAAAATGACAAAAGAAGAATTTGCTAAAAAATGGAGATCTAAGAAGTAAAAGAAATAATCTATAGAGGTAGTGTAATCAATCTCCTCTATAGAACAAACGCGCTAGATTTTTACAACCGAAGATTAATCGCACTAGGTGCAAAAAGTAAACGGTTGATAGTTGTAAAGCGCGAGAACTATAAAATAATAAATGTATGATAGGAACAGTTAACCCATTTAGTGACCCTGAATTTAAGAAACAAATTTTAGGGAAAGAAGGGAGAGCTGTTGATGACCCGGGAGATTATGAGATTTTGCAGCCGGAAGAGGATGTATCTAAAAACCTAAAAAATATTATAGGGTCAGCTCCAGTACTCCCTAAAACGGCTCGCAATATTATTATGGATGCTAGTGCTATTGCGAGTAATCAAAAAGAACAAAAAGCACTAGAATTAACTCATAAATTGAATGAAGTCTTTACTAGTTATAATAAAGAATATAATATAGATCTTCATGTTGATTTCGGAAGCCTCTCAAATACTTTAGTTAATGTGGCAGATCCGAAGTCTAGACATATCTTAGAATTATATGTTTCTGAGGTATTTCAAAGTATAAGACCTATTTTAATTCTCAATATGATTTCTAAACTTTGTCTTTGTATTGATTATATACTCGATCCAATGAGACTCTTTGATAGTTCACAAATGACTTTACAAGATTCATTTATTGCCGTTAATATATCTGCGGCTTAGTTGAAATACTAAGAAAATTATACTAAAATGCTGAAAGATAGTTAAAACATAAATCAGCAAAAAGGATTACTAATATAAATCCTTTCTCAACGACTAAATGTATAACTAAATTTGAAATATAATTTAGATGATATAGTCTAATTTAATAAAATAAATATTAAAAATAGATATGAGAAAAAATTATGCAATTTATTCAACAATTAGAAGATATGAAGAGTCAGATAATTGTTAAAGGTTCTGATCTTGAATTGAAAAAAATTGCAGAAGAATCTGGAAATGAAGAGTTGAATAGTGAAGAGTCTAAGCAAATAGTAGCAGACTTTATGAGATTATTTCAAAAAGAACATGGAATAGAATAAAAAATGAGATACACTATTCTCACGAACTATGTATCTCTACTTTAAATTATGATAATACCTACTACGACATAGGTAATTAGTACTATTTCTATATAAAAAGTGTAGTAAAGAAATAGCACTCGTTTATTCTACTACACATATATAAGGCTTTTAAGTTTTATGATATTTTCTGATTTATATTTCATAATTAAATCAGAATTGCCTCTTTAGCTCAGTTGGCCAGAGCACGTGATTTGTAATCTCGGGGTCGTTGGTTCGAATCCGACAAGAGGCTCAAAAATAATATTCTCCGTTAGCTCAGAGGCAGAGCATTTGACTGTTAATCAAAGGGTCGGTATATCGTAATTACCACGGAGAGCTGTTTTAGGAGAGGTGGCAGAGTGGTCGATTGCGGCGGTCTTGAAAACCGTTGTACTGCGAGGTACCCGGGGTTCGAATCCCTGTCTCTCCGCAATAATTTTAAAGATAAGAAAAATTATAAAAAAAACAATTAATTATGGGAAAAGAGAAATATAACAAAGAAGAATTAATAAGATTATTAATTCATGAAGGAAAATCTTATAAAGAAGTTGCAGCTATGCGGGGTGATGGAAGCACTGGAGAAGCTATACGTAAAGCAGCAAATAGATACGGGATAAAAGTATCAGATAGAAAGAAACTAAGAAAATGTGAATATTGTGGTAAAGAGCATGATGGTTCTTTTGGTTCTGGAAGATTTTGTTGTTCAGATTGTGCAAAGAAATATTCACTTAGTTTTAGCAAAGGTAAAAAACCAGAAGATAAATCTACTAAAGAAGAAAAAGTAGAAGAGTCTGTAAAGATAGCTCCTCCTAAGGAATGTACCACTGAATTGTCTAGATTTGATGGAAAATTAACTTCAGATTTATTAGGATATGTAGGTGAATGTGCGACAATGTTTCAATTAGCAAGAGTTGGAATTATGTCATCTAAACCTTGTGGAGTAGATAGATATGATGTAATTGCAGATATAGGAGGAATACTTTATAAAATTCAGGTTAAATCTACTGCTGGCTATATTGATAAAGATGGAGCATTATCGTACAATCTTCAAAATAAATCTGGATTATATAAAAAAGGTGAAGTAGATTTCTTTGCCTTGTATAATTATGTACTTGATATTATACTATTAGTTCCCTTTAGTATACTTGAAGGTAAATATAAGGTGCGTATTCATTTTGGAAAAGAAAAAGATGAATCAGATTTATTCTTTTGGAAAGATTATATTTTATTTGATGTAGCGAAATCTTTATTATTCAGTTAATTAATAATAAGTTTGTGTGATACTCAAGTGGTTAACGAGGATAGACTGTAAATCTATTAGCTTTGCTTTCGGGAGTTCGAATCTCTCTCACACAACATAAAATAAAATTATAAATATGAAAGTAAAAAGATTTAGTAAAGTCAGGAAAAAGAATTTTGGATTTCTGGGAAAAGCTGCAGGTACTATTGGAATAACTGCATCTAGTTTGCTTAAATCACCAAAAATTGCTATAAAACCTGTAAAAGGAATTATACAACCGAAAGTATCGACTCCAATTGATATAAATAAAACTACCTCATTTTCTATAGAACATTGGAATATGACTCATCCAAAAGTTAATCCAAAACAATTTAAAAAGATAAGTGTTCCTAAATCAGAACAATTATTAAGAAGGAAAGGTAGTAATTTATATAAAAATACTCATAATGGATTTGATTTCAAGTCTAGATTAAGATCAGGGAATATTTTATCTGAATTCAATAGAAATTATGGTAATCCTAATGCAGCGATGAGTGAGATGTCTAAGTAACTGATTACACTTCTAAAAATGCTCCTATCACTTTGTTTCAGGATGCCGAAGAGGTAGCTAGATTTAAAACTACTGGAAATAAGAAAAGATTAATTGATTATATGAAATTTACAGATAGATTGCATAATAGATAATTATTAAAAATATATCTCCTTAAGATTGTTGGCTCAGTCTTAAGGAACAAAAAGTCAACGAAGAAAATATCGAAGACTCTTTATTCATTATGTAATTTAAGGGAAAGATATGTTTGGCCGACTGTCTTTCCTACTATGAAGGAGATAAGAGTTGGATGTTGTGATATTTCGGGATGTGATTAAAATTATATAATGAGTAATAAGAAAAAAATAGATTGGAGTAATGAATTTGATAAAATAAAAAAACTCTTGATAGAAGGATTATCTGTAAAAGATTTATCCTCTATGTACAATATAGATAGTAGCTATTTTCGGAAGAAATTAATACAATTAGGATTAGGAGAAATCATAGCTTCCAATATAGATAATAGAAAGAAAAAATCTTTGGATAAGAAGATTAAGAAGAAATTGAATTATTACGGTAGTAAAGATTTACCCCATACTAGAAAGTATTTATTAGATAATTTAACCAGAGATATTAATTTCAAGACATCGAAGGGTATAATCTTAAAAGAGGATTTTATTGAACAGTACTATTTATCACGGGAAAAATCTGGAAATCCTATTTTCAACTATGATTTTTCAAAAGTTCCTGAGTTTATAAAAGATAGACATCAAAAGGTTACTTTAATAGTTAATGAATATTCTCCGAAAACAGGAAAATATTTAGGAGAATGGGAAGTTAGTTACAAGGATTTAATCACTCTAGGCGCAGATCAAGGATCTTTGGGAGGAATAAAAAGTAGAGAAAAGACTCCTCAATATATTAATACAGAAATTTTTATAAATCGATCTATTCAAAAGTTTAGAAAAGATATTTATGGTTATGATAGAGTTAATTATGTAAATGCAAAAACCGAGGTAGAGATTTTTTGTAAACATTGCAATAAATATTATAAACAAAAACCGTACGAGCATTTGAATGGGGCAGGTTTGGGATGCCCTGAATGTGCAATGAAATTAAGTTCTCTTAAACGGGCTATAACAACAAAAGAATTTATTAACCGATTAAATAATATTTTTGGAAAAGATTTTTTTGATTATTCTGAAACAGTCTACGTTAATTCAAAAACTTCTGTTAAAGTAAAAGATCCTATTACTGGAGAAATATTTGAAAGATATCCATCTACTTTGTTAGAAGGTAGAGATCCTCATACTGGAAGATCTAGGGGAGAATACTTTATAAACATGTGGTTTAGTGATAATAATTTGTTAGATAAAGTATCATCTGAAAAATTGATAAAAGAAATAGAAGGTAGGGAGTTGGGAGAGAAGCATTTAGGTGTATATATAGATTTCGTATTAGAATTAGATAATAATGTATATTGGATAGAGTATAATGGAAAACAACATTATGAATATCAGGATAAATCTTTTTTTCATACAAGTTATAATGAATTTTTAAGACAAGTTTCAAGAGATTTTAATGTAAAGGCTCATTGTAAAAATAATAATATAGTATTTATTGAAATTCCATATACATACGATACGTATGAAAAAATTTCTAATATATTATATAGTATATTTATTGAGAAACAAAATCCCTTAGATATTATAAAGGTACCGGAAATAAAATATAGAAAGGAGGATCAAGATGAAAAATAATTTTATAGACCAATTTGATCCCACTAAAAATATAATAAAGGATTTAGCAAAAGTAGATCTTAGGGATCAATATACATCATTAACAGAAGATGAAAAGATAATGGTTTTTCTTCGTCTTAAAGGATTCACACATAGACCACCTACGATTGAAAGATTGTATTCTGATGATTATTATCTAGGAAGTCAAGAATTTTTTGATCATGGAGATGTAATATTTCCTTTTTGGAAAGATGGATTAAAAATGATTTTTCCAAATGAAGTAACAACAGCGAAACCATTACTCTGTTTATCTGGAGCCATTAATATATCGGTGGCTTATAATTATACTAAAATGCTAGAAAGATAATATAAAATCTAATTAGCAAAAAGGATGATAAAATCCTTTCTCAACGACTAAATGTATAACTCTAGAATGAGAGAACTAGAGATGATATAGTCTGCAATATATAAATAAATATATTAAATAATTTGCGGTATAGGTAAATCTACGGTATCTAAATTAGCTATGGCAAATACACTAGCTAGATTAAGCTGTTTATCTAATCCATGGAGAACATTTAAATTAGGTAAAAAACCACTTAGCTTCATTATATTCCATAGAGATGAAGATGTAGCTAATGCTGAATTTCGAAGATGGATGTTGGATGATGTTTTAAAACAAAGTCCGTTTTTTAGAAATTTACCACATAAACATAATATAAGAATACTAACATCAGGTCCTAGAGGTAAAAAATTGCCTTCTGTGAGAGAAATTTTACAGTAATTAAAGTAAGTAAACTCGGTGAAGGGAGTAAAATTCTAATACCGAACTAAAGATAATAGATTTCTTTAGTGTAACGAATAAAGACTTACTAACCAGAATAAGAATGGTTAAATTTATATTCTAAACTATAATTAAAAGTATATTATAGAACGATTGGCTGGAGGACTTGGTACAGACCTTTAATTGAAATAGAGGCCTAGATAATAAATAAATTTTATTTAGGAAAATACCTTAAAATGCTGGAAAGATATCAAATCAGATCAGCAAAAAGGATATAATAATAAAATCCTTTCTCAACGACTATAGTAGGTACTGAAATAAATAATATAGTCTATTTTAATATTTTAAATATTAATATTATAAGATTTTTGCAATTATGTCTGAGGTCAATTTTTGGCCTAACGAAGAAAAAGCCATGGAACGTGTAAATAGTACGTATATTCGTATTACATCTCGTTTTGATGTAAAAGAAAGTTTAACATTAGCCGGAAATCTAATAATTGATAGTTCTAGTAGAGGTGCAGGTGGTCCAACTGAAATATTTCTTGAGAATGCAGAACCTCAATTTACTTGGGATTGTAGACCTTCTCATTATGAAGTTAGAAAAAATCTGTACGAACGTTCAAGGGGAATAACTTTCTCAGTTTATACTGGAGATGGTAAATATCCTCCAAGAATATTAAATAAAAATGATAAAGAAGAGAACTATAAATTAGAAGATGATCAAGACCCTGATAGAGTGGAACATGTACCTATTCAATTATTTGGAGAATTTAAATCTGATTTGATTAAAGCTCTTCAAGATAAATCTGGTATTAATACAGGATCATCAGATAGTTTTTTTGGAGGTACTATAGAACACTTATCTAAATGTTCAACAATAAAGAATAGAATTCCTGAAATTATTACAGTTGATTTTTATGATAAAGAAGATAGGATTATTAATCATGTAGAAAAAATGATTAATCTTATTCCAAGAGGTACTCCTATATGGCTAGGTCTTGACTTAGGTGTAGTAGATGATACAACTGGAATAGCAGCAGTTAGTTTTGATCATTGGGAAAATATAAATGGTACTTTAGTTCCTAAAATTAAGTGTCATTTTGTTTTAGGTGTATCTAGGTTAGAAGGACAAGAGACGAGTTTATTTCACATAGAGCAGTTTATAGAAGATCTTAACAAGAAATTTAATATTATAGTTAGTGCTGACCAAGCTTTTTCTAAACAAATACTTCAATATTGTGAAAGAGAAGGAATTAGAAATAATGGGAGAATTTCTACAGATAATACTCCTTGTGAACCGGCTCTTTATTTGAAGTATATAATAAACAATGAACTTCTTGAAATTCCTGAATATAAAAGATTACAAAGAGAGGCATATGATTTAAGATATGTTGGTCCAAAACGTAAAGTAGATCATCCTAAAAAAGCATCAATATCTCCATTATTTGATAATCCTGATGGTTCTAAGCCAGGAAGCAAGGATTTATGGGATGCTTTAGCTTCTAGTGTTTATTCTTTAAAATTATCTATTGATGAAGGAGAAGAGATGGGATATTCTTCAGGAATAGCTAAACAACTCGAATCTCTTACTAAAATAACAGCGGATCCAAGAGAAGAGTCACAAAAAGAACTTCAAAACATGTTGGAAAATATATTTTAAGATTCTTTTTCCATAATATATAATCAATTCCTAGGATGGCCAGAGGAAAGTGGTCTATTGTTCGATCAAGTCCTAGGAACAGAAAAAAAAGAAAAGAGATATATTTCAATCTCTTTCTTCCATACGTTTTACAAATTCCCATTCTTCTGGAGTAACATAATCCAGAACGCTTTTTGGAATTTCTACTTCTCTATCGTTTAACATTAATTTAACTTTAACAAATAATTTATTAGGAGTAATATCTACATCAGTTACTACTCCATAAAATCCTGTTTTACGAGATTTAACTTTATCTCCTACTTTTAAATTTTTCATAATTTTCTATATTTATTATTACACATATAAGGTTTTTAGAGCTTATGATAATACTACGAAAACAAAAATATAAAGAACTTCCCTGGACCAAAGAAAATATAGAAAAATATAAGTCACAGGAGAATATGTTAAAGCACGCAAGAAATACACCAGGAAAAACGGCTGGAAAATTATTAATAAACCCAGCCAAAGATGAGTTGGTGGGATATATAGCGTGCGAAGAAGATACTATTATTGCTCTAGAAGTTTCTCCGGGGTATAGAGGAAAAGGAATAGCAACTGATTTGATAAATTCTTCTGGGGCTAATAAACTTACAGTATCAAAGAAAAATATAAATGCGATAAATTTATATAAGAAACTTGGATTTGAAATTATATCAGAAACTCCAAAAATATATTTTATGGAGAAATGATTGAACTATAGTATAATTGGCAATACACCAGATTTTGGTTCTGGGATTTCCTGTTCGAGTCAGGATAGTTCAACGAAAGAAAATAATAATAACTAATAAAAACTATGTTGAGAGTTAAAAGATTTAGTAAAGTTACTGATAAAGTTAAAGAAATAGGAAAATCTATTGAACATACAGTAACTCATCCTAAAGAAACTGGTAAGAAGGTGGTGGAGTATGTAAAGAAACACCCAGATGAAGCTATAATTCTTGGAACATCTGATATTGTTCCTGGAGTTGTTGCTGCCAAACTTGCAAAAGCTGGAAAAACAAAACAAGCAGCTATCGCAGGAACTATTGCAGCACTTCCTATTGGTGGTGCATATGTATCAGGGAAAATAGCTATTCGAAAATGGAATGAAAAAAGAAAGAAGAATAAATAGAATAGATTCGAGATGTAGTTCAGTAGATAGAACGCTTGGTTTGGGACCAAGAAGTCGCACGTTTGAGCCGTGTCATCTCGACCTAGATAAATAGACGATGAGATATCGTGGAATTTATATTTAATTTTCATTTATTCAAAATCACTAAGGAAGAGTAAAAGTCGCGAGTTACTCTTCCACTAATGAAAATTAAATAAATTTAAAGTTTGATATCTTGGGAAGCTATAAGTAGAATAAATGAAAAGAAAGATTGATTGGAACAAAGAAGAACTGGAGTATTTATTATTTGATAAGAAACTAACATATAAAGAGATAGCTAATCATTATGGAATTACAAGTGAAAGTGCTGTTCATAAAGCTATAAAAAGATTTGGAATTGATATCTCAGAAAGAAAAACTATAATATCTAAAGAAGATATAGAAATACTTCTTTTTGATAAAAAACTAACTATTTCTGAAATTTCTAAATTATATAACTTAACAGAAGGTGCAACTAGACTTAGAATAAAAAGATTAGGCATTGAATATGAAAAGAAAAATATATCTTTAGTTGATAGAAATATTAGCAAAGAAGATATTGAAAATCTTATCAAAAAACATTTAACCTATAAAGAAATCGGAAATATTTATAAAGTTTCTGCTAATACTATACAAAATTTAGTAAAACTTTATAAAATTAATAGACCTAAGAGAGGGAATGAATTTATTGTAGAACGGATAGATTCATTTGAATATGTAGATAATGTGATAACTAATGAGTCAATTGATAATAAATTTTTACCAGTTCCAATAGAATTATCAGAAAATTATAAGATAGTATTAACAATAAAAGAAGGAAATAAGTTAGTTAAATTATTTTATGTTCCTGAACTAGGAATTTGGTATAATAATTTTTCAAAATTAAAACACTCTATTGAAAATAGATTAGGGATTAATTTTCTAGAATGGGAGTGTAGATGGATTTTAAAACTGCCAATAAGTAAATTATATACTGAATATTGGATAGATAAGAAAATAGAGTACTATTATTCAGATAAGTATTTTCATACTACTGAATACATAAAGAATAGATTAAGAGAAGATCCTAATTATGTTTGTGATTTTCTCATGATAAAAAGTGATTTAATTGAACAGTTTAATTTATCAAGGGAATATTCAGAATATAAATATGAATATGATTTTACGAATACATGTGAATTTATTAAAAATAAAACTAGTAAGTTTTCTGTATTTGTAAATGAAATAAATCCTTTTACTGGAGATACAATAGGAAATTGGGAAACTAATTTTTTACATTTTATTGTAGAAAAGAAAGATAATTTTATATTAGGAGCTTATAAAAGAGCTATTAAACATAAAAAGACAGATAGTCAATTTTTGGTAGAAGCAAGAAAAGTACATGGAGATAGATATACATATTTAGATGATTATATCAATTACGTAACTCCAATAACTATTTTAGATAATTGTACTGGAGATGTATTTAAAATGTCCCCAGTAGATCATATACATAGAAAAATGGGAAATCCTATAATCAATAAATCTACTGGAGAATTATTAATTATAACCTGGTTAAAAAATTTTCAAATAAGTTATTTAGATGAAGTAGTTGTAAATAATATTAGAAAAGATAAAACTAAATCTGTTCGAATAGATTTCTCTATAGTAGTAAATAATCAAACTTACTGGATTGAATATCACGGAGAACAACACTACAATAAATTTAAAAATTTTTATAATTGGGTAGAAGATGATTTTATCAAACAGTTTCAACGAGATACAGACGTTAGAGATTATTGTAAAAATAGTAATGGAGATATTATTCTTTTAGAAGTTCCGTATATATTAAATACATATGAAAAAGTATCTGATTTTTTAAATAAAACAATAAAATATGGAATAGATCCAAATACATTAATAGATTATAAAAGTTTATATAAAATATAAATAAAAAAAATTAATTATGCGCTGTAGAGTTAAATTATTTTCAACAAGCAGCCAAATTTTAGCAAGTGATGGGAGTCATATTCCAGCACAAGTTCTTCAAGATTATCTCAATAGTGATGCTTATAAAAGCTCTATTGAATCGAAGAATATGTTGGGAGGTTTAACTCACAGAGCAAGAAATTTGGCTAATGCAAAAAACTCAGGAACAGCATTATCTAAGACTGTGGGTAAAGATGATATGATGTTACTTTGTACAGAGGCTGCTGCTCCTGTATTTTATGTAACAAAATTAGAGCTTATGCCTGATTCTTGGTGTTATGCTGAAATAGAGTTATTTGATGAAGCCTTAGCAGATGATGAGGCTGCACAAAACATAAAAAGATTAAAGTACTTATTAAAGGCCGGAGTTCGTCCTGGAGTAAGTGCAGTTATCCTTAAACAATATCTGAGGCATGAATTCAAAGTTAATTCATGAAAATGTTTTTAATTGCTGGAAAAATAATAAATTAAATCAGCAAAAACTATTAATAAAAATAGTTTCTCAACGACTAGAGTAAACACTAAGAAATTTTCTTAGATAATATAGTCTACAATTAATTATAAATTAGTTAAATAATTGGGATATTGGGATTCATCTACTTCTGGAGTAGATACATTACGTAAATTAGTAAGTATCAAGGGATTAGATGTTACTTTGAACCCTTCTTGGAAACAAGCTCAAGTAGTACAGACTTGGGATGATGAAGGAAATCTAATATCTGATGGGGAAGAAAAAAACTTTTCGGATATAGAATATACTCCAAAGGATTTTGAATTTAAAGGACTTAAAGTAAAAGCTTTCTCTGATTTAAATTCTCTTGGATGTGGAGATATGTTAAAATCATCCAAGATTGATGGAAAATTTACAAAGTTAAAAGCAAAAGTTTTCTCCGCAGATGGAATGGTAGAAGAAGTTTTAGAATCCATTAGTAAGATGCCAAAAGAACCTGTTCAAAAAGATTTCTCAGTAATTGCATTAAGAGATAGAATTCGTGAATCAAAGTATTCAACTCGTCAAAGATTTCGTGTATTGATTCTATCTTACAAACAACTTCTAAAACAGCAAGGCGGCCCAGAGAAAATAGATCCAGAAACACTTAAAATCATGAAGTCTTTGTTTACTACAGATCTTTTGGATATTATGAAGTCGATTACACCAGAAATCATGAATGGAAAAAATCCAGGAACATTACTTGGTGCTTCTAGTTTAGGTAAGAATGTACGTAAATAATATGCGTTTTTTATATGAATTGCTGGAAATATCTAAATGAGATAAATCAGCATCAAATCATACTTAGATAAATCTAAAGAAGTGATTTGTTCAACGACTATGTATATAAACTGTCAAAATAGACAGAAGATATAGTCTAAATTATAAATAAATTTTATAAATACATTGATAAGTGTACAAAAATTGTTCTTACCATATAAGATGGCTATGTCTGAGGTATCTAAAACTAATGCAATATCTAAGGCAAGATATCAAAAAATTCAAGCTGCTTATTCTGACTTTGTTAATGCAATGTTAGAGGAAATATTCGCGCCGAAGAATGGTACGAAGAAAGAAGAGCCAGTAGAAGAAGAAAACCCTGAAGAAAACAGTTAAAAGATTATGAAAGTAGAAAGACGTAAATTATTCTCTTCTTCGATTTCTCCACGGCGCAAGTTATTTTCAGGTGGAGTAACTCAGGCAGAATATAAGAAAATTCAGTGTAGAGATTGTGGTTATATTATGGATACTTTAGCCACTACAACTAACTTCTTATGTCCTAAATGTGGAGCTGTAAATAGATTTAATGTTTTAGAAGTTACACCAAGTCCTGAAAATACTCCTGAAGCTGTACAAGTCGAAGTATCAAAAATTGAAGAAGTAGAAAAAGGATTCTCAAGACGTTCGTTATTCGGCGGAGATAATAATGCCGCTGTACAAAAAGAATTTTCAGAACCGTCGAACGAATTTGAGGTAAAATTAAAAGAATTTTCTGGCAAAACTTTAAATGAATCAGAAGTTGTTAAGGCATTTGGTATTTCCGCCGAAGATTTAGTTGAAAAAGGTTTTGCTAGTATTGATGAAGATAATAAAGTTACTATTCCTGAAACTGCATTCTTACAATCTAAATTATTCTCTAAGTTAATCGTATCAGTGACTAAGATTTTGGATTTAGACCCAATAGAAGGACCTAAGGAAGACATAATTAATATGTTAGAATCTAAAGGATCTTTAGGACCGAAAGGTATAATGCTAATTAAAAAAGCTCATTCTCTTCCACTTGAAGAAATGAAAGAAGTTGAGTTCTCTAGCACTGAAGAAGTAGAGGATTGGATTAAAGATTCTGGAATTATTGGAGACTTAAAGATAGAGTTTGGTAATTCTGCAATGGGAATTAAAGAATTTACAAAGATCCTAGAAGAGAGATATGATGATGCTCCAGATAATATAATAGATATATTAATTGATCGTGGAGTAATCAAAATTCAAGGAAATCAAGTTGATATAATGAAATAAAATATTTATAAAACTCAGTATGAAAAATACAAGATTTATGGAAGTCCTATTCTCAGCTGTAGAGGATAAGGATGAAGAATTAGCAAAGCAAGTAGCCAAAGATATTGAAGATGCTAAGGCTAATGGCTCTGTTGATACTGAAGAAGTAAAATATGAAAATATCGGTGACGGTAAAGTTTCAGTAACAGACAAGGAAAATGGCGAAGTTACTATCGTTGAAAAGGCTTCTGATGAGGATGATACTTATGATATGTATCCAGCTGAACAATCTGAACAAATCGAGGGATATCTTCATCCGGAAGGGGATGGAGTAACTCCGGGTAATCAGGTAGGTGCAGCTGACGAGGAAGTTGAAAATCATATGGATGGTAGTGCTGTTATTGCACCAAATCTTCCTGATGGTGGTTTAAATCCAGCAGCTGGTCATGAAGAAAGTGTAGAAATTACTGCACAAGAAGGTCCTGAAGCTGTAGAAGAATGCGAAGAAAAAGAATTCTCTGTAAGTACTGATAATAGCGTAGTTCTTAGAATTTTCTCAGATCAAGAATTTTGTGAAAGATTATTCTCAGAAGTTATTGAATCAGAAGAAACAGCTAAAGTAGGTGATCTTAAAGTAGAAAAAACTGGTGAAAATGAAGTAGTTGTTACGTCAGAATCTACAGGTGATCAAGCAAAGGTAGAGTTTAATGGTGAAGATATGGATGTTACTGAGCTAGAATCTAAGAATTTTAGTGAAGCAGAACAGTTTGATCCGTTGTTTGTAGTAGGAGTAGATCCAGTAAATCATGTTATTGTAGATGCTCCAGAGTATGACGAAGCATCAGCTCAAGAATTAGTTCAGAGTTTAACAGAAAAAGGAGTAGCAGGAGTTAGAATTTTTGATAACCCCGAAGACGCTCGTGAATATGCTATCGATCTCTTGAATGGTCTTGGTGTAGTTGAAGATGAACAACTTGGAGAACCTGAACAAGCAGAATTTTCAGATCATACTATTTACTTAACTGAATTCCAAGCTGATAATACAGACTTTATGTGTCGTTTCTTCTCTGAATCTGTAGATAGTATTAGTGCAACTCAGGATGCTATTGAAGATGCTATTGAAAATGGTGATGAGATTGAAACAGATTCTGAAGTTATTACACCTATCGATTCTAAGACTGCAGTTATACAGGATAAAAATAAAGATGAATTTACTAAAGTTAGTTTAGAAGGTGAAGAAATGGAGCTTGAAAAGATAAGCGAAGATCAAGCAGAAGAGTTGACAGATCATATCGTTGTTTCTGAAGAAGAGGAAGACGAAGATGAGGAAGAAGAAAAAGAATTCTCTGATGTTTGGTGTGACGAAGCAGAAACTAAATTTTTCTCAGAAAATGAAGAACTTACTCAGTATATGATTCGTTTGTTCTCTGAAGAGGCTGATTCTGCTGAAATTGAAAGCGCAATCCAAACTGGCGAACAAGTAGAAACAGATAAAGAAATTATTACGCCTATCGATTCTAAGACTGCAGTTATACAGGATAAAGAAAATGGCGAATTTACTAAAGCTGAGATGGATGAAGAAGTTCTTGATGTTAATCCTATCTCAGAAGCAGAAGCCGATAATCTAACAAACAGTATTGCAGTAGAAGATAAAGTTGAAAATCATGAAGAAAAAGAATTTTCTGAAGATATCTACTGTAATGAGGCAGAAACTAAATTCTTCTCTGAAGGTGAGGAATTTACTGAATATATGGTTCGTCTATTCTCTGAAGAAGATGGTCATTGTCCAGTAGAAAAAGCTATTGAAACTGGTAAGAAAGTAGAAACAGATAAAGAAATCATTACTCCAATTTCAGCTACAGAAGCAATTATAGAAGATAAGGAAAATGGTGAATTTACTAAGGCTACTATGAGTGAAGATGATATTGAATGTCATCCATTATCAGAAGAAGAAGCTGACAAACTTGAAGAACATTCTATTGATAAAGAAGAAAAGAAATTCTCAGGAGATTATGAAGATCCTATTCTTAATAAATTCTTCTCAGATGTTGTAGGTGCAGTTCCTGTTCCTGCTGGAGAAGTAGATCCTAATACTCCTGTAATTCCTTTAGCTGATCCTAATGCTGTAGCTCCTCAGGAAGTAGCAGTTCCGGCAGGTGTTGCTCCTGCACAAGGTGGTGCTACTAGTGTTGAAGCTATTGAAGATAAAGCACTTCAGGCAGTTCAAAGTATCCAAGCAGTAGCAGAAGAAGCAGCTCAGCAAATTATGGAAGCAAAACAAGCTCCTGCACAGGCTCAAGAACAAGATCTTCAGGAAGCTCAGTTCTCAGAAAAGAAATTCAGTGATACAAATGATACTCTAGTATCATGGTTGACTGGAAATAGTTTTCGTAAGTAATTAAATATAAATAGATAGGTTTATGGTTATCCTCAAAAACCATTTTACATAAACTAAAAATAATAAAAACATTATATACATTATGAATACACAGTATTTGCAAATGATGCAGACTCCTTCAATGATGGAGGCTCTTATTAATAGCTCAGTATCAGCAGAAGATGCTAACCTTCGTTCTCGTGAATATGCTAAGATGTTCTCTCGTAACGATGAAATGAAAGATTTGTTTGGTCTAGGTAATGCAGGTAATTTGCTGCAGAAGACTTTCTCTGGTTATGCAGAAACTCCGTTGCTGTCTACTCAGTATTTCAATGCTTCTGTAGCTTCTTATGTAAGCTCATTCGCAGGTTATATGTCTATCGAACGTGACTTTGATCAGCCTAATGGTTTGTTCTATTGGTTCGACGTTTTGGGTGTAACTGATATGCGTTCTGTTATTCCTAACTTAGGTCCGGATAACTATCAGGATATTCAAGCTATGGGTAACTTTACTTTGAATATTACTCCGACTACTAATGCTGACTACTCTTCTTTGATTGGTCGTAAGATTATCCCTGGTACAGTACGTGTTAAGATTGCTACTGCAACTGAAAAATTCGAATTGATCGATAATGGTCAGGGTGCTTTCATGGCTGTTGCTGGTAAGATTTCTAACGGTACTATCAACTATTTGAATGGTCGTGTAGAATTTACTTTGGCTACTGCTTTGGCTGGTGATGCTGCTACAGAAACTATCACTATTGTAGGTAAGGAAGATGTTACTGGTACTCCTTGTAATACTATTGGTGCTTCTAATGCACATGCTAATGATAAGAGATTTATCGCTAAGATGCAACAGCTTGGTTTGGCTACTGTACCTGATATGTTGGTAGCTGAATATAACATTGCTGCTTTAGGTGCTATGAAGAAAGCAACTGGTTCTGATATGGCTACTTTCTTGTTCACTAAGCTTCGTGAATTGTATACTAAGGTAATTAACTATAAATTGGTTTCTACTTTGGAAGAAGGTTATAATGGTAACGTTATGGCTGACTTGGATTTGACTCAGGGTGCTATGACTGGTCAGTTCATGGATTATCGTTCTAGAGTTGATTTGTTCGACGCTTACTTGATTAATGTCGAAAGTGCATTGGCAACTAAAGCTGTTAAGGGTGTTGATGTTACTGCCTATGTAGCTGGTAATATGGCATCTAATCAATTCCAGAAGGGTGGAATGATTGGTAAATGGGAACGTAATACTAAGATGACTTATATCAATGACCTGTTGGGTTGGTATAATGGTATTCCTGTACTTCGTTCTACTGATATTGCTGAAGCTCCGGGTGAAGGTACTTTCTATGCAATTCACAAAACAAAAGATGGTCAGATGGCTCCGCTTGCACGTGGTATCTATATGCCTTTGACTGATACTCCGACTATTGGTAACTACAATAACCCAACTCAGATGGCTTCTGGTATCTACTATCAGGAAGGTACTAAGTATATGGCTCCTGAATTGGTACAGAAGGTTACTTTCAAATTCGGTATCTAATTAAACCATAAAAATCATTTGGATCGTTAAACTCTCAGATCCCTAAAGAATAAAATGATTTTAAACAAAGAGAGGGATTCCCTAGGTCTTATAGACTTAAGGTTCCTTCTCTTTTTAATTTTTACAATTATGGCAAGTACATTTAGATTAAAGAGAAAATTATATTCTGATGATAAAGGCGGAATGAGTACTGGGAAAAAATTAGCTTTAGGTGGCCTCGCAGCAGGTGCAGCCATTCTTGGGGCTAAAAAAGGTGCATTTGGTGCTAACATAATGGCTAAAACTAATACTGGACTAATGAAAGCTGGTAAAGCTGTTGGAGGAAAAGTTGGAGATAGAATGATGATGTCTGGAGCTAAGGATTTTGGAGTTGCACGAGCTAAACAAATTGATAATGCACTTTTAAAGAAAACAGGATCTCAGATGACAAAACAAGCTTTTAATGCAAAAGCTGATCAAAAAGGTATGCAGGCACTTGGAAAAATTATGAAATAATTATGGCAACTTATAAGCTTAAAAGAAAAAATTTTGGATTATTTTCTCCATTCGCCAAAACAGCGGCAAATTGGACTGCAGCAAAAGGAGCTTTTAAAGCAGGAGAAAATGCCAAAGGTTTTAAGAATTTAGCTTCTACTGTGGGAAGAGGCACTATTGGAATAGGTAAAGGATTAGGTGTTGCTGCCGCCGGAACTGCTGCATTAGGTGCTGGTACATTTTTAGCAGCAGAAAATAAAGCTAATAGTTAAGGAAGAAGTTAATCCCTGAAAATTAATTTTAAAATATTAAAATAAGTTTTATGAGTGATGTAATTTACAGAGGTCTTAAACTCTCTTCTAATAAATGTAGGTATTTTCAAGTAAAAGAAGGACAAATAAGCTCTATAGTAGAGGATACTTCAAGATCTACTCTCACTCTAACTTATTCTCCAGGAAGTACTTCTGGAAGTTTATCAGATCTTTTAGGAATACCGTGTACTGAAAAAAGAATTGACATGCTCCCTACAGGACTTCCTAAATTATTTAAAAATACTTATGTTACATTAAATGGACTTAAGTTAAGAAAATTAACTTATGATCCACATACTATTAATATAGTTATTGTAAATGACTCAGAATCTAGAGTTATCCAAAACTATAATTATACAACAATAGTAGTTTCGGAAGGAGATTATAAAAATCCTGAGTTTATAAATTTCTTGTTTTACTCTGGAAATCTTATATATCTTCAACCTATTGGACCTAGACCAAGCTGTTATGAGATAAGAAATTTTCCTAAAATTATAATTAGTTCAGATGATGTTACACTTGAATCTGAATCTGAAACAATATTTACATTAAGAAGGAAATATAATGATTATGTTATAAGAGCTGTAGATTATCAAGATCAATTTATTCTAGAATTACGTAAAATTTTAGATGATTATGGTTTAGAGTTAGTTAGAATTAATAAAGAAACTACATTAACTAAAACATCACATGTTGTTTATCAATTTCTTCAGACTCCAGTGAAAGATAATCATCCTAAGTATTCTGATGATAAAGTAATGCAGCATAAAATACCAGTTGAATTTTATCTAAGAAGTACTGATATGCCATTATTCTTTGACTTTAAAAATAGATATATGAATGTCACATTACTTACTAATTTCTGTGAATTCAAAACATCAGATAGATATGGACAAAGATGGACAGCTGCAATAAAATGGGGAGGAATAACTGAAGATTTTAACCAGACATATCAACAAGATGATAATTCAAATTTCTCTTATCAATGTCAATTCAGATGTGAACTATTTTTCTATGAAGTAATTGATGATAGATATAAATTCCTAGAAGAAATAGTTCAGAATATAGAGTTTGAACGAAATAATCCAGATTATCATTATGAAGTTCCGGTTGATACTGAAACAACAATTATAAACAAAGGGTTATGATAAATTTTAGAAAGAAGAAATACCTTATCCAAAATTTAATGCCGGACGCTATTGAATATTTAAAGAAACAAGGATTACGGCCTAATATTATAACTCCAGAGCAAGCAGATAGCGTTAGTAGAGTTAATTCTAAGGCTATGGTTTTAGTTTCATTTATAAAAAATGAGTCTGGATATTATCAAATTCAAGTACAGGATAAGGAATTATACAATTATACTCAAAAATTAATCAAAGATATTTTTAGAATGAGAATAACTGATATTAATAAAGAAACCAGAATAATCACAGCAGAAACTGATCACTTAGGAATAGCTTTTGATATTATAGAAATTCTCGCTACAAAATATAATTTATCAGTTGTGGCATGATTAAATTTAGACAGAAAGAATTTACAGAATATGATGCAATGAGAAGTCTTTATGTAAAACTTATGCGATATTCTGATAGAAATAAATTCGGAGTAATAGATACTAGTGCATTAATTCCTGTTCTTAGAGGAAATAATGTAGTAATCGAAAGATTTGTAATTAGTACTTCTATGTTTGGAAAAGATAAATATAGAATGTATCTAAAAATTGGTGCCAAAGCAAAGTTACCAGATGAGGTTAGACTTCCAGGTAAAACATATGATAAACGTCTTGGAAATATGCAATTAAACGTAAGTCATTCTATATTTGCGCCAAAAGATAGTGATCCAAATTGGAATAATAACAATAATGGAGGAAATAATAATACTTCTTTAGGAGACACTTCTGGACCTAGGAATGATAATCCTGAAGAAAGAAGAGGTGGAAAAAAGAAAGAAAAGAAGTATTCAGAATTTCCAGGATCAATTTTAGAGCAAAGAGAATTTAAGAGTAAAGGCGGTGATAAACAATATCCCTATCTATCTGGTTCATTCTCTCCTTCCTTTGATCTATCTTATGAAGTTTCTGAATTGCTTGGAGAGGCTATCAAATATGATAAAAAATCAAGATCATTGGTCTTAGAATTCAAATCTATCGAAGATGCTATTAATGCATTGAATATATTACCCTTCGGATTAGGTTATAAAATATATTTACTTAATGCATGATGATTGTAAAAAGATTTTCTCAAACCAAGATATTAAATACTAATAACCCAGCTCTTGGTTTCACTAAAGGGAGAAAATATGATACAGATATGGATAGACTGGGTAGAATGAATACTTCTCAACGTGAATTAGCTGGAATCGGTAATTTAGGAAAAGAAATGAGAAAATTAAATCAAGAATTAAATCGTGGAGGAAGAGGTAAATGGCAAGATACAGATTAAAAAGAAAATGTTACAATGCACTAACTGAAGCTGCCGGAAATACACTTGGAGGAGTTACAGAAGGAGTTGGTAAAGCTCTTGATAATAAAGTAGCCGGAATCGCTGGTGGTGTTTTAGGAGCTACTAAATTAGGAGGAACTATTGGAACAATGATAGGGGGACCATTTGGAAGTATTTTAGGTATGGGAGCTGGTTATCTCTTAGGTTCTGCAGCTACTAGAGGTCTTGGAAAAGGTCTTAAAACTGCCGGTCAAGATATGCAGACTTAATTATAGGAGGATTTAGATTATGATTAAGTTTAGACAAAAAGAATTTTTTTGGGGAATGGCTTTAAATGCTGCAGGGGCTATTGGTACAGGTCTTTCTCTAAAACAAGGCTCTGATCAAATGAAACAAGCTGAGGAACAAGCAGCACAGGCAGAGGAGCAAAATAGAAAGATGACCAAAGCTTTAAATAAAATTGCAGAAAACGCAAAAAATAATCCACAAGCAGCACAACAAGCAGCAGATGTAATGGGACAAAAACAGTTTGCTCAAATAAATTTTGCAAAACTTACAGCAACTCTTAAGAATAATAAAACTTTAGGAAATGCTAAAGGTCTCGCTAAAGATGTTGGTAAAATTGTGTGGAAAGGAAAAAATAAGCTGATTGGTGGAACTATGATGGGAGCTACAATGGCAGGAGCTTCATATCTTACTGATAAAGCAATTCAAAAAGATATGAAGAAAAATGGAATGCCTCTTGAAAAAACCTATTCTGCTGGATCTATAATGAAAGCAGTAAAAGGTACTGGAAAAGTTTTAGGAGAAGCTGCAAAAAAAAATAAAGGAACGTTAATAACGATGGCTGCTCTAGGTTCTGCTCCCATGGCTCTCGGATACTCTGCTGAAAAAGCTCAATATAAAGATCAGATGGCATTAACTCAGAGAAACTATGCAGTCCCTGGAGTAATGGCAGTTAAAAGATTACTTACTGGCGCTTCTAAATCTGTAAGAAATTCACAGATATTTAAAACTCCTGGACAAACAATTTTAGGTGGACTTTCTAATTTATCTGGCGGAGGTGGTCGAAAAGGTGTATACAAATTCGGTCATCAGTTAAATAGATATGGAAAACACTCAGGTTCAGTATGGTCTCAAAAAGCAGGTAAATTCATTATGGATAACCCCAAAACAGCCTTAGCAGGTAGTATTCCAGTCGGTGCTGCAGTTTTAGGAGCAACATGGGGAACTGGAGAGAAAATAGTAAATAAAACAGCTCGGGCTCTAGATAAAGATGCTTTCAAATATCAAGATTCTAAAAATCAAGAAATACAATGATTATAAAAAGAAAATTATTCACTAAATACGACGATACTGATAATCTTAAAAGAATGAAGGATTCAGATATTCTTGCTGAAAAACCAAAACAGGCTCCTGGATATGGTTCTGTAGCTGGGGCTGCTCTTGGTGGGGCTGCTCTTGGTGGAACAGTTGGTTCTGTAGCTGGAGCTTTTGGAAAGAATAAGGCAGGTCGTAGTTTACTCGGAAGAATGGGTAAAGGTGGAAAAACTGGATTAGTTGTTGGTGGTCTTCTAGCAGGTGGAATGGCTCTTCGAAATAGAAATAAACAAGCTGAAAATAATGAATGGTATAATAAAAGACTTAATTATGCTCAGAGACAGGCTAGACGAAGAGAAAAACAGGATTGGAAGACAAATATGACTCAAAGAGATGGTTATTCCTATTAAAATTAATAAAAAATTATGGCAAAATTTAAACCAAAGAAAATAATCAGAGATGTAAAGGAGTTTTATAAAAATAACCCTACGGCAAAAATTACTACTGCCACTGCTGGATTTTCTGGAACTAATCTTGCTATTAATGCTACTAGAAAAAATTCTGATAAAAAATATCAAGATGAACAGCTAGAAGCAATGGATAGATTAACTAAAGCACTTGGAGGAGTTAATAAAACTTTAAAAGAGGTAGAAGTAAAAGAACCTAAAAAGACAACCTCTTATAAATTTAAAAAAATCTTTTCCGAGAAAAATGATAATAATATGATTACATTTAGAAGAAAAGACTTTAGTATATTATCTGATACTGTTAAAGGAGCTATAATTGGTGGAAACGTAGCTACTCTAAGTTTACCATTATCCGGAAAAGATGCTAAAAATATTAAATATGAAGGAAGTAACCCTACTTTCCGAAAATTAAATGCTCTAAGTCCATTTGCTAAACGACTTGGAGTAGTAGCCGCCGGAACATTAGTCGGAGCAGCTCTTGGAGCCTTAGTTGGTACTATAAAAAAAGGTGATGAGGCTATTTCCAGAAAGTTAACAGTTGACAATAGATTAATGGATAGAGTAGTAGAGGATCTTAAGAAAACAGGTTTTAAAGAAGGCTCCGATTTTACAAGAGATCCTAAAACGGCGGATTCTCTTAAATCAGCAATAAGTGTAGCTATAACAAGAAATTCTGGTGAACTTAGACTTCTAGTAAATACAATAGCAGATAATAAACTAAAAGATATAACAAAAAACATAATACGAAATCTACCAAACTCAAGTGCAGTAACAGAAGAAAGTAAAAGTAGATATAATGAGATTTCTATAACTACTATATCTGATGGAACCGCTGATGTTGGTTTAATAGCTGGAATATGTGAAAAATTTATAAGAAATAAATATCCAGTATATCTCGTAGAAGTTGGTTAAATAAAACAATTAATTATTATATTTAAATTATGGCACAATGGACTGAAACTCTCGAACCGTATGTAAAAGTTATAGAGAGAGTACATACCGCAGCTCTTAATCCTACTGCAGGTGAAAGTTTAATTATCGGAGTGACTTTAATTTCTGATGCAGGCCCAGCAGTTCCTACACTGATCTCTAGTCAATCTGAATTCTTAAAAACTTATGCTTCAGGGGACTTAACAGAAGATTATATGGCATCCTTGAATAATCTTTATCATGATGCTAATAATACAGGAGATAAAAATGTAGCTGCAACAATGTGGATGAATGCTTATAGATTGGCTGGCTCTAATGTTATGCTGGTTTGTAGAGCATCTAAAGCTAACGATATCTACTACGCTAAACCCATGACTAAAACTGATTATAGTACATATATCCTTAGAGATGGTGCTTTAATGAAGGGATTTAGAGATGCTGATAAAGGTGTCGTTAAGTTTGTTCTTGATATTGATGGTGATGATGCAGAACATGATCAAGATGGATGGTCAATTAATTTGAATGGAGTAGGTATTCTTGGTAATCGTACCACCGATGATGGTCCTCAATATGATTACTATGTAAGAACTCTCCCCGACTTAGTAAATCAAATGAATGAAACTAATAAATTCTTCTCTCCATCTTATAAATTCTTCACAGATCCTAATAATATCATCTCTGAAAATGAAACAACTGATCCCGATAAAGCAAAGGCAGTTGTATTCTATGAACTTTATCTAGGACAGGATATGCTAGATACTTCAGACTCTAGATGTCCACTAGGAAAGCAGTATATCGTGATTTGTGAACCTGATTGGACTAGTGATAATCCTAATCAAAAACTTATAGATATTAATGCTTCCGCTTGGTCTGGTTTCGAAGAACAGAAATATTATGCAGTTAATCAATATAACTCTAATACTGATCTGAGAGTTAGAATTAGACGTTTTAATCATGATGCAGTAGTTACCAAAGAATTAACTAACCCCGCTTTGAACGAAAACTCTGATTCTCCTTATATGGTACTATCGGCCGTTCTAGATACCTATACTAAGAAAGGAACAGTAGAACCGTCAGAAAGTATCCTACAGCGAGATTTTTATGAAGTCGCTGTTCTTGATCCTAATATTTCTGACGAAGTACAGTTCTTTAATATAGGTAAAGTAACCGGCCGTGGAGATATGGAAGTATCAGAACTCAATGAACTCCTAAGTATGATTCAACTTCAACTCCCTGACGATATGAGAGAGCTTGGATTGAACTACTATGGATACGGAGCTGATGATAAAGTATGGGTAGAACTTGATCCTAATGACCCAAATGCAGGTTCTTATAAACAAACAGTTTCTTCAATGACTGATCTTTACAACTCAAAAGGTATGTCAGTTGGAGATGTTTACCGAGTTGGATCTGGAAGTTCATATAAGTACTATGAATATCAAGAAAATGGTGGAGATCAAGTTTATGCAAAATTAGGCGTAGATCCAACTGAAACAGATATTCTTGATGTATCTGAATCGGATCTTAAGAAAGCACTTGACGAAATCAACATTCAGGAAATCTATGTGGTTGAAGGATTATGTGACCTTGGAAATACATCACTAAGTTTCCAGAATTACTTGGCTAATATGGCTATCAATTCTAACTATTTCTATCCAGTATCAACAGTTCAGAGCACAAATTATATGACTATCGCTAATAATGCAACTAAAATAGCACAAGATTCATATAAACTCTATCTGTCTGCACCTTGGGATATCGACTCCGGTACATTTGGATGGAAATATTATTGCTCACCTGCTGTTGTTTACTGGGAAGCTGTAGCTAGAAACCGTAGAAATAATGCAGAATTTGCTCCTGTGCTTGGACAAACTAATGGTATTGTTCAGTATCAAAGACCTATGACAGAGTTTAATAAGAAAACTCGTCAACTTCTGCTATCAAAACGAGTAAATACTGTACTCTGGAATTATCAAACTAACGCTTGGAATATGAATGATAAACAAAATTGTCCAATTTATTGAAATTGAATTTTTATGAACTGCTGGAATTTATATTAAAAATAAAAATCAGCAAAAAGGATTACTAATATAAATCCTTTCTCAACGACTAAGTATAAAAGATAAATAAATTTTATTATTTTTCAAGATATAGTCTAGCGAAATTACCAAATAATTTTCTAAAACGAATTATACTAAGCAAAGTGTGGATAATATTGTTTCAGATGAAGGTAACTCTCGTTTAGCTATTCGTATCTCAAAAGCTATGCCTGTATTACTTAAACAGTATATAGGCTGGAGAATTGCACCAAAACTATGGGAAAGTGCGATTGGAACTATTGACTATTGGTTCAAATCAACTATTCTCCCAATGTCTTATAATATCGATGATTACCGTATTATCATCGATGAGACAAATAACCCTGTTCAAATTCAGCGTAAATAATTGCGCCTTGGATTTTTATATTACCGAGAAAAATAAGAGAATTGCTGGAAGATAATAAAATAAATCAGCAAAGAAAGTTTACAAAAATTTTCTCTCAACGACTATGTACTTATTAAAATGATATAGTCTGATCTTAAATATTAATCTTATATTTAAGTTTAACAATAATGCAGAATAAAATGGTGGTTAATGTTTTGGTTAGATATCAACGTGCCCTTTCGAAAATTTATATAAGAGAGGCTAATGTGAATTTTAACATTAGAAAATATCTTAAACTGCTGGAAAATGTGAAACATAAATCAGCAAAAACTATTTTTTTAATAGTTTCTCAACGACTATAGTAGATACTAAGATAATATAGTCTGCCTATTATAAATAATAATAGAATAAGCGAAATATGTCATCGTAGAGTATATGCGATTATTATACCAATTGCTGGAACTTAATAAATCCAAAGAATCAGCAAAAATAGATATAATTCTATTTCTCAACGACTAGATGTATAATTAAAATCTTTAAACTGATTTTAAAAGATATAGTCTGAACATGAGTAGATAATACTTAGCAAACATATTGATATCACGACATTTTCGACGTTGGTATGGATCTTGCAGTCTCAGAGTACGAAGATACTAGAGGAGCAGCCCTTGAATAATAAAAACTATGATAGTATGCTGGAGAAATCTGGCATACTATCCTTTATAAATAATAGAATATGCAAAAATTTACAAAAGATGATATAATAAATAATATTATTTCGAAATTAACTAAAGATATCGAATTCCTAGGATTAGAAAACTATTCAAAAGATATATCTACAAAAAAACTAAAAATTATTTTAAGATGTAAATTACATAATATAAGTAAAATTATAAAATATTCTAGTTTTATATTAAATGGATGGCATTGTCCTGAATGTTCAAAAATAAAAAGAACACTTCCAGAAAATATAGCAATAGAAAGAATACAAAAATCCATATTAAAGAAGAATAATGAAGGGAATAATATATCTTTTTTAGGATTTGTAAATTTTTGGAAAGGCTCATCAACGAAATTGATTTTAAAATGTAATATTCACAATATTATTTGGAAAACAACAACCTATAATGGATTTATTTCGAATAATTTAATTGGTTGTCCTGAATGTTCAAAAGAAAGAAAAAAAAGAAAATTAACTAATTTAGAAGCAGAAAATAATATAATTGAATTTCATAAATCATCTTCCATAAATGAATTGTCAATATTCTATAATATTCATAATAGCTATACAGGTTATAATTCTCCAGTTGAATTAGTTTGTTGTAAACATGGAAAATTTTCATGTTATTATAGTTATTTAATGACTGATAAAAGTAGAAATATTATACTATGTCCTAAATGTAGAGAGTTATTTGAACGTGAACAGGAAAAGAAAAGATATTATAATTTAATAATAAATAGAGTAAATTATTTAAATAAAAAATATAATATATCTTTAGAATTTTTAGGATTTAAAGAAGAATTCAATTATCAAAATACATATTTAATACTGAAATGTAATATTCATAATCATATTTGGGATACTACTAGACTAGGTATATTTTTAAAACATGAAGGAAAATATTGTATATATTGTTCAAAAACTAGTAGTATCTCGTTTATGGAAAATTCTTTATACTCTATTTTAAATAGTTATTATTTAAACATAATTCGTCAATATAAATTAATAATAAATAATAGAATATTTCATTTAGATTTTTACATTCCTGAATTAAATACTATTATAGAATATGATGGAGAACAACATACTCATTGGATAAAATATTTTCAACCTACATATCAAGACTTCGTAAATCAAGTCAATCGAGATAGATGTTTAGAACAATATTGCAAAGAAAATAATATATGTCTTCTTCGAATTCCCTATAAAGATAATAATAAAATCCCTGAAATCATAAAGATATTTTTCGAAGAAGGAAAAGATATAACAACAAAAGTAGAACCTAAATTATTACCAGTATTATATCATGGATAAAACATTATTAATAGATCTTAAAAAGAAGTTATTTATCAGGAGTGCTCTTATAAGTTTGACGTCTCTTGATGAAATTTTAGCCTTGAACGATTTTTTGAGTCCAGATGAGATATTACTGGAGATAATTAAGGAGTCGTTAAGAGAATTTGAACATACCTTGCCATTGATTCTGGAGATGAAAATGAACCGTTCTCAGATGTGTAGTTGTGAGAACATGGGACTTGAAGGGTATTGTGAGATTAAGAGTAATTTTACATTATTTCTTGATTGTAAAATATCGGAAGATCAGATTATATTAATTCCAAACTCTATTCCTATGTACAGAATTGGATCTATTTCGTATCCTGCTCCAGGAAACTATACTTATTTTACGGATTATAGACGTCCATATGTTTTTATGATGGATATGCCTAGCTATGATCAATTTTATGTTAGGGGAATATGTAGTCGACCAATAATTCCTGACTTTCTTCCTGATAAAACGTTTAATCCAGGATCATCTAAAGCAGCTATTTATTGGCTGAATGTAGAAGAAGGGTCGAGAGGTACATTTTTTATGGATCTCTGTATGACTCATTTACTAGACTATATTAGGAACCTAAAGGCTTCATTAATGTTACCTAATGTTGGTTTGGAAGTTCTTAATAATATCGATGCTGCATATCAAGAGCTTAGATCTAGGTGTGATAATTATATACTCCAATCTGGATGGTATGGAGATTTACTTGTTTAATATATAAATTTATGATAATAAAAAGAAAGTTGTATTCTCTTGCAGGAACTAGAATATTAGCTGGATTTAATAAAAAAGTTCTTAGAAAGGCTCCAATGGCTGCAAAAAGATCTGCCATAAAAACACAAAATAAAGTTCTTTCTGGAGTAGCAAGAGGTTTAAATAAGGTAGAAGGAGTAAAAATGGCGGCAAATCAAGCAGCCATTAATCCAGGAAGAGTTATAAATACTAAAGTAATTCAACCATCTATAGAAGCACCTATAACTTCTGTAGCTATGAAAACAGTACCTATTCCTGGAACATCTGCTTTAGTTAGTGTAGTAGGAAAACCAGAGAAAACTATGTGGAAAAAGATTGGAGTTGGTGATAAAATGTCTAAGGCTGCATCTAAGTATGTAGATAGTAAAGGAGGCAGAGTTGTAGAAGATGTAGTAAATAGCTCAACTAATTATTTAAAAAATCTTATGGTATGACAAAATTTAGACAAAAACAATATACAATTCCGGAGGGTCACTATACAGGTCCAAAGGATATGGATAAGGTTCCAGGAGCTATAGAAGTAATCGGAAAATCTGCCTTAGCTGGTGCTGGTATTGGAGGAGTTACAGGTAGTCTCCTAAAAGATGCTAGTATTACCAGTGGTGCTATAACTGGAGGTAAATATGGAACTATAGCAGGTGTAGTATTAAAATTCTTCTTAAACTATTTACACAATCCAATGTCATCTATTAAATTTCAAGAAGTAGATAAATTAATTCGTCGTGAGTTTGGTATTTATAGAGCTTCTGGAGTAACTATAGGAGATTCATTAGATAAAAGAGCAAAAATAGATGAGAAGTTTAGTTTTAATGATCGAAATGTAACAGCTTATAAATTAAATTTTTCAATACAAGATAATTCCATTACCATGTATACTTTTGGAATGACCTCTAAGGAATTGGAAAAGACTTCAGATAGTTTAGACTATTACTGTAAGAAGTATACAGGGATGGAATATAGTAGTTATGCAATCAATTCTAGAAATAATTCTTATTCAGTGGCTATTGTATTTACAAATTATCAAGTTATAGCCAACTTTATAATGGAACTCAGTAATACTCTTGGAGTAAAAATAAATCTTCTTGATAACAAAGCTTTAGTTGAAAATAGAATTAAGGAAGTTGAACAGAAGGATTTTTCAGTTAAGTCTTTAAATAAATATGATTTAAAGAAATTCATTGGAAAGACAGGAAAATTTCTATTTTCCGGTAAATCTGAAGATCTTATCGGTTTAATTTATAGTGCTGCAGTAACTTTTTCTAATGATCCTGATATAATTCCTATATATCGAGGAGATTTTGGAAATAAGTACTTAGAAAATAGCCTTAAAAGACTTCGTTATGTTGAAGGTTTAGATTATACTGTTGGGGAATTTGGTGGAGATATAGGTATTAATATGTCAATGATCTCTGGAATATTCGTAATAACAGTAAATAAAGAGGATACCGACGAACTTAAGAAGATTGATTCTATTTTCTGGAATCATTTAAAAACGATAGTAAATAGGGTAGATACTGGAAAAGTAGTTGTATATAACTACACAATTAAAACAAGAAATGAATTTGATTTTATCTTAAAAAAATTCATGTCAACTGATGTAAAACCTAATATATTTGAAAAATGATAGTACCTAGAATTCGATATTTTTCAGATTTACAAGCTAGAAAGATGATAACGAAATTAACAGAGAAATTGGATAAAGATCGTATCGGGGATTATGAAGTTTCTAGTAAAATTCCCAAAGATGTAATTAGTATATATCCTGATCCATCTTCAATTAAAATATATATTCCAAAAGATCTTGAATATAGTCAGTACGAAATTGATGATTTCATTAGATCTATGGCAGCTCATATTAGAACAACTACGATCCTAGAGAGAGATATATATGTAATGAAACTATCAGGATCTCTTACTTTTGAACAGATATATAAATTAATACGTGAAATAATTGATACAGAAGAATTTTGTACTATTATTGACTGTGATTAATCTTTAAACTAAATATATACTATTATGGCGGATATGATTTCAAAAAACTTAGATAAGGCAAATAGGCTTTATTCTATTGGAATGAAAAATATAAAATTACAATTAAAACTTCTTGGGACTGAATTTGTAGTACTCAGACCAAAGAGTAATTCAAAATGGAAAAATGTTTTTGGAGGTACATATTCATCAAGTAGTACATTAGAGAACGATTATGATCAATTTACTACAATATTGATATTAAATCAGAATGAACTAAGAGATGTATGGAATCGAAACAGAGATAATCTAGAAGTATATACAGATGATGGATCTCTTGAAGTAGGGGATGAATTACAATATACTCGTGGAAAATATACATTCAGATTTAAAATATCTCTTAAAATGGGTTACTCTGAAGTAGCTGAAGTATTCTATGTTTATACATTGAATAGTATTATTGAAACTTTAGATATGTAATTATGAGAGAAAGAAATATAGAAAATGAGATTCTGAAGCAAAATAAAATTCCTGGATGTGATCAACTTACTAGACCTGAGGAAGTAAAAGCTCTTAGTAAATATCTTAAAAGTATTAGAACAACTCAAGAAAATCATACTTCCCTAGAGAAAGATAATCTAGAACTCCCTGGAAGAACAACAGGGAGGATTCCAGAAATTAATTCTCTCGAAGATCATATAGAGGGATTAGATGGGGTTCGTGGTATTAAAAGTCTATATAAAGAATCATCACGAGAACCACTTTCTGATAATAGAAACTCTGACTCGGCGGAAAATCATGGGTTGTATACAGAAAAGACACGTGAAAATCTGTATGATCCTAGGAAAACAGAACTAGAGAAACATCGTGAGGATATAGTAAATAAAAAAAATATCCTTGAACCAACCCTAGAAGACCGCCGAGAAGAATTAACTGAGGAACCAAAAGAATTAAAATCTCTAGGTACAGAAAAGTTAAATCTAGAAGGAGTTAGAGATGTAAGAAATCTTTATATAAATACAAAAGAAAATCTTAAGGTTCCAGAAAAAGATCTAGAGTTAGGAAAAGAAAGAGAATCTCTTATTGATAATCACAACCTAGAATTAGATCTAACAAGAATAGACCTTGAAGGATTTAAAGATTTATCATACAAAGAACAGCTCGAAGTAGATTCTAAAAATGAATTAGATACTACTCGAATATCTTTAGAAAAAACAATTGAAACTTCTGAATTATCTAGTTATAGAGAAGATCTTAAAGAAACGCCGGAGGAATTAGATAAGTTAGAAGATCACAGAGAAAAATTAAATAGTGGAAAAGATAATCTAAAAGAACTTGAAGATACTAAAGTTAAACTCAGAAATCCAGTAGATGATGCTGAACTTTCTAAAACCAAAGTATCTTTAGAGAGAACCATAGAAGATAAAGAGTTAGAAACTTATAGGGAAAATCTTAGGAAAACGCCGGAGGAGTTAGATGAATTAGAGAATCATAAAGAGTCTCTTAGAAGTGGGGAAGAATTAAAGAGTTTACCTGAAGATAAAATAACTCTTGGAGGTACTGTAAAGGTATTAGAAGAACTTGGAAACACTAAAATAGATTTGGAAGGTACTGAAGAATCTGAGATATCTACTTTAGAGGATTATAGAGAAAACTTAAGTGTAGAAGATAATAATTCTCTTGAAGATACTAGGGTAGATCTGAAAGGTACTGTAGAATACGAAGCTTCTGAGTTAGAAGATGCCAGAATCAACTTAACCGGAACAGAAGAATCCGAACCTAAAAGTCTCGAAGATAAAAGGATAGACCTAGAAGATACAAAGGAGTCTGAACCTAAAGCTCTAGAGAATGAAAGAATTGATCTAGAAAATACTGAAGAGTCTGAGATATCTACTTTAGAGGATTATAGAGAAAACTTAAGTGTAGAAGATAATAATTCTCTTGAAGATACTAGAATAGACTTAACTGGAACTAAAGAAGCTGAGATGTCTGAACTTGAGGATTATCTTGATGATCTAGAAAATACGAAGGATTATGAGGCTTCTGAGTTAGAGGACACTAGAATAGATTTAACCGGAACTAAAGAATTCGAACCTAAATCTTTAGAAGACGAGAGAATAAACTTAGAGGGTACTAAAGAATATGAATCAAGTTCTTTAGAAGATGAAAGGATAGATTTAAAAGGTACAGAGGAAGCTGAACCTGAAAGTCTTGAAGATTTTATAGATAAACTTGAAGATACTAGAGATTTTGAGTTAGAAGATGAAAAACTCGAACTCCCTGAAACTTCTGGAGATGGATATGAAGGTTATACTCCATTAGGTCCGGAAGAATTAGATAGTCTTGGTGGAAATATCAATAATTTCTATGATTCTCTCCTTGAAGTTCCAGAAATAGCTGATGCTCCTAGACAATCTGGAGATTATACTCCTCTTGGCCCAGAAGAGTTAGATAGTCTTGGTGGAGATCTTGGAAATTTTTACGATTCTATTCTAGAAGTTCCAGAAACAGATAATGAAAATTATCTTTCTCCAGAAGAAGTAGAAAAAATCATAGAAAATCCAGAACAACAATATAATTATAAAGATAAGTTACCTGAAGTAGCTAAAGGAAATTCAGCTCCTAGAGTAGAAACAGAAGGATCATATAATTATCTTTCTCCAGAAGAAGTAGAAAAAATCATAGAAAATCCTACTTATTTCTATAACCAACAAAAAGAAATTCCAGATGCACAAGCTCCTGATGGACAAGAAATTTATAAATATTCAGAAAATCCTGAACTATCTTCTGAACAAGTAGAAGGTCCTCCTATGAAATTACCTAAATTTGGATTAGAATCTCTTAATTTAAGTAATTATCTTAGATGGACTGCTGAAAAAGCCGTGGGCTGGACTGGAGTACATGGAGAGGCAAGACAACTTCTTGTTAATGAAACACTAGCTGGTTTGGTAGTAGCTAGAGACGAGCTTGAAAAAGTAACTAAATCAAATCGATATAGACTCCCTGGAAATGATGGCGGTTTATTGGGTGATTTAGTATCTGGAGGAGTTTCTGGTGCACTTGACAACCTAGGAGACAAGCTCGGAGATGCTGTTAATAGTATCGTTGGAAGCAAATCAGTAGATATATCTAATCCTTTGAATAGACCAGATGAAAATAAATTTAAATATAATGGATTTGAAGAAGCGAATACACGATCAACTAGTAGTAATGCTTCTAATCCTATAAAAAGTCAATCTGTATTTTCTTATGATGAAATCGAACTCTTAAGTAAAATAACTAATGAAGGAGCAAAGAAAAATTCATCATCATCCTTTTGGAAAAAAGCAGGTAGTGCTTTAAAAGATATGGCTTTAGGATCTTCTGGAGGAGAAAGAACATACAGTTTTAAGAATAATTATATTTCAGGTAAAGGTATATTAATTACTCTAGAGGAATTATGTGGGATATCTAGCGATACTGACGATACTAATACTGTAGAAGGTTTATATAATGTATTAAAATCTAGCCCATTTATTACAACTCCAGATAAATTTACCTCAACAGGGTATTCAAATTATAATATTCAAACATTAGATACTAATGCTTTCTGGGAAATTGCTCTTGAACCTTATGCAGGGCCTGAAAATGGAGATCTTAATTATCTTCCTGGAATCCACGAAATAAATATAAGAAATATCGTAATGCATGGAGTAAATACAGCTTATAATAAATGGATTCCATTTACTAGTTTTGATCTTCAAAAATCTAAAATGACATCAAAAACACTGAGCTTGTATGATGGTGAAATTAGTTATCCTGTTTCAATGGAATTTACTAATGAACTTCGAATAACTATCGCCGACGATCAATATAAATCTTGGAGACGATACTTTGAAGAATGTGCTAAAGCTGCAATTTATAATAGCGAAGGACATACATCTGACTATTATATACTGCCCCCGGATGAATATTCACTTACAGCAATAGATACTAATAATGTGTGTATTGCTATGTATAAAAATATATGCTTCAGATGTAGAATATATGTTATGACACCACAATATAGTACAATTCAAAAATTTGATTTGCTTTTAGTAATGAAAGATTTCTCTGAAGAGTATACAGGGGATATTGGAGACGGTGCAGGAGATCTTACGGTATCATTTAGCATCGTAGGAGAGAATCCAAATGAAGGAAAAATTCCAGAAGTTAAGGTAATACAACATAAAGCTCCCGATAATTCTTCAAAAACAGATTACGGTTCTATAGTAGAAAGTGGAGTAAATTCAGTAATGAAACTAATTAAATAATATAAAGCTATGTATTTAAGATTAGGAACAACTAATATAAAGTACTCCACTGAACAAGATGATTTTACAGTATTTTCTGAAGTTGTAGATTCTAAGATGTCATATGAGAAACCAATACTTGTGAGAACTCCTGATGAACTTGATATTTGGTTTGGATCAGATTTTCCAGGGAAAGATTATTATGATGAACTTTTAGAATCTGGAGTTACTTTATTCTTATATAGACCAATTAAGGTTGAACAAAATACTAATGCTCCTGACTATGTTGACCTAAAAGAGTATTCTATAGATCAAAAATTATACTATAACTTAACAGAACTTCCAGAAATCGGAGAAGATAAAGTTTTGTATAAGGTAGTAACAGGAGAAGGCGAATATAAAGAGGGAAATTTGTGGTATACTCTTTATATATATTATCTAGGAGAATATATGAAAATCCTAGAATTACCACAAAATCTTGACACTAATAATACGAGTTCTCTAGAAAATAGGGATGTATTAAACATAAATTATCCAGGTTTTATTGGACCTGAATATTGTTATCCGAAATATATAGAGGAAGGAGATGTTGATTATACTGAAAAAATTAATGAAGAAATATTATTATCTCATCTTCCTGACTTGCTAAGAGTATCAAAAGGGTATGAAACTTTAGCTTATTCTTTAGTATATAACCCTGAGATAGATTTTCACCCGATAGACGAGGGATTAACTTCTAAATATATAATCCTGAAAAAACTTAAAAATGACTCTTATGAAAATATAATGATTTGGTTTAAAGAGGAAATTAATAGTATCCCTAATATTCCAAGTCAGTATTATGATGAAGCAGTCGAGGTCGAAATCAAAGCCAAAGAAAGTAATAAGGAAATTTTCAAGAGGTTAGTAGAAGTTATAATTCCAAGTCAATTAGGTTATACAGTCGAAGGAAATATCTCGGAGGGTTACAAAATATACACATCATATTCTGTTCAGGTTACTTATTTTACTAATATTACTGATCTATTATTCGAACCAGATTTTAACACTACACACAATATACTATCAAAAATCTCGAGCGGAAGTACTAGAGTGAGATTTATATCTAAAACAACTGGTACTGAAGGTGGAGATCCCGAATACTTAGATAGTGATATTAGTGTAAATATTGAGAAACTGAAAGGAGATGATAAGTATAGAGTAACAATCGAGAGGTATAAATATCAAGAAATTTATGAAGGTGGTTTATTTACTATTGGACAGGAAAGACTTGATACTATAATTACTTCAGAGTCTAAGTTAGTTAGATGTATTCTCTCAACATCTTACATAAATCGAGAAACAGGTGAAGAGGTAGAATATAAAAAAGGTACTAAAGAATCTGAATTACCTTCTGGAACATGGTATCTTAAACGAGCCTGGAAAGAAACGGCCGAAGATATAAATGGGGAATATTGGAAAGCGGCAGAGGCTATTTTTGGATCTGACAACGCTGGAATTATTGATTATTTCTTAGTCCCTGATATCTATAAATACTCGGCCGGAATGAAGACAGGCTCAGAGACTAGTTATTATCCAGAATACGAGAGATTTTTAGGGTATGCAAGGAGTTTAGGTTTTCAAGTATTATTCCAAAATTCTGATAATGGATGGACCTACGTAGAAACTCAAGAACTCCCATCGGCCGAAAATATAACCTCAGGAACAATTTATATAGTATCACAACCCACTGGAGGAGTAAAATTCTATAAAGTGGAAAACGGAAACTTAATAGAAACAACTGATCCTGAGGAAACTAATACGGCCGGAAATAACTACGTCTTTAATTATACCTCTGACACTGATAATCGACTCTTATATTTTTATCGAGGGCAAACAATTTTCGGACAAGATAGACCTGGATATTATTTACATATTAGAGGGCTCTTACAAGATATTTACTCAATAACTAGCGATCAGATCTTATATCAAACACCTACAACAGATCCTTACACCTTTGAATCACCAGAAGAAAAACTTGAAGAATACAAAAGTAATTATCTAGTATTTAATAACCAGATATATTATTATAAAAAATATCAAAATGGACAAGACTTCAATACTTCAGGGTGGATGAGATTCTGTATAGGAAAAGTGGCTAGAGAATTGGAAAAGAATAAATGGAAAATTCTTAGTACTAAATCAGCCGGAGATATAAGAGCTAGAATAGAACAGATCTTAAATAGAATATCAGCTGGGTACTCATATATAGATTCATTAGTTATTACTGGATTTTACCTAGACTTACCAAATAACAGACTAGGACTTGAAGTGGAATCTAGAATGAGCGACTTAGTAGATAATGATATGACGATCGATATAACTTTAAATTACGATAAAAAATAATAAAAACTATGGCAAGCGTAGCAAGTTTAGTCCGCGGAAGTGACGGATACATGAAATTTATTGACTATCAAAGTACATATAAAGATAATAATAAAGAATTCCTTCGTGGTGACATGTGGGAACTTCAATTCATTAATGTACCTAAGATAAATAATTGTCTTAGTAAAACTTTGTAAACTGCTGGAAGATCAAGTAAAGATAAATCAGCAAAAATAGATAAAAAATCTATTTCTCAACGACTATTAGCAAAGAAAAGAAATAGCCATAGATTTCTTTTATGATATAGTCTAAACATAGAACAAATGTTTGAGTTTATTTCCCTGGTACTGATATTTTCAATGCTAGATTAAATGCCGTTCAGGTAGGTATTGATTATAGTGTATCAGGTTTTGAAAAGAGAATGCGTGGTAATTATACTATCATTCAGAAGACAGGTCAAAACACAGCTGGAACCCTGTCGTTGGCTTTTGTAGATAAGGAAGATCAGGCAATTACTTACTGGTTTGATAATTTAAAAGTTGTCCATTAAGAGATTAAAAGTTCCTTAATGAATCTTTGTGAACTGCTGGAAATATCTCGTTATAGTTATCTCCATCGCTTAAGATTTAGGATTAAGAGCGATGAACCTAATATAACGAAAAAATAATCAGCAGAAATAGATATGATTCTATTTTTCAACGACTAAGTACAGAGAAAGAGGGTTAAGCCATAGTTCCTCTTTATGATATAGTCTAGTATGATTTAAAACAAAAACCATAAGGACTATCGCCAGAAAATTGCAGATCGTGATACTAAATATTCTTTCAGAAAGGATGACTTAGTATGCGACCTTAGATTAATCTTAACTAACTCAAGCCGTATCAAAGTTCGTACTCTTAATTTCTATAACTGTATTCTTCAGGATGCTCCGATCGACGAAAATGGTTAAAAAATTTTAAGGCCCACTAGAAATAGTAATATTCTAGAATGTAGTAAGTAAATTCGGTGAAAGGATAATCCCAATACCGAACTGAGAACATAAAAATTCTTAGCGTAACGAATAAAGACTTACTAACTTATAATGAAATATAAGTTAAATTTATATTCTGAACATATAATAAAATATTATAGTAACCTATTGCAAACAGAAGACGGAACCGATTAATTGCTTAGTCGCCTATTATATAATAGGAAAATTATACTAAAATGCTGGAAAATGTAAAACATAAATCAGCAAAAACTATTAAAAATAGCTTCTCAACGACTAAATGTATAACTTAAGAAATATTAATTCTTAAGATGATATAGTCTATAATATATTAATATATATTAACAAATGCGAGCAGATATCCAAGTAAGCTTTTTCAAATGAAGAAGCATAAAGTAATACAAAACTTTATGAAAATTCTATTAAAATGCTGGAATATCAAATAGATAATCAGCAAAAATTAGAAAAATATCTAATTTCTCAACGACTAAATATAGAACCATACGTATAATATGGATGATATAGTCTATTCATTGATAAAATAATTAATGATTTTAAAGCAATTTGAACATTTTGGAAAATTTCATGGTGTTTTCTACAAGAATTGCTGGAAAATTTGTATCTTCTACAAATAATCAGCATCCTAGATAGTAATATAAACCTAGGTTCAACGACTATGTATGTAGACTAAGGAAATTCCTTAGGTGATATAGTCTGTCATGAGATAAAACTCATTGATTAACGTATGAAAGAACTTTTGATAATATTTAAAAAATAAAAACACTAAAGAAGAGTGGCTTTGATCGGCTGCTCTTCTACTAAATAATTATTAAAAAATTTAATATGATTATACTAAGAAAATATCCAGAGGAAGAACAGAAAGAATTCTCTGGTAGAAGAAATTTAGCAGCAAAAGTTATAAAATCTATGCGAAAACACCTAAGAAAATCAGAAGAACTTGGTAAAAAAGCATCAAACTTAGAAATTCATAGTGAGAAATTAAAACAAGAAGCTACTAATTTAATGGAAAATAAAAACTACAGAGTTCTTGATTATAATCCATTTAGTGAAAAAGGTTCTCAAGCTTTAGCAACAAAAGATGGAATAAGAGATGGAAGATATCTAAGAATGGATCTTAACAATAAAGAAACTGCTAAATTTATAGATGAGGTTGATTATGCAGGTAGTAAAGGACAAATAATGGTTCCTGGTAAAACGAAAGAAACAGGAATAGAGGATATACTTCATGAAGGAGGACATATTGATAACAGATATGAATTTCCATCTAATATAATAAGCAGTATAGCAAATAGATCAAGAAACAGTTTTGAAAATACTTCACCTTATTCTTCTTTAGTTACAGGAGGAATATTAAAAAATATTGGGGAATTTTTTACTAGACCAATAAAAACTAAAGCAATTACAGCTGATGAAACAAAAGCTAGTAAACGTGCAATGAAGTCTTTAAAAAAGTTAAAAGGAGTAACAGAACAAGATATAAAAACCGCAGAAAAGAAATATAAAACTGCAAAAGAAGCTTATAAAGAAAAAGGGAAAGCTTATAGAAAAGAACCACTAAAAGAAATACTAGTTAAAATTAGTCCAAGTAGAAAGAAAAAATAAAAGAAGCCTTAATCAGCTTCTTTTAAGAGGTTTTTTAAACTATTTATGTAATTATCACACATAGAGTTATAAAAATTTTTAGTATTCTTATTTCTAGAGAATAATGAAAAATATGTTTTTATATTCAATCTCAAAGAATTCATTTGTCTATCATAATTCAAGATTTTCTCATAATTTTCTTTGTTAATCTCTATTTTAGATCTCAAATTATAATATTCTAATTCTTTTTTTAAAATCATATCTAAAATTTCTTTATTTAATCGTTTCTCTAGTATTTCTCTAATTACGTAACCTCCTATTAATCCTAAAATTATTGTTTCCATAATTAATCTATCTATATATTTTACTCATATATAAGGCTTTTAACCTTTAACATTAGGACAATAAAAAAGAAGATCAACTTTCTGTCAATCTTCTTATAGGCAGGAAAAGTTTATTCAGGTGATTTTCTGAGTTCTTCTTCCAAATCTTTTCCACATTGTATGAATATTTCAGCAAAACCTTCAGTACTACATAAAGTCTCTGTATTAGATAATACATTAGACATAATCTTACAGTTACGTCTTTCTTTTTCAGAAAGAAGGTTTGGATCTTTTTTATATTTATACATATTCTCCATACCTGAATGATATCCTATACCTTTTCCTAATTTATAAGCTACTATAACTGATACAGTAGCTAAACCAATTTTTAATAATGTTTTCATATTTTTAATATTTTTAAATTAATATACACATATAAGGCTTTTACTCTTTCTTGAAAATCTAGTATCAGGGGGGGGGTAAAAGTTAATAAATATATCTCCCTGATCATGAATTTGAATTTATGATTATAAAACGTAAATTATTTAGTGAAAAAGAAAAGAAATCTTCTAATGATACTAACTCCAAAGCAAAAGGAGCTGGAGTAGCAATAGCAGGAACTGTAGGTAATACTATACTAGGAATAAAAAGCAAAAAACATATGGAAGGTGAAAATACCAAAGAAGGTGAGGAACTTTTCGATAAAGTTAAAAGACTTGCAACAAAGAAAGGCATCAAAGTAGATGAAGTCTCGAAAACTGGCTTAGGACCTGCTTATAGTAATAACACTATCTACTCAGATGGAACAAAGATGAAAGCAAATATTAAAACAGGATATGGGAGACATGGTGATTTAATTTCTCATGAATTTGGTCATGCTCATTTTGATAAAGGTAAAGCAAAAGGAATCGGAGAAAAAATTGGAAAAGCAGCTCATAAAGTTTATCTTAAAGGTGGAGCACTTCAACATACAGTACTTGCCCCAGTGGGTGGAATTATTGCAGGCACTAGATCAGGAAAGAAAGCAGCTGAAAAAGAAGCTGCCGGAGAAAAAGAATCTAAACTTTCCAGACACAGTGCATGGGGAACTTCTTTGGCAATTCAAACACCTGGATTAGTATCAGAGGCTGCGGCTAGTAAATATGGATATAATGTATTGAAAAAAGCAGGAGCCTCTAAAAAATATCTAAAAGGATCTAAGAAAAATTTAGCTACTGCATTTGGAACTTATGCTACTATAGCTGCTGCAAATGCTGGACTAGGAGAATTAGCTAGAGGAAGAGCATACAAAAAGAGAAAGAAAGAATTAGAGAAAGAGAAAAATAAAAAGAAAGATGATAAATAATTAATATCATCTTTCTCAAACCGTAACTAATATACCTTTCCAAAATTACGAAAGTATTTAAAATAGTTACGAAAACTAATAAATAATCCTGATTTTTTCATAATCTTATATATTTAAAGTTTCTATTCATATATAAGGCTTTGAAGAGAAATAAAATAAGATTCTGAAACTAATAAAAAGGAGGTTATACTCAGGTTTGTCCCTTATTTATGAGGACAAAGGAGTTTCCCTCTCTTTTCGTCTTATTGCAAAAAACCCCTAGATCATTTAATTATTGACATATAGTATAATATCCTTTTAATTAGACACCCCTTTGGCCTCTAAAGGGCCAGGGGTGGTATTTCTAGATTAAAAGCTCATAGGAAATTATGAACATGAATATTCCATGCCTCTGGCATGATCTTATGTTCTTTAGTCTATATGAGCAAAGTGTCGCTTTTTTCTCAAATAATATATATATAGTATATTCCCAAAATGATCTGTCTTAAATCGACAAAATGCGTATAATATCCTTTCAATTCCTTATTTTCGAAAAGGGAATCCTCCTATGTCTTCAATTTTAAAAGACATAGAAATTATTTTTAACTGGATTCTCTATTAGATTATAATAAACTTAATTAAAATTATACGTATATGTCAATAATTAAATTAAATGATTACGTAGTTCCAAAGGGAATTAGATTTATATCAGAACTAGGAACAAACTTTAGATTTTATAAGTTACCAGGAAAGTGTATCATAAATAAACAATTACCTGGATGCGGTTTTACAGAATATTGCCTTAGAGGACCAGAGAATGTTATTCTATGTAGTCCAAGGAAGATGTTGCTTAAGAATAAAAAGGATCAACATGGTAGAGATGTTTATTTAGTTATAAATGAATTAGAAAAGGAAGTGAATGTAGATAAAGATCTCAGTAAAACAGATAAATCTCAAGCATTTATAGATACCATTAAGGAAGTAGTACATGGAAAGGATACTGTCTATAATCGATTAATGAATGAAATTAAAGACTATATAGGTGAGAGGAAATACTTAGGAGATAAGCCCTGTAAAATTCTTGTAACTTACGATTCATATAGGATTGTAAAAAATATCCTAGAAAGTCTTGGTATATTTCAAAGTTTTTATACTGTAATAGATGAATTTCAAACTATTCTACATGATTCTAAATTTAAAAGTAATACTGAATTAGACTTCCTTTATCACTTACATCAATCTCATTCAGCTTTATTTGTCAGTGCAACTCCAATGCTAGAAGAGTACTTGAATATGTTAGATGAATTCAATGGTCTACCATATATTAATATGGATTGGAATTCTGAAGATCCTATTAGAGTGCTTAAACCTTCTCTTAAAGTATTAACAATGAAATCAGTGGGTGAGAAACTTCCTGAAATTATTCAATCTTATAAGGATGGTAATTATGAAAAAGCAATTCGAATGATTAATGGATATCCTAGGGAAATAACATCAGATGAAGCAGTATTTTATGTAAACAGTGTTAATCATATCACATCTATTATTAAAAAGTGTAATCTCCAACCAGAAGAAGTTAATATATTATGTAGTGATACGCCAGAGAATCTTAAAAAAATTCAAAAGAAATTAGGTAAGAAATTTGTAATAGGAGAGGTACCATTAGAAGGAGTAAAACCAAAAATGTTTACTTTCTGTACTAGAACTGTATATCTCGGAGCAGATTTTTATAGTTTATGTGCTAGATCCTTTATATTCTCAGATTCTAATATAGATAGTTTAGCAGTAGATATATCAGAAGATTTACCTCAGATATTGGGAAGACAGAGATTAAAAGAAAATCCTTGGAAAAATGAGGCTATTTTTTATTACAGGTCTATTTGTGATTATAGAAAGATTAGTCAAGAAGAATTTAGTAAAGAGATAGAAAGAAAAAAGAAAGCAACTAATGATTTATTATTAGCTTTCAATTCTACTCCTGATAATGCTAAATTAACATTAGCTGAGAAATATAGAAAAGATGCTAAAGCATCTAATTATAAAGATGATTATGTGGCAGTTAATGAGCATCAAGGAGGAACTCTTATACCAGTTCTTAATAATCTTGTTCTAGTAAATGAGATTAGAGCTTTTAAGATACAACAAATAGATTATAAGGATAGGTTTACTGTATTTAGTTCAGTTCATAATACATTAGATACAAATGACTCAATTAATGGAGAAGTATCTAATTTTATGAATGAGTATGAAAAGTTAACATTATTTAAACAAAAACTTAGATTATTATGTGAGTATGGATTATCTGATCAAGCTATACAAATAGTATTAGATCAGATAGGAGAACATGATAGTATTAAATCTTATTATATATCTCTCGGTCCAGATAGACTAAAAGCTCTTGGGTATAATAAAACATATATAGAAAAAGAATTAGGAATAGTAACGTTCAGTAAAGAGCTTTTGGTTAATACGATTCTCTCTAATTTTAGCATAGGAGATAGAATAAGTCAAGCAAAGATAAAAGAAATTCTTAAGAGTTTGTATAGTTCTATCGAATACTCTGCTATTCCAAAAGCTACAGATTTAGAGGAGTTTTTTGATATAAAGAGAGCAAAGGTTAATGAAATACTTTCTGATGGCTCTAAAAAAAGAATAGATGCATTAGAGATAATTAATATTAAATCAGAATATCAACCTACATATAATAACTTAAAAATAATAAATAAAGAAAATGATATACTTAATTAAATCAGCAGGTTATAAAGAACTTTCTGATGAAAGTGTAGAAAGTTTCTTTTTATTAAAAATAGGTTATACAGAAGATTCTAATAAAAATTCTAGATTTTCAGCTTATAAAATGCATAATCCTACTTGTAAGGTACTATATGAAATTCCAGGGTTAACAGAGGAAGATGAGAAAAATGTTCAATATAGGTTTAGAAAATATTTATATCCGGATTATGGGATGGAATGGTTTGAATATAGTGAAGAAATAATAGAATTTTTCAAAAATCCTAACATAGTAGAAAATATAAAATCCCTTCCTAAGTGTCCTATCCTAGAACAAAGAGAATTATCTAAATTAAAACAGGAAGTAAAAATTATCTTATGGGTTCTTAAAGGAATTAATAATGATATCGATATAAAATTCCTATATAAGGAGATATTCGACAGAAAGATTAGATCTATTGATTTAGTATATGAATTTTTAGAGATTAGTATTAATAAGGAATCTATAGAGAGGTGTAAGTATTTATTAGAGTGTAGGGAAACAGGAGTGTATTGTGAAGACAACTTAGTAAATAGAGAAGTATCTAATTTTATGAATGAGTATGAAAATCTAACTTTGTTCAAACAAAAGCTTAAATTATTATGTGAATATGGATTATCTAATCAAGCTATACAAATAGTATTAGATCAGATTGGGGAACATGATAATATTAAATCTTATTATACTATTCTTAAACCACAAAAACTAAAAGCTTTGGGGTATGATAGGTATAAAATTGAAAAAGAGTTAGGTATTGTAACATTTAGTAAAGAACTTTTGGTAAATACTATTCTCTCTAAGTTTTCTGTTGGAGATAGAATAAGCCAAGCAAAAATAAAAGAAATTCTTGGAGGACTATATTCTTCAATTAATTATACAGCTACTCCTAAAGCAACTGACTTAGAAAACTTTTTTGAAACTAAGGAGGCTAAAGTAAATGAAATACTTTCTGATGGTTCTAAGAAGAGAGTGAAAGCTACTGACATTATAGGAGTTAAGCCAGAGTATCAAGAAATATATAATAACCTGAAAACAATAAACAATATTTTATGAGGTAAGTGTTCGATCTTGCCTGGGACATAATAATTCTCATTCGCCAGTAAAGGTGAGTGGGAATTTTGTTTTGAATAAAAATTAATAGTATGATAATCCTACGACAAAAACAATTTAATATAGCTCAAGAATTTTACCATTCAGGTGGTTCTAGAGTTATGAAGAAATATGCAGGTAGACTTCAAAGAAAAATCGGAAAGAAGTTAGAAGATTTATCAGTTAAACAAGTATCTAATAATAGTGAAGTACTTAAATTAGCAAAAGATTTAGAAAAAGAATCTATTTCTAATAAGAAACTTGGAAAAGATTTAGTAAAGGATGCTATTAAGAAGGGAAATTCTAGAGTATTTGATAATAATAAAATTCAAACTTCAATAGGTGAAAAAGAATCTATAAATTATTATGCTCCATTTAAGCCAGAAGAAGCAAAAGAAGTTAGTAAACGGTTTCTGAATAATTCAAAATACGAAGGAAATGTTGATGGAAAACGATTAAGTAAGAAAATTGCATTAACGTTATCTCCTAATGAAGTTTCTGGATTATCTCCAAGATCAGGTCTTATAAATATTAAAGGAAAATATGATGAAAATATTCCAGCTCTAGCCCATGAAGTAGGTCATGCAATGAATAGTACTGGAGCTGCTGGTGAGAGGAATAAAGCTATTAGTAGATTAAATTTAATGAATAAGAGTAAGAAAAAATCTGAAATTGGAACTATAGAACGAGTGAAAGAAGAGTTCAAAAGAAATAGTGCTGAACTTAAAGAGGAGAAAAATGCTTGGAAGAATGGAATAAATTTAATGAAAGAGCATGGGGCATCTAAAGAAGAGATAAAACTTGCAGAAAAGGATAAAAAATTATCTCTAAAAACTTATAAAGCTGCCAGAAATGCAAGAACTTTAAATGCAGCGGCTAAATATTTAGATTCAAATAGTGCTTTAAAGAAAGAAGTTAGTCCAGGTAAGTTACATAGAATTAAAAATACTTATCCGGAAAATTTGGATAAAAATGATTTAGACCTTAAAAATAAACTAGATAAGAGAGAAATAAGGCAAAATAGAAGAAAGGATAAGAGTATTATAGGTCAGATCTTTGGAAATTCTAAGAAAAGAAAATAAAAGGATGAGTTTTTTTCTCTCATCCTTCTTGTGTAGTAAATAGCTTTAAAATTTTATCTAGATTTTCTTGTTCAATTATTTCATTAGTTTCTGTATTTATTCTCCAAGTCCCAGGAAGTTTTATAACTGTATCTGTTCTTGAATTATCTGTATCAAGTAGTATAGATTCTACTTCAAAAGATGATACAATTTCTGCTGGACTAAGTGAAAAAATAGATTGTTGATTTAATTGATTTAGTATTTCTTCTAGATTAGTAAATTTATTGTGATCTATTATTACATACACTTTACATTCTTTTATTCTTAGGTCAACTACAGGACCTATAAATCTAACAAATTCATTAATTATGTTAGTTGTACTTATTCCTATTTTCATAATTTAAAATATTTTATTACATATATAAGGCTTTTAGTTTATATTTCGTTCTTTATTTATAATAAGAAAAATCATACTCTCTAAAGGGGGGGTATGAAGTTTAATAATCCCCTATATAAATAGTATGATAATCAAAAGAAAATTATTCTCTAAGAAATTAACAGCTGAAGAGAAAAAACAGAGAGCTGCAGATCAGATTGATAAAAATCGTAAAGGAGTAGCTACTGCACATGGAATTTTAGCTGGTGGTACTGTAGCTGGGGTAGGTTTAATTGGTTCTGACGTTGCTAAGTCAGTTGATGAAGCCAAAATAAATGATCAGTATCTCAAACATTCTGGTAAATTATATGAAAAATATCGGAATGAACTTGATAAAATTAGAAAAACTGGTAAAGAGGTATTTAAGCGAGCTAATGAAAAGACGAGAACAGGAGAACCAGTAATAGATTCATTTAACGAACTTGATAATCTTCTAAAAGTTCAGAAAGTTGAAAAACATTATCTAAACATGGCTGATAAAAAATTAAAAGGCGAAGAAGATATACTAAAAAAAGCAACAAAGAAATTAGAAGATAAAGTTTCAAAGAAAGCTTCAAAGAGAAATAAGAAGATCTTGGCAGGAACAGCTTTATTAGGAACAGCGGCGGGATTAGCTTCAAACCATTTAATGAAGAAACGTGCAGAAAAACTTAGAGAGAATAAATTTTCTAAGGCTGATGATGATTTAGATGAAGAAACATATCTTGGAATGTCAGAAGAGTTTGATGATTCTAAATTCTCTCGAAAGTCAGATAAATGGCTTAAAGAAAGAGCTAGATATGATGAAGGTTTGACTGATAAGGAAAAAGAAAATATTAAGAAAAATAATAAAAGACTTATAGCTGCTACTAGTGTCTCCGGAGCTTCAATTGGATTAGCTAAGAAATTATCTTTAAAAAGAGGTTTAATAGGAGCTGGAATCGGTGCTGCTACAGGTGCCGGAATTGCTGCAGCTGGACATCTTCATCATAAATCAGAAGCAAGAAAGGCTCGTAAAGAATTAGAGCGTAGAGAAAAAGAAGATTAATTAATAAAAAAAATGAGAGTTTAACGATTATGAATATTTTAACATCACAATTACCATCAGGGGGATATGGATATAAATTCCCAAGTGTTAAGGTTAGTCCTATGACATTCTTAGAAATAACAAGATATCTTGAGAATCTTCCTTCTGATGATCCACTAGAAAAATACTTATATGATATCAATCTTTTAGTTCAAGAAGATGAAACTATCCTAGATTGTTATTTAATGGATGTAGATTTCTTGATATTTTATAAGAAGCTTTGTACGGTTTCTGGGGAATTATCTTATGAAATAGAAGTAACATGTCCTGAATGTGGTAAGAAGATGAAGAAAACTATATCCTTCGAAAAAGATATTCACTTTAAACAGATCGATCAAAAGATTATGAATGGTGCTTTTATTGAACTTGGAGGGCATAGATACGAGACTATAGTTCCGACAGTTAGAGAGTTTATGAAGGTATTTCAGACTTACCTTAGATATCGAACTGTAACTGACTTGAAGATGATTAAAACTATAGCCTTGATTAAAGATTTTGATTATCAGGGAACACAGATCGAGAAAGATGTCTTAGGGGCTACTCATGGTGATGTTACTCTCTTGCTTGCTCTTCGTGACTTATATTACGATAGACTTGAACCTATTCAACTATATTGTCCTGAATGTAATAAAGGAAAGAAAGCGAAAGAAAGGAGGAGTGTGGCAGTAAGTGTAGAATCTCTTACTGTCGACTTCTTTCGAGACATCTGTAACAATTCCCCAATTGATGGATCTAAAATTTTATTTAAATAAATTTCTTAAGGTCGATGGAGTAGAGTACTATACACTTTCTTCTCTTAAGTCTCTTCGTGAATGCTATGAAAACTTCCTTGATACTACCGAAGGAACTGACCCTGATTTTCCGTTACTTAATTTTGGTGGAAAGAAGGGACAGAGACTTAAAGGAATATCAGCGGCACAACGTCAAGCTTATTATGAAGAGGAAGCTGAGAGAAAAGAAATAATGGGAACTAAGAATGTCGACTTAATGGACTTATAAAACTATACCCTCCCTTAAAATTTTATATGTCAAGGGGGGGGTATAGGATTTAACAATATTCTTCCCTTGACAGTTTAAGAAATATATGATAATACTGAGACAGAAAGAGTTTGGTAATAAAGCAAATAAGATTAAAACAAGGCAGTGGCAAATGACTCAAGCTGTAAATCCGGTTATTCAACATCAGTCTATGGGTGGAATCCCTCAAGAGCAGATACTAAAGAATTCAGAAAGGTATAAAAAAGCCATAGAAATTAATAAAGTATTGCCTTCTTCTGAGTATGATAATCCTAGTATTAGTAAAGTTGACAAAAGATTAGGAAATGCTCAGCAAACTTTATTACAACAGGCAAGAGGATATGGACAAAATACTCAAGATAGAGGTGTTAAAAAAATAAGAGGAACGAAGGTACAGGAAAAAATTAAAACTAAACAGGAAAGAATTCAAGCTCTATCTCCTGAAAATCAAAAGAAGTTTCGTCAAAGTGTATTAGAAAGAAAGAATAGAGTTGTAGAAAATCCTAGTCCAATAACAAATACTACAATACCTACTAATTCTATTCCTAAAAATCCACTTAACTTTGGCCCAACTGCACCTAAGACTAATTCTCCGTTAGATAAGGGTACGTCTAGGGTTACTAAGTCTCCATTTAAACTGGGAAGAACTGGAAAAATAATGGCTGGAACTGCTTTAGCGGCAGGAGCATTATATGGGGCTAAGAAATTTTACGATAAGAAAAAAGAGAAAGAATAAAAGTATAATCCTATAGAGTCTTGGGATATAGATCTATAGGAACTAATTAATAAAAATGCGTATGGTACGATGGATAGAAGATAATAACAATATAGGTAATATTCTTAAGTTTAGCGGTTATTCTAGACTATTTTCCTCTAGAGATAAAACCACCGAAGATGATATAGTTTCGATTATAGGAGTTAAATCTGAGACTATAGACGTATTCATATTACTCAAGATCGGAAAGTTTAATAATATTCCCGGAGACACACTATTTATACAGAGTTATGATTTTAGGAGATTAGTTTCCGATAATTATTATTCTGAAGGAGTATTTTATAAGGAAAATTTCAGTATTCTAGATAATTATTGTGTTTTCGAGATCTTGGATGAATATGATTTGATCTCGGCTGAATTATTGAGATTTATAGAAGATACGAAAGAATATATAAGAAATAATTGGAGGAAAGAAAATGAAGATAAAGAAAACTGAATTGGTAGAGTGGTTAGTTGATATAGATAATTGGTTTTCCTGGTCTCTACTGTTTATTGTGCCTGGGATTATTGTTCTTGTCTTACTTCTCCCTGGATTAATATTTTTCTTGGCTGTGTTGGCGATCTTGAGTGTTATAGATCTCATTACACGTTTACTAGGAGATAAAGAAGAATCCGAGGAACCTAAGAAAGAAGAAAAGTCGGTAAGATCTCCAAGGTTAGTAAGAGGAGTTTTAATTGATACCGAAGAATATATGTCTACTCCTAATCTCAAGAAATGTACTCCGGTTGTTATGATACGGAAAGATAAATTAGATAAGTATACTATTCCAGGGGATATCGAAATAGTAACGAAAAAGTCAATTTCTGGAAGTCGCCTGATAACTTTCTTGGAGTGTCAAGATGAGTTATATAGTATTCTTAAAGTCCCAGGAAAGTTTTGGTATAGTAAACGTCTTGGAGTTATTTTAGGTCTCGGAAATAAAGAAATAGACCAGTTCATAGAGAAAATAAAAACGAAGTAATTATGATCATAGCAAGAAAACTAAAAACTAAATCTTTTACTGGTAGAGATTTAGTGGAAAGACTGTATTCTGATGGTTGGACTATAGAACAGCGTGAATTCGGAAAATTTTCAAATATTAGGGAATTAATAAAACGTCACGGAGTTAAAAGAACTTATAAAAAACTTGTAGGTGAGAAAAGAAAATCTATAGCTGATAAGGTGGCAAGATCCATGAGAAATGATGTTGCTAGGAATATTAAAGCAAATAGATCTCTAAGTAGAATGCCGATCGTAACTGATCAGGAATTTCATAATAAAGTAATTCAAGAAGCTAATAAAAGAAGGATTGGAGTTTCTCATGAAGATACTTTTGCCAAATTAACTGGTCATAAAGGTGGTAATTTCATAGAACATAATTTAAAACCTGCAAAACGGATGTTAAGAAAATTCAAGCCTGTTAAGGATCCAAAGAATACTCTACAAGAGACTATTCAGCAGGTACAAACAAACGATAAGATGATAAATCTTAATACTAGAAGAGGAGAAAATTCACATATTGCTTTACACGAAGTTGGACATGATGAAGCAAGGAAAAAGCCGATATCTGGAATTGTGGCATTTACTAGTAAATTTTTTAAGAAGAGATTTAAGAGACCTCTTTTCAAAAATAAGGTAAAAGGAGGACCAATCTCTTTTAGTAAAGATTATGTAGGAAAGAAGCTGATAGTTAAGAATGAACAGAATGCTTGGAAAGAAGGATCAAAAATAGCGGATAAATTAGGTATAATTCCTGAAAAAAGATCTGTAGCTAAAGTAGCAGAAGATTTAGCAGTTGAAACGTATAAATCTACGGGAGATGCGAAAATGAAAGAATCTATTTATAAAGCTATTCAAATTCCATCTAGAGCATATAATAAAAATAGTGTTTTTCCTGATAGTAAAACAAGAAAGAGAATGTGGAAGAAAAATAAAAGAGGAAATTAATCCTCTTTTTGAATAAAATTAATATATTTTATCGCTTCATCTGATAGATTTAGCTGACTATTTATTATATTAAATTCACATACTGTGGGTAAAGATATTAATACATAATCTTTATTATTCGGTATGTAATTTTTATCAATTAGTTCAAAGTCATCTAATTTGTAATCTTGTAATATATTAATTTGTAATAATCCATAAGTAATATCCTTTAATTCTTCATTAAGTTTTTGAATATTACCTCTATAAAATCGTTCATACTTCTCTTTCTCTAAAAAAAGATAACATTCTACAGGTGATAATGCTAAATCACAAGCGCAATTATCATGATCGCTGTAGTTAATAAATTTATAAGCTTTTATTATATTTTTCTTCATAATCTTTATATATTTTATTTCATATATAAGGCTTTGAAGCTATATAAAAAAAAATAAACAATGGCTGCAGAAGATATAGAAAATAAAGTAAGAAAAATGTCTTCCCAGAAACCAGAGGATGGGAAAGACTTACAACAACTCCAAGAAGCGCAAAACCAGATTGTTCAGATAAATGCAGAACGTCAGGGAAACTTACAAACAGCTAGACTCGAAAATAATGCTGATGCGGCTAATAATGAAACAATGAGTCAGGCTGTTGAAATGGCTGCTCTTGGAGGTTTAGGTGGAGGGGCAAGTGTACAACAACAGGTACAATCAATGAATCCACAAACTCAAGCTGTCTTAGGAAAATATGGTCTTGGACAACCTAAAGTACAGCGAACATCTTCAAGGAGTGTACAAGTTACTCCACAGAAGATAACAATAAATAATAACACTACGAACACGACGACTAATAACGTTGCTGTTCCCGCTGCTAATATTGGTGGTCCTGTCCAAGGGAGAACATTAGCAGTAAAACAAAATCCAGATGAAGGACAGGCTCGATTTAAAACTTGGATATCTAATGCCTTTGCTAAACAGAATCAACAAGCAGCGGCCAGGGAAAAAGAATATCAACGTCGTGAGTGGTCCTTAACAAGAAGTACTAATAAATTAATGAAACATTTATCTGACTTAGGGAAGAGTGTTTCGGAGAGATTAGATCCCAGAAAATTAGCATCTTCAGTAGGTGGACAATTTAAAACTATTCTCTTCCTCTTTGGTACTATGTTCTTAGCTAAACATTGGAAAAGAATAGTTAAATTTGCTGCTAATGTAGAATCATTTCTTTTTGGAGAGGTTAATCCAAATGATCCCAAAGCTCCAAGAGGCAGATCTGGATTTTCTAAAATGTTAATTAGTTTATTTGGCGGAGATCCTGAAGGAAAAGATGGAATTGTTGATTCTTTAAGCAAACTTTTTTGGAATAAAGAAAAAAATGGTATTCTTCAACTTTTAGGGGATAAGATTAGTAATTTCTTTAAAGAACGAGGTGATGCAATAAAAGCAATTAAAGTTCCTGAGTTAGATTTAGGTAATCTTCCAGATACTGTAACAAAACTAATAGAATATCTAGGAAATATTCTTAAGGCTGGTTTTGGAGGTGCTGATGCTATAAAAGATATAGTTAGTTCTAATATTAAACAAGTTGGAAAAGAAAGTTCTATGGCTAGTGAAGCTATGGAAGGAAGAGCTTTTAAATCTGCTAAAGGAGTTAATGTTAAAAATACTTCATGGGGAGATGCTACCACTGTTTCTAAACCTGGATCAAATGGATATTTAAATTCTTGGGATATATCTAGTGATAATAAGATAACGAATACTGCCGGAGAGGTAAGACAAGCAGGAACTATTTCTAGAATGCTTAATGACAAAACTAGTAATACTGTAAATGTTGCTAGTGTAATGTCAGGAATGGAGAGGTTAAAAAATACTGCAGATACTAAAGGAGGAGTATTAATTAGTGAAGATTTTATATCAGGACTTCGAAATTTAATAGATACTAAAGGATTATTTAACAACGAAGATTTAAGCATTAAGAGATTTAAGTTTGTTAAAAGAGAAAAAACCGATGATGACTACTATAGAGAAGGAGCTGATTGGAAGAAACGAGGTGTTGAAGGATTTGCAAAGAGATCTGCTATAAATGCTGGGAGAAATGTTGTTGGTGCAGATGGATACTTAACTGATATAGGTGATGCAATTGCTACTGGAGATATTATTCAAGATCCTGCATGGAAAGCTGTATCTGAAGGAGTTAAAGGATTATGGAATAAGGCTTGGGCTGATAAGTATACTTTAGATATGGTTCCCTTAGATGATCCTAGACGAGGGGAAGTATTAGAAGTAGAAGAGTATGATGGTCCTGAATATAATGTAAATTCTCATACTGGAGCTAGAAAGACGAAGAAAGTTAATAAATCTGTTTTTGAATTTTATGAAGCTACTCCTAGTTTCTTTGAGAAAGTAAGAGCTAGATTAGGAGAGAAATTAAATAATGAGAATTTTAGTTTCAATACATCTGATGAAGCATCTTTGAAACAGATGGAAGGTCTTATGACTCAGTTAAAAAAGAAACAATTAGAGGATAACAGAAAATATTTTGAAGCAAATCATATTTCTTTTGATCCAGTTATTAAAAATATTCATAGTGATATAGATATTAATAAGCAGTTTGAAGGTTATCATAACGCTATTAGTGAATCAGAAAGAAGAGATAAAGAATTTGAAAAAAAATATGAAAGTTCTCCTATGAAAAAAAGTGGCGAATATATAGGTGATGCAGTAGATGGTGTGAAAGGGTATATTACAGGAAATAGACCACCTGAAAAGATAACTGATGAGGTGAGAAAGGCTAGAATACTAAAAGCCATGGATTTTGCTATGAAGGAACTTGGGATGACTAAAGAACAAGCTGCCGGGTTAGTCGGTAATTTTTTAAGAGAGTCTCAATTAGTTACTACTGCTAAGAATCCAGACTCTCCAGCAACTGGAATAGCTCAGTGGTTAGGAGTTAGAAGAAGAGCTTTTGAACATGGTAAACTTAGTGAGAAAGAAAAAAAAGCTGGATGGAAACATTATGATGGACCAGGTTCAGGTAAATCTTTGGGAGATGCATCCTTTGAAGAACAACTTCAATTTGTTAAGTGGGAAATGGAAAATATTCCGGCTTATAGAGAAGGTTTGAAGAAAATAAAAGCTTCAAAAGATCATCTTGAAGCAGCTCGAAATGTTTTTGGATATTATGAATTTTCAGCAGGTCCAGAAAAATCAGCTCAACATATGGAAGATAAAGGGCAAGATGGTTGGGGATCCTTGAAAAAAGGAGAAAATTTTGCAGGAGATGCTTTATTAACTTACAACTCTTTTAAAGGTGATACTCTAGAAAATACCAATACTAATTCCACAAATTCTGAAGAGTCTATTTATATGGCTGATGCTTCATCTACAACTCCAGATAATTATGTAGAACAGAGAACAGATAAAGGATCTAGTATATCTACTTATGATTGGAGTACTGCAGGTGTTAATTCTTTTGGAAGTGATTCTGGATTGATAATGGCTCAGAGTAGTATTTTAGCTCCAGAAAAAGTTACACCAACTACACCAACTTCAGAAAAATCTATTCCAGGTAATACTTCAGAATCTGCTGGACGAGAATTAATAGCTGATGCAGAAAAAGATAAGACGGAAGATCTTTATACAAAAGTTTCTGATATTAATGAAAATATAAAACTTCTTTCAAAAACATCTATAGCACAAGCAGAAGCAATTAATAATGTTTCTACAGCCATAGCATCTCTTAAGTTTGGAGGAAATATAAATATGGGTGGTGGAGATGGAAGAACTAAAGTACAGAGTATTACTACTCCCCCTTATAGAGGATAAATTATTTAAACAATCATAATTATGGCTGGTATTACTGATGAAGAACTAGATAGGGAACTAGCAAGATGTGGATTTAACCTTAAGGATGATAATAGTGGGGCAGTTGTTTCTAGACATCATGCATTTTATTATGATAGACAAATAGATAAAGTTCTTACTCATATAACTCTTCATGCTAATTCTTATTTAGATGGAAAAGGGGAATGGCAAAAAATGGGTTCATCCTATTCTTTAGATGAAGAAGGTTATAATACAGTACCTCTTTATAAAGGAATTCTAAATGAAGATTTTATTGTTCAAGCTGGTAATTCCTGGACTGATTTTGGAGATGATCCTATAGGTGGTATGTGGAATAATCTAAAACCTTATGCTCCATATGCGAAAGAACTTACGAAAACAGCTGAATCAATGTTGAGAGATACAACTGGAGACAGTACTGTTGAAAAACTAGCAAAAAAAGTATTATCTGGTATAGCTACTGCAACTGGTACAGCATCTAAACTTCTTAATAGATCTCTTGTAACTCAGGGGTGTAGATTTTCTTACTATTCTGGAACTAGTACTAGTTTTGGAAATTTAGCTATGAAATTTACAGTACTTCCTGATTATTCTGGTGGAGTATTTAAAACGGTTTCAGAACAGCTTCAAGAGTTATATCCATATATAATGGGTAAATATACTCAAGGAGTTGTTGATGAAAATGGAACAGTACTAGGATCAAAAATTGAATCTAATAAAGAAGGCGTTAATACTGGAATTACTGGAGAAGATGGAAAATTGCTTAATACATTTTTTAGTTGGCAAATGCCTCCTGCTGGATATGAGCCGGATCTTTTAAATATGGATACTATCTTAACTGGTACACTCAAGCTAAAATTTGGGGCTTTTTATGCACTAAATTCTCTTGTATGTACTAATGCTCAATTTAGTTTTTCAAAGCAAGTAGTAAAATATTGGGATGCATCAAAGAAAATGAATACTTTAAGTCCATTATACTGTGATGTTATTCTTAATTTCCAACCATCTACTAAATACTCTGATATATCACTTCAGAAATTTATTAGTGGACAGTCTACAAAAGATTTTATTACTGCTGCGAAAAATAATATGAGAGATGGTCTGAAAAGAGAAAAAGATAAAATAGATAACTTATTAAAATAATAATATGCCATTAAATACAGCAGAAAAACCGGGAAAAATAAAAACTCCTAATCCTCCATCATTAGGAAGTATGGTTAAATCATCTCCTTCTGCCCCAAGAATTGAAGTTCCACAACAAAAACATTATGGAGAAGGAATGAGTAGTGGAACCAAAGTTAGTGGATTTTACTATGATACTAATCGTGGTAATGATTTAATGTCAGTTTCTCTTCATTATAACTCTGTTCTTTATGATGATGGATCTTGGGGTGAATATCACGGTGCTAAAGACGATGATGGGTATTCTTATGAACCATTATGTAGAGCTATTATGACAGAGGATTATCAAGCTGCTATTTCTAATTCTTGGTCTGAATTTGGAGATGAGAAGATTAATGATATATTTAATCAATTTAAACCTTATGCACCGTATCTATCATTTTTCTCCAAAGAACTTGAAAAAATGAATAGTGCAGAGGAGGAAATGAAGACTGGATCAGAAGAGGATAGGATGGCTATATTTAGTACTATCGGACAAATATTTGATAAAACAACTGATGTTCTAGAGAAGTTATCAAAAGCAGGAACTGATTATTTAAATAGAGCTTTAGTAACTAAGACTGGAAGATTCTCTTACTATTCTGGAACTGGAGTTGGATTTGGTAATCTAACAATAAAATTTACTATATTTTCTGATTATGTAGATGGGAAATTCAAATCTGTATATGATCAGATTATGGAATTATATCCATATTGTTTTGGAAAATTAGTTAAGTTTTTAAATGATAGTGGAGAGCCAGCAAGTAAAGATGATACTGAAGTAGCGTTGATAAAAGAATTAGTTGATAGATATTTTGGTTGGCAGATCCCTCCTGGTGGATTTAAAGCTGAGTTGGATAATATAGATAAAATACAATTTGGAACTCTTAAACTTAAATTCGGCTCACTTTATGCTATTGATAATCTTGTTTGTGAGAGTGCTACTTTTCAAATGTCCAAACAAATGATGAAGAGGTGGGATACTGGATCTAAAGAAAATGATCTATGTCCTTTATCTTGTGATATTACAATGACTTTCAAACCAGCATCTAAATTTACTGATGTTAGACTTAAAAAATTAATAGGAGGAGATGCTACACAAAAAGAAAGACAAGCGATGGAGTTAATATTACAAGATAATATAAATAAAAAAATAGAAGAAAATAAAAAATTATTAGGAGGATAAAATGTATACTAAAAAAGATGAAATAATTAGCAATAAGGAGAATCTTTCAAATTATATAGATGGGATTGATGTATACAATTCTAGTATATTAGTATACTTAAATAATCCAATTATAGAAAGAGAATCTTATGAAATAACAGCATATGAATATAGACCAGATCTTATTGCAGAGGATTATTATGGTTCTACTTCATATGCTGGCCTCCTAATGTTACAGGCTGCTAGAGGGCTTGAAACTTATAAAAGAGGCGCAATTTTAAAATTAATTCCAAAAAGAGTATTAGATAACATATTAGGAAGTTTATGAAATATATTAATTCTTATAAGGTTTCTATTAATTTCACTCCATGGTTTGACTCCGGATATAAATTTGATAATATCCATATGTACGAAGAACTTGGTGGAAAGATAGCTAGTGGGGAAATTAGTATGTCACATGATGGTTCTGGGGAAGCTCTTAAATTAATTACAGATCAATATACTGGACAGATAACTTTGGAGAAGGAAGGTGGAAATATTTATACTATTGATGTTTTCATAATTAATAAAAAATATTTTAAAAACTTTTTAACTCTAAACTTTATCTGTATAAAAGATAAGAAATTTTATACAGAACTTATACAAGCTGAGTGGGATGATATTACTTCAGCTATTGAATCTTTATATCCAGGGAAAAAGGATATAAGATGTAAATGTGATATTAATAATAAACTTACAATTTTCCAAAACTCGGAAACAAATCAATCATTATGCTCTAAGTTATCATATGGATTTAAGAAAAAATCTATATTTGCTTATGGATGGGAAGGGTATTTAATGAAAGAGATTATAGGTATTGATCATGGAGGAAATCAAGAACCATATTATAGCATAGAGGGTTCTTCTGAATTCTTACAATTAGATTCTTATAATCTAAACTATAATCCTTTAATTTATTATACTCCAACTAATCCATGGGAACCAGTTAAAGGAGATGAGAATAATGGAGAGCAAGCAAATAACAGTACAGATGATTATACAGATCTTCAACCTAAAAATTCTAGAACTCTTCAGTTTTATGAAGATTATACAATAGTTGGAAAAGATTTTGAACAACTTATGCATAATTACTGGAGAAACTTAGGATATATGAATTCTGATTTCTTTACTGCATTTAGAATAAAAGATTTTGATATGCCTAAATATAAACTTGGTGATATCTTGAAGTATAAACGTGGTGAGCAAAAAACAGAATTACCATTTAAGTTATTCCTAGTTCGATCTAATGAATTATTTATGGCTATTGAAGATTCTAGTTCTGTAGGCCCTGATGGAGAGAGTTTTTCTTGGACTTCATTGTTATCAGGTGTAGAAGAGAAAGAAGAAATATTACCAATTGTAGATCCAACAAATTAAATAGAAAAATATGAAAGAAGCAGATTTATACTATACTGGAACAATTGTAGAAGTTTTAGATAAAGTATTGTATGAAATAAAGGTGGATATCCCAGGAATAAAATCGGGAGTTAAGGCATTTCCATTTAGAGGAGAAGTAGATGAGCCAAGAGTAGGTGATTTTGTATTTCTTAAGTGTCTTGATCCAGTATTTCAGAGTTATTACTTATATCAAAAAATAAAAGAAAATGATTATATAGGTTTTAGAAGTAATGGAAAAATGGTAGATATTACACCTGATTATATAAAGGTTGCTATTTTTGATCCAGGAACTGAGTATAATGATCCAGATAATAATCCTAGACCTGAACCTACTGACTGGATAAAGCTTGATAAAGATGGAAATCTAGAAATTTATTTAAGAAAAGATAGGAAGGTAACGATTAATGGAAATTCTGATACATTAATAGAGGGAACAACAAATGTAGAATTAACAGGAAAAGCTACTGTTAAAGGATCTAATATAACACTTAAAGGTCCTGGTAAATTAACAGTAAAAGGAAAAGTAGTAGCAGGTGGACATACAGCTCTTGGACCTTTTGTATTATCTCCTACTTTCTTAACTCCAGGATCTCCTATACCTACATCAGATACATTATTATTAGAAAGTTGATATATTATGGAAAATTTATTGAGTTCATTAACAGATAAGGCAACAGAAGCAATAGTAAAGAAACAGTATGAAGATTCACTCCCTGAATTTGAAGATGAATCTGATAAAATAAAAGATCCTGAAGCAAAGAAAGAATATAAAGAGGCATTTGATAAGGCTAAAGAAGATATGAAGAAGAGAGGGGAAGATATGTTAAATGATGCTAATGAAGCAGCTGGTGCATATATTCGACAATTAAAATCAGACTTTAATGATCTTGGAACTTCTTTAGGACATCTTTCTATAGGAACTGCTATGTTTGCTGCTAGAATTGCTATGGTTCCGCCAGCGATAATTTCAGCAACTCCTATGGGTCCTGGTGTTTCTGCTCAACTAGTTCCACCTCTTCTTCAACAACTTAAAGCAGAAGGTGATAATCTAAGCAAGGTTTATGATGATTGTAATTCTAAAATAAATAAACTTGGTCTTAGAGCATTAGCATCTATGGTTCCTATAGCTGGATCAGTTCTTTCTGTTGCTGATACTATATTTGGAGTTGCAGTTCCTTTAATTACTATGGTAGGATCTAGTGTAGCTGGAGCAGCAGGTAGTATTCCTGATATAAAACCACCTATCTCTATCTCCTATAATCCAAAAGATTGTACTAATTTCTCTTATATAGTACCACCAAGCAGCCCTGAACTGGAAGGAGATATTTCAGCTTCTAACTGTTCTAGATTCACTCCAATGACAGATCAAGATACGAAAGTTAGTTGTGATAATTGTAAATATTTTAATAAACGATAAACTATGAATTACCTACTTTCAACAGGTCAAATAACAAATCAAGTAGAATACTATATTATAGATCTTTTCAAACTCTACTTAAATATCTGGCCAAAGGATATTCCAGGAGCATCTAAGATTGGATTTAACTTTATTTTTACTAATACCAAGAAAAAGGATTTAGCATCTGAAATTACTGGTAGAGTAGAACAGTTAATAACAAAAATAAAAGAGAAATTTACAAAAACACTCGATATAAAAATTGTTTCACTCGACCTAATAGATGAAACAAAAGTAAAACTAGTAATAAGTGTTAATCAGGTAGAATCTGACGATATACTAGTTGATATAAATGAAACAACAGGATAATTATTATGAAATCATTACAAGATTATATAGATATTTATAGAGGAATAGCTAATAAACTTAATATTACCGGAGATTCTGTAGAGATTTTGTCTCAGATGTTAGCTAATGCATCTTTTATTAGTGAAGTAGAAAACATAGCCTATACACAAGAAGCATCTCTTGAGAAATCTACACTTATCAATTCAAAGATTCAACACTGTGTGGATGATATGTATTCGGTATTTCGTGGTAGTTGTCCTCGCGTAATTCTTAATATAAAACCTACTAAGTATTTAAGCTTTAATATTTATGATGAAATTATAAGTTCTAATAGTTTTAAGGCTTACTATTTAGGGTATTATGATAAAAACTATACACGGCCGGAAGGTTATGGAGATGATAAAGACATAGCTGGAGATGAAGGTTTTGTATATTCTCCAATTACAATGTCTCCGGCCGTAAATGATACTGATACTTATACTATTATATGTCTAATTGCAAAAGAAACAATTTCTAGGAAGTGGATCTTAAATCAAAACAATACTTACTATGTTAATTGCTTAGAAAACGACCTATCTGATGATTTTTGGGTTAAAGTTAATGATAATTTTTTCCCAACAACTAGATTATTCTCAGGACATATTTTAGATGGTAGTATTTTTGATCTTACTCTCCCTGGATTTGGTTCTAGACTTTATGTAGCAGATATTTTTAGAACAGTAATGGAAAGAGAAGAAACACAGACTCCAGCAAATACAACAATAGAAGCTCTTTATTATAAATTCTCAACACTCTCGGGATATAATACTTCAGAACTAAAGAAGCTTAATATTCGTGGAGCTGAGATGGTAGAATTTGATCCTTCTTGGTTGAGTGGACGAAATTATGAGATCTTAGGAACTGGTCTTGCTAGTATGTCTGAAGTTGATAGAGATAACTTAATTACTATTCATTACAAAGCTAATCGTGATAGATATGTAAATTCAATTTTACGTAGTAATTCTGATATCGGTACTGTACTTGAAGAAACTTATCCAAATAAAATTATTTCAGGTGGAACAACTTATAGATTTAGTAGTTCAGCACAAAGTAATTCTATCACTATCTACTATGTTCCGTACTCTAATTCTACAATCCTAACAGAAGATGAAAAAACTAATTTCATTGAAACTAAAGGAGCTTACTATATAACTGATAAAATTACTATAGAAAGAGGATCTCAATATACAGCTATCTTTAACTTAGATGTAGAGATATATCAGAATAGTAGTATAGATTCAGAAGTTGGTGATATCTTGGATAATTATAGTAATAAGTTCAATATTAAATTTCCAGAGTTAACAGAAGAAATAAAATCTCTTATAAGTAAAATATCTAATGTAAAGAGAATAATTGACATGGAAATAACTTATACTAACGAAGATGGTTCTGTAGTTTCTCCTGAGATTGTATATGGAGAAGAGAATGTTGTATACTTCTCAATTAACTACATTATTAATTCAGTTATAGAATCATGAAAATATATATACCTAAACACTTAAGAAATATAGAAATCATAGATCAGCTTTATAGAATGATTGAGGATTACGAGGAACAATATTCTTCGGTAGTTTCAACTCAACAAGGTTCATTCGATGATTACTATATTTATTCTGGAAGTGATCCGGTGAAGAATTTCTTGAGATTATGTATTCCAAAATCAAGTCTCCCAGATAACCAAGATTACGAAGAAGTTATAAACTATCTTAGTAAATTATTTTACAGTGTAAAGGGAACTATTCAAGTATTTAATTATATGATACAATATCTTCCCTTAGATTTTGATGGAGAGATTATATATGACTCAGGAGAAATAACAGTAAACTTTGAGAACTTAAGTGTAGAAAATGAAAGCTTATTTTACGAACTTCTTAAGAAATTTTTAGATGCACTTATATACTATACCAGACTAAATACTAATATAGGTTCTGGAAGTATAGATCTAACAATTCAAAGTAAGTTCCAGAATTATATTGGAGCAAACTTAAGAAGCTATAACAAAATGACAGTAACGCCCTATGAAATTGATTATTAATAATAACAATTTTACGGATATCGGAACAGTAGTGTTTTACAGTCAAGATGACCTAGATAACCGTGAATACAGTAAAGTCCAGTACAGATCTAACAGTTCTTTACTTTACAATAGAGACTTTAGTGAGTATGACTTTTCGTATAATATCACTAAAGATAAATTTAATGATAAGTTTTTAGTAAATTATCTAGGAGAAAAAACCTTGAAAGAAATCGGAGAGACATCAAATTCCCTAGAAAAAATAGAATCAATAATATTCCCAACATCCTCTAGAGAAAATTTAACAGAGGAAAATGATAGATATTTCGGAACTACTATAATATCCAATCAGGTATTCGCGCTTTTTAAGGCCGCCGCTGGAATTAAACGTCTGGAGTTATACGAGGGGATAATCGACAAGAATAATAACAATTCTAAAGGTAGTGACTTTATAGATACTGATTCAATGGCCGCCGCTGGAATTAAACCTACTTCTACTCCTAACTTTATATTGATTTTAGGAGAACCAGACGAAACTACAAGCGGCGAGGATTTAGTAAGCGAGAAAGAACTCCTCGATGAAGTTACTGGAGAGAAGATGATTTGGATGCTAATTTCTAATAACTCCGAGGTGGAAAGTGTAAATCTATCTTATAAATCATGGGTAGATAGTACGAATCCTAACAGAAATATGAATAAATATCTTCTTAGAAACGATGAATATTGGTCTACGATAGATTCAGTTGGGATAATAGAAACTGTTGAGGATGTTCCAGAAGTTTTAATTGATGCAAATTCTAGTACTCTCTTAGGAAATGAGAAAATAGAAGATAGTAGATTATTAATTCTAGGTAATAAACGAGGATTAATTGAAATGTATAAAGGCGCCGAAGATTACCCCAAGTATTTTCCTTTTACTACATACAAGATTGGAGATAAGGTAATTCTAGGTGGAAAAGTTTGGGAATCAGTATCAGATAACAACTTTAATAATAATCCGGCGCTTTCATCTAAATGGATTCTTTCAGAGTTTCTAAATATAAATAAACCAATTAGAGTGGTTGTATCAGTAACTCCAGAGATTGGAGGAACTTGTAACCCTATCGGAATAATATCTATCCCTTCTGTCAAAACTCCTATTGATTTTAAGATATACCCTAATCCTGGATATGTTTTGAATGAAGATGTACCGTGTTTACTTGATGTGAAAGATTTAATTCCATTTCCACCAAGTAATAACTTTAATTATAATATTCCAAATAACCTAATAACAGTAACTAATTGGGAAGAAGTTCTAAAAACAAATCACCTAATTTTCAATCTAAAATATACAGGTTCTTATATAATTCTGAAAGCTAAAATATCAGGAGAAAGTGATGTATACGATTATGGTGAATGGAAAAGAAAATTTGGAGAAAATAATTTTATAGTATCTGAATTAATTATAGGTGATGAAACTAAATATGATCCCTTTATACAAGAGGATGGTAAAATAGATGTCCTAATTAATCAGAGAGCAGAAATTAGAATACCAGAACTTTCAGGGTATATTATTTCAAGAGTCTCAGCAAAATATGAAAATGGAGATCCAGATGCGCCAGAAATATATTATCCGGAACAAATCAATACTACTAACAGTATTGTAATTCCCGAAGTTAATTTCTCGGCAGCTACTCTTACATTAGAACTTAGCAGTAAACGAGTAACTATTAGTATTATAGAGTTCTCTGGGTTTGAAGTATCTAATAATTCATTAAAGATAAATTCTGGAGGTAACGCTGTATTTAAGTTTATTTCTGAAGATTATCCAAATAGTAACTTAGAAAAAGTTATTATAGAAGACTCTCAAGGAAATTCATTAACTATTAATAAGTTTACAGCAAACGGAAGTATTCAAAGTTTCGGTACGTCTCAAGTATCACTTAGGGCTGCAAATATAAATACTCCAGAAGAAGGAGAGTATACCTTGAAGTTAATGAATATATATTATAATACAACTATAAAACTTATAAAGAGATAATATGATACTAAATAATACGCACGTTCAAGGAATGTTTTTGTATTCAGAAGAAACTGAATATGAGAAAGGGGATTTTGTTGTCTATGGAAATACTATCTATATTTGTACAGCTAAAAATCCAACTAATAAAACAAATAATACTGTTTCTGGTGTTATTCCTGAAGAAAGTTCAGATAATTACTCACCATATTTAGGAGATAAATTAAATAATATAGAAGAGTATTTTAATTATATAAATCATTCTGAAGAAGAGCAAGGAAAGGAAGATAAATTAATTACTGCACATCTTTTATCTCAAATTTTATCTACATATATGATAGGATTTGATGAAAAGGGTATAATTTCTGAATACGTCTATCTTAATTCAGGGAACGATTCATTATCCATTTCATCTGAGTTATCTGATTTTTTAAATGGAACTGGAATTGATTCTAAAAACGTCTTGTCAATGATCTTAATCTCTCCGGAAATTAATAATGCTGTATTTAAGATATCGAGAAATCTTCCGGAAATAAGTGAAGTTATATTTAATGATGCTTCTAGTATTTATCCAGAAGATGCTAATTATGTAATTCTACGACAATATACTTATACTAATGAACCTAATTCAGATTCTATTTACAGACTTCAGGAATTAATAGATCCTATGGGTTCAGTTGTTAGGTATAGGTACGGAAAAGGTTATAATAACGGAGATCAGAATACTTTTGATAGTGTTACTTCTTGGTTGCCTAGTAGTATTGATAAAGAATGGATGGAGAATATAAAAAAACTTGAAAAACTTTACTTGGATAAAATCGAAGAATTAAATAACTTAGAAAAATCATTAGTAAATAATTTCCGTTTTAAAGAATATCCAATTCCAGAAACAGCTAATGTAATAGAATTTCAATGTACTGATAATACAAAAGATAATTACCTTCCTGTATCTGGATTTGATAAGGAGTCATTTATTCTTACAGTAATTACACAGGAGAATAATATAAATACAACGATTTCCATAGATCTTCTTGACGCTTATATGAGTCATGATGCAATTTCTAGTTATTATTTAACAGATAGTAGTGCTCTTGTTATAGTTCCTGGAAAGACAGAAGGAAATAAAGGAGAAATTGTTAGGCTTTATGTAACTAGTGGAAACATAGTGAATATATTTTATAGAGATAAGTACAAGAAATGAAAAAGATAGAATTAATAACCACTACTTCCGATAATATTTCTATATCACAAGTAACAGGTCAAGAAGATGAGAAAGAATATTACTTAACTGGAAATAATCGAGCATTAGTATGTAATGATTCAAATTACAGAATGACTAGAATATCTGAGCTAAGTAATAAATTAAAACTCAGAGATTGGAATGTAACTAATCGGAGGTTTGTTATCCCAGGTGAAGATGGCTCAGAAGGGAATTTACGAGTATGTATTGATGATTATTCTAAAGGTTCTGGAATAATAAATGAGGTTGATGAAAATACGAAAAGTATTGAAATTGATAAATATGAATTAACTGAAAAAGAAAAATCTCAATTTAATTCATATCTAGATTACCTCAAGAATAATAAAAATAATTACTTAAAAGAAATATATAACTTATATAATAGTATGAATAATAACGAAATTTATTTGTATAGTACTTCAAAAAATGTGGTTGATATTCTAAACAATTCTATTACTATCGATGTTATACCATTCAATTCTGATATCTATACCAATACAGTAGATTTAACAGAACTAATGAATTACTCTGTTAGTCCTGGAGTTTCTACTAAAATTGATCTTGGTATTCAATATTCTAAGTATGAAACTAGATATGTTGAAGATCCTGAAGACAAAGAAAAATTAATCTTAGTAGGTAACGAAAAACTATACTCTAAAGAAACAACATTCTCCGGACCTAGATATAATAAACAAGGAGAATTAATTTCCAAAGATTATATAGAAGAAATTGGATCAGATATTGTAATTGAATGTGTTAATAATATTATTAGAGTTGTATCTAAATCAACTGACATAGATGAATGTATTATTAGTAATTGTACAATAACTTATGGAAAATTATAATACAGGATATAGTACTTACGTTATTGGAAATTCTAGTAATATATCCAATAGCTTAGAAGTAATACTATATAATAAAAATGATAATTGGGATCCTAAGTTACCAAAAATATCTCTCTATAATATCGAACAAGTTTACTCAGGACTACTTACTTCCTCTGGCGGTAATTATATCAGATTAAATCGAACTACCCCAGAGGAACCCTTTAAATATGAAAATAATCTTCCTTCTGGATTTACTGTAATAATTTATATGAGTGTAATAGATAACACTCCTATTGGTTATACAGAGTTTCTAAATTCTCAGGGAAAAGGTAGTAATATAAATATTTATATATCTTTAGACTCTAGTATATCTAGCCAAATCCAGATAAATCTTAGTAATTCCTTAGATCAACTAAAGAATAACTCAACAACTGGGAAAAACTTCTTAGATAATGTAAATTTGTATAACTACTCTGGAGCACAAACTATAAAGCAAGACCTAGGAGCTGATAATTATCCAAGATATACTTCTCACGTATACCATATTCAAGATAATGAACAAATGAATCTCCTCTTAGATTATGGTATTGGGAATAGTACTGGTTTTCATAAAATTAATTTGAATCATGATGTTAATATAGATCCATACTCACATAATTATGAAAATCATCAAATTGGATTTTATGGAAAGGATATTGTATTATATTCTTGGACAGGTAATAAGTATTCTATCAAATCTTTAGTGAAAAAAACAAGATTTGGTAATCCTGAGGTATATACAACTTCATCGGGGGCAGACTATTCTATTTTCGAGGATATGAGAAGTAATCAAGAAATATTCTATTTTTCAGGAAGATTTATAATTACTATTGGAACTAATTATCCTAGTACTCTTGAATTATATGATATAGAGAAAAGTCAGTGGATTTCAACAGACTATCAAAACTTTTTCTTAGATACTCTTGATCCTAGAAGTAGAATTATATCTACTCCTGGAAATATCTCTAATAAAAGTATTACTAATTACATTCCAAGTATTAATAGTACTTTTCTAAATTTAACTGATTATACTAAATATACGAACATTAATATTATCAAAAAAGTTGGAGATTGGTATGTTTTTAAAAATAAACAATCCTCACAAAAAGATTTTCATATTTATAGTTGTATTGATAGATTAGTATATACAGTAAATACAGATGAAAGTCCAATACTGATTAATAACAGTCTCTTAATGATTCATACAGTAGATGAAGATCTGGGGTTAGATTATTATACTATCTATTATGAACCAGGGATTAGTTATTATACAGAAAAAGCTAGGGCAACATCAAGAAATTCAGAATTAGAATATTCAGAAGAACTCGGGATATTAGTTAGTAAGGATGAAGAGTTTGAAAAGTATAAGGGGTATTATAATGAGGGAAAAATATTGGTAATTCATCGAAATAATCCAACAGGTATATTTGGAACTATTCTTACGGGATTTAGAAGAAGCTATTTCAAAGCATCTCTTAAAACAGAAGTACCGAAAATTATAGCATCTATCTCTGGACTACTTTATTATATCGATGAAGATGGGTATTTAAATTATATATAAAATTATGAGAGTTATTTTTGAAAAAGAATTCTTAGAGAGTATAAGGAGGATAGATAACACACTAAAAATAACCAAATATGTAATAGGAACAATTTATAATTCATATACAGTTGGAGAAGAATTCATGGAGAAATTATTTTCAGGATCTTATCTGTATAATGATGTTAGAAAAACCTCAGAATATCCTCTAAATTCAATCTGGGATAGTAATAAAAAACTCTTAAAGATTAATATTGATATCCCAGAAGAAGAAAAAGCTGCCTTAGTTGAACCTAGCTCAGAGTATTGTTTTATTTATTGTTATGGTATATATCCAGATCGATCGGAAAGAATAGCATTTATAATAACTGAGCTAGAGGCTGCTGAAAGAAAAATAATTAAGTTCAATAGATTAGATTTAAATATATCATCTAATCTTTTTGAATTATCTTTTCCAGAATATACAGAAGCAAACATTGAAACAATAGCTGATAGTGATACTGTATTTTTGGAAGGTATAGGAATTGATTATGGAGTTAATATCTTTACCTCACTGGAAGAAAAAATAGTAACAAAAAAATCTTACTATAAGTATATAAGAAACAAGAAAACAAGTGGATATAGTAGTTCGTTCTTATACAATAATATATCTGGTGAGAAAATATATAATAACTCTGTGATTAGACAAATTACATCTATTCTATCGTTTTCAGCATTAGAAGATACTAGTAGTCTTAAAAAATCTGGAGGGTATATAAATCTATTAGGAACATTAGAATGTGATATGTATAGATTGATAAATGATTATAATATTTCAAAAATAAAGGAAAAGGTTAAAATAGATATAACATCTCTGCCTGTAATTGAAATCTTGGTGAAAGAAAGTAATGGACTGGAGTTTAAAGTAGATCAGGTGAATAAAAGATTAATATACTCTGCTAATACTACTGGAAAAGAGTTAAATTTAGTGATAGTCTTAAAAATTACTAATCTAGATCCAATAACAAAAAAGACGAGTACTATAGAATCAGGAGAGATTAGGTTAACTCAATTTGCAATATAATAAATCATGAAACTATCTTTAAAAGAATTCGTTGAGGCTATAACAGAGATAGATAAAAACATAGGATTTTCGAAGTTCGTGAAGTATATTTTTATCTTCTGTTTAGTCTTAGCTATATTTAATTACAAAACTATAATAAAGGATACTATAGAAATATATTCTGAAATTTCTGATAAGATACACTCCGAAAAAATGGAACTTAGGGATCAGTTATTAGCAGAATTAAAACCTCTCCTTACAGAATTTAGAAGTAATTCTAGAGCTGATAGAATATTATACTTCGAATATCATAATTCTAAAGAAAATCTAGTATCTATTCCCTTCAAATACGTAGAACTTCTCCAACAAGATAATGGTTTTGCTGTACCTTCCATAGATCCAGAACAGTATAAAAGTATAAATACTGGATTAATTACTAGTATCTATGAAGATATTAAGTTTGGAGAAATTGTATATTGTGATGGTCCAAGAGATAGCGTATTTATGGAAAAATATCCTGGAATATATGAATTAGTAAATAGTAGAGATGGTTCTAAAAGACAAATATTTATTAGTATTCCTGGAATTAATCAACCTATTGGATTAATTATTCTGGAATGGATAAATGAATCTAATATAGAGTTGAATGTAGAAGAAATTAAGAAAACTGCTACTTATAATTATATACCACGAATAAATGCCTTAATTCTATCAAAGTCGCCCGATAGAAATAAGTGGTTATAATTATGAATAAAATAAATAACAATAATTTTTATAAAACAAAAACTTATGAACGAAGAAGTTAAAATTTATGAAGATGCTGCTTGGGGTAAGTATGGAAAAGATATTATTCCTAGTAGATTTTATCAGGTCTATAAAATTGAAGGTCCTTGGTTAGGAGATGATGAAAGTACTTGGTATGAATTCGATAGTGAAGATAAAAGTGCTACAGTTTTAGAACCTGTATATCCTAATTACGAAGTCAATAAATATGGTTTGACTGGTGATAAAGAAGTGGTTAAAGTTACTATTACTCCTAGCGAAAAACTTAAATCACAATATCCAGATGCTTTAGTAAGTATTGATGGTAAATTCTATGATCTAGGTATTCTTAATAATCCTGTTGAATTCTATATGGATAAAGATCATAAAATTTCTATTATTTGGTCTACTGCAGAATTAGTTGAATCTTTCCGAATTATCAAAATTAAATAACAGAAATTCTCTTCTGAAAGCTTCAAAACCTAAATTATGAGAATAGACTTAGAAAAATTATAAAACTAAGTCTATTCTTTTATTATTTTATTCAATTATAAATAAATAATTATGAGTAGTTTAAATTCTTTTCAAATACAAATTTCCAGAAGCAAATACATAGAACGAGATAGAAGTATAGCAAGATTAAGATTAAATCAACATGAATTCTTAATCGGAGAGCCTGTTATGGTTAGATATTATTCTAATCCTGAACAAACAGAAACAGATACTATATTCGCTCTAGGTATTAAGAATGGAATAGGAGAAGACTGTTGTCAAGTTGTTACACTTGGCGGATTAGATTTAGTTCGAGATGTAGTAACTGAACTTCCAGATGTATCTCTTCTTGTACATGGAGAATTATATCTTTACAAGGATGAAGATGGAATTTGGAATTATGTATACGAAACTGGTGGGGTTAGACAAATAGAACCTATAACTGGTGGTCCTTTCATTTTTAGTAATATAGAAGATAAGTATAGATGGTTTTATCGTGATGGAGTATTAAAACGTGAAGATGATTTTTATACTAAGTCCGAAATTAATGAAATGATTTCTGGTTGGGATGTTAGTATTCAAGATGCTCTTAAAAGTCTAGAAGAAATTAAGGAGTTAACTTATAAAAATCATTCAGCTACATTCCCATTAAGAGTTAGTTTTTATGATTCTAACAGACAAGATGATGGCACTACTCCTCTATATCAAACTGGAATTAGAACCGCTGTTAACTTCTTAATCAGAGTAACAATCCCTGATATAGATATAAAAACAGGTGAAGCAAATACATATGAAGTTACTAATGATTGTATTTTAGAATTAAATGGTACACAAATAACTCTCCCTGAAAGTAATAGATATACAGTCTTAGGTCTTACAAATACAACAGAATATAGATTATCTGTTAAATATACGGATCCAGATACAGGAATTATAAGAACTGCAACTTCATATTATACAGTTAAGTTTGGTTACAATTTCTACTATGGACAAATTCCTGAAAGTGGGTGGAATATAACAGAAGCTGCTTTAAATTCTCTTGAAAACACTGTAGTTGGAAATGAGAAATCAATTGTTACTTTCCAAGGAGATCTTAACTCACAGAAAATAGCTTTTGCATATCCAAAACTGTACGGAAATCTTATGAGTATTTATGATACAACTTCTGGAATGAATCATATAACTGATTATTCAATAGAGTCTTGTAAAGTAAATGATATTGATTACAATGTTTATGTAAAAGATGTTGCATTAAATTATAATAATTTTCAACAAATTTTTTCATTCTCATTACCAACATTCTTCGAAGGAATATCTACAGAAAATTCTAGTGTAAATGCAACTGACTTAGAAAATCTGAGACGGGAGATTTTAGGTGGAGCTAGCATAAATTATAATACTCTTGGAAAACTTGAACAAATTATTAAAGGATTATCAATACGTGAAGGCTTTATTGGTGGTCCTGGAATTAATTTAGTACAACTTGAAGATGGTAGTACAGAAATTAGAGTCAATGTTGATAATTCTAGTATTGTAACTGATTCTAATATGTCTATAGCTGCTAAGAATATAAGCGGTGGAAAATATTAATAAATAAAATAAATTATGGCAAATAAAATAGGTTCAAATTTTTTATTACCCGCTAAAGTATTCCTAGATAAAAGACAAGGTATAGTTAGTGGAATAGGAGAATTAGGAACATGGGATTATGATAAATACCCTATTCCTGATGGATTTGAAGTATTTGTAGATGGAAAATGGTATACTTACTATAAGGATATAGAAAAAGATTCAATTACAGGCTTTTTCAGAATTCGAGGTGGTATTAATGTACTTCAAACCACAGGTTCATCTGAGGATGATGTTATGTCTCAGAATGCTGTAACTAATGCATTAAACGGATTAAATGAGAGAATTCAAGATATTATACACAGTCTTGGAACAGTTCTAGAGATACGATTACTTCCAGATTATACAATTTCGGGTAATCCAACAGTAGATGGAGGGCTTTATGAAAATGGAACTAGAATACAACCCTCTTTTGCTTGGGAAGTTTGGTATAATGGAATGAAATTAAAAAGAAAAGATGTTAGTGTAAGTATATATATAAACGGAAGTTTTTATTCTGGAGGAATGAATAATCCTAGCGAAGATGAAGATGAGTATACTTGGGTATGGATTTATAATCAAAATATTTCAAGAGATACTGTAATTACTCTATCTGTTTTATACGGTAATGGTAGTTCATCAGACTCTATTGGATCTGTTAGTATCTCTAAAAACATTACCTATGAATTTATTAATTCTAGAATTTGGGGTAAATCTAAAACAAACGATATTAGTAAGATTGTAATTGACGGAAAAACTTACGGAAATAGAAGTCTATCTAAAGAACGTTCAATTGTTTTAAATAATGTAGATTGTAGCGTAGATGATGAAGGTAATGATTATACTTCAGGATTATACATATATTACATGATTCCTACTGAAATTTATGGAGAAGTTAATGAAAGTGAAGATCCTATAAGACTTTTAACAGGAAATATGGAAAATAATGCTTTCTCTTGTAAATTTGGTGAAGAAGATTATTCTGTAATAGTATTTGATTATCCTCAAACAGGAGTTTTAAATATAGAATTTAAATAATATGGAAAAAAATAAAAAAGGTATAAATGTTTCAGCTCCTATAGTTCCTTATACTGATCAAGATACATACCCTACCCATGAAGCAATTTATGGAAAAGGTGGTTGGAAAAGTGTTAGAACAATAGAAGATCTTAAAGCTATTCCAAAAGAAAGACTTGAAGATGGCTGTATAGTAAGAGTTGTGGAATCAAGTAGCTCTTCAGGATCTGCAGTTGAATTTTATTACGATAGTAGTATAAAAGATGGAGCTTCAATACCTAGTTCTATCACTGATCCAATTGAGAGAGAAGTTTATCCATATAAGTTCAGAAAATGGGCTCCTGGATATCTTCCTACAAAATTGAGTGATCTTGAGAACGATATGGCTTTTATTGCAGAAGTTCATAATACTGAAGAAAATGGAGATTACGTATATTTAGATCCAAATAATGCAGATGATAAGAATGCTATTGAAAAAATTCTAGTAGGTAGAGCTAGAGGTATTTATCAAGAATTAGCATTAGCATTTTTAAATAAGAATTCATCTACTACAGTTAAAGTAGATACTAATGAAGATGGCGTAGTAGATGGAAATGATAATAGTATTCCAATTCATGGTTTAGTTACAGTAGATGATACTGGGAAAATACCAAATGATCTTCTGGAATATCCCGGAAAATATGTAGAATCTCTTGTAGCAATATTTCCTGATGATTTTTGTTATGATCCTCTCGATCCAGCTTCTTGGTGGGATACTGATGACAAAGGAGTACTTGTAAAAGTTGCACCAGGAGGACCAAAACCAGCAGATTATCCAAATTCAGATCAATCTGAAGCTTTAGGTTGGGATCATCCAGAAGTAACTGAAAAGGATCAAAAATATTATATCTCTGAATATTACAAAAGCAGTGGAAATAGTAATAGTATAGTAGATAATGCTTATCGAAATAAAGTAGCTGTTGTAACTTCTAGTGATCCTAACGATTTTTCTTGGACAGCATCAGATCCAATCTGGAATGATATTATTTATGTAGATGAATTTAGAAGAACTGCATTTATTGTTAAAAATGATGGTATTATTGTAGAAAAAAGTATTGGACGTGATTTAATTCGAACTATAGAAGAATTAATGAGACCAGCTACGATTCTAGAAGTACCTACAGAATGGAATAACTGGGGAATATCTGCAAAAGTAGCTTATCAGATTCTTCTTGAAATCGATAAAATAGTTGCTTGGGGAGAAGATATATCCGATGAGAGAAATCAGAGAAAAGAGGCTGATGCTGCAATAAATGCTAGAATTGATGATCTTTGGGATAAACTTAATGCTCATATTCAAGACAAAAATAATCCTCATAATGTAACTCGTGAACAACTTGGTGTTGGAGAAAGTGATGAAGTTACGTTCTCTAAAGTTACAGCTAATGGATTCTTTATGTCTGTCGGATCTGCTGGAAAAATGGCCTCGAAAGAAGTAATGATGAGTGATCTACCTGCTGAAGAAGAAACTCACGAGGAAGAAGTTATTAGTGCCGTTAGCGAAAAAACATCCTCGGCACAACTATTAACTCCTCGTGTAAAAATATCCAGCAGTAATAATCCATCACTTAGAGTAGGCCCGAGTGATGGATCTTATGAATGGCAGGAAGAACTTAAAAATGAAAAAGAAGAACGTGAAGCCGCTGATGCTGAATTAAATAAGAGAATTGATGAAGTAGAAGCAGCTATGAACGCTCACATTGCTAGAAGAGATAATCCTCACGAAACTAATCGAGGACATCTTAAGATTGATACTACTGATGCTGTTGTATTTAGTAAAGTTAATGCTCCTAACGGTTTCTTCCAAGCTAATGGAACTCCAGCAGTATTTAAAGTAGCAACTCTCGATCCAAAAGAAGAAAAACTTAATGAACTTGAGTCTAAGATAAAAGAACTTGAGGCTGAAATTGCAAAACTTAGAAAGGTATGATTTCAAAATTAATAAAAAACGGAGAAGATATATTTCTGCAAACAACAACTAATGCAGTAATTGATTCTAGTAATAAAACTCTAACTACTATCATTCAAGACCTAGAGAATAATATTTCAGCACTTGAAGCAGAAAATGAAAAACTCAAGGAGACGATAGAGACATTAGAGAAAACACTTACTGATAAAATAACTGAACTAGGAACTAATCTAACTACAAAAATAGAAGAGGTAAATACTAACCTAACTACTGAAATAGGTAAGATTAATACTAGTATCACACAGATTAATGGTAAGATTACAACTCTTGAAAATAATGGAACTGACTACGAAGAAAGATTACAGATGCTTGAAAAGAAAACTCAGAGATTGGGTGAATCTGGAAACTTTAATCAACAAGTTAGCGCTCCAGGATTTTTCGAAAGATAATATAATGGGGAAGAACGATTATAAGTTCTTCCCTTTATTTTCCTTATATATGTTATGAAAGAAATTTATATAAACTCGCCATATTCGATTTGGAACGAACAAGAAATAATAATTCCCATAAAATTTCCATTCAGATCTAAAAAACATATGATGGATACTATAGGATCTCATTGGGAGGATCCAGAAAAAGTACTTAATATTCTAGATAACAGAATTAAAAAGGGAATACTCTTCGATATGGTCTTAAAAGTTAGTAATCGAGGAGGACAATATAAGAGATTTGGAATTAAACAATTTAGGTACTGGATATCTTTTCGACCATATATATTAAAACTTGAGGAACTTAGACTTCATGAGAAAAAGATTAAGAAAGGTAAGTATATCAAGTACCTAATTCCTAATCCTAAACAAATTTCACCATATAAGATGGATCGAAAGACTTTCTTGGAAGATTACAAATATATGAATAAATATTATGATTCTGTTTTATTTAAGTATTCTCTTCACTATGTCTTATATAACTTAAAAGCCTTATAAGTGTATTATAAACTTAAAAGAAAACAGATATGGAAAAAGAAGAAATTTGTTTACGTCTCATGGAATTAATGAGGGTAGAGACAATAAATCACAACTTGTTTTTAGCTAAGCAAGGAGATTATGAAGAAAAATCGGGGAAAATTAAAAGAGAATATTTCTTCGAGAAATACAAAGAGTACAAAAATGGAACTTTCAATTCATTAGAGAAAACGAGGAATGACTTCAAAAAGGAGTATTTTGATAGGATAGAGGAAGTAAGAAAAAAGTACAGTGAAGATTGCATAAATTTTCAAAGAAATCACGAGATGCTTATTTGGAAAATTAAAGATCTGTTACACACTGCAAGATTTAAATGTCCTGATGAAAATGTTATAAAGGATGTTGAAAATTTCTTAAAAACCTGTGAATTACTTAGAAAAGTAGCAGAAGAAATCAGCCTTGATCAAATTGATAGTGAAATGAAAATGGAAAAACTTAGGGAGCTTTTATAAGCTTCCTTTTTTATTCTCCTCAAAGCCTTATTAATGATAGTTTTGTTTAAATCAAAAAATTCCCTGGTCTGTGAAGATCGGGGTTTTTGTTTCATTCCTTGAAAGCCTTATATATGTAAAAAGAATTTAAAAGAATATGGAAAAAGAAAACAAAAAGAAAGAGAAAAATTATTGGAAATTAGCATTTATAGGAATAGGTCTAACATGTGCGGTTGTCAGTATAATTAATTCACATAGAACCCAAAAAAAGTTAGACATTGTCCGTGGAGAAAGTCAAAATCTCCAAACAACAAATAAATCCCTTCTGAGACAAATTCAAAATTTAGCCTATCAGAATGGGAAATTGACACAAAAAAGAACTTAAAAATAAGAATATGGAAGAAAGTGTTAAAAAAGAACAACGTCAGTATTGGGCGGTTAATAGAACTTTTCACAGTTCTATGTTCGAAGAAGTATTTAAAGTAGGAGGGAAAGTAATATTTTATACTATCTCTCTTGAAGAACTAAAAGAAATTAGTGAAAATACTCCAATTAACATGAGATTTTTAGGGAATGGAGTCCCTTATAAGAACGCATTAGATAAAGTTGGAGTTAAGTACAAAACAATAACAGATGATGTAGTGTTATCTCCTAGTCGTAAGGATGTACTTTACACTATTATTGGTAACACAACTGTTAAAGAAGATCAAACGGAATTTCCTGACTATACGATCATAGAAGTATATGTTTGTGAAATATGCTGTTAATTAAAGTAAAACAATAAAAATAAAAAAAATGGAAAGACTAGAAAAAAATGCTTACCAGGAAAAATTGGTAAGAGGTCTGTTAAATTCACTTAGAGAAAATAAAACTATCTCAGACGTACATGTAAAAAACTTAATTAGCGAAGTTCATAGTGAAATTGGAAGAAGCTTGGATAAAGCTTTAATCAAGAGAAAAGCTGATGAGTTGTTATTCACATGGATGAACAGTGAATTAAATATAGTGAAGAAAGAAATGAAAGGAAAAAGAACTCCACTTGTTATTAAGCTGAAAAATGAAGAAGCTATGAATGACGAGGAGTTTGAAATCTTCACTGAAAAAATACTTGAAAAGGTATTAGTAAAAGAATCGGGAAGAGTAAGAAAAGAGCCGGAAATAAAAGAAGAACCGGAAGAAATAACTACTCCCTCGAAGAAAAGGAATAAAGAAGAAAGAATTAGAATAAACACCTTAGACAATATCATGGAAGCGCTAAGTTATTCTATTACATATAACAGAGGTGACGGAGTAACTGGAAATAATGTTGCCAAGGTATTAGGTGTGAAAAGAATAAATCAAATCCAAATAAAAACTTGGGTAAATGGTTTATCAAAACATTCAGTAACGCTAAATGTATATTATGACGGAAGAAATGATAAGTTGGTATTCAGAGAAGCGGAAAAAGACTTATCTATCTGTTGTGAATTATACAGAAAGATTACAGGAAAAGAACCAAAAAGAGAATATTTAAAACTCTTAAGTGGTAAAGAAAAACCGAAAGTATTAGTAAGTAAGACTAGTTCTGCAATAGTAATGAAGGAATCAGTCATTGATAAGAAAATGATTAAAGAAGATTCCTATGAAGATTTATATTATTACGCTGCAGGAATAATTGTTGAACATAGCTATAAAGCGGTAGATATTGATTCATTGTGTACTAATTTGAGAAAATTAGGATATGATGTATCAAAAACTGAACTTCAAGGAATCCTAAGAAAAAGAGCTGAATTTTCTGTAGTAAGATATGGAGCAGCAGTAGGATTAAATGAAGGAGGATGGAAAACTTGGGATGAAATCAAAGAAAAATTCAATCCCAAGAATAACATAAAATGGGTAGATTGTAGACTATCACTAACTCTGGAAGAAATAAAAAATATCTTTCCAGAAACTGAAACATTGTCTATGATAACCGAAAGAGATGGATTTTATAGAGTATATTATAATGGATCGCTCACTGAATTAACGAAGTGGATCCAATTAGCGACAATATCCATCGGAGCAGAAAACTTAAGCAGTTATATATTTGATCAAGATTTAGTTAAGAGAATCAAGACAAGAATAAATCTGCTTAATGAATTTATGCTGAAAGAGGAATTAGGATGTAAATTAGAAACATTATAATCCCACTAATAATTGATGAAAACCGAAAGTCTGTGAAGATGAGTAGGTTTTTATTTTTTGTCCCTTCAAAGCCTTATTAATGTATGGAATAATCTATAGAACTTGATATATAGTAGAGTTTTATAGATTTTCTTTTTACAACCCTAGAAACAATAACTTAAAAAATTAAAATATTATGGATTTATTTGGAAGAAATAAAAAGAAAGAAGAAACTGCCGAACTAAAAAGACAGTGTGAAAAAATCGAAGATAATATCATAAGATTATCAATGGCAATATCAGATAATCGACAAGATATTTGGGAGATTTCAGAATTGGTTAAACAAGGAGACGCGTTAACCGAGAAAATAATTGAAAAAATTAATGAACAAGAAAAGAAAGGAGGAAAGTGGTATGAAAGAATTTTTAGAAAATTCTGGTAAGGTTATAAATAAACTTACAAGAGATCAGTCCTTTAATAATCAACAACTAATAAATCTAAGGAAATCTGCAGAACAAAGAGTAGCATTTCTAGAAAATGTTTTGATTTCTAAAGGTTATCATGAAGACGTTATGGAGATAAGAGAAAAATTTGCTCTCGAAGAATTAAACAATAAGATGATGGTTCGAGAGGAAAAATTACTAATTCTCCCTAAGTTTGAGCACTTAGTATTAGCAGCACAACAAGAAATAAACCCAGAACCGAATTTTAGTGGTATATATCCCTGGGCAGAATCTTATAAAACATTAGATCAGAGGTTCAAGGATACAGTAGACTTAGACCAAACTGAACATTTAATTTGTATAGGTTCAGCAATGGTAGGTTTTGCGGTAGATATGGTATTTAGAGGTGGTCCGGAAAAAGTTTCAGGAATTTCGGGAATGATTCAGAGTCTCTTCGATAATAAACTTTCAGAAGAGACAGTGAAAGAACTTGAAAAACAGGCTAAAATAACATTTGATCAATCAGTTAACTCTCAGAAATTTGTAGAGAGGGCTGGACATAAGATTAAAGGACTATCACCTAGTCTTCATCATATTACTGGAGTAGGTCATGATCCTAGTCCCGCCGGTATAGTAACAGGAATAAAAGACACGATGAAAAATACGGCGACTTTTATGGACTCTGGAGAAATTCGAACAATAGATATGGAAGGATTTTTTAAAGACGGAAATAAGAGAGTTGCTGAAAAATTAGTAGATGCATTTAATCTAGTAATAAAACATCAACTTTCAGATGTAAATGGAACCAGAGGATTACCAGCGCCGTTTACTTTCGTGATTGGATACCTGGAAAATTTCGGCGACTATGGACAATTAATTTTTGGAATAGTTGAGAAAATGTACCTGGAAGGATATGATTTTAGATATCACCTTTCAACATATCCAGCTGCATTAATAACAGATATCCTAGTAAGAGTATGTTGGGCAATAAAGCTAATAAATGAATCTGAAGGTAAATTAACAATAAAGAAAGTAATCCCTATGGTAAATTTAAATACTATAGAAGGATCAAAACTCGGAAGAATGTTATTTTATACTCACTTAGAAGCTGTAGCACTTAATACTGGATTTATAGCTGTTACTTTTAAATGTACGGCTGGAAAAAGTTTACTCAAATTTAATTATGGAGAATGGGTTATGTTAGCAAGATATGGCATAACACAATCTAGATGGTTAATCACAAAGAAATCAAAACTGAGAGATAAATTTAGAGAAGGAAAATTCGAAGAAGCAACGAAGGATTTTGAAGAAACTTATAAAGATTTATTTGGAGGTTATATTATTAAAGTAGAAGAGGAGGGTTAAAATTTCCCTCCTTTTTATTCTCCCCTCAAAGCCTTATTAATGTATAAATAATTAAATAAAAATTAAAAGATTATGAAAGAAGAACAAGACGAAAAAAAGAAGAAAGGATTAAGTAAGAAAACAGTTAAATTACTGATCTTTGGCGGAATTGCAGTATTGGTGATCGGAGGAATTGTGTATAGGTTAAAGACTTCGAAAGGAAAGACGAAGTTGATCAATGAAGGAAAACCGCTAGATTACTATTACAGACAATCAGGAAAATATAAACTGGCTCCTCTTACAATGGATACAGGAGTCGGAACATTAAATCTTTCAAACCTAGAGAATACAAACGGAGACTGTTTTTCTTTAGGTTATATAAAAGATGTAAAACCTCTTGGAGATGCAACAATTGAAGGAGGTGATGTAATTAACGTAGAATCTGGAAAAACTACAAAAGTGAATCTAACAACAAAAGTAGTATCACTTGCCAGATTATTATGTGGAGCAGAGTTCGTTAAAACAAGTTTTGAAGTAAGAGGACTCTAATAAAATATAGAAGATAGGACATTCAAAAATCCTGTCTTCTTTTTTCTCCTCCCCGAACAAACAAAAAAGAAGAAGATATTTTGATTTATCTTCTTCTTAATTTTATTCTATATTACAGTTCCTTAAGAGCAGCTTTTATTGAACCTTTAATCATCTCTTGAATTCCTTCTTCAGTTGTCATTGCTCCTGATAACGAGAATTTCCAAGAGTTTCCTTCTCCAGTTCTAACAAAAGTACCAAGAACTAATGCTTTCTTACCAATAAAGTCTGGATTATTGTCGATCTGGAAGTCGGCGAAAGTCTTAAGTTGATTAATCTTATTACTATCTGTTACTTTCATATCCGAACTATAGATCTTCATAGTCGCCGAAGGAATATGATCGAATACAAGCGCTTTAGGATCTCTTCCCATGTGCTGATAAATATTCAAAATCACAGCCATATATTTTACTTCCGGCGCAACTTTTCCAAGCCCCATTCGAATTAACTCATTATCACCTTTTGAGTTATTCTTTCCAGTTAAGTCATCACCAAGTAAACTAGCAACTGAACCATCTTTAGAAATTTGATGTCCGTAATAAACAATATCATACTGTTTCTTAGACTTATCAAACATTACAACGCTAGCATCAAGATCAATATCAAGTTGTTTATCAGGTCGGAGTGTTCCAGGATTATCTACTACTTCAGTTTCGATTATCTCTGATGGACCTGTACCAAATAGTTTTTGAAAGAAGTTACCTGTCTTAACTGTCTTTCTTTCAACATGAGTCTTTCTTCCAGTTACTCCACCTTTGATTACTGCCGGAGCCCATCTAAGCCCTACATAAACATAATCAAAGTTTTCACCTTCTGTTTCTTGATTTTTTCTTAGGCTAATTGTTCTTGTACCATTTTTTCTTAAGCTAATTACTCTTTCTTCCATAATTGTTTATATTAAATTAAACTGTTTTAATAATTTCATTTCTAAGTATATCCCGAAATTAGGAGTTGTTTCTGGGTTTATTAAGATTTCTAGAAGTGTTTCCGGAGTTTCTTTTAAAAAATCTACTTCATCTTTTGAAATAAGACCTTTAAAGAAATCATCCCTAAGAAAATCAGATGTTATATATCTTGCATAAGAATTTCTAGATAAAACAACTAGATTATTTCCTAAAGCTTTGTGTGAGTGAAATTCAAACATGAGCATTCTTGAATAATCATTATTACAGCGTAATGGACCTGCTGCTTTATAAACATTCACAACACTATCACTATATATTCCAGGATGTTTTAAAGATTCTATCGGAAATTGTAAAGAAATCTTATCTAGGTTGATATCTTTCAAAAAATCATTATATCTAGCTTCAAACAAATCTCGACAGTCTTTAATTCCCGAGTGATCAGTATTATAATCCATACTCCACTCAACCTTAAATTCCGGAAAGATTAGATATTGATATATACCTCTAATATTCCCTAAAAAGCATGTATAATGAATCGCCCTCATTAAATATCTGACTCTTTGAACTTAAGGCCATATTTTACCAAACTCTTAAATAAAGTTTGGTTAGATCCTTCTCCGAGTGCTTGGAATTCCCATCTGTTTCCTTCAACCCTAGAAAGTTTCCCGAAGACTAGAGTAGTATCATTCTTATAGTCATCATCTAATTTATACACAAGTTTAGCAATATCTTTTCCATCTTCGTAAGCTCTAACTTCTGCACCATCAATCATTTTAAAAGTCTGTTCTCTAGTTCCAGAATCATAGATATTAACCAAAAATAGAATATCAGTTATATTTGGATCAACTTTCTTTGGGTAAATTAGAACTTCCTCATTACAATAACCATCATCTCCAGATTCATCTTCAGATCCTGTATTATCTCCTCCATACTGTACAGCTTCGAATGGATCTGTTAACATTCCTTCCGAAGTTTGTAAGATACTAGAATAAAATACTAAATGATCTGGACTAGGACATTTACCCATTTTATTGAGCTCAACAGTAATTAAATCTACGTCGAAATCATAATTACTACTTCTAAGAGCTCTAGAATTAGGTTTCCAAACAATTTCTACTTTTAATTTACTCAGACCTTTCTTTAAACTTACTGATCTTTGTTTTGTTAATGTAATTTCTCTTTCAATTGTTTCCATTATTGTTTTATTTTTAATTACATTTATAAGAATTTCAAGGATTTACTATTTTAAGCCAAATATTTAACTAACTTACCTGCTGGATCTGAATAACCTTTAAGTTGATATAAACAATTTGAGATTATTTTAAATAAATAATCAGTGTTCATATTTATTATCCTCTTCGAAAAGTCTATTGTGGTTCTAGATATAAGATATAAACCATCCCAGAAATTAATAGATAAGTAATTTAATTGTCCTGTTAAACAAAGAGCAATATACTTAAAAAATGATCTATAAGTCTCTGAATCATAAGTAAATCCTCCATTTGATCTTATAGCATTTACATATTTTAATTCTCCGGACTTTTTCATTTTAAGTATATCATTCTTTAGACTATTTATATAATCTATTGCAGAATCTTCAACATATTTTTCTACAAAATCTGACCCTAATTTATTTTCTATTATATTCCTATCCTCAATTTTTATAAATCCATATTGAGGTGAGCCAGGTGGAACAGCTAGTTTTCCTTGAGTTTTAATCTTGTCAAAGAACCCATCTATTTGTGTCATCCAATGTTCTAGGTCACTGTTTTTATCATCATAGAATTCAATCATTTTGATTATCTCATATCCTATTTCATCATTGTACTTAGATACATAATGTAATGAATCTGCTCTAGTTTCTGCAAATTCTTTTTGAATTAATTTTCTTTTTATTAACATATATAAAATTAAAAAATAATAAATTGAAGAGAGTAAACTTAATTACTCTCTCTCTTTCTCCAAATTTCTTCTTGATCTTTCTCAGCTTTTTCTATATCTAAAAATCCTGTTTTCCGATTTATGTATTCTCCCACCTTATGCCCTGTATCTCCAAAAGGATAATCTGATAATGTCTTCAATAACCATCTCTTAGCTCTTTTATTCTTAGATATTAATAATAACTTAAGAATTACATTAATATCCTCGGAACAATCCAAAATAGCACTATCTAATACACGAACACTATAAGCATACATGTCATCCGTCTTTCTTTTAATTTTTAAGAAAATAATGTTAATATAGAATGTTGGAGATTTATCTAATTCAGAAATTTCTCTTTCTACTATTTCAATTAGTATCCTTCGATCTTTATAATAATCTTTTGTTTCATATTTCTCAAGATCGCCAAATGTCATTCGTTTCTTTTTTCTCATAATTTTTTCTATTTTTATTCATCTATAAGGCTTTTAATGTTATTTTCTTTTTAATAATTCATAACCTCTAATCTGCTTTCTAGTTCCATCCTCTTTCTTTTCATACATAACTACTGATTTAACGTCAAAATAGTTTTCAATATCACTAGCTTTCGGTGTAGCATCATAATTAATAGAATTATAAAGATTTCCAAGTTTTACCTTGAGATCTGATAAACTATACTTCTCTCCAGGATTAAAATTTAAAGTAATAGTATTAATTAATAACTCTTTACTAAACGTTACTATTCCAAGTTCTTTTTTAATATAAGTCTTACTATAAGTTAAAGCTTTAAGTTTCTTAGGCCCTAGAGCGAGATAGTAAGATTTAACTTCATCAGAATCAGCTATTTGTCCAAGAACTATATTTAATTCAATATCAGATATAAAATTGTATTCACATAACATTTTAAGTTTATCATGCATAGTAGTTAATGTATCATAGATACAGAAAAATCTTGTTACATCTCTATTTACTATATCATCAGGAGTAAGTTTGGAATGAACTGAACTAAATACACTAAATCTATCCTTATAATCCACCTGCTGTATCTGAAAAGCTCTAATCTCATTAACAAGAACTAATTGATTAATAACCGGTTTAAGAATAACATCTCCAGTCTGAGAATTAATAACTTTATTTACAGCTATATAATTATCTCTATAATTTGCTGACTTGGCTACATATTGATAAGTTTTTGCTAAATCATATTTATCTTTATCTAAAACAGTGTTATATGCAGATAATAAACTTTCAGTAGATTTATTTTTGCTATCTATTATATTTTGGAAATCTTCTTTCTTCATTTCTCTATAATCTGCTGTAGTTCGATAATAGAAAGTAGCACTGTTTTTCCAAGGGTTATCAAATAAACGCTGACGTCCAAGAATCTGAGGTAAATCCTCCGCTATATCAACAGCTAAACAGTCTGAATTAGAATCACTGAAAATGAAAGATCTAGCGCATAAACTATAAAAATCAGCACCTAAGTATACAGTTCTGGTACAGAAAGTAAACATTTTAGGTTTAACTCCTTTTAATGGTACTTCTCCTATAGTAAAAGATTTTCCTAATTTCCTTTTTATTCTTTTGGCATTATCTTCTGTATTGCTACAAAGTATATTGCATTGTTCAGGAGTAAGATTATTCTTTTTAATCATACTGATAATATGATTAACACTATTTACATAGAATACTGCCTCATCTGATACTATTCTAGTAGGTACACCATTCTTCATAACAGTAATTTCTTCAAAATCGTTATTGAGATATTTTTGAATTACTTCTTCTGCTTTAGTTCCTACTGATTTCATCGTAAGAATTTTAAGAGAAGGTTTTATAATTCTAGATGAATCTGAACTATACCAATCTAATTCATAGTAAGGTAAATCTTTAAATTCATCTAACATCTCTAAGTACTCATCCATCATTGGAGTTGCACTAACGAAGTATGCAGTTGGAGATTGTGCTAAATATGTCAAAAAACTAAGTTCAGTATTACTCTTAAATCTAGCATCATGTAGAATACTTTGAAATTCATCCACTACTGTCACAAATCTATCAAATATTCTAATTTTCTCAAGAATATCTTTAACAATCCTGTAAGAATCATATGTTACAAGAATTTTAGCAGGTTGATTATTTAGATATCTTTGATAGGTATAAGTATCGATCTCTCTATATAGTCTTTCATAAATTTCAGAATTATCTTTCTTTTCTGGTTCATCTTCTTTTGGATTCTTTATAGGCTTGGAAATATCTTTATCGACTTCTGCTTCTATTTCCATTTCATTCACAACCAAATAAACACTATCTTTATGTTGATCCTTTTTATTCTTAAGTAACATTTTCCTTGGAGAACATAGAATAACATTTTCTGGTCCTCTTAAACAGTATTCAGTAAATCCACAGCCAGGTAACTGTTTATTAATAATACACTTTACTGGGAAATTAGAAAAACAGAAATCTTTCCATTCTCCTATATACCTAATTCCTCTAGGTACAATAATTTTTTCTCTGTTCATGTTTTATAAAGTTTTTAATTAATTTAATTTATTATAGATTCTTTTTAATACAGAATCCAGTTACATAAAATTGAAGACTAGGGATACCCTTTATAATCTTCATTCAATTGTAAGGATTTAAAGTTAGTAGAGACGCATTTTGATGATTTAAAATCGGTGTATTTGGTAATAGATAAAGTATATATTTTCTTATTAAAAAATATCATCAATTAATATATTCGATCTCCTCCCAAAGGGAGATCGAATTCTTATACTCCATTTATCCCCTATATAGTTTATTCAATCTAGAGCCCGTAGGGCCCTGGAGTGAACCCTTTAGTGGTGAACGGAAGGTATGATAAAGGGTTCCTTAGTCCTCAAAAATAAATTACAATAGAATAAAAACCTTATAAGTGCTATGAAGTTACCAATAAAATTTTACCAGTTTATCTCTAATATAGATTATTTTTCAGAGATACACAAATATCATAAACATGAGAATAATGAAGATATGATTATTGATTATATGATAAGTAATCTAGCTTTTCTTCTAACTCCTTCTAATTTTCATCGAAGGGCGTCTTATTGTTTTAATAATTGGTTTTCTATTCTCCTAGAAATAGATCCGATTAAATATAGTTGGGTAAAGAAAGTTGACCTACAATTCTTAAATAATACATCTGTAACTAAACAACAGATTATAGATTGGGAAGTACTCAATTTTACAGGGAAGAATAAGATTTTCACAGTAAAGAGAGAAAAATGAAGTTTTGCTACTTTAAACTTCTGATTTTCTTATATGTGGGAAAAAAGAACCCCAGACTTAATTGTCCAGGGCATATTTGATTATTTACATAACCAAATTGAAATTGCTTTCAAAGTCTTTAATAATTTAAAGCTATGAGAAGATATCACTAAGATTCTCTCAAAAGTCATGAACACTGTAATGAGTATGACTGATGAATAAAACTCAGGTGTTTGCATTTTAATTGAGTTTTTAAAAGGAAGGGTAGTTTTAATACTATTCTTCCTTTGATTTCCTTATAAGTGTAGTAATAATTAAAAAATATAAGACTATGGAAGAAAAGATCGATTTACCAGAGAAAGGAATAGTAGTTGGCTTTGAACTTGAGAACTTAGAGGATTACTTGAATTGTACGGAGCATTTAGTACAGGTTCATGGAAAGTTTGAGGTCCTAGCAGAGATCGAGAAAAAAGTGAAGTATGAAAAGATTAGACACCTCGCCAAATTTCTCATGACGGAATATAATCCAGAGTTAAAAAGGAATGTGGTTTTTAGGTTGTCTAAGTTTAAAGAACGTCATGAACACAACGGCGAGACGGTTTATATAGCTTATTATAGGTTTGATGGATTTGTATCACTTTAGGAGATATAGGGAGAGACTTTTAAGGTTTCTCTCTTTTTATTTTTTAATCCCAAAACTCTTATAGGTGATGTATAACAATAAAAATAAAAAATATGTACATGACAGAAAAACAACAAGTCTTTTATATTAAGAAAGTAAAAGAATCATTAGAGAAGATTGACGAAATTACATGTTTAATCTCTGGATTTATGGAAAGGTATGCAGATCACTTAAGAGATACTGTTAATACACTTGAAGGAATTGAGTATGTAGATACTGAAACAGGGAAGCGTTATAAAATAGATGATGCTTTAGTTTTTTCGGAGGTTAGTGATAGTATTAATGATTTAGTAGTAGGAGACTGTGGTATATCTATATTTATTGGATCTCATGAGGTTACTGGTAAAAGAAAAAAGAAAGAAAACACAAAATATGATCATACAATTCGAGCTTTGTGGAACTATGAGGACTTAAGTGTTCATGAACTAGATGAGGTAGATGAATTAATTGCGGATATAGTGGAAAGAGATGCATATAGTAATTTAGAATTTAAATTGTAATGAATAAGGAGGGATTTAGTTCCCTCTTTTTCTTTCAGGTACGACAAAAAAGAAACTACACCTATCCATCTCGGACCAGTGTAGTTTGATTAGAATTATAGTATTTTAAGAAGTTTATCTGAGACATTATCGATCTTTATAGTTTCGTATGTTCCATCTCCTTTAAGCCAAATTAATCTTCTCCCCAGGATCTTTAAGCCAATTGATTCTAACATTAATTGATACATGCTAAATTGTAGGGTATAATGTCCTAGGGGTTCATCTATTAAATTATCAAAAGGAGGATACATTGTGATTCCCTTCGACCTCTGATAATCTTTCGTAAGTTCTTCATTTGTTTTCCAGTCTCCTATAATAAATCCAGGGTTATCAGGGGAATCATAGTAGAATAGAAGGTCGGTAGTTCCACAAAATTTAGTATTAATTTCTGGGATATACTTTGATGACATCCTGAATTCTGCACCGACCGGAATTATCGAAGGCGGTAACTCAGAATAAAATTTGAGGATACTTTCTTCTTTAGGTGCGAAGGGAATTAACCAACCCTCCTCTGGAATATATTGCCTTCGGATATTGGTCGGAATTAATTCAGGGTAACCACATTTTATCCATGTCATTGCTTCTCCAAATTCATGATACTTCGTTCCTTGTGTTACTGATTTTACATTTTTATATTTCCATTCTCTGAGGACATCTTCTTGAGTTCTTCCATTCTTTTTTGCATATCGTTCTGAGATTGTATGTTTATCGAAGGGTCTAACAAAGTTTTCGATTATATTAGAAACTGGTGTATATTCTTCAGTTCCTATAAAATACTTATGTCCTTCTTCTATAAATGTTATATCGGAAAAATGTTCAGATATTAAGTTTCTTGTTGTTTGTATAATTTCTTCTGTAGTCATATTCTTTTATTTTATTATCATATATAAGATTCACTAGTGCAGAGAAGAGCAAAATCCTTACTTATGATATGAAAATAATGATAAGTTTTGCAGACTTCGAGGAAATATTAGAAAATCGAGCTGAGTTTAATTTAGTAAGTAAATTTAATCGTACGAAAGATCCAGAATTAAAAGCTATAATTTCTCTAATTCTTCTTGCCGAGACAGTATCTAATGGAGCAATAATAACTTTAAAGAAATTAACATTTGCTACTGCTCTAGAGGGTGTAGATTTATGGAGAGGGAAAGTTAATACTAGAAGTTATGCGAAGATTAAAACAATAGGGGATTTGAAAGAATGGTTAAGATGTAATTTAGTCGGAAAATTGATAACAGTTAAGAGATATGGAAAAAATAAAGTTAGAGTTATCGATTTATTATCAAAAGAAGAGGAGAGTTAATCTTCTCTTTTTCTTTTTAAGGAGAAGAAAAATAAACCCGACTTTCACAAGCCAGGTTTAATACATGAAAATTTAAAAAAAATAACAGTCGATTTTTCCTGTCGTTATTTTTTTTTACATATATAAGGTTTTTAAGGTTTGGAAAATAATAGAAACACAAAACCTTATATATGTTATGATATCAATAATAGACATTTTAGAAAACGGAGAAAAAATTGTAAAGTACTTAGAAGTAAGATTTCATACAATTAAATATGCTGATGAATATTACCATAAGTTTATTTTAATTCATTCTTTGTGTAAGTATGCAGCTAGTTTAGATACAGTTTACTACGACCTTATAATATATCACACAAAGTTGATTGGATGGTCTAATGAAGTCGATCTTAATAGTGTGAGTAGTATAAAAACTAAGGAAGATTTAGCAATATGGCTTAAAAATAATTTAGTGGGAAAAATAATAACACTTAAGAGATATGGAAAGAATAATGATTTCGTATCCTGAATTCTTAGAAAATCTAGAAGAGTATAAAAATAAATACTCTGATTCTAGGGGTTCACTTCAATATAGAGATAAAACAGAAATTATGTTGATTCAAAATTTAATATATCGTTTGGCAGATATTCATCTTTATATTCTTAGTTTAAAAATTCAAGGAGCTGGAGGAAGTTTTATTAGATTAAGTATTCCTAGCATTAATAGGATTATAGATGAATTAATAAAATTATATCCAGAAAAATATAGTAAGTGGGGATATATAGACTTAGACTCATTTAATCTACTTTATGGAAGTGATGAAGTTATCTTAAAGGAAGTAGTTAAATTTTTTATTGGGAAGATTTTTACAATTAAGAAAATAAATGAAAAGAAGTCTTATACCGTTTTTAGAATTTCTTAAGATATTAGATGATCCAGAAGTAAATTCAGCAGGACGTTTAAATCGATACTTTTCTTGGGGAGAAGATACAAAACCAGTCGAACGAGGAATGTTAATTGGGATAGGGCTACAATTAATAAACTCCTATATATTTTTTGATGAGTCTCATAAATTTTCTAAGAACTCACTTCAAAAAGTTGATAATATTATAGGTCATCTTATATCAACATTTCCGAAAAAATATTCAAAGTGGAGGAAGATGAGCCCTGAGATATCAAGAGTTTCTGAAAATCTCTCTGAATATTCATCAAAAGAGGAATTTATATCCGAGATAGCTTGGATATTTGCTGGAAAACTTTTTAAATTAAAAAAGACAAGAGTTTAATTCTCTTGCCTTTATTTTTCTTTTTGAAAAAAAAACAATAGAAGAATTTCAAGACCTTTTCATTTTACTTGATTATGTACTCTTGTAAAATTACTTATCTATTATTCTTCCATCTACTTGTAGGACTTTAGCATGAAATTAACTACTTAATCCTCCTACACTGTTAACCATATACAACAAGGTAGCTTATAAGAAAATGTTAACTATCATAAGCATATAGTTAATTTAGGTTAGGCTACCCGTGACTTCCGCCCGGACCGAACACCTAATTCTTTCATATATAAGAATTTCAGGGGTTTAGAAATTTCTTCTGAAAAAAAAATGGTAATGGACCAAACTTATTTCGCAATCCACTACCTGACCTGATAAATATTCCAAAAAGTCGTACTTACTTTAAGTTCAATTTATCTTAGCTAACCTTTATCGCTACAAGGGTATATCTTTTTGAAGTTCTAATAGTTAATTTCTTAACTATCATGAGTATTTCCCAAAGATAATAATTACAAATACCTTTATAGAATTTTACAGTGACCTTAGAGGTATATAAAATTTCTATCTTCTACCATATATAAGAATTTCAGGGGTTTAGAAATACCCAAATTTTTGTAGATTATTTATTAATTCTTGTATATTATCATCTATCTTTTCTTTTTCCATGTTGTTCCAATTAACTCTATCATTTTGTTCTGGATTACCAAATATTCGAGTTATCCAATAGGGGATTTTAGTTCCTCTTATATTATCCCATCTAGATGTGTTTGTTTTTTCAGAAAGTGCCCATAATACTTCTTCTATTGTATATAACATAGATTGGTGAATATGTAATGATACTTTAAAAACAGATCTCATTATTCCTATTATATTATCTAGGAACATATTTAATTGATCTTTATTAGTAAATACTCCAAAATTTCTCGAATCTATATTATAAATATCTCTCAAAGTTAGTATTATTCCTTTTCTAAACTTAAAATTATTATAACCTCCGATATATCTATAAAGTTTATCTATGAATTCTAAGGCTCCTTTATTACTAATGATAAAGTTATTAACAATTATATCAGAAAAATCAAACATATAGTTATTATATACATTTAATCCAGATAAACTACTATAACTATTTTTAATATTTTTCTTGATAGATTTATAGAATTTACCTCTTACTATAGTACTTTTTCCATATTCATAAAAACGATATGTAGGAAGACCATATTTGAAGTACATATAAGTATCTCTAACTCTATCATCAATAGCTTTTTCATCATGAAAACTAGAATCAATTTCTACAATGAATTTCGCTTTATAAAAGAAATAATCAGAAAGTATATAATGTTTCTCCCAAAGTTCTGTTCGAGTTTTTGGAACTTTCTCTTTAGTTAATATTTCTTTCCAGAGCTCTCTATCCATTATTGGAACGGGAAATTCTTTTATATACTTTGTAAAATCTTTTTCTTGCGTTAATTCATTTTTTATTTTTTCTATATCTTCTTCAAACTTTTTTGAAAAACTACTTTCATTAGCGATAAGAGCATCTCTTCTATTTTTAATAATAGAGATGTGAGTGTTATCTTCTTTTAAAAGATACGTTGGAATGATATATCCTTGTTCAATCTCTTCTGCATAATATTTGCATCCCATAGCAAATATCTTAATTAGGTCTGTATTCATAAGTTATATTAATTTTATTTCTATTTATAAGGTTTAGACCTTAAGAGCCTTATATGTGTAGTTTATTACATGAAAAACAAACTTAAAAGAAATGAAAATTGAACAAGAATTAATCGATGAATCTTATAGAGGATTCGTAAGAAGAGACCTAGTAGATCTATACCAAAGATTTATAGGTGAAAGAAGTGGAGGAAAAGTACATAATTCATCATTATCTAATGAGATAACTCCTGGTAATGATGTAAATGTTAGTGAAAGATTTTTAAATAGACAGAAAAGGAGGGGGATTAAATTACTAAGATTTCCGAAAACTATTCATATAATTAAAAGATGTTATGAAGAAAGGTTTGGTGGTTTTATTGAATCTGTCTATACTATTGAATATGGAATTTTGCATTTAATGTACTTTGATGAGAATGTATTAATTGAATTCTCTAAAACATTTCGATCTCTTGAGAATGATAATATAGATGTATTGAGAGAAAAACTCAGAACTGTATTATCTGGAAAAATTATAGGAGATAATAAATTCATTTCTGTAGATAGAATAGAAAACCTAAGAACCAGAAAATAAAAAAATTGAAGGAGACTTTTTACAGTTCTCCTTCTTTTATTTTTCTTCTTAGGACATAAAATCTAGCTTTTTCGTTTTTACTAGATCTAAGTCATTAAATGGAGTACCTTCGATAAGATTTACTCCTGTTTGTTGTAAAATCCATCCAAGTCCGGTCAAGTTTCCATATTCATCTACTACAATCTTTTTATCCCATATTGTTAGTTTAGGGAAATATAATTTGTAGTCCGGGAAAATCATACTCCATTCATCTTCATTTCCTTCTAAAAATTTATCTAGTTCAGGGTGAGTATTTATTTTTTTTGTTCTCCCATTCCATATCACATCAAAACACGGCCGAAGAATATATGGACAAACTTCGACTCCCTGACACTCTCCTGGTTCTGATGTTCTAGAAATAACTTTACATTTATTTCTTACCAGAGTCATTATTTTGTCCATTGAGTAGTCGGCCGTATTAATTATCACTATCTTTCCGGTTATATATGTTGGATTCTTTGGGTTAACGTGAATTAGACTACCTACCGAAGGATCTATCTCTTCTTGTAAGTAAATAGCCTCGATAAAAGCATCTAATCCATTCCCATAATATACGGAATTCATTTTTTTATCTCCTTCCCTAGTAATATCCCAGCAAATTCAGTAAGATCTACATCCCTAACAAATACATCAACTGGCTTAATGAATATAACAGTCCTTTCTACTATTGTCCCATCTTCTCTTACTGCTGATACATTATATAGATTTTTTGATATTTTAGAGAGAAATGATTCAGGTACATATTTCCAATCAATTGCCATAGCTTCATCATCAAACATCTCTGACACTAGGTATCTTTCTTGTTTCATATCTTATATTTTTTAAAGTTGATTAATAATTTGTTCAGTATATGCTATCGGATCGAATTTCTTGAGCTCTTTTAATCTTGTCTTGAGCTCTTTTATACGATCCGAAGTATCTTTATTTTTTCTAAGGTAACTGATAGGCTTTGACATAACAGAACTAACTATTTCCTGAGGCATTCCAAATACTTTCATAATCTCTTCGTCAGTTGCTTTTGGATTTTTGTTTAATATATAATCCGAAATTAATGGAATAGCCTCTAAAACCGCAATATCAAAAGTAGTTTTTTCTATCTTCTTCTGATTTACTTTTACAATTAGATCTATGTAATTTTTATAAGTATAATCTAACCAATCATATAAACCAATTCGAAACATTGTGGATCCAGTAGTTACATTTGTTGTATAGTTTGTAGCACTATAGCAGCATTTTCTTGCTAGATCTTCAATTTCTTCGATAGATATTCCTCTTGCTCCTGGAACTTTAGATATTACCATTTTAGGACCATTAATATCAGTAAGATCTTCCATATATACTTTTCCTTCTTCTGCAAGTTTCTTAAACTTTTTAAAATTAGGTGTAAATAAGAAAGTATCTCCTTCAAATAATATTCCTGGGTTACCAAAATCATCGGTTACTCTTGTTAATTTATAAGAATATATTACTCTACCTTTACCCGTTTTCCATAATCTATCAAGTTCTGAATTTTCTTTATCAATAATCAGATTTGCGTTAGGTTCTAAAAGTGACGGTTTATTGTTGATATAAGCTTGATATAGTGATTTAGGATTAAAATTAGGATAATCATTTTTTACCCCAATACATAGACCTGTCACAGAGGTTTTCATATATAAACAAAGAGGTATAGGAAGTGGAAGATAAGATATTTCCATAGGACCTACTGGTGATTCTACCATAGGAACTTCTTTCCATAACTCTCCAAGAATTCTATTATATACATCAGATACCATTTGTTTTGTATATCTCGGCGCTGCATACTGATTATAAGTTCCATTTATTTCTGTATATCCCCATGAACCGTGACCTTCAAAAACTCCAGTATGTACAAGATTAGCATTAAGTTCTTCAATTCCAGAAAGACTGTGAGGATGATAATTTGCTACACTTGAGATTACTGTAGTACTTGGTATCATCTTTCCTTTTGGAAATTGAAGAGCTGAATATATTAATCTTCTATAACTAGGTTTACAACCATCTTGTATAAATGCTGTATGTCTTTGATTATTAATATAGTTACCAAAATCTAAAAAAGCATCCCTTGCTATTTCTCCAATAGCTCTCTGTTGAATTAATTCTTCTTGTGTAATTTGTGGTAATTCTATTTCTTTCTTTTTTCTAGCCATATTATTCAATTATTCTAAATTCATCTAAATTATACCAAAAATCTTCAGATACTCCTGCTTTTATTGAAATCGATTTCTCTGAATTAAGATTTGTTATTTTTATTGAGAAAGACATAATTCCTCCTCCAATTCCACTTTTAGACATAACTATTGGTGGATATTCTAGAAGAATTAGGTCTCCTTGTTTAATATCTCTTATAAATTTTTCAAAAGTTTTACTCGTACTGTAGCTCATTTCAATACATTTGTCCATTGAAATTACCTGAACTGTATATTTTACTGTAGGTAATTCTTGTATATTGAAACTTCCCATTTTAAATGTTTCCATGATCTATCACTTGTATTTCTCTCATAGCATCCCAAAATTCATCAATTGCACTTCCAGGAACTATTATTGATTTATTACTTCTAAGATTTGTTATCTTAGTTCTTACAGATCTCATTCCTGATTGTGCACTACTTTCAAGAATAGGAGGAATTTCTAGAAGAATCATATCTCCTAGGTTAATTCCATCTAAAAATATTTCTCTTTTCTTATTACTTACATAGTAGGTATTCTTATCCATCTTAGAAATTACTTTAATTAAATATTTCATTGTTGGTAATACATCCCTACTATTTTCAATACCATTAATTTTATAAATCTGTAAATCCATTATCAATTATTTTGAATTCTCCGAAATAATAATAATAATATAAGATATTTAATTCCGGAATGCTAAATTTCATACTCTTTTTATTCTCTAAATTAGTAACTGTGATATATCCTTGAAGTAATAATGAATATGAAATCATTACTAAATCTCCTTCATTCAGATACAAGTTTATGAATTCTTTTTTCTCCTTATTCATTAATCTATAAATTCCAGAGTTTTTATTAGTTAATATTTTCTTAGCTCTATCACAACATATATTTTGTGGTTCACCAAGTAATATTACTATTTTAACTTCTGGAATATTCGGATATTTATAAGTCTGTGAATCCATATGGATTAGTTATAATTCCAGCATCAAATAATAGTTTTTTTCTTTCTTCAATATCTTCTGTTAATTTCATACTATAATCAAAACCTTCTGGAGTTACTTGAACTAATTTTCTTGTAGCTGGATTATAGAAGATATCATATATCTGTTCTTTCGACAAAGCTCCTAAACCTTTGTATCTAAAGAAAGGTTTAGTAGGATCTAATCCAATCGGGAATGTTGTTCCAGGTTGAAGTGGATCTCCAGGATAAAATTTCTTGTTTCCTTGTTCAAATATTGGAGATATTACTTGATAAACCATTCCAAAATCGATTAAAAATTTTCCGAATTTTCCAAATAAATATAGTATAAGTTTTGCAATTTGACTACCATCTGCCATATAATTATTATGATTTATAATAATATAGACTATATCTTAGGGAATTTCCCTCTTTGTACATAGTCGTTGATAGAAGATTTTAGATTAAATCTTCTTTGCTGATTTATGTTTTACATTTTCCAGCAATTCACAAAGTTCTATCAGAATATTATCTTCTGAACGGACACTTATGGTTATCCGCATCGACAGCCAAAATAATTTTTCCAAATCTACTATATTTTTTTATCAATTCATAAGCTTCTTCGAAAGATTTTGCATCTTTTGTTACGTTATTTACATCCATACCAAGCCCAATCACTTTGAATATAGTATGTATTTCTTTATTATCTAGTGCTTGATCTATCGTCTTATCTGCCACCGAGAGTATCTTACCTCTTAACGGAAGTACGCTGTGATACAGTGTGTTATGTCTTCCACTTTTCAATGATCCTCCCGCCGAATTTCCTTCTACTAAGAACAATTCACAGTCCCATCTATTTTTTCCTGTTGCATCGCTAAAACCATCTATTAATTCAACTCTTGACTTGAACATATTTCTTCCTTGAGCATCTTCAATCATTTTTTGTGCCTTTTCAGCAGCACTAAGAGATTTCATAGACTCAGCTAAATAATTCAATTTAGCCACATGTTCTTGCCAATATTCTGGATTATTTCTAAATATTTTTTGAAATTCTTTAGTAATATCTCCAAAATCAGATTGTTTTACTTTAGATATTGATTTTAAACGTTCTTTTGTTTGTGAATTGAATACAACATCTCCAGCAATTACTATGACACAAATTTTTAATCCATTTTGAAGATATCTATGTTTAAGTTTAAATTCATTTTTTAATGCTTCTTCATAACAGTTTTCTATATAAGAAATATGAACTCCTTGTTCAACTGATAGACCTGAGATTGATCCTGATTCTACTTTTTGTCCTAATTCTGGATCAACTTCAAATGTAGTATATACAGTTACAGAACTATTTTTACTTGTATCTGCTGGAATTATTGTTTTAAATATTTCAAACTGATAAGGTTTAAAAGTTCCATTAACTAATTGTCTATTAGCCATTACTTCTACTTTTTTCTTATATAATTTTTCTTGAATAAGTAGGAAGTATTGAATGTTTTTAATAGGGATATTTGCACTAGTTGATTCAAATATTTCTGAATCAGGCTTAAACATTGTAATAGTACTAAATCCCCTAGGTAAAGGTTCATATGGTTGTCCAGAAGCTCCAAAGATCATTTTCTCAAGATTATCTAATTTATCACATCCTTCATAAAATTTTTTTCCTTTTCTATAAGCTACAATATAAAAAATATCTTTCTTGGATCTTGGACCATAAGAATTCCAAACCTCCTCAACAATAGGTAAAGAAGTATTATAATTTTCTTGAGTTACTTTAGACATTATAATAAATTCTTCCGAGGTTGAATTTACTGCGGTTAACCCTATCCCGTTTTGCATGTATGTTAACTATATGAAAATATTTCTCATACAGATCAGTATATAATTTCAAGATATTTTTTATTATCTTGGTAAGTCTTTATACGTTACGCTAAGAATTTTTATCCTTAGTTCGGTATTAGATTTTATATCCTTCACCGAATTTACTTACTAATAATTTAAGATATCACTATCCTAAACGGCCAATTTGACCACTTCTAGCTACGTTAGTATCTAGAAATTTGCTTCCAGAGTGTGCATAACTAACTGCAGTATCACATGAAGTTTGTCCAATTTTATCTTTTGACATAGAAATTGGAATTCCTCTTCCATTATCTCCAACGACTGAATATCCATTCCAATTCTGATCGATAAATATTTTATTACAATAACTACAGCTAACACTTTCATCTGCTGAATTATCCCAAACTTCTTTCATTAATATATCTGCATTAGTAACGCCGCCAATATACATCTTTTTTGTTAACTATAATAAGATTTATTATAGAACAGAATATAAATTTAACCATATTATTATTTTAATGGTTAGTAAGTCTTTATTCGTTATACTAATAAATTACTTAGATAAATCTAAGACTATTAGCTTGGTATTAGATTACTTAGAATTTTATTTCTAAGGTCTTTCACCAAATTTACCTACTGGTAATTTAAGATATTACTATCCTAAACGGCCTGTATTTTGACCAGGGCGACGTCTTATTGCTTCAATAATGTCTAAAACTCTAATTTCATTACTATTTTCTTCCATAAATAAAATTTAGTTTATTAAATAATTTTAATATTAAATATATTTTCATCTATAAATAGTGGGAAGATAACACAATAATACCTTCCCATCTATAAGGTTTACATGTCTAATGGTTGGTTGTTTTCTGGATTTAATGCTGTAAGATGTCCTGTAGATTTTAAAATACTTATTGCATCATTACCTATTAAAATAATGTATTTAAAGATTTTATATATTTTTTCGTTAAGTTTTTTCGATGTTCTACGGTATGGAATATTTAAAAAATCACAAATATCTTTATAACTTAAAAATGCTCCTAGTATTTCAGTTTTATCTTCATTAACTAAGTAATATACTTTACTTAATTTTTTATAAAGAGTATTTGAATCATTTAATTTAAATGAAACATAATTTTTGCGAATAATAGTGGTTTTTAAAATGGTACTTGAATCGTTTGCAGAATTATATGTATTAGCTCCGTATACAAAATTATATACATCTCTAGTAATTCCTTTTAAAATAAAATCACCATATAAATCAGATAAAATAATAGTATTGCTTAAAGATCTTAAAGTATTTTCATTTCTACTATTTCCTAATGAATCAGTTAATCTTAAATTACAAAAACTATTATCAATTCTAATCGTATTAATATGATCTACTATTTCATTTTTTCTAAGGTCTCTTTTTAGTATATATTCCATAATTACTCTATGTGCTAATAAATTTTTCCTATTTATTTTAACCATAACATAACTTCCTGGAGTTGGATTTAAACCATAAAGTAATTGATTAGAATTTTTAATAAATCCTTCCTTACATACATAAATTCCAGGATACTTCCAATGCTCATACCATTCATAATCATCTAAGTTTCCAGAAAAACCGTAAATATCTCTTTTAGGTTTTTCACATGACCAATAAAGATTATAACATTTGTCAGTTGTTTTATTCTTTTTATTTTTATATATTGATTTTTGTATTTTTCTTAAATCATATATTTCAGGAACTTCTCTAGATACAAAACATTCTACAATATTTCCATTATCATCTCTTCCGATATATTGATATAAAACTTCTTTTCTTATTTTAGATCTTTTTTCATGACTAGAATTTTCTTTTACAGTAGTCCATTCTAAGTTAGATAATTTATTATCAGTTCTAATGCAATTTATATGATTAACTACATTATAGATTTCTTTATTTAAATTTTCTAAAAATATTAAAGCTACTAATCGATGAACTCTATATTTCAAAGAAATTACTTTATTATTTTCTCTTAGTTCAAATGATATTATTAAATATCCTTGGTAATCTACATAAGGTTTTCTTATTTTTCTTGTATTGAAATAAATAATTTCCCCTCTCTTATTTACTCCATATCTTCCAGAAATTTCTTTAGGAACTATAGGAGCTTCAATAGGCATAAATACATCATCGGGTAAGAAAGGATATTTTTCACGTTGTACAAAAATTGAAGGTAAATTCTCCATAATTAATAAAAATTTAAGGTTTAAGTTTTTCTAATTTTTCTAGAAGGCCAGAGAATATATTGCGTCCTTTAGCTTTTCCATATAACTCTTTACAGTACCAAGAGAGGATATCAAATAAGCTATCTTTTTTATCTCCTGGATTAATTTTCGCCGCCATATTTATCACTTCTATTTTTCTACCGTTTTGTTCTAATAGTTTTAAAATAACGCCGAAATCAAAAATACTAACTCTATCGGCGGTATCTACAACTATAATATCAACGGTAGAATCTAATATAAGTGATTCTAATTTTGGCGAAGATTCTGTAGGTCCTGATATCTCTGAAACTGAATTAGAGATTTTATAACCTTTGGCACTACAATAATTCAATAATCGTTTTTCTTGTTCTTCTAATTCATTTCTTTTATCTTCAGAACTTACTCTAGAATAAATTACTGTAGTTAATTCTTTTTCAAGTTTTTCCTCAGAATCTACAATAATCCATCTATGTTTAAATTCATCTATTTCAGATTTGACTACTCCTTTAGAGATCCAATTCTCAACAGTTCTTCTAGTCACTCTATGAATTTTTGCAAAAGTATTTATTCTATATTTCATAACACAATAACTATAAAATTAAACAACATTTTCGTATTATTTCATATATAAGGCATACATTAGAAAAAGGTAGCGAAATGTGGGTTGTTTTTGATGTTTTTAGCCATCTTAACCTATAAAATGAGCCAAAATAACCCACTATCCTAAGAGAGGTATTTTGCTCTTACAGATGGTTGAGTTCCTTAATAATGAAGTTAAAGAAAAAATAAAATCCCTAGAACCGTTTAAGTCCTAGGGTAAAAGAATTAATCTACTCTTTTATTTTTTAATTTATCACACTCTATTTTTGTTCTTGCCAAAGCAATAGCGTGATTGAATATATCTATGAGAATGTTATCATCCTCTAGAAATATCATCATTAGTGTCATGATAATTGCAATGATGATATGTTGAATAATTTCTTTATTATTCATAGAAATAATCATTTTAATTACACCTTTTTCTACGGATTAAATTTATTCTATGAATTTTTCTTTAACTTTAAAAAATTAATGCTAGCTTCTTTTGTATATCTGCAATATATACTTTAGGAGCTAGCTCATTTATTTTCTCTTCATATATAAGGCTTTGAAACATTTTTAGGCGGAACTAGTTTTTAATCGAATTCTATATCACTGTGCAGAAAGAAAAAATAATACCTTCTAAGAAACCCTATTAGCCTTATATATGTAATAAAAGATAGAAATATCTGATATTATCTAAAGACATAGTATATCTAATTTAAAAGATATATTATGTCTTTTTTACTTTTTGAGACAATAATAACGCAATGCCTGAAGCAAATAGAAGGCAAATAAAAATAATAATTATGAAAAATTTAAAAGAACTTTGGTCAGCAGTATTAGAAGGCCAAGAAGAGCAAAAGAACAATTATTATGCAACTCTAGTTCAAATTGGAGTTCATGGTAGATCAAAATTTTATGTATCAGAAGATGATATCGAAAATCAATTCGGCGAGAATTTAAGAGAACTATTCATGCCGAAAGATTGTAATAATCGCGTAAGATCGATTATTGTAATTAAAAGTTTAGATGAGCAAACAGAAATTAAACCAAAAAGAGTATGTAGGACACTCTTTATGTTAAAACATTCTCAAGATCAGGGAAATAACGAATTTACCGCTTGGTTGGAAACCTATAGAGGCGAAACCGTTGGAACAGAACTGACTATAGATGAGTATAGAGAAAAGTTTACAAAATCATTTGACATAACAACTATAAAATGTTGGAAGGATATTCTCGACTTGTTTGAAATCTAAAATTATTATGTATGGAGAGGGATAAAAATTCCTCTCCTTTTTATTTTCCTTCAAAGCCTTATATATGAGAAAAAACATACTCCTTAAGCAATAATAAAAAGCTTAGGGAGTTTTAAATTTTTATAGTATGAAAAAGACAAATAGAGAAAAAATCAGAAGAGAATTTCGAGAGTTAAAAGTTAAGTTTGAAAAGATTAATTTCAAACAGGTAAAACTTGAATTTGAAAAAGGAACAATTACTGAAGACGAATTTATTAAGAAATCAAGAGTAGTCTTTACATTAAAAGCGAGGTTTGAAAAATTACTAGAAAAAACTAAGTGTCTAAAATATCAAAGCAAGGCGATTAAGGAACTTTACGGGTCAATGAGAAAATATTGCATTAAGAGTAATATTATTGATCCTTGGTATAAAGAGATAATAAAAAATTTACAAGTTCCATTTATTTTAGGATTAGCCTTAGTAGCTAGAGATCGAGAACTAGTAAAGTTTAGTAAATCATTTATTAATGGAATTAAGAAAGTAGTTGTTTAGAAGAGGGATTAATTTCCCTCTTTTTATTTTGTACGTTGAAAAAAAAGATAGATATAGTCTTACTATATCTATCCTTAATAATTTATTTATTCTTTCTATAAGAAAGAGTTTCCGGATTATTCATATTTTCTTTTTGAGTTACTTCTCTTAGATTAGAGTATTCATTATTAATTGTCTCTACAGATCGAACAGGTTGAATATGATCTATTACATTATTTTCTTCTATCTTTTTCCCAGAAATAGTTTCATAAACTAATCTATGAACTAAAATTGATTTTCCTCCGATTTTTATTCTATACCTTTGTTCTTTTTCTTCTAAAGTACCTATATTTTCTACTCCATTAATCTTTAGAATTCCACAAAGATTGGCTTCAACTTTATGAGAGGTAATAAATGGGTTAAGATACCATCCATTTTCTATAACTGGATGACGAGATTTATAATCTTCGAGTGTTAAGTCTATTCTTTTCCATTCATAACCTTTGTAAGTAATTCTAATTCCACATAACACTTTTCTATAGCCTGGAAAATATTTCTTTAGTTCACTAGCATTATACCATTCTTTAATAACTTTTTTATCTTTTGGATCGATTTGAAGATACTTGTATTTATGACAAAAATTATTTAATCTATTCTCTGCCTTATTGTTTTCGCTATAAGTAATCCACTCCAGATTTTCTTTGCAAAAATTTAAGGGATTTAAATCTTTATGGTTTATTATATTATTTACTTCTGGATATAAATTAGGAATAAATAGATAAGCGATTAAAGAGTGATTATAAACATGAATACTAATATCAAATAAAGAAAAGCTTCTTTCGGGATATATTCTTCTATTTGAAATTTTATTTTTAAGATTAGATTTTCTTACTTTTCCTTTATAATTACATTGAATTGCGCCATACTTATTAATAAAGTATATATTAGATAAATCATAATCTAATAATTTCTTAAAATTTTCATTTCGATCAATTAATTCAAATTTAAAAAATTTTTCAAGATCTATCCATTGATTATCTGGAATATCATCATAATAGTACTCCATAAGATCATCCGTTTCACGATTTAAAACTAAAATTTTCTTTTCTCCAGAGTTTAATTCTACTTCTGCGACATCATAGTAGTCTTCGGGGTAAGATTCGTGATGTTTAAATAGGTTTCTCCATTCTGATGGAAGTTCTGTTTTTAAATGATTCTGTAACATAATTTTAATAAATTTTAAGGTTATATAAATTATATATCGAGTAACACAATAACAATTAAAGAAGGGTTTTCTTATAAGTAGCTAATTTATAATACTCACCCTTTTATTATGTTACTAGATCAAAACAAAAAGAACAACTACAAAATTTCTTTTATAATTGTTCTATGTCATGTATTAGGGTTTGAATTCCTCAGGCCCGCAAATTCTTATATATGATATGAAAACTTATATAAACAAAATTAATAACAGTTATGATTAAAAGTATTTTAGAACAAGATCTTTATTGTTTTAGTGTATCACATTTCTTCTCTAGAAAATTTCCAGATAGTATTGGAGAGTTAGTATTTTTTGACCGAAACAACACAGAGTACACTGAGGAATTTGTAGAAGAATTTAAAAGAAATCTTTACACAATTAAAAATCTTAAACTTCTTCCAGAGGAGTTTGAATGGGTAAAGAATAGAATTAAATACATTCCAGAATTTTATTGGGAATGGTTAAGACAGTGGAGATTCGATCCAGAGAAAGTTAACATTTCTTTAGACGAAAAACATCATCTTAAAATCAGTGTTATCGACAAAATGTATAGAATGGCACTTTATGAAATACCAATTCTTGCAACATTGTCAGAGATGATGCATAAAGAAGACAAGGTTGATATGTCTGAAGTCTTAGGAAAACTTGAAAAGAAAATAGAACTTTCAAATAGAGAAAAGCTTTGGTTCTGTGAATTTGGCTTACGTCGAAGATATTCATTCAATGTTCATGAAGAGGTAATTAGAATGTTGAAAGAGAAATCAACTTATTGTACTGGAACTAGTAATGTTTATTTTGCTATGAAGTATAATATGATTCCTCAAGGAACTATGAATCATCAGCTTTGTAGTTTTATGAATAGTATGTATGGATATCGTCAAGGATCGTACGTAATGATGGAAAATTGGGAAGATGTATATGATTCTCAGCTTGGTTGCGTACTTACAGATACGATAACTTCTAAAGCATTTTTCGATCAGCTTTCTAGAAAACATGCATTCTTATTTCCAAGTTTTAGACAAGATTCTGGAGATGAATATATGTTTGTGAATCTTATGATTAATCGTTTGAAAGAGCTAGGAGTTGATCCTAAAGATAAAACAGTGGTATTCTCTAATGCACTTGATATGGAAAAATTCAAAGACATTTCTGAATATTGTGCAGGAAGAATCAAAAAAGCTGTCGCAGGAATAGGAACTAATCTTACTTGTGATATTCCAGGAATTAAACCTGCTAATATAGTAATGAAATTAGTAAGATGTAGGATGAATGAAAATAAACCTTGGATTCCTTGCATAAAACTTTCAGACGACTTAGGAAAACATACTGGTGATCCGGCCGAAATTCAGTTATGCAAAGATACGTTAGGAATAGAATAAAAATAATGAGCCTGGGGATAATTTCCTTGGGCTCTTTTTATATCAATGACTTATGTTAATAATATTAGATCCAGCAAAAATTAATCTTAGGGATGCAAAAATTTATACAACACAAGAAGAATTAGAAGAAACATGGAAAACGCCCCTAGATTCCATTCTTCCTTCTCTAGGTTATACTAGGACTTATTTTGAATTGATGAAGTCGAGTTTAGGAGGCGTTACAATAGGATCTGTTTATTATCGAACTGTGGAGGATCAAAATACGGCCGGTGATATTATTGAAAGAAATACATATATAAAAGTTCAAAATATAACTTATACATATTCGAGGTATTATGCTTTTTTAACAATTATAGAAGACGCGGCCGGAATAATATCTGTTTGTCAAGGTTATGTAGAGGCAGAAAAATTATTATCTGATCCTTGTATTGTTGAGATTGATAGAATTCCTATATCTATACGTGAAAGAATTATAAAACTTATTAATGTATGACAAAAAAGCGTGAAGTATATAATGAAATAAAATATGGTCTATGTGAGCTATTTCCGACAGAACATGGAAATTTCATGATTAATAATTCAGATTGTTCATTTACATATTCTAAGTTTTCTGATTCTGGAAAAATTTTATTTTATGGAGAGATGTCGATAGGTGATAAGATAGAATTTTCAGTATTTAGAACTAGGGAGGATTATCCAGATTGTATTGTTCTCTATTTTTCTTGGATGAATGTTTCCGAGATGAAGAGAGATGTACAAAAAACAGAAGAATGGTTGGGAATATTAAATAATGGATTTGAGCATGAAAAAACTAATAGAGTCTCCTAAAGAATGGCTTGAGTTTTATAAAAAACTAAATGAACTATACAATTTTCATCTTGAATACTATGGTCCAGAAAATGATTGTATTAAGGGATATACAAATCCTTATTTCTTACCAATCAAGTATCCTGTTATTATATCTGGATATAGTACTATTAGTGGTATAGATAATTGGACTACACTTACATTTACATTTATTTATTTAACTGACTTTTTTAAAGATGAAGACTGCTAAAGATTATATAGATTTCTTAGTACAGCGAGGATATAGTTCTGCAGGAAATCAATTTATATGTGGTTACTTAGAGTATACCGATTTAGAAAAGAAAGATACTTTAGGGCATGTTACATTATTTACAAGATATACAGAAGAATATACCAAAGAACTAGAATCTCTTCCTGAAGGGACTGAATTTGAGATTGATTTTTCGAGAGTAGAAGTCACAGGAGCATGGTTTAAGACTTTGATTACTTATCCAGAAAAGACTAATTCTTTTTGTGATGAAGGAACTGGAATAATAGTAGAAGGTAAAGAGTTCGAAGATAATTTTGAGAAAGTATTATGGATATCAGAGAACCCAACCGAACATGAATTAGGAACTATTAGAGCACATTATAGAAACTTAGAATACTTTATGAAAAATTTTAAACCAATTCTTATGAAGTATGATTTTTATGAGTGTTATGATTCATTTTGGGATATCACCGAAAGACATTCCTCGGCGCCTAGATTTGATTATAGGCATGTAAATACTAGATCTGATTTTGATATAGATTTTATATTTACAACTAATCCTATAACTGGAACTCTTGAATGTAATGCGCCGAGTAAATTATTCGGTGATAAGTCCAAGGATTTATGTAGTTTATCTCCTGAAGAATTTGAAAAATATTTAATCGAGAATTATTTTAAGGATAATTTAAAATTTGAATATATTCTCAGTTCTGATCCTAGATATACAAAAGATAGTTACATTGAGATTATGAAATTAATGTTTTCTTTGAGATATATGGAAGATGGAATAGGTCAAGTATATAAAGATATAGATTTTGGGAAAATACCAGAAAAGTATAACGATTTAATTAAAGATTATAATGAAAAGAGGTGATATAGGATTATTATCTATTGGAATTAAAAGAAGATTTAATCCAATTATAGGAATAGGATCAAGTCAAAAAAATATAGTAGAAGCAGAAAGTTTATTAAAAATTCTAGCCGAAGAAAAGAAAGTACAGAAGTTTATAGATTCTTTACAACCAGGAGATATTATATACTGGAAAGATCTTGATGTGATAGAACTTGCATGGTTTGAAGTTAAATTCCTAGAGGTATTTGACATAGAAAGACGAGAACTTCGAATACAAGAGATTCATTCTTTTAAACAATCTGTTAAATTAATCAGTGCTTATGATTATCTTTCAGGAAGTTTATTAACTAAAGAAGAATATGATAATCAGACTATATAATAGATAGAAGAAAGAAAAAGAGAAGAACAATTAAAGTTTCTTCTCTATTCTTTTTTTACTTCAAGATAAATTTTGAAGTTGGATCATCTCCGATCTTATATTGTAACTTTCTGAGAGATCTGATAAATGCTTTTTTAGAACCGTATGTTGATCCTCTTTCTAGTATCATTGTATCTTCTGTTTCTCCTTTCCATTCTAAAATTTCAGGATCATCTTGAGATATAGATTTTTGTGTTCTTGCTATCACTACATTCTTCTTCCATGCATTCCTTCCATTCTTTAAGTTGATTCTTTTTAGTGAATTTACTGGAACTATACACCTAGGATTAAGTACTAATAAGCATTCTACATCCCAACCATAAAGATTAAAACTTTTTCCGTTATAGTATAATCCACTAAACTCAGGCATTCTAGTTTCATTTTGACCATTCTCTGTAAGTAATATTCCATCATAACCTTCGGATACCATCTTTTCAAAATCAATTAAATAATCTGAAAGAGCAGGTTGAAGTTTTAATATTCTTTTAAACGGTACTTGATATAAATCTTCTAATGTATCAATGATATAAATTTTAGCTGTAGAAGAAAGTTTGAATTTAAAATATGTTTGTAGATCTTTCTTCCAGGATTCCATTACAGATATTATAAAATCTCTCCATCCCCATTTAGAGTCTATCGGAGAAGCCCATAATCCAGCTTTAGGTTTACACCATCCTTTTCTGTTTTTAATTTTTCTGAATTTCTCTGGGTTAAATTTCTTTTTCCCATATACAACAAATTCTTTTTCCATACTTCTCTTTTATTTTGTACACTAATAAGGTTTTGAAGCGAAAAATAAAAACCATAGGATAATTTCCTATGGCATAACAAGTTCTTTCATAAGTACGTTGTATAATAAATTTATTATTTTCGGAAGGCATTTTTATACAACGTACATATATATTTCTTCTTTATTGGGTGGTGTAGCAATTAATTAATCTTTAGTCCTTCCTTTCCTTAAGATTTTATAATCGACCATAATATCTTGGATCTGGTGTTGACGAAGCTTCAATGATGTATGGAGATATTCTATTCCAATAAACGCCATTTCCCATATCAATAGGCTGTCGATATCCCCAAGGGTCACCATAGTAAGGTTGACTTAGATAACTATTTCCATCATTTCTAAATATTCTGCTAAAATTATCTACTACCGTTGTCAATGATTGAACGAAAGTAAATAATCTTCCACAAGTATCCTGAACATTTTTCATTTTCTCGACAATATTACTATCATTCCTATCTCTCTTTACTTGTTGGATCTGAGTATTGTTATTTGATTGAAACTCTGATCCTGAAGAGAAACTTGGATCGTCAGGAATACTTTTTTGTCTAAAACCACCATTTTGATTGCCATTATTAGTATTGATTTTATCTACACCAATAAATACAGCTACGCCTGCAACTGCTGCAACTAATACTTTGAAGCCAACGCTTAAGATTTTACCGTAATTCATAAAGCTACTAATTTTTTTTATTAAAATGTTATACTACCTCTCAGTAGCTTTACTCGTGGCTTCTCGTTTACACTCACCCGAATTCATACTAAATTTTTAGCATCAATTTTACTTGTTTTTTTAATCACTAAATTGTTAATTTTTCTATTTGTTTTATAGACAGAAACTTTAGCGCTTATTTTTCGTCCATATATAAGAATTTCAAGGTTTATGCTCTTTTTGCTTTATTTTTTAAGTGAAAGCCTAATTATTGATAAGAAACTCTGTTTGAAGAGTTGATTAATAACTAAAAAATAAACTATCTAATGATTTATGGTTATATACGAGTATCTACAGAAAAACAAACAGTAGAAGTACAGAGGTACGAAATAAACAGGTATTGTAGGGAAAATGGAATTGAAGTAGATGCATGGATAGAAGAGAGCATCTCAGGGGCTATAAAACCTAGTGCTAGACTTCTTGGAAAATTAATATTAGATCGAATAAAGAAAGGGGATTTAATATTAGTTACTGAAATTTCTAGACTTGGAAGAAATGTATATATGGTGATGTCAATTATAAATCATTGTATGTTAACTGGAGCTGCTATCTTACCTATCTGGAAAGGGGAGATAATAAAAGAAGATTCTATGTCCGTATATGAAACCTTCTTTGATATAATTAGTGCTCAGAAAGAAAGAGAGCTAATAAGTCGAAGAACAAAATGTGCATTAGCTATGATGAAATCTAATGGAGTGAGATTAGGTAGACCTGTTGGAATTCCTAGGAAGCGTAAATTAGATGGAAAAGATAGTGAGATTACGAAATTACTTGAAAGAGGATTGAGTAAAGCAGAAGTAGCTAGAAGGTTAGGAGTTAGTCAAACAACATTATCAGAGTTTATGAAAATAAAACATTTATAAATTAAAAAAGTTATGAATAATAAGTTTATTTTAAATTTGGAGAATCAATTTCATGGAATACACACGAGATTGAAAGAACTGCATTTCTCAGCACCCACTATGAGCATCCATAAATTAATTGATGATTTTGATGGTGAATTTCAAGATTTTGATGATGCTCTTATGGAAAATGCTCAAGCTCTCTGGGGATTTATTCAACCAGGAACATTAAGCCCTATTCTTCCAGAAGCATTAGAATTTGAAAATCTCTTAGTAGATATTAGAGGATTACTAACTGGAATAAAAAGAGAAGCTGGAGATGATTTAATGTGGTCAGGTATTATTAACAGAACAGATGACTTTTTCGAAACTGTTAATAAATATATTTACTTGATCAAAATATGTAAACATGACGCTGCAAAAAGCGAATAAAAAAAGAACTAACCTTGGAAATAAAATCCTTGGTTAGTTTTCTTTCTCTTCTAAAATAAACCTTTTTCTCTAGATAGTTTAAGAATAGAATAATTGTAATTGCTCATATAATAAGCAGCATTATCATCTATGTTTATTAATCCCTTTTCATAATTCTCTATTATTGCTAAAGAATTATATAGGATGATTCTAATAAATTCTTCTTCAGGAATACTTGGTTTTTCAATAGTAATAATATCCAAATTAAGTTTTTTAAAATACCTAAAACTTTCTTTTGTTATTAAATCCAGTCTATATATGTATCTTGTCATATTTTTTGCTGTCCAGATTTTTCGAAATGGTTTTTCAAAATTACTTAAGGTAATTGAAATATAGTATTTACTTTTACCTAAGCGATTATTATCCTTTAAAAAACTTACAATCTTTGAGATTTCTAGAAGACGATTTCTATTTCTATTTCCTATAAATGAAAATACACTAAAACTATTTGATATTGTTTTATATTCCTCAGAAGTTAGATAATTTTGAGCATTATGTATATCTACTAGTTTAAGAGGAGTTTCTATTATATAAGCTCTAAAGTTTGGTGTGAAAGTTATCATGATAATTTTTATAATTATAATATAGTTCATTGAGGTTATCTATATCTTTTTTAACACTAAGAAGTCCAGTAGTAGTTTTTATTATTTTAATTAAAACTTTTCGAATATCTTCTGAGTTGATTCCAGATATAGTTTCTTCTTTTATTTTTACAGTATCATATCTTCCATAATAAATAAAACAAATCTCCTTATATTTTATATGGTGTAATAAATAATTAAATGAGATTCTCTTTAATCGATTTCGAAATAAGAGACTAATTCTATTATCTATTATTACAAAAGTGTATTTATTATTAGTCTTAACAGTGCAATAATAATATTCAATTTTTATACTTTTCTTATTCATAACAATTATAAGAGTTTAAATCCTTAATAATGTAATAAAATAAAAAAGAAAATGTTAAAAGATTTATTAAATCGATTAGAAGAAGCAGAATTTTTTAATAAAAAGAATTATTATGAAAACTTAAGAAAGGAAGTTGGTTCTAAATGTGTATATTATGATATTCCTATATTTAGTACGAGACTAACTACTATTCATTGTTCTCTTGAGGCTTTTAGAGGTTTATATGGGATTATACCAAAGCCAGAGGGATATGAATTAGCTGTTAATAATCGTGGAAGTTATTTAATCACTATCTTGTCAAGTTTAACTACAAAAGAAAAGGTAAAGTGGATATTTAGAAAAACTAGTAGATTTGTTAATAGAATCACTTCCTCACGAGGAATAGTTGATGATGAAACAGAAGCTTATATCTTTGGATATTTAGTTTCTCAACAACTTTTAGATTTTATACACATAGAAGATCTTCTTTTAGGGATAGAGAAGAAAAAAGAAATTTCTGGAAAACTATCTAAGGGTGATTTAAGTTATGTAATGTCAACTTTTAGAACTTATTATGATAAAATAAATAAAAATATTATTAAGATAGCTCCTCCTCCAGTAGATGGTATGGTTTATTCAACTGCTGGAGAAAGAAAATTTATAATGATGATTCCAAAAAGAAAAAGAATGACAAAATCTGAACTTTTAAATACTTGGTCTCATGAATTATATCATATAGCTAGAAATTCTTTTGGAGTAATGAATCGAGAATATTTTTACCTTGAAGATATTTTAGTTGAATATATGGAGAAATCTTTACCAATCTTAAAAGAACTTATATGGAAACGGAGGAATATGTAAAAGTAACTGGATATGTATTCTTGTATGATCTAGAAGAAGATTTACAAGTTGTTACTGTAATAAGACTAGAAGATGAATTGCCTCGTTTAGTGCTTACTCCATGGGATAATGCAGATCCTGAAGAAGTATTTTTTGGGTGGACTGATAATCTCAATACATGTTATATTAGTATTTCAAGTTTTGGTGAAGTTCTACTCTTAGATGCTTTCTTAGATAATGTTAAAGATCGTCTAATGGCAGTTCCAGGAAAATTAGTAGTAATGAAAGATAAAACTTATAAAATAGAGATATGATGAAGGTTATAATTTATTTAGTATTATTAGTTGCATTTATCCTATATTTAGGACAAACAGAAATATCATTTTCACCGTTTAGAATTAAAATAACTGAGTGGTATAAGCCTTTAGGAATAATTATTATGATTATCGGGTTTCTTATTTATACAGGAGGAAGTGAAAGAAAATCATTTAAAGATGGTTGGACTAAGGCAAAAAATGAAATAATCAATGGGAATAGATAGTTGGACACAGACTAGAGTCAAAAATAAAAATACTGGAGATATAGGAGTTATTTACAGTAGTGGTTTTGATTCAAAGGGACATTATTATAAAGTATGTTGGGGATCATCTATACTTCCAGAAAGAATGAGTATAGATGATTTTGATAAAAAATGTGAAATTATAGAACATGATTATACATCAATTATCCCTCAAATAATGGAATATCTTAAGGAAGAAAGATTAGCCAGAATTCCTCAAACAGTAGCAAGAAGGTTAGATCCAGATTATTATAAAGTAGGTGATATTGTTTATTTTCAGTCTCCTGGATATTTATGGGGTAGTGGTGAGTATGCAGCATTTGGACCAAAATACCCTTTAATAATTACAGAAATAAGACAAGATTGGGGTAATGAATTTAGATTTAATATTATCTTAGATAGATATCGTCCGGAATCACCTTTAAATCCCAAAGGAGAGTTTTCGATTTTTTTCGATCTAACTAATTTTTATAGTACAGATGCATATAATAATTTAGCACGTTATGACAAAGAATACTAAAAGGAGACTATACTATCAAAAATATCTTCCAGGAGATATAATTACTTGGTTCAATAATGATATCTATATCAATGAAATCAATCTTATTAGATTAGTAACTGGTGTAGTAGGTTTTTTTTTTGGAAATTTTAGATATGAAACTGTAGATTTAGAATTAGGACGTTCTTCAGAACATAGATATTATGGAGAAAGAACAAATATATTGGTATCTAATACTGATATAGTAAATAGTAGGTTAATTTTTCGATCTTTCCCAGGGATTTCTGATATAGTATGTAAAGAAGTATGTAAATTTTCTGGAGAATGTGATTTATGTAATTTCAAACCTTCTATCAGACCTAATAAATTCTTTTTCCCTGGAGATAAAATAAATAGCACTCTACTTATTTCCTATCCAGTAAATAATCGTAAAGGAATAGTTAAACGTGTGAGAATAAATGAAAGTGTTCTTATAGACTTTGTAGAGGAATTAAATGAAAAAAGTATTGTTACTTTGGATTTCATAAAAAATAGAATAAAAGAACTTGTAACTCTTGAAAATCTTGAATATGGAGTTTTTATGGAATATTCATCAAAGGAAATAAGTCATTTTTCGAAAAACCTTAGATTATTTCAAAGAAGAGGATATACAATAGATTCAAGTAAATTAAATTACTGTAGTCAATGTATTCTCTCAAAGGATAATTGTAATGAGTGTGGAATTGTGAAATATAATTTATTAGATAATTCAAAATCATTAATGATATGAAAACAAAAGAACAATTAATTAAAGTTTTTGAAGAAGTAATAGAAGATATTATTTCTAGAGAGTATGAATATAAGGATAATTATATAGAATTTCCAGAAACAGATAGACTAATATATGAATCAAAAATGTATAAGTCTATTCAAAAAGGAAATAATAAACCTAAATTTCAAACTCCTCTTAAAATATATGTACAGAATATAGATACCTTTGAAAAAGCAAAGGAATTGGGTTCAGAGTGTGCAGTTCTTAATATGGCTTCATCTAAAAGACCAGGTGGAGGAGTTGAAACAGGTTCTAGAGCTCAGGAAGAAGAATTATGTAGAAGAAGTAATTTGCTATTATCCCTATATTTATACTCTCCTGAAAAATGGGATGAATACTTTGGAGATTATTATTCAGGAAAAGTTCTTAATGACTTCTCCTACCCTATTCCAGTTTATGGAGGAATATATAGTCCAGGGGTATGCGTTTATAGAAAACCAGGAACTTATGAAACTGTAGGTAATTATTTTAAATGTAATGTAATTTCAGTGGCAGGAGTAGTAAGACCTGATATTGATAAGAATACTGGAGAAATGATGAAAAAATATGTTCCTGTTGTAAAAGGAAAAATAAGAACAATCCTTAGAATAGCTTTAGATAATAATCATACTAAACTTGTTCTAGGGGCACTTGGATGTGGAGCATTTAAAAATCCACCTTCTCATGTAGCAAGATTATTTAAGGAAGTTTTGGAAGAACCAGAATTTATTGGAGCATTTGAAGAAATATGTTTTGCTATTCTCGATGATGGAAATTCAGGAAGAGATCATAATCCAAATGGAAATTTAAAACCTTTCGCAGATGTGTTTGGAGAAAAGATCTAATTTATTAAAAGAAATTTGTAGAAGATTAAGATATAAACCTATTATAAAAACAAGTGATGGAAATTATACTAGAGTTACAGGAGTTTATTTTGATGATTCTGGTAGTCCTTGGTTTAAGTTGATAGGTTCTGATAATTGGTATACTTTCTCAGTAATAGATAAGATTGTTCTTTATTCTAAAAATCTCATTAACAAAGAAATTCGTATATCCGGAGAAACAATAAATCCACTTGTAAGATTTGCAGAAGAACATGCGAAAAAGAATTTTACAGATGAGGGAATAAAAGCATCATTGGATTCTAAAAATGAGAATTATGTAAAAGTAGTAAATGGTAAAGGAGAATCTATTGCATCATATGATAAAGATAAACCTTATTTTTATAATTATGGTGTAGACTTACTTTTAAAGTATATGATAAATTTAAAAGATTGTTCTGGATCTGATTTTGAGATAATTGAAGAAGATTCAGAAGATAATCCATTTTTATATTTTGGATGAATTATGGAAGTAGGAAAGATTTATGTAGATTATAAAGATGGACCTGATGGTTGGTTCGGTTTATTTAGTGGATGTGAAAGAGGAGTATTTAATTTTCCAAATAATCTTTGGAGATGGTATGTAATAGATTCAAGGATTGTTATTAATTATCCAAGAGTTGATAATTATTATGGTCGAAGAGTAGCAACTGTTAAAGAACTTGAGAAGATTGAGTCTATTCTTGAACATCTAGGGTATACTTTGATACCAGGAACTTTAGAGATTTCAGAAATACCTGTTAATAATATTTCAAAAATTATAGAAAAATTAGAAAGAGGTGAGTGGAGTCTTCTCAAAGAAACTGAAAAAATAAAAATAATAGAAACACTTAAAGGCTATGTTAACAACTGAAGAATTATTTAGAGAATATATTAAACTATTCACATTAATAGTAGAAACCGCCGGACAAACGGAAGGTAATAAGAGTTACAAGGAAGTTACTAGAGTTCTTAAAGAAAATGAACATATAGTGAAAAAGATAATTGAAGAAGAAATGTCTTTTACTCCATTTGTAGCTTCTCTTATATTCTTTATAATCAAAGATATTCATGGGACAGAAAAACTTAGTGGAGAGAATTCTATAGAAACTATAAAACCACTAGTAGATGATTTCTATGTGAGATATATAAAGAAACCTACTAGAAAATTTACAGCAAAGTATGGATTACCAGCTGTGGAAGATTTAAATACTTATATCAAATTATATCTTGTTTAATTAAGAAGTGGATATTTTTAATTTTGATATAGTTAATCAAGAAATGATTGGTGGATTAGTAGTTGTATCATATTCTTTTCATTACAATATGCTAGATTTCTCATATACTTCTCCAAAAACTAAGAATATAAACTTATGGCCATTTTATAAGAAGAGTTATAGTATTCCAGGAAAAATAAGTGATAGTACTGGTAAAATAGTAATAAATGATATTCTTAATCCTATAGAAGATGGAAGTATCTTAGAAATTAATGATACACCTCCTGGAAATGGATATAATAGTAGTTATAAAGTAGTATTTTATAATAAAAAATGTTTTCTGCTACCCTTCATAGAACTAGTTTTTGGAGCTAAGAAGGAATTAGATGAGAAAGCATATACTCTTATACCTACTGTAAAAAGATATGAATTTAACTTTTCTACTATAAAAGATTGGTCATCAATTAAAGATGATAGTGTTTTATGTAAAAAGAACATCATACAAATTCTAAAGAAGGTGAAAAAGACAATCGGTAATAACCTTATAATTGATAAACAAACATTGACAACTGTTAATAATTTTTATTTATGAAAAATTTTAAAGTAACATCAAAAGAAAATGGAAAAGAGTATTGGATCTCTAGAGCAAATGCAGTAGTAGGAATTGTATATACTAGAGATAGCAATGGTCGAGTAATGTTTTTAGTATCTAAACGAGGTTCAGGATGTCCAGATCATGTTGGAAAATGGTCAGTTACTTGTGGTTATCTTGATTGGGGTGAAACAAGAAAAGAAGCGGTAAAACGAGAACTTTATGAAGAACTTGGACTTAATCTTGAAATTTATCCCAATGAAGCAATTGATCATTTTTGTACTATAGATGATCCGTCTCGAGATGTTAGAGAAAACATAGTTTCTAGATATCTTATTCATGTAGATTACATAGCTACTCGGAAAAAATTAGCTGATAAGGAAATTAACTGTGATACCGTATCAAGAGGTGGAGAACCTAATGAAGTAGATGATATTAAGTTTGTCCCAGCAGAAGATATTGATAGTTATGATTGGGCGTTTAATCATGATCAGGTACTTAAAGAGATTTTAGAATACTTAGAAACAGGTCGAAAACCTAAATATTGTGAAGAGTAAAAAACTAGGGATAAGCTCTTCTTATGTTTAATAAAGATTAATAATCAGAAAAAATCCTAGTTAGTAATCAAACCCGAGGAGATAATTCTTCGGGTTTATTTTCCTTATATGTGATAAATATAAATAAATATAGAATTATGAACAGATTTATTAATTGTGATTGTATTAAAAATAAGAAAGGTGAATTAATACCTTTATGGAAAATAGATTGGAAATTAGATAGTGAGTATCTTGATAAGGATGATCTAGAAAATAGTTTTATTGTTCCAGAAGATAGGAATATTGGTGATTTTATAGCAGAAACTGATATTGTAAAAGCTTTATGGGATTTGATAGATAAAAAAGTAGTTCCATGTAAAAGAGTTATTAAAATTTATTCTGACTCGACAGGAAGGGTTGGATTGAAAGAGGGTGATGAAATTTATGTTAAACATAAATTTAGCTCTAATGAAATTTACCCAACTAAAATAAAAACAATAACTCAAGGAATACAAGAAAATGTTTATTATACTACAGAAAATCATCTAAAAGAGAACTGGTTAGGATCAGATACTGAAATTATAGAAGATACTATAGTAAATGATATTCCTGGAAATAATGTTGTTCAGATAATAACATACAGGAAACATTATGTTCTAGAAGACGGAACTGAAACTGATTACGATTATGATTTTTTTAAATTAAAAGAAAAATGAGAGAATTTATTTATGCTAGTTACCTTCGAATTACACCAGAAGAGTTTTTTGATTTAGCAGCTGAAGGGATGAGTAAAGCTTATGAATCTTATAAATCTAGTTCAGAAACTTATAAAGATCCTTTTCTTCAATTTTGGGTCTATATAAATCCTAATCTAATTCCAGATAGTTATATTGATACTTTAAAGAGGGTGTTAATTGATGAATATGGATGGAGGATTGTTGATATAGAAAAACAACTTGAAGAGGGGAAAATCTATATAAAAACTGAAGTATAATGGTAGATGATGAAGTCCTGGAAAAATTAGTAAAACTTGGATATAAACAGCCAATAAAAGAAAAGAGAATTGAGGTAGAAATAGTAGAATGGATAAGATTACATAAGGATATTATCATTCTCGTATATCCATTTACTAATAAGGAAGGAGAGAAAAGATTTATATTTGCTATCCCAATGGAGAATGGTTCATTGAGTAGTAATAATCTAAACTATCCTTCTTATGAACAAGCTAGGTTAGAAGGAATAAAGAGCGTATGTAATGAATTATTAAGAAAGTAATTATGAAAAAGTTATTAATAATCGTCAGTCTTGTTATAGGATTAGTGAGTTGTGATAGTAAAGGAAAAGATTTACCACAATATAAAGTAGAATATAGTAAGGAATTAGTTATAAAATCTATTGATAGAGGATTAAATTCTTACGGCGTTAGTACTGTTTATTACATCGCTGGGGACGAAATTGGTTCTAATGGAGATATTAGATTAAGTGAAAGAATTCCTAGTAGTAATAATCCAACATATAAAATAGGAGATAAAGTATTATTTTCAATTAAAAAGATAGAGAAAAATAAATGAATTTTTTACTAGTTTTAATAGCATTATTATTAGTAATTGCAGTAATTTTTAAAATAATAGTTATTATAGGAGCTCTCACCAGAAATAAAGAATCTGTTTCTGGATGGGTTTCTAGATTATATACACCAAATTATAAACCGTATAAGAAAATGGAAAAAGATAAAAAAGATCAACTTCTTGAAGAGTTGTTTATGCAAAAACTAGAAATAGATCTCGGAAAAGCAGATGGAACAAAAGATGAGGTTTATCTTGCTGATGTAGTTGAAGATGCTTTGGTTGATATCGAACTAGCCATAGAGGAAGAAGTTTCAGAGCAGAGATTTTTCATATGGCCAAAGGAAAGGGAGCGTCTAATTAAAACATGGGCTAAATTTATTCCTAATCCAGCTAATGGAGGAGATGATGATTTTATTGTATTTGATTCTTTCCGAGGTGAGTATACATTTGGGGAGAATGGATTTACTCCTTTATGTAGCTCAAAGGAATTAAACGGTTACTATAAAGACAATAACTTAGAATATATAATTAAACAACCTAGATATTAAATGAAGAGGAAAGATCATTTATATAGTATTATCTTAGATCAAAATACACCAGAACTTAGGAAAGAGTTTGAAGATCTAGGATATTCTGAGATGGTTGGAACTGGTTTAGCCTTTAATCCAGATAAAGGAAATTGTATTATTACTTGTGCAGAGACTGGAGAATATGCAGCTATAACTCGAGAAGCTATTAAATTTTCTTCATCTGGAAAAGTATCTCTTGTAAAAAGAATTCAATGTGGAGTAACTAAAGAACTAGCTCTTGGGATAGCTGCTCTTAGAGGAGATACAGATTTCGGACAATGGTTTACTAATGGAGAAGATTGGATAAAAGATAATCAAAAGAAAGGTTATCATAAAGCAACCATAAATGAACTTCAAGATAAATTTCCTAGAGAAGGTATTCAATTTCTTAATTCAGCTTATATCGGAAAAGTTAGTAAGGATATAATTGAACTTCTAGAAGATGTTGGTTATTATGATAGTAAAATAATTGATGGAGCACGTGATATTAAAGATTGGAAGGATTTTTCAGATTGTGGAATATGTACCTCTAATCATGGAAGCTACACAATTATTCATAAATCATGTTGGGAAACAGCAAATCCTCATGTAACTTGGAACTGTGCAGGAAGAATTGATTGTGGGATTGATGAAGTTAGATTTTATCAAGTTATTACACCTAGATTATAATGGTTAAGGAGTTAGGTATAATTCGAAGTGGTTCTGGTGGAATAATTGGATGTAAATCAGCGGCAGATCAAGTATACTATTATAATTTAACTATAGAAATCTTAAAATATTTCTCAGCATTTCAGATAGATAATAAAATTATAGTTACTTATGAAGATGTAGAACATATAGATAGAGTAGAATTATCAAGAATTAGCTCTGGTTTTTACTTAGATATTTATTATGATTTATTTATTCATACTAGATTAATGATCTTAGATGATGAAATTCCAAACTCTCTTAAGTATAATTGGAATGTGAGAACTGAAAGAAATTTACATGAAACGATATTTATTTTTAATTAAAGAAAGATGTTAGAATTAAAAGCTGTAGAATTTTTAAAAGAACTGTTGGGATCGTATAGTCCTAGCGGTTTTGAACAGGAAGCAACTAGGGTATTTAAAGATTATTGTTCTAAGTTTGCGATAGAAGAGTTTACTGATAAAATGGGAAATGTAGCATTTAAGGTAGGTTCAGGGAGTAAGAAAGTAATGATTTCTGCACATATTGATGAACTTGGAATGATGATACAAAATGTTACAGACCAAGGAATGCTAAATATTATTAATCTTGGGGGAATAGATAAAAAAGTTCTCCCAGGAAGTATAGTTAAAATTTCTAAAATTGGTCACCCAGGAGAATATGTAACAGGTATTATTGGGAAAAAGCCAATTCATGTAGAGTATGATGATAATAGCAAAAATGAATTAATTCCTATTGAAGATCTTCTTGTTGATATCGGCGCTGAATCTAAAGAAGAAGCTATGAAGTTAGTAGAGATAGGTAGTAGAGTTGTTTTTGAAGCAAATTTTATAGAACATCTTGGGAAGAATCGATTTGCATCTAAAGGACTAGATGATAAGATTGGAATATTTATTGTTGCTGAAGTCTTAAGGAACGTGGTGAATTATGAAGACTTTAGGGAACTTTTTGATGAATATACTTTTTATGGCGTGGCGAATACTCAGGAGGAAGTAGGTCTAAGAGGTGCAATGGTAACAAGTAAAAGAGTAAATCCTGATATTTCGATTGATATAGATGTTACTTTCGCCACGGATGAAGGTAGAGGAATAAAACCTGAGTCCTATGGAGATATAGAACTTGGGAAAGGACCTGTTATCATGAATGGACCTGATAAATCTTGGAATCTTCGCTGTAAAATGATCGGAGTTGCTGAGATTAATGAAATTCCATATCAACTTGCAGCTTCATATGCAGGAGGAACAAATACTTCAGCAATTCAAGAAGGTGCTTTTGATTGTGAAACTATGTTAGTATCTATTCCTCAACGAAATATGCATACTCAAGTTGAAGTATGTGATTATCGAGATGTGGAAGGTGCTATAAATCTAATCTCCAAGACATTATTAGAGATTACAAAATAAAGAAAAATAATTAGAGGACTTTTTACAGTCCTCTTTTTTTTTATATTTCTATTTTCCCTAGATTAATAGGTTTTTCATAATTTCCATTTACTTTAGAATTCCATATATTATAAAATAATTCTCTATAATTTTCTCTAACTTGATATACATCTCCATAAATAATTCCTAGTACATTATAGTTATTTTCACCAAACATTCCAATCACTTTAACAAGTTTAGAACGCATTTTATTTTCAGAGAAAATGGATTCTTCATAATTCACAGGATAAAAATTAAGAATCCTTCTCTTATAAAACCCTAATTGTTTTTCTTTTATTGAGTTAAGAAAGTAAATAACATGTCTTCCTAATAATCTTTCTGAAAAATTATTATCTACTAGTATATTATCTCCAAACACTTTTTGATCTTTTATATAAAGTCCTAATACTGGATGTTGATCTACTGATGAAGAATCTATAATATATTTCTTCAATTCAATTCCATAAGTATTTCTCTTCTCCATCCATTCTTTCATGATAAAACTTCTAACTCTAGGGTTTAAATTTTTTGATAACTTAGCTTCATAACATCTAATCATAATTCTTTTATTTATTTTCACATATAAGGAACTTGGATTTCCTTATAAATGTAATAAAATAATCATATGAAAAAGAAGAAAAAGAAATTAATCTCCCTAGCCGAAAAAGTTAGGAGAGATAATGAAATTAAAGAAACAGGAAAGTTAGTATCCTTAAGACCTAGTATCACTCATAAAAGTAAAAAAGATTATTCACGTAAGTGGAAACTCGAAGATTATGAATAATAGGAAAGAATTAATAGAGTTAAATAAACTTTATAGGAAACGTTTAGTAGATTCAGTAATAACTAAATTACTTAAAGTCCTTGAATTTACTGGATTAGATACACTTGAAGATCTTGTGTTTGATTATAAGAGTTTAGAATCTAAATCTATATCAGGAAATATTCAAAAATTATATTATGTAAACAAAACATTTAATTATATTAAAGTTGATATGGATTATGGAGAGTACTCTAAACATAATTTGGATATAGAGGATTTAGATACTACAGATTTAGAGATTATTGTATTTAATAATATTATCGGATATTATAAAGAGAATAAATTAATAAAAATAGCAAAAGATTATGAAGATTAAAAAACCCTTTACAACTGCTGGATCTGGAAAAATCTATTTTATATCAGATCTTCATTATGGTCATGAAAATGTAATAAAATATGATTCTCGACCTTTTAAAGATGTAACTGAAATGAATAATTATATCTTAGAGGAACTTAAAAAAACTAAAGAAGAAGATATTATATTCGATTTAGGTGATATGTTTTGGAAAATGCCTGTTGACGATATAAAAGATGTCTTAAATCAGATTCCTTGTAAAAATATTTATAAAATTGTTGGGAATCATGATAACTATGGACTTTATTTTGATCAGGCACCGCTTAAAGGGTATTTCAAAATAATCTCTGATATTCTTGATGTTCATATAGAGCATTCAGGAAAAGATTATATGGTAACTATGTGTCATTATCCCTTTGTATCTTGGAATCATAAACCTCATGGATCTATTCACTTATTTGGTCACGTTCATGGTCACCTTACTGAATATATTAATAGTATTTATGATCTTAAAGTTGATGTAGGTTTTAATTCTGAGTTAGCAAAATCTCTTGGAACCTTCTTAATACCATTCGAGGAAATTATCAAGCATTTCGATACTAAAACAGGAGGAATGAATTATAAAGAGTGGACTCTAATTAAATGTAAAGAATTATGAGAACAGTTTGGATTTATTCATTACAAATATCAGATACTGGAAGAGTTTATAGAGATATTCCACCATCTGAAGCTGAAGTTGTTGATGAATTTGGTGGTATTCCTAGGATAGTAAAGATACTGAATAGCGGGAAAATAATAAAAAACTATCAACTTCATTATCAATTCTTTAATACTCCAAGTGAATGTATTGAACACAGGAATAAATATATCGAAGATAAATTGAAACTCTTCGAAACTCAATGGAAATCCACCGAAAGAAATCTTAAAAAACGGATAATAAAATGATAACACAATTAACAGCGAAAGAAATAATGAATCTCCCTAAGGATAAAACATTTTGGTATAGTTGTATTAGTTTTAGGGAGAAAACTTTTAGATGCTCTAGTATCATAAAACCAGCAGAAATTATTTTAAAAATTGATATAGATAATTTATTATATCTTCGAAAAGTTTCTGATAATTCTGTAATTGGATCTTTTCAGGGTTATAAAGAAAGAAAAGATTCAGAATGTAAATTTTTTGTGAAATTATTCGATACTGAAAAAGAATGTAAAGAATATTATAACGCTCAAATTCATAATACCGTAGATCGACTTCAACATTTTTATGAAGAAAAGCTTAAATATATAAAATCCAAATTAATATGATAACAAAAGAATTATTGTTAGAATATAAAGAAAATTCCAAGTCACTTTGGTATTTTATGTTAGAATTTTCTAGTAAATCTTATAAATGTACAAGGTTAGTAAAACCCATCGAAGTCTTAGTAACTAATTGGGATGAAAAAAGTGATTATTCTCTTATTTTAAAAAGTAAAAATAAAAATCTAGTTTTCAAAAATTATCACATAAGATTTTTTCTACCATATCTTTTTGAAACGAGAGAAGAGTGTGTAGAAGCTTATAATGCAGTTGTTCAGGATCAAAAAGATAAACTTCAACATGATTATGAAGAAAGATTGAGATATTTAAATTCTAAAATAGAAAAATTATGAAACAGCCAGAAACATATGAAGAACTTGATAAACTTATAGGACAAACGTTCTGGACTTTTGGATTCTATATCGGTCCGTATAGTTATAAACTTGAAAATATAAACTCTCCGCAAGAAGTAGTTTTAGGAAAAGAAGAAGGATCTGGATATAGAAGAAACACCACCTGGTATCCTTTAAGAAACAAAACCACTAATATGATAGTTGGCTACTTTCAATTAACTCCTAATAGATATAACTTAGATAATTATAAACTATATGAATCAGAAGAAGAAGCCATTGAAGGTTGGAACTCTACTATTCAAAATCAATTAGATCGATTAGAATTTGATTATGAGAAGAAAAAGAAGTATCTAAATAAGAAAATTATTAAAAAATGAATAAGATAATAATTGATGGATATTATAAAGAAAAAGAGTGTTTAGGAAAAATCTCAGGAATTATTTTTAAAAACTGGGAAGATAATGAACCTATAGACAGAATTTCAATTATTATTAACAATTTCGATTCTTATATTCCTGGAGAATTTTATAAAAGAGAACTTCCTGGGATTGTAAAATTATTAGAAAATATAGATCTTGATAAATTCGATACAATCATATTAGATTCTCATGTTTGGTTGTGGAATGATGAAGAATCTTTTGAAAAACCTAAACCAGGACTAGGAGCACATCTATATAAGAAACTTGGAAGAAAGAATCTTAATATTATTGGAATTGCGAAAAGTTATTACCGTGATAATAATCTACATACTTTTCAATGTTTTCGAGGAAATAGTAAAAATCCTTTATATGTAGATTCAATTAATCAAGATAAAGATTATTCTGAAGTTATTAAAAGTATGTATGGAAATTTTAGAATACCATACCTTATAAAATTAGCAGATACAGAATCAAAAATAAATTTCAAATGAAAATGATTTATGCAATAGAACAATTACCCAAGAAAGAAGATACTTGGGTATTTTTGGGAGGACCTATTCAAGGAGCTCCAGAGTGGCAAGAAACAGTTCCAGATATTCAGGGAGTAACTTGGATAAACCCTAGAAGAAAAGAGAAAATTTCTGGAGGTTTATCTGATGCTGAATATAAAAAACAGGTAGATTGGGAAACAATTGGACTTAGAGTATCAGATTTTATATTATTTTGGATCCCTGAAGCTGTTGAAGATATACCAGGAAGAGATTATGCACAAACTACTAAAATCGAACTTACCGAAAATTTAGTTAGAAAGAAAAATATAATCTTAGGAATTGCGCCGAAAATACACGGAAGAAGGTACTTGATCGAAAAAGCTAAAGCATATGGAATAAAAAATGTATATAGCTCTTTAGACGAATGTATATCTGAGTTAAAGAAAGAAATATCTAATAGAGAGTCCAGTTCAAGAGAGTTTTTTACTTCCGATACACATTTCGGCGCAGAAAGAACTTTGGAATTATCTAAACGTCCTTTCATGAATGTTGAAGATATGGATTGGACTATGGTAGAGAGATGGAATACTAAAGTTCCTCCTAAAGCTATCGTATGGCATCTTGGAGATTTTGGTGATAGAAGTTACTTGAAATATTTAAATGGAGATATTCGATTAGTTTGTGGAAATTATGAGATTAAAGAAAAATCTGAAAGAAATCTAGATATACCTGATTTTATAGGAGAGCTTATAGATTCTGGTTTTTCAAAAGTATTCCTAACTGAAGCAGAAACAAAACTCCTAGGAAAAGAGATAGCACTTGTACATGAACCTATGAATTCTACAAAAAAGTATAATCTTTTTGGACATATTCATGGAAGACAAATGATTAAGAGATTTGGATTAGATGTAGGTGTTGATGCTCATGGTTTTGCTCCTATGTCTGCAGAAGAGGTTGAATTTTTCTTAAATGCACTAGAAAAAGGCTATTACGACGCTGAAGTATTTTGCTAGTCTGATATTCCTTGAAAGCCTTATAAGTGAGAATAAAAAACAAACTTAAAAGAAAAGGAATATGATAGAAAAACTTAACACACTAATGACAATATTAAGTGCATTAGGATTATTAAGAGACGGAGTAAAAAATTACATAGATGTCTCAGTTGAAAATAGTTTATCCAATGGAATAGTAGATAAACTAAAAGATAGTTATGACAACTATACAGCTATCTTAAACAAGTATGCGATTGAAGGAAAGGATTTTGATGTTCCTTCGATTAATAGAGATTACGTAATAAGAAAACTGCGATTAATAAAAACAATAGTAAACAGATTAGTCGAATATTATATCAATGAGCCAGAAACATTGAGAGATTATAAACAATCCCTCTATTTGATTGGCGCTGACATAGATAGTATATATCGAAAGTCTGTTGTTGATTATAAAACGTTTTTGCTTGCAGTTAAGTAAGAAAAGGGTGGGTAATTCCACCCTTTATTTTTCTACCGTCTAGAAAAGACTAAAAACCTTATATATGAAAGGAAAATAGAGTTCCTAAGAGGTTAAAATAATACCGTCTAAGAAACCCTATTAGCCTTATATATGTAATAAAAGATAGAAATATCTGATATTACCTAAAGACATAGTATATCTAATTTAAAGGATATATTATGTCTTTTATACTTTAGCGTTATACATAGATATAACTTAGATATATTACCTATACTAAAGGTGCCAGAAGGGAAGGAATATATTGAAATTCAAGATTTGCTAACTTGACATCGGCTTGGCGATGTAAAAATAGTTCTGGGAACATACTTACTGTATTTAGAATTTAGAAACAGGAAAAGAGGAAAGTTGTTATAGCCTCAGTATGATTCATAGGCCAGCGCGTAAAAAAGGTTGGACACATAACTTGGCAAGCACTAACAAATTTTATAACGTGCATTTAGCCGAGTTTAACAAAATAAATAAAAATTAAATAAATTCCTTATAGTAGATAATATTATAAGGCCACGATATATTGAGATAAACCTGATAAAGGATTATCAAGAGGAATATATCAAAGACATGTAGCCAAATATATGTGGTGAACTATGAATATAATAAAGGACCTGTATAGTCTAGAGTTATTAGTAATAGGATGTGAACTTAGAGGGATTTAATATACAGTTAAATTATTATATATAACCTATGATAAATACCGATGAGGAAATTATAAAGATTATATATAATTCTAAGTTAGAAATCTTTAAGAGAGAAGCTTAAAGTAAAAACAACCATTTCTAAGTAATTTACTTAGAAAATAGAGACAAAAGAATATTAACAACAAAAAATTATAAAATTATGAAAGCAGTTGTAAAAAACGTTGGAATTTTTGTAGCAGGAATAGCAGCAAAAGTAGTATTTGATTATGGTTATAAGAAAACTAAAAAATGTTTAAATAACCGAAAAAAAAAGCTGAATAAGCTAAAACAACCAACCTGAGTTATGGATTAACTTGGGTTTAGAGACAATAATTAACAAAATTAATAACTTAAATAATAGGAGGAAAAATTATGAAACTAATTAACTCAGCAGTAACGAAATTTGGTGCAACAAAAGTTGTAGCAGTAGCAGCTGGAGCAGGAATGGCATTAGGAGTAGCAACTACCTTAGGATGTCAAAAAGCCTATAAAAAACTCAAACCGAAAGGTCTTAGAGATGAGGATTTGGAAAAATTGGTAGAAGAAACCGTCAACCTAAAACCGGATGCAGAAAAAGAAAAACCTGCTGAAGAAGTAAAAGCTGAATAAGCTAAAACAACCAGCCCGAGTTATGGATTAACTTGGGTTTAGAGACAATAATTAACAAAATTAATATATTATGAAAAAGATAACAGAAGTCATTATTTTTATGACAATGATATTAGCAGGAATTGCTTGGATATTAGGATTTGATATAATTTATTCAATATCAGCAATAATTATGGGAACTACCGGAATTTATTATTGGTTTAGATATATGATTCCGGAACTATTTAACAGCAATGAAGAAGAATTCATTGATGACTAACCGGAGGGATAACAAAATTTCCCTCCATTTTCATTTTTGTAGTTAGGTGAATTCCTAACCTGATGAGATCACGAGGTTAAACTCAAGATCGAAACAGAAATGGAAACTAAAGATTTCCTTTTGATTTTATATATCAAGAGACTATAACTAAACAAAAGGAAATTTACAAAGAAAAAAAAAGAGGTCTTGACTTTAATTAGTCAAGTTGATCCTCTTTTTATTTTTTTCTTCAGAATGCTAAGGAATTTGATTTTGTAGCATATAAAATTCATTTTTTAACATATCAATTCTACATTTGATATCAGCTATTTCACTTGCTATATCACGTAGTGGAGAATTACAGAAAAATTCTTGATTACTATTCCAATAAATATTATTTCCTGTAATAACACTATTAATATTAGTTATAGCTGTTTCTATATTATGTAATCTTTGCATTAAATTAAAATCTCCAAAGATTCTTTTATCTATAGTAGATACTAATCTCTCTTCATTATTTACTATTATCTCAGGATTATCCATTATTTTCTCTAGATAACCTCGAAGATAATTAATAACTATATCTAAAATCTCATCCGATTGTGCAGAGGATAGAATTTTTTCAACTACAGCTTTTACTACAGAATCAGAAATTTTGATATCATTACTTAATTCAATATTTGTATTACTCGTTTTCATTGCCATTTTTCAGTTCTCTTAAATAAGTTTTCTTAGATTCTAATTGAGTTTCAAGTAACTCTATTTCTCTCTTTAATGAAGCAATTCTTGTACTCTTAAGGGATTTATCTAGCGTCTCTATAAAAGAATCTTCAAGTTGAGAAAATTTTAAATCCATATAACAATGACAACTACCACCATAACCCCAACTATCTGTATATTCTAAACAAATACTTTCATCATTGATAGCATCCTCATTGTAATTATCATCTAACCAAAGACTTCCTCGAGTAGGATCATATTCATCATACCATGAATTAGTTAATCCATATTTTCTATAAACTTCATAGATCTTATCAAATCTCTCCTTACATATCTCAACAATCTTAGGTTTAACTTCTTCTGATTGTTTCTTTGAATCTCCTAGAAAAATACCTAAGAGATTAATTAATTCTTCTTTTCTATCCATAATTCATATATTTTATTTTACGGTAGCAGAACACAACTATCTACTACATCATTAAGAGTTTTAAGGGAAGAAAAATAAAAACTATACCTATTATTTTAAGTATAGTTTTATATAATAACTCTATTTATTATTCTCTGTAACTATTATATCCATTTTCCCAAAGAATATCAGCTTCTTTAGGTATACCATAATCATCTGCAAATGAATAATATACTTTTCCGATAACCCCGTCTATTAATGGCCAAATAAAATCAATAATCTCTCTATCGGTTTTACCTGCATCGTTAAGTTCTTTCCATTTATCTCCTTTACCATATTTAGTATACATATCATACCACTCATAAACGAAATTAATAAGATTGAATATCTCACTATTTCCGTATCCCCTACTATCCTCTTCTTTCTGATAAAATTCAACAGCACGAATTACATCTTCTTTAGAATTTATAATAATCACTTTATCAGTTATATTATTTTCATTTAGAAGATTTATTAATTTTTCTTCAATATCTAAGAAGAAAACTTGAGTACTTGAATTAGTTATTACATCTGAATAACTAGTGATTAAACGTCTTTTGCTCATAATTTTTTATAATATATAGTAATTCTTCTGATAATGTTACTTTTGTCCCTAAGTTACGAATGAAAGTTGCTTTATTAATATATTCCTTCGTTGTAATTATCTGATTGAACGTTAGTAATCTCAGGCGCCGTGATATAGTTCCAGCATTACTCTTAAATTCTTCTGGAGTAAGTGCAACTATATCAATTATACTTTTGCATACCTTAGATAATGTTAGTTGTTTTAGGATAGGTTGTTTTATTTCGAATCTTAAACAAATAATATGATCTACAGCATAAATATTTTCTTCAGGGTTACCTCCAAATAGGTTCAAAAGTTCATTAGGGAGAGATAGTTTTACCTGACTCCCAAGTCTAAAACAACAAATAGAATATCGAGGGTTTCTTTCATCTGTATATACATAGAATTTATTTGTTGTTATTCCCGAAGTATCAGTCAAGACTCCATCCATATCTAAATCCTTTTGTTTCTAAGTTATCTAACTCATAAGAATAGTCTTTATCATCAGGATACAGTTCATAAAGTCTATTCATAATTTTTTGATTATGTTTAATATCAATATATACAATAGTTCCCTTTAATCTCTCCATAATCTTTGGTTTAAACATTTCCCAAATATCATCTTCTTTATCAGGGAATTCATTGTTCATATCAAGGTATAAGTTAAATAGATTTCCTAGTAGAGGTTTTAAATCCCATATTGAATAATTATGATTAAATCCTTTCTTTCCTTGAAATCTAAAGAAATATTCAACATCTTCCTCAGTTTTTAGAACAAGGAAATCTTTTTGATATTTTTTATATATTCCAGTACCAATCATCTGTCTTAATGCATCTGGTCCTTGAATTAAAAATACTTCAGTGCTTGAATTTGTAATAACATCTGAAAAACTAGTTATTATTCTTTTCTTTTTTCCCATAATTTACATAAATAAGAAAATGAGGGCAACCATAATCTCACGACTTGCCACCCTCTGTCTTCAAATACTCTATATCTTTATTATCAGAACATTAATCCACCTCGATATAAACTTGGATTACCTTTCTGTCTAATTATCTTAACTAATGTTTCGCCATCCCCATATATATCCTTAACTAGAATAAATCCGTCTTCATCAGGATCTTCAAGAATGGTTCCAATACTAAGTTCTTGATTTTTCCAGAGACTTGAGAATTGAGATGTCATTCTAGTTTTCCAACCATCTAGGATATTACTACAATAATCCTCATTTGTCTTAGTATCTGAATCTTTATCTTCCATCTCACAATCTTTTCCAAGCCATTCTGGGAAATTAGCTCTTCCTGGACGAAGAATTTCCTTAATCCTTGTTACATCTTCCTCTGTTTCAACAGGGAATTTCATGATATCGAAAACATATTTAGCCAAAGGAATATTAAGGCAAGTATCTTCAGAAAGTTTTCTATGAATATTTACTTCATCAACAATCGAACCAAGAATATCAATAGTAGATATCTCAAGAAGATCGATTTTTTGAAGAATATTCTCTCTCTCTTCTGGAATTTTTAAATTATCGTCCAAATATTCGTTTATTGCTTTTTCTGACAAATTTCCGAATTGTTTGATATATCTAATTCTTCCAGGACGTCCAAGTAAATTCTCATTTACGTTAAGTGTATTTGTTGTTAGAATATATAATTTTCTTGATCTATTATATACCCCATCAATTAATTTTAGTAATACTTCATCACTCTCTCCTCGCTTAAATGTTTTCTCTGCTTCATCAATCAAAACAATACATTCAAAGTCGAGTTGTTGAATAAAACTTACCATTCCCTCTATTTCATTATCAGGAATGATTATGACAGGAATGTCTAATCTATTACATAATAGTTTAGCACCAACACTTTTTCCTGTTCCTTTATATCCTGTGAAAATAACACCAAGATTCTTATTCCCTTCAACAAATTTATCTGATTCCCAAGTTTTTTGAATTATATCAAATAAATTATCACAACCTACATCATATATTTTGTGATTAAATTCAAACTTTTCTGAGAGTTTTTTTAAACCGATTCTCTTATCTTGACCTTTTCCTTGATATAATTCAAAAATTCCTGAACCTGGAGTTGGATAAAGTACTGTATTTCCATCAATCGGAAATAAAGTTCCACATTCATCAATCCATTTTTGTGCTACTAAATTTTTCATTTTTCTATTTGTTATATTTTATACATTTATAAGAATTTCAAGCTTTCAGAAGAATTTAGAATATTTATTACAGTTTTTGAATCTCCTACAATTAAATATGTATCTTTCTTTTTAATTATATCGACTATCGTTTTTAACGATATTTCTAATGAATTAATCTTTTTCCAATTTTTATCACAAATAATAGGATCATAAGAAGTATTCCCTCGATGTTTATCTTCGAGGTTAATAATTCCTAAACTTTCCATACGCTTCATAAGACATTTTAACCCTGTTTTCTTAAAATAATATTCAGGCTCAACTCCTAATTCTATAACCAATTTATTTTTCTTTCCAGGAATTATACTTGGATTCCTAGTATATTTCTTCGGAGTTAATTCTATTGTAGCAGAATATATAAGAACATGGTCGATATCAAAGAAATATACGCCCCATTCTCCTTTCTGTTCTAGGTTAATCATTAGAAATATATGTTAAGAAGTTGTCCAAGATCTATATAATCAATTCCTACTTTTTCTGCTGCTAATATATCTCTATTACTTTGACCATATAAACCAGATTCAAGTCCAATTTGTATGGCTGAATTCTTATCAAATCCACGAGTCTTAGAAATTACAGCATCCATCATTCTATCTTTAGATTGTCCAAAATCATTCTGTACTAAGATTTGACAATGATCATACGGAACTCTTAGATATTCTGATAAAGCACAAACAATATATTCTAACATTATTTTCCAAGAATCTGAACCATTACTACTTAAGATTAGATTTCTTGGAACCATAGCATAAACTTTATTTGGGTTAAAACATAAAATCTTATCCCAAACTTCAAAACGGAGTCTAATATCATAAATTCCACGTGGAAGAAGACCTGGTTTTCCGTTACTTTGGAAAGTTTCTACTAAACAATCTAAGACATCACAAAATATTACTTGTTTTTGTCGATCAATCTCTTTTCTTCCATTATTTGTATTACTACTTCCCCAGGATCCTCCAGTATTACCACCACTACCCCAGCCAGGAGATCCACTCCAAGATCCTCCTGAGTTTCCCCAAGAATTTCCTCCAGCTGGTTTTGTTTGCCATGGATACTGTTGATTATTACTTCCTCCCCACGAAGATCCTCCGTTATTATTCCAAGATGGAGTTGATGGTTGACCCCAATTACTTCCACCTACACTTTGTCCAAATGGTGTCTGTTGCATAATTTTTTCATTCAATTCTTTTTGACCTTTAACTACTTTTTCTATTCTCTCATCCTCCTCTGCTTCATCGATTTCATTGATATCATCATCGTCATCATCTCCTGAATCATATGGAGGTTCTTCTGAAGAGTAGTCAGGCTTTAGATATTCTTTAAATTTATTATCTTCTTCCATAAGTTTTTTATAGTTTATGTTTATCACATATAAGGATTTCCGGATTTAATAAAAGTTTGTCAAGTTTGGCTAATTGAGACTTCTCTATATAAAGTCTCCATAATTCTGTTTTACGAGCTTCCCTAAAACATTCTATAACTTTTTGAGCATCTAATTTTACACTTCCGATAATAACGTATCTACTATCATTTGTACATTTCGGTTCTATATTAAAACACCCTTCTCTAATAAAAGCGTAGATAATTTTATAAGATGGTCGTTTTAATATAACAGGAACAGTTATATTAATAGAAAGATCTATACTTGTTTGAAGAATTAAAAATGTTTCTCTAGTAGAATGTAATTTAAGATAATAATTCGATATAACAATATCTGCTATCATAGGAAATATTCTTTTGAATTATTTATCATATCTTTTAATATAGTCAATTGAGTGTCATCACCACCCCAAAATTTATCATTAAAAGCTTTCTTCATACCCTGAATTATCTTTTTATAATCTATTCCTTCTACTGTCCCTAAAACTTTAACAATTGATCTATTTGACATTTTTTCCGGTAACTCAAAATAAAACCTACCAAAACCAATAGATTCATATATATCTTTTCGTCTAGGTCTTTTAAGATAATTATAGTGTTGATCATCAATACATATGTAAATATCTAAATTTTTCATAGTTCGAATTATTACTTCTCTTAATTCAATCATATCGTTTGTATCAACTATTATCCCTGTCATGTAAATTTTATATTATCTAAGTTTTTTACTAAATGTTTCAAATCATTCGCATAAGGACAATTTTTAGATCCTTGGATAAACGATTTTTTAAGTTTTTCTGGGTCAATATTAACTTCTTGAATAATCAAGTAATCAATTATATTCCTATATCGAAGATGTTCTGATAAAGAAGTGTCATCCCAAAACCGAAATATACAAAATCTTCCAAGACAAGTTTTTACATAAATTTGTTTAGGAGATACTCTTTTAAATGCTAACCCATCTAAACCATATTCTAAAAAAAAGTTCTCTCCAAGAATATTTCCACTAATAATTCCAATATCAGTTGATAATTCTTTTTGAAGTCTTCTGTAAAACTTAATCTTCACCATCTCCAGTTCCTGCTTTAATAGATAAGATAGGTTTAATAATTTCCAAAATTTTCACCGTATCTTGTATTCCAGTTATTATTTCAGAAGGATCTTTATATACCTCAGGTGCTTCATCAATACAGGCGAGACATACAGAACTAGAGTATACATTGCCCATACTTTCTTTAAATTCTTGGAGACTTAATCGTTCTCTTGCTTCTCGCCTAGACATTAAGCGCCCAGCACCATGAGGAGCACTATAGTTTCTATCAGGATTACCAAGACCTTCACAAATTAAAGTTCCAAAAGCCATGTTCATAGGGATAATTACTTTCTGTCCGGCGTAAGCTTGAATAGATCCTTTTCTAATTATTCTATCTCTTGGATCTATATAATTATGAATAGACTCAATCCTCTCAAGCTCTTTTCCAAGTCCAAGAGCTTTTTTAATTCTCTCTGATATTACCATTCGATTATATTCTGCATAAGCTTGAGCAAAAAACATATCCCCAAGATAACCAGATATATCTTCATGTGTTACTAAGAATCTACTAGGCGGAATTGTATATCGGCCGGAAGCATGAAGTTTTTCTATTTCTTCTTTGATTTTCTTCCCTTGACCTTTATACTTTTCCTTAATTCCTCTCTCGGCCACTTTCATATCCGCCTCAATTATCCTAGTTTTCCCAATTTGTTTTTTCCAATAAGCAAGTATTTTTATTCCTAAATTTCTTGATCCTGTATGAATAGTAACCCAAACAGACTCTTTATCTTCTTCTACCTGTCCAAGTTCTATAAAATGATTCAATTTTGTTACTAATACTACTTTCAAGTATCGGATAGATCATTTCTGCCTATCTCTAGTAGTTCTTTTTCCTACTAGTTCGGAGCACACCTTCTGACTTTTATGCCAGGCCAAGTCCCTCTGCTCTCTACGGGGGTATAAGTTTTAACACTATAACCTTCCCTCGGTGATTAGCATCTCAGCTTCTCCCGATATGGACGACTTTTACAACGAATGACTATTAATCATTCTGGAGGCAATCAATTTTTCTCACCTCCACCAAGAGTTCCAAGAGATTTATAGAAAATTCCCTCAGACATACCAATTCTTTTAAGGGTTTTTGATATAAATTTCTCTATCTCTCCAAGACCCTCATAACATACAAATTCAGGCCATAAACTTCTTGCTCTTTCAAGTTTTGTTTTAAAAAATTTCTTGAATTCTTTTTCTTGGATAACAGTTTTCTCATTAATCTCCATACCCATTGGAATATCTCTACGAATTCTAGCATCCCAAAGAGCTAATTCTGGATCTCCCGAAGGCATTTTATATTTTACACTTAACATTCCACAATTACCAGTAATAAAAATTCTTCCATTTCTTCTACATACAAAATATCCAGTATCCGTGGTAAAACAATATTTAAATCCATCAATAGAAGGAACAATACTAGATTTTTTATTATAAGTAACTATTTTATTCCTAGCAGGACTCACATAATAAACTATATTCCATCTCTCTTTTCCTAAAATTTCTGAAATTCCTGCTCTAGTATTTGTAGCCGAAAATGCAAATTGAATTACATCTATATTATCTTTATTAGTATTTGAATAAGAACTTCTATATCCATTATGTCCATCCCAAAGTAAACACTCTTCTTTTACTATTTCAAGTTGCTCTTTAGTAGCTAGATAATACTTTTTAAGATCTTTGTTTATTGAAAAATCTACATTAAATCGTATAGAAGTAGATTTATCTTTTAATATTGAAATTTTATACTCAATATTAGCATCCTCTAATAATTTTTTTGCTCTTTCTATTTTTCTTTTTTTTCTAAAATGTAATTCTATTCTATTATGATCTTTAGCAGGTATTATCTTTCCATCCGCTTGTACCATAATATCTATTCTAATCATTTCATTGGACAAACTAACACCTGGGTTATTAGATATATTAAAACAAGTTTTAAATCCATAAAAACCTTTAGATAAATTGAGTTTATCTAATTCTATTGGAGTAATTTTTCTATGATTCAATTTATGTCCCTTCCAATATCCAGAGTATACTAATAAATTATGTTCTGAACTAATCAATTGATCTAATCCACTTTTCTTATTATAATATTGATGAAATTCAGTACAAGGAGATTTTATATACTTTATAGGTTTTAAAAATTTTCCCTCATCCGTTTCCGGATCAAATTGCATAATCTCTTCATCAGCATAGTTAGATATTTTAATCCATCCAGTTGGTGTTAACACTTCTGTATCACAATCTAGACACGATATATCACAGCCAACTACATCAGGATCAAGAGGACCGCCAGAATAAGTTTGAGTATATCCTACTACGCAACCTTTCCCACAATGAACATCCTCCATAATCCTAACTGTTTCATTCTCAGTCATTTTAGTATTTAAAAGTTCGTAGACTTGAGAAACTGCTTCTGGTTCAATATTATCAGTAAAGACAATTGCTTTACCATATTTTCCTGTTATTTCCATAAAATTATCTTATAAAATAAAGGGAGTATTTTCTCATACTCCCCTAAAACTTATTTCTTTTCTTCAACAGCTTCCTGTCCCTGCGTTTCTTCTTTAGAAGGTTTGTCTTCTTTAACTGGACCTACAAACAATCCGCGAAGAATACACATCTTATTTTCTAAGGTACACTCTGAATGTTCCTTATTATAATATTCACAGATATCAGGGCAACATTTATCGATTACTTCGTCGAGATAAACCAATTTTTTATTTCCGGCGATTTTTTGTAATATATCAGGCTGATCTTTGAAAATTTCCTCAAGAGTGCCTTCTTTTGGAACCATTGAAGTTAAATCTGAATCTTCTCCTTCATTAGCTCCAAGATCATTACAAAAATCGATAAATGATAGTTCTTCATTTCCGGGATCTCTAGGATCAGGGATAAAAGAACAACATTTTCCATAAGGACATTCTTTATCACAAATTAAATGTGATGTTGGAATTTCCTCAATGGGTCTAAAGACTACCACTTTTTCTCCGTTAGATGTGGGAACTTTTACTGTTTTTAACTTTTTCATAATTTAATTCATTAATGTTATTTAATTCTTTACGCATTTATTTTCGAAGCGGATTCTGTATTAATTTCCGCTTCATATATAAGAATTTCAGGGGAGAAGAAAATAAAAAAGAAGGAAGTATTTCATTCCTTCTTCTTAAATGTTCTAGTTTAGTTAGTTACTGCATAAAGAATTGTGTTCCCTTCTCTTCTAAGAGTAAATAGTCTTTCAACCTCATTATCACTTATTATTTTATAGTCCTCTCGTTTTTTAGAAACTAGATAATCTTTAATAAGTCCATAATTAAATGACTCTATTACAAGATGACAACCATTTGGAGTATTAATTTTTCCTAGAATATTAGTATATCCTGAGATAAATTTTTCTATATCATGTTGATAGGATTTATCTTCAGAATCAATATCTAAAATCCACCTAGGTTTATCTACAACTCCTTTTGATTGAACCGTTTCATTACTTAAGGCTACTTTCTTTGGAAGATTATGTATATTTGTATAATCATTGTTTGCTACTCTCTTAGAATATTCAAACATACATTGCTTTCCAAATTTTTCCAAAGATCTTGGTGTAATAGATATGTAAGCTCTTGCTTTATAATGTTCACACATCTCCGTTAATCGATTCCAGGATTTTTCAAGAACTCCTAAATCTGTCACCCACCAAGCATATCTCTGTATTTCTTGAAGAGGTAAATCAGGATTCTCTTTTCTTCTTTGTATAACTTGCACAAAATAATATATCTCCGGTTTACCTTTAGAAGATATCTTAAATTTTAGAAGACTTTTTACTGTCTCTAAATTATTTATTACTCTCATGATTTTATAGTATTTAGTAAAAATTTCCAAGAAACTGTTGCTGTATGATCTGAAGAAAAGATATCAACCGTCTTACTAGTACTCTCAATCAATGGAAAATGTTTATCATTAAATCTCGTTGTTTTTGACATAATGATCTGAAACTTTCTTCTTCTAAGCTCTTCATTATATTTAGTGAGATTAGTTTTCCATTCTTTTCGAATCTCTTCGATTGGCCTTTTTCCAAAACCAATAGAGTCTAAGAATACTTTGATTACACTACTTTTTGGTAATGCTCCTCTTTGATATTCTTTATACATAAGTTGTCTTTTTTGTTTTTCTCCAGGGATACCAGAAATAAAACTAACCAATTCCATTATCATTTCTGATTTTCTTGTAGCTTCTTTATCAGTTTCCTTCTTAGGGAAGTAATAATCTCCAACTATTCCAAGAGATTTAAGAAACTCTATTTTTGGATCTAAAGTTACCTTCTCAGGATAGTACTCTTGAATATATTCATTAGCTATTGCTGCAAGTTTATACTTAACTTCTAATCGAGAAAGGTAATAACTACTAATATCTCTAATTGCACACTTAGTTACTACTGGAAGAGATGAGATATCTATTAGATACTCTCCAGAAAACACTAATTCTGATTTTATTATCCCCAGTCGTTTAAATTTCCCGGCGAGTTTATTGGAAATCATAACTCCTATTAAAGACTGATTAAGAAGACCATCCTTTACTAAACATATAGATTGTCTTGTTTTATATGTTTTTTCGCCGGGTTCTATTCCGACTGTATTTTCTGGGATATTAACTACCACATTAGTATCAAAGCAGATTCCTAAGTTAGCTCGTCTTTTATTTCCAATCGTTCCTGTCACTTTCGCCCATTTATCTTTTTGGTAAGTAACAGCAGTATTACTATCCACTTTTTTAGGAGAAAGTCTTTTATATTCTCCGATCAACTCTGGATTAATAAGAATACTTGCATTATCCTCAATTAAATCAGTTATTAACCTACTAATTGAATATTTATTATAATCTGAATAAATTTTTGGATACTTAGTTTTTCTTTCAATAGGTTTGGGTGTATATTCGGAACGTTTAATAATATCATTAAGATCTTCAATATAATTAGTCATCCCTACACGACCGTACATCTCGTAAAAACCTTTGATAACTATTTCATCTTTTGTTGCTTGCGCTAAAAGTTCAGCAGTATCTAGGTATTCAAGTTTAATTGTACTTCCTAAAAAAGATAATATAATTCTAAGATCCTGGGTTGAATAAGTTTCCCCAGAGTATCTTTCAACTCTTTTTTCTCTTACTATTCCCCATGCAGATGCGTAATTATGAACACTAGGACTAACTCTTATTTTATTTTTTCCATAAGAATCCATTATTAACCAAGGATTACCAGAAGAACTAAGTTTATCTGCTAAAAGTACATATTGATACTTTAGATTTTTCTTATTTCTCAGGATAATCTCAGTACTTTTCCCATACTCATAATCACAGTACTTTACTAATTTTAATCTTGAACCATTAATTTTAATTTCTTTTTCCATAATTCTTATGTTTATTGTTATTTATTATTCATTAGTAAGAGTTTCAAGAGCTTCTAAAAAATCCAAGATATTCATTATAAAATTACGATAACTTTCATCGGGTTTATCTGGAAGTCTAAGAGAATACTCAATAAAACCTCGTAATTCTATATCAGAAGGACAAATATTCATTATAATATCTTTGTAAAGATTATTATGAACTGTTTCTGAGATTATAAGATTATTCCTAAGCTTTCTAAATAAACTTCGTTTTGTTAATTTTTTATAATTATCCTCAGAATGTAAATAAACAGGTAATACCATTACTAAATCTCTAACTTCAGAAGGACTAATCCAGTTCCCTATTGGAGATCTAGCTGCATTTAATTCTTCATAGTTCTTTAGAATATGATAATTCAAAAGTTTATTTCGAAGAATAGATATATTTTTATCATAAATAAATTTTATAAATTCTTCTCTATTAAATAACTGATTAAATCTGATATAACCAACTATAATATTTTTGTTATATCGTAATCTATAAAATTCAATACTTTCTATTTTTATTTTCTTCATAACACATATAAGGAAAATAAACCCCGACCTATCACAGGCAGGGGCTCACACTATAATATGCAATTCAAAGGATTTTCTCTTTTCCATTTATAAGGATTTAAAGCCTTAAAATTGATAAACAATAAGAATCATGGAAAATATTAATGAAGAAAAAATTAAAAAATTTAAAAAGATTACAGAATTAATTTTGAATGGACTAAAAGAAAGAGGAATAAATCCCATCTTATCTGAGGACGACACTTCCCCTAATGAAGAGTGGGGAAATAGTATGACAATGTCTTTCAGTTTTTCTAATGGAGGACTTAAATATTGGTATCTCGGAATTTGGGGATGTGGGAGATGGTCTGAAACTTACAATTGTGATAATTCTGAGGACTATATATCAGTCTTTCTAATTCACAAATGGACGTATGATAAATTTAGACCTAGTAGTTCAGATATAGAATACAGAATTACATTAAACGATAAACCTGTAGAAATATATCATGTAATTCAAGGGTTAGAAGAAATTCATAAAAATCCTATTCAAGAATATTATAAAACTTTTTGGGAACATAAAAGTGATCATGATATGCCTTGTCTTGAATATTTTAGAGATTGGTGGTTTCATGAAGTTACTTATCCGATTCAAGAAAAATTGAGATATAAATGGAGTGTAAAAATATTATATAATTTTCTTAAAGTATTATCATGGATTGACCCTAGAGTCTCACGAAGGAAGTTATTTAAAGAAGAAGGGTGTATTCCAATCTATACTTCCGGATTTTTAGCGACGGAATGGGCATCAAGTCGTGATTGGGCTTTTAATAGCTTTGCATGGTTATATGAAAAATTTCCATGGTGGTTATGTAAAATCTGTAAACATAAATTATTTGATGCACACTGGAACGTCGCTGATTTTCCGGAAGAAGTAACAAATACTTTAGAAAAAAGAATGTGGAAAGGAGTAGTAATATGAAAAAGTTTAAATTTGAGGAATGGTTAGATGAGAAAGGTGGAGGTTGTGAACTCATTTTAATATGTCTTTTTTGGAAATTTATATTTGATCCTATTATATACCTAACTACCAAAGATATGGATTGGGTAGTAGCATCACAAACTCCATTCATAATATTTATTCTAACTCCATACATATTATTTAGAACAAGAAAAAGATGGAAAAAGAAAGATTAGATTTATTATTAGTTTATGCAAATGATCTATATAGATATATTGCTAAGAAACTTGGAGAAGATTATGAGCCAAAAAATTTAATTGGTCTTTTAGGATGGTTAGACGAACATAACGTAATAATACATATCCAACCAGAATTTTATAGTCAAGGTATAAATTGGAATTGGCAAATTTCATTTTATAATCCAGAAACTTTTGATGATCCAGATCTTATGGATGGAACTGGATTATATGGAGATAATGGAGAATATCCTACTAGAGGAAAAGCTATGTGTTGTAGTATTGTTAGAGCACTAGAATTATATATCCTTGAGATGATAGATTCTGAAGAAATTCTAGGCGATTACAAACTTCCAATGCCTTCTGGAACAACAGTACAAGATCTCTTAATTTACATGATAAGAAATCAATATTCTGTAACAGTAGATGAAAAATGGTCGGAAATGAAAAGAAAATCTATTAATGAATACTTTAATTACTTAAAAGAAAGGATAATAGAATGTTGGGAAAAAGTTGTCTAGGATGTTTTATGTTCTTGGTAATAATGTTCTTAGGATGTTTATTCCTAGGATTTATAACTAAGATTGTATTCGCGCTATCAGTAGGAGTATTTATTCTTACAGCATATATCATTGGAATAATTTTTATGGCTTTCGTGATTTATAATGCAATTAAATTTTTACTTACATCATGAAATGGAGAAATTTTATACAAGATTTAGTTCTGATAATTATTGGAGTTATTCTTTCAATAATTCCAGAAAAATCAGAATTTACAGAGATGCTAACTACATTCTTCATAACAGGAGGAGTTGTTAAATTAGTTTGGGATTTTATAGTAAATAGTGATGAGGATTGATTATGGAAACTATAGAAATAAATTATAAATATAAACCAGGAACAAGATTATATCGAGTTACTTATGGAGAGCTTAAGTATTATGATGTTGAATGCGTAAATATAAACTTATCATTAAATCGAGATGAACCGCTTATAACATATCAACTCAGAGTTAATAATTCATCAGGAAACAGAGATACAACTTGGGATTTTGAAATTGATAAATATTATTCATTAACCCCAGAAGAAGCTTTAAAGAAACATTCAGCGGAGTTATTAGAAAAATTTAATTCTAAAGATAAATGACGATTATAGTAATTATATTCTCAATAATAATATGTCTAATAGGAGTTTATTTTCTCTTAATTGAGACTAGAAGAATAAGAAAATGGCTAGGAATTGGACTAATTCTTATCACAGCGTGTATTGTATCTACTATTTATACTGAATGGGTAAATAATAGAGTATTTCAGTATTATACACTTAAGATTACTCTCAAAGATAATACCGAAAAAGTCATAGAGTACGTTAAAGCCTCTGAGTTATCTATACGATTTGCTGAGGATTCAACTATTATAGTTTGTGATACTATTCCTAGTGTAGTAAAAATAGAATTAATTGAAGTAAAACAAAAACGTTATGGAGAAGTACATAAGAACGCTAATTTCTAAAGGAATGTCCAGAATAGAGGCTGAAATGTTTATAGACGGATTAACAAAAGTTATTCTAGAAAAAAGAGAACCAGAACCAATTAAAGCAATATTTCCTACATACTATAAAATTAAAACAATAGATTCAAATACTAATGAAGATCTTGGTTTCATAAAGTTTGATGTAGGATTTGATGCTAAATTTTTTGATTATGATACTGCCAAAAAAATTTGTACATATTTAAATGAACATGATATATACAGACAATTAGATTCAATCGATGCTGTAAATTATAATAAAAAACCATGGTTAACTATAACTCGCGATTGGAGATCTTATGTGAAATATATTACAAATGAAGGTAATGTTTTTTATATAGAAGTGAATTGGAAGATAGGACAAGCAAGTTGGAAAATAGTACCATTTTATGATTAGAATATTACTCTGTGGGTTAGCAATCCTATTTGTAATTGGAATTTGGACTATAGAATTTATACAAAGATTATATGGAAAAATACTTGGAAAAATTAAAAGCGCTTGGAGTAAAAGATGAAGAAGCTGCCAAGAATCTACTTAAAGAAATAATCAATGATATTCAAGAAAAAGACATCATACATTTGATCATTTATTACCAAACAGGAAGTTCTTTTGAAACGCATAATGATGTAGATATTATTGATTATCCTTGGAATAATATATCTATCGCAAAAGAAAATGAAGAAGCAATTCGACAGCATTATAAATTTGCAATGGATTTAGAATATATATGTACTTCTGAATCAAGAGAAAAACTTAAAAAAGAAGCTGCTAAGAATTGGTGGTATGTAGAAGGACAATACAGTAGATATTCTCTGAAGTTAAAGAAAAATGATGGAACTTTCTTTACTTATAGTACTCCATGGATTGGCTACTTTGAACGTTTAAATGACATAGAAATAAAAATTTGTAACAGTTAATAATATTAACTACACTAGTCTATTATGGATTGGTGTAGTTATTTATTTTGCTCCTTTAATAGGATGAGAATCTTATATGTGAAAGAAAATATTTTTTTATTAACTAAAACAATAAAATCATGTTAGAATTTAAACCAGAAAAAGAATTAACAACATTAGACAAGTACAAAAAGTTATATGGTTTCTATGAAGGAAATCTAAATTACGTTCCTAGAGGAGGAGATCTAACAAAACATATTGGATCTTCTTTAGCACTAATTGATTATTCTAGAGATGAAACTGGAAGATGGGACTATTCTCTTAAAGAAGTAAAAGTTGAGGATATAACTGATTATGATCCTATGACTACAACTTCAATTATTAAGTATAAAATAATTGGGGAAGAGGAAGTCAAAGAAGCTAGAATTATTCCGGAAGGCTTTAGTTTTGAAAGTCCAGAGGAAACGGGAAAATCATTGAGATTTCTTCCGTTATCAATGCACTTTAAGGTTCAAGAAGAGAAAGCTTTTTATGATAGACTCTTAGCGAAATTTGATAATGCTAAAACACTATCTATCGAAGCTCTTGAAAATCTATCAAACTCTAAAGAACAATCTGAACTTCTTGGACGTAATTATAATATTGCAGCAGTGATTAAAACTGACGAAGAGACTCCAGAAATTCTATACTTTAGAATTGATAAACTAAAATTAAAACACAATAAACAAGATAATTATGCGATTACTTTAACTAATGAAGATAAAGATAAAACGTATACATTCTTGATTGATTCTAAAGCAGAATATTATGAATTCTCTTATGGAAAAGAAAAAATAGGAGATCTTAAAATTTTAGATCTCCAAAAATTATAAAAAATAAACCCAGGCCCTATGTAAAATAAGGCTTGGGATTTTTATTTCTTTACACAAATAACGCTGGTTTACATCTACTTCTCCAATCTAGAAGATAACCAGGCTCAATCTCTTCTAAAAGTATTGAAGTTTCTTTTAATTGAATAATACAATCTAGACATAAATTTATACCAGAATTCTTACTTCCAAAAGCAAGATATTCTTTTTTCTCTTTTTCTAGCTGATTATATTCAAACCTAGAACATAGATCAAACCATGCTCCTTCTTCATACATATTCTTTCCACAAATTGCACACTCACATTGTCCTAAACCAGCAATAGGGAAGAGTTGTTCAGGATCTGTAAAAGAGTGGAATAAATGTTTCATAAATCTTTTATACTGTTCCGTACGATAAGCCTCCACAAGTAATCCAATTTCTCCGAGATCTGGTTGAAGAGATCCTTGTGGGTTCTTATTTTTTCTGTAAGCTATAATTCTTTCTGGAAGTTGTCGGTCTAAGAGTGGTCTAGGGAAAAGATATAAATAAATTAAATTTTTCTCTTCCACACTTAATACTGGATTTACTCTCAAAGAATTAATAACTTCGTGTGCATCACAATCTTTTAGTTTGTCAATGTAAAATTTTAAAGAATTCATGGTTTTATTGTTTAATGTTAATGATAATACATTAATAAGAGTTTGTGGGGAACAAAAAAGAGAACTTAAGATCTTCTCCTAAGTTCTCCCAACAAAACCACTTTCTTTATATTAAACTACCCAAGAAAGTATTCAGATTTTTCATAATCCTCTTTTCTTTTAGGCTGTGGTGTAGTTTCTTCCAAAATCGTACTCGTAAAGATGACTTTATCTCTCTTCTTTTCACGATATTCATCTTTATGGTGTACGTGTTGTTCACTTACAATGTCTTCTCTAACAAAGTAGTTTTCATTCTTTTCCATGTCTTTTAAGTTTTTCATTTTTGTTTAATTTTATTTTACATATATAAGGAAATTGGGGATTCTGAAAATACCTTAATTTCTAGTATTCTTTTAAATCCACTCTTCGGACATGGAAGTCTTGATTCTAGAATATCAAAACTTTCCCTAAATCTAGTTCCATAAAATTCTTCAGGACTTGGATCAGGATACACCAAGAAATCTCCGGTTGGATAATATCCTTGATTTTCTCTTATGTCTAAAAGAAGAGGATTTACTTGATTTAATTCATCTAAAGATATCTCAGTAATTGATATATTCTCCTCACCTTCATCACAATCTACTTCTATGATAAACGTATAGTTATTATTTCTCTCAGGAACCATAATCTACTTCAATAATATGCTCTGGACTAACTTTTTTCACTAGAATAACCCCATTTCCAGATATAAATACTTCATCTTCTAATCCTTCTAAATCTACTTTAAGTATTGCTATCTCAGGACCTCTTCGAAGAGCTACATTTCTTGCTGTCAAAGGATCTGAACTTAAGTGTACGTATTCTCTACTCCCCGGGACTAACCCATCTCTAAATATACTTTCTAAAAACTTCCTTTGCGTTCCATGATAGACAATATTACATCCTGTATACTTCTTAAAATTAGCATTAATACCTTTAACACTATGACCTTGAAGAGCACGAATCTTTCTTAAATCGGCCGATAATTCATAGCGCTTTTTATTATCAGTATCTACTATTTCTTTTAGTTCAGATATAGTCCAGCCATGATCAATTAACTTCTTTGTTTCTAACCAACCTTCTGAATCAAGCGCTCCTTCTACTTCGGCCGGATTATGTCTTAGAATATATGCTAACTCTTTTCCTCTATTCTTCTTCATATAATCTTCCTATTTTTATAAATTCTCCTATTAAATTTACAGTTTCAGTTATAAAGTTTTCATCATTATATGTTGATGTTGATACTAAAATCTGTTCAGAATACCCAAAATATCCAATATTATTTATCACTGTATCTCGAATATACTGAAAATTTATTTCACATTTATCTAGAATTGAATTTATGTAGTTACTTTCTGGATTAATTTTAATAAGATCTTCTAAAAACCTCATAAATCTACATTGCGTTCTACTAGTAAATTTCATTATTTTATCCAAAGGTTCTAAGTAATCTCGAAAAAGTTTTTCTAAGAAGTAGAATGAAAGCTCATCTATCTTCAGAAAATTTCCATTACCAGTATAATATTCTACTAAATAGTTAGAGCTATCACTGAGATCTAAGCAAACTTTGAAAGGTTCCATGAGATTTACAAAAGATTCATCCTCCTGAAGAAGTTTTCTGTGAAAATACGTATCTATATCTCTACATAAACTCAGATATTCTTTATATGTTTCTTTACATATTCTTCTTAGTCTATTCACATGATCTTCCATACCACCAGATTAAAAATTTTCTTAACTTTTCATCTTTCCAATTAGGTGTAAAACAATTAACAATTCTCCTTCTTATTTCTGTTCCAGAATAAGTTACATGCACATCATCTTTTTGATCAGGATAAATTTTTATATTATAGAATCCTCCATTTTCTTTATATCTCTCAGCTACAGAATCTCTAGAACCACAGATATAAATTTCAGAATCCTGTGGTATTTCCTCAAGACTTTTTAAATAATTAATTCTATGATCTAGCGTTTCAACCCATTTAGGATAATTACCTAGATCACTAATTTTAAATATTTTCATCTTTGGATAGGACTCAAGTACCATTTCTTTCCTTGCTTCAAAAGGGAGAGGATCATGTGCAGTTCTTTCTGAGTTTTTTGTTTCTCCTATAAAAATAACTACATTATTATTTCCAAAATCTCCTCTAACTTTATCTAATAAATAGTTATGTCCTCTTGTTAGATTATCTACTTGAAATCTACCAACAATTACTCCAATCTTAGTGCTCATTTCTTTTTTCTTTTATTATATGTTCTTTTTAATACATTTGTTTTAAGATATTCTTCACAACCTGTAAAAATTCTTCCTAATTCTGCTTTATTATCATAAGGCATAACAAATTTCCTATTCACTAAAGCAGTCGGAACCTGGTGAAGAGTATACAGAGCAGTTCCTTTAAAGAATCTAGATCTTTTAAGTTGATATCCTACGAACCCTTTAGCCTCTCCTGATGTAGTAATTGATAAGACAAATGATATCTCTCCAACTACTTTAAAAACAATACAATAGTGAAGTATAGGTCCAATAGGAAGAAATGCTACATCACCTCTTTCAATAGTTTCAGGTCTAAGTCTTTCTATATACATCGGAAGATATTTCTCCCTAAGATCGGCTGGAATTTTCTCTTCTAACTCCTTTGATCTAGTTACTATCTCTTCTTCCCTTTGTGATATAGATTTTTCTTCAGAGTCTCCAGCCGTAAGTGAGGGAGTTATAAACTTCCGCTTAATATCTAAAATTTTTTCAATGCAATCCCTATCTTCAGGCTTTTTATACCAAATTTTAATCAAATCCATAACTTTATTACATCTAGTTCTTGTTGCCTCTGGACTAACTACTCCTGGACCAACCATGAGAAATCTAATCATCTCATCCAAACCTTCAGTAATTGTCTTCTTAATACTGTTTTTGATACTCTTATAGTTATTTATTGATTTTCTAATATCACCTAATTCTGTAACAGCTTCTTTAATAGTTTCCATAGAGTTAATTTTTCATTACTTTATCTATTACTAATTGTTTTATATCATCTTCAGTTAAACCAAAATAATTACTAAGATTTTTAAGAATAAATACTCCTTTATAATGCTGAGTAAGATTAAGAATACTATCTAGAGAGGTATCACTATAAAGACTTTTATATTGTAAGATTCGTTTATATTTATATTCAACATTATCCTTTTCAAGTAATTTCTCTATATAAAATTTTTTTAATTTCGGATAATTTCCTAAGAAAAATTTAAGATCAATCTCAAGAATACTAAGATAATACCCATCTGTTACATTTAAATCCACTAATGGTTTACTAGATAATGCAGAGAAATCTATAGAATCTACATGAGAAAGAGATTCAATAACATCCACAATTACATCTCTTGGGTTATAAGTATCATCTACACCTACCAAAAGTTGCTCGATTTCTGTTCCTTTCATAGCAGTTTTCTTAATATCTAAAACTCCTCTAGTTATACCATCTCTTATATTATCTACATTTTCAAGATTTTCAGAGAAATATCCTTGAATAAAATCCTTTATATTATTATTTTTTCCTGATAATTTTTCTAAAATATTATTTCTCTTATTTATCGGAATACATAAATGTATTTCTCGATCTGATTCAATATCTAACCAATATGAATCAAAGAAATTTAAAAATATACTTGATACCTTTTCACGTCCTCCACTATAACTGAACTGTTTGAGCGAAAAAGGTTCAATATAACTTCCTAGATAAAGAACTAATTCCATCGGAGATAATGCATATACATATCCAGGTTTCCATTTTGTCGTTTTAGGTTTTGTTGCAATCAATTTCCCAATCTCCGTAGAATATATAAATGATTTATTTGTTGAATCTTCCTTTACTAATTTTAAACTAGGAAAACATCCAATACCTAAAGAGAAAGTTCCGTGTAGATTTCCATCAGAAACATATCTAGTATCTTGAAGAATCTTAAAAAATCCTTCAATAGCTACATAAATATAAACGTTTCGCCCTGGGAGTTTTGAATCTAATTCATCATTTTGAATCCTTACAGCTACTCTAGGTCCACCCTCTCCATACTTAACATTATATCTTCCATATGAAGAAAAGAGTGAATTCTCTGCTAAAGATATATGAAATCCAGAGTTAAGTACAACAACCTCAGAGATATCTTTCTCTTCCACTGTTTTGTTACCATTCAAATTGAAATTATCTGACTTAACACTATTATATACTTTATTACGCAATGGTTTTGTTAAGTCCTTTTTATTTACAACTTCTGGAAACAAATCTGTTCCATGGTCAAAATAAACTAATGTTATTTCATACGGAATATTCAAATTTTTCATATTTTTTTATTTTATTTTACATTTATAAGGGACTTAAAGCTTTATTTATGTAATAAAATTTTAATAAAGAATAATAATGAAAAAGAAAATTTATTTTATTTCAGGACATAGAGATATTACTGAAAAAGAATTTAAAGAATGGTATGTTCCTCGTCTTGTAGAAGCAGCGGCCGAAGATTCAGAATTCGTAGTAGCTGAATGTATCGGAGTTGATAGATTAGCTCAAGATTGGTTAAGAGATAATCTTAAGAATCATTCAAGAGTTACAGTTTATCATATGCTTGAAAAACCTAGATATTTAGCTTCTATGTTATTTAAAACGGCCGGAGGTTATCAAGACGATGTTCAAAGAGATTCAGCAATGACAACTATATCAACAGAAGATATCGCATTTATTCGGAAAGGTAGATGGACTTCTGGAACCGCACAAAATATATTAAGACGTTATGAAAAAACTAATTAATTGCTTCTTTAAGGGTATATTTGCAACTGTTATGATTGCAATAACTGGGCAACTTTACTGGAATTTTTATATAGTAGAGAAGTTTGGAATAGGAAAAGTAGTAGAAGATAGTTCTGTATTTATAATTGGAGCAGCTGTATTATACTCTATCTTTGCTCTCTTAACAGGAAGAAAAGATGAAGAAGTATATGAAAAATTTGATTGGATAGAATTAATATGTCTATTTATAGGAAATATATTTTTAATATATCTATTCAAATAAAATAATCAAAGAGGGAGGAGACAACTTCCTCTTTTTATTCCTTAAAAGCCTTATTAATGATGAGATAATAAAATATTAATGAAAAACAATAAACAAAAGTATTATGAATTCAAAACAATTTATAGCAATTACAACCGGAACGGCAATAGTATCTGGTATAGTAGGAAAACTTATAGGTAATAAAACCTGTAAGGAAAAAATGAATTATTACAAAGAAACATCTATTAAGCTTTTTCACTCTTTAGAAATCAAAGAAGAGGAGCTTAATAGATTAAAACAAGCTAATAAAGATCAAACTGAGATTATCAGAGATCTCACAGCAAAAAATGAAGAATTAAAACAAACTTACGAGATCCAAACTAAAACTATTAAGGATCTTGTAGAAGAAAACAAAAAACTCGAAAAGAAATTAAAGGTATCAATTTCAGTAAGAGGGAAATTATTGAATAAACTTAGTAGTCTTCACAGGTTAGTTAAAAACTTAGAACCTACAGGAGACTTAATGAAACAATATCAAGAATTTATCCTTACACCGAAAAGAGAACATGATGCCATAAAAGACGAGGAAATGATGAAGGAAGGAGTTTGATCTCCTTTCTTTTTTTCTTCTCATCCTTTAAAAGCCTTATTAATGTAATTAAAACTTAAAAGAAAAGAAAAATGGAAAAGAATTATGAAAAACAAATATTTCCAGAAGAAGGAAATATCTTAGGGACAGTAAAATTTAAATTCCCGGGAGAAGGAGAATACAGTCTTGCTTTTAATGGCAGGAGTAGTGTTAAAATTCAAGACATAGTAAATAAAGTATGTCTAGGAAAGAGAATAAAAATAAAATTACAAAAACTCATTAAAGATAAATTGATGAGTAGAGTAATAACTATAAAAGATACTTACGAAATGACAAATAACCTATTCGTAAGAGTATTTAATAGTGAAAAGCAATTTATCGGATTTATTCATATTAAAAAAGAATTATAATCATGAAAAAGAATGAAAAAGTTTTAATTAAAGTATCTCCTAAGAATATATTTAAAGCAGGAATAGGGTTACTAGCTATTAATGAATACCGCAAGGGTGGATTTCAGGCAGGTCTATCTGTTTTAATTGGAGGAGCAATTTTAGGATGGTTATTTTTTGATGAATAAAACCCATTAGGAAGGAGTGAGAAAGTTCATTCCTTCTTTCTTTATTTCCTTATAAGTGTATAAATAAAAATAAATAATTATGCTAGAATACTTAAAGAAAACATATAAAGAAAATCATGAACTTGGATATGAAAAAATCTATATTGCAGTAGATATTCATGGTACCATTCTTGAACCTTCATGGAATAAAACTGAGAACTTTACATACTTAGGATCCTCAAAAGAAGCACTTCAGGAATTATCAGCTAGAGAAGATACTATATTATTAATATGGTCATCCAGTTATCCTGAAAAATTAGAAATGTACCAAGAGAAATTCAGGGAAGATGGAATAAATTTTAAATACCTCAATCAAAATCCAGAAGTAAGATCAGGAAGAATTTCTTGTTTTGAAACTAAACCTTACTATGATATTCTTTTAGATGATAAAGCTGGATTCGAATGGACTGAATGGAAAGATATATTAAATTGGTTAGAAAATGAAAGAAGGTGATATTGTAAAAATTAATCCACAGAATAATGGATTTATAGGTTGGGCTGAATTTCTAGAGATCATTAGAGATTTTGGAAAAAGAGACCCTGAAGAATATTACGTCATCGATATTCTAGGGCCGATTTATTCAATTGTTCATTCTGCTCAAGATTCAGGATTTTCGGAGAAGACTATTAATACTTCTAGTCTTCGGCCCATCCCTATTGATGAAGAATTATTTATAAAATACTGTGCAGAAAGATGTACCCTAAGAAAGAATTGTATAAAAGGATGTGCATTAATAAAATACTCACCTAAAAGCCTTATTAATGTAAACAATAAAAATATAAACAATAATGAAGAGTGAAACATTAATTACTGCTTTAGTTACAGCAGGAACACTATTTCTAACAAAAATAATGTTAGATGATGTGATATTAAGAACTAAAAAAGATGAACTAGAAAGAAGACTCGAAAACGCTATGAGAAATTATGAAGGTGATTCGAGAAAGCTTACAGAAAAAGAAAAAGATGAGGTTAATAAAGAGTACGATTCTTTATGTGCTAAACTAGTGAAGAGTTCATATAGTAGTCTCTTCTTAAATAAAAAACTAGAACAAGAAATCGATACTTTCTATTATAAATCTCGTAAACTTAAAAGTAGGGTATAAAATCCCTACTTCTTTTTTTATTCTTGAGAACCTTATTAATGTTAAATAATAAAAAATAAATTATGATAGTACTTGGAATGAGCTGTGCAGATATGATAAAAGAGCACAAAAAAGACGAAGAAATAATTGATGAAAAATTAATGGAGATCTTAAATAATAACAAATATAAGATCAAGAAAATTTATGATAGAACAAAAAAGCCTGTACCTATAATAGATCGAAAGTTGAAAATTAGAGGTACAAATTATAATATCGCAGTAAATGATATAAGTTCTCCAAAAGAAGAAATAAAGAAATCATTAATACAATATCATCCATTTATAATAACTAATGATATTTGGTCTGGAAATAAAGTAGCAATGTTCTTTATAGAGTCATGTGCGAGATACGAATCAAAAACACTGGTAATGTTACTGGAGCCGCACCTTATAAAAAGATATCGTGAGAGATACTTAGAATCAGTGCAACCAGAGAAAGTGACATTTGAAGACTTAGTTTCAACCTTTCTGAAAAGAAATCGAATATATTTCAACTTAGAGTATTTTCCCATTTTTGATAAGAAAGATCCAAAGAAGTTAATAGATATCAGAACAATAAGTAGAATGAAAGATGGAGTAGTGTTTGGAAGAGTTGAACCTACTGGAATTGTTAGATTTATTACATTTATAAATAATAGTCAAGTTAGAAAATCAGATCAAGGAAAATATGTAGAGAATGGATACTATGACAAAATGGTAAAATTATTTCAAGATCCGGAACTTAGAAGAGAAGATATAATTAAATATTTTTAAAAGGGAGTAAATACAAAACTCCCTTCTTTTTTTATTTCCGGCCAGTAGATAAAGAAGCCTAAAAACCTTATATATGATGAAATAAATAATATGTTATATTTAAATTGTACTTTGACTTATAAGCTCTTGGTTCGTGATGAATAGAGGGCTTTTAATTTTGGCCGGATGATATAACTTGAAGGCCTTATATATGAGAAAAATAAGTAAATGATAATACACTCCTTAAGCAATAATAAAAAAGCTTAGGGAGTTTTAAATTTTTATAATATGAAACTAGAAAAATTAATAGAAAAAATTGATCGGTGTTTAGGTACTGTATTAGTTATCGTAGGAATTATATTAGTAATTTCAATAGTAATATCACCTGCACCAAAGCCGAAAGAAATAATTTGGCAATCAGAAGAGGAGTATGAATATGAACAACTCCTCGACTCAATAATGAAAGAGGAAGAAAAACTGAAAGACAAGAAAACAGTAAAGGTAACTGCAACTATCTATAATCCAGTCGAAAGTCAATGTGATTCTGATCCTCTAGTAACAGCAGATAATTCAAAAATTGACCTTGAAAAACTAAATCAAGGAAAACTTAAATGGATTGCTGTATCTAGAGATCTTAGAAAACAATTTAAATATGGATCAAAAGTAAGAATTAGATGTAAATCAGATCCAAGTATCGATGGAATATATGAAGTTAGAGATACCATGAATGAAAGATATAAATTTTGTATAGATATCTTAAAACCCGTCGGAGAAAGTAAGGGGAAATGGCATGACGTCGAAGTAAGTTCAATATAAGAAAGGGATTAATTTTCCCTTTCTTTTTTTATTCCTTAAAAGCCTTATATATGTAAAAAAAAATAAATGAGCTAGCTCCTAAAGTATATGTGCGAAATATACAAAAGGAACTAGCATTAATTTTTAAGATTAAGAAAAATTCATAGAAAAATACTGGCATTAGAAAAATAACCCAAAATAAACTAGACCAGTATTATGAATAAAAATGAAATTATTCAATATGCTATCATTGCTATAATTATAATCGCAGTGATAGTATTTCTAGAGGATTCTGAATTAAAAGATACCCTCATAGATATATTCAATGATTCTCTGGCACAAATGAATGTAGACAGAGAAAGACGGAGGTTTAGACGAATGTTTGACGACTGACTCTAAACCCACTACAACCCTGAGATAGAAAATATCTTGGGGTTTATTTTTTCTTAATCTTCATATATTAGAATCTAAAGGATCCTAAAGAGCAAAATATAACTTATTTATGAGGACAAAGGAGCTTCCCTTATATTACACCCCTTTTCGCTACCGCTAGGGGTGTCTAAGGAAGAAACTTTGAATAGATATATAGAAAATAAACCCAGAAAATGAAGATGTTATAAAGATTTTATATTATTGATTTTCGCCTCTCCAAGGAGGCGAATCTAATCTAAATATTACAACTTTTTTTTAGGATAACATATTCTTTCATTATTTGTATTTTTACTCCAATCTAAGTTGTTATTTTGCTCTTCTAATAACTTTAAACTCTAATTAATGAAAAAGGGAGACTCCTATGTCTTCATTTTTATGTAACTGGATTCTGTATTGAATTAAAAAATAACAATTAAAATATTAAATATTTATGATCAATAAATTACCTGATATCATAGTACCTAGAGGTATTAGATATATTTCAGAAATGGATAGTTTATTTAGATTTTATAAACTACCTGTAAAGTGTATAATTAATAAACAATTACCTGGATGTGGATTTACAGAATATTGTTTAAGAGGACCTGAAAATGTAATACTTTGTTCTCCTAGAAAGATGTTACTTAAAAATAAAAAGGATCAACATGGTAGAGACGTTTATTTAGTTATAAACGAGTTGGAAAAAGAAGTACCAATTGATAAAGATCTTTCTAAAATTGATAAATCTATTAATAGAGGAGATCAATTTATGGAGAAATTAGATGAGATGGTTAATGGGAAAAATACTGTCTATAACCGATTAATGAATGAAATTAAAGATTACCTAAATGAGAGAAAATACTTAGGAGATAAACCATGTAAAATTCTAGTTACTTACGATTCTTATAGAATTGTAAAAGATATATTAACATCTTTAGGTATATTTCAAAGTTTTTACACTATAATAGATGAATTTCAAACTATCTTACATGATGCTAAATTTAAATCAGATACTGAATTAGATTTCTTATATCACTTACATCAATCCCATTCAGCTCTATTTGTTAGTGCAACTCCAATGTTAGAGGAATATTTAAACATGCTGGATGAATTTGATGGTTTACCTTATATAGATATGAATTGGGGGAAAGAGGACCCATCTAGAATTCTTAAACCTGCTTTAAAAGTGTTATCTATGATGAGTGTAGGAACTAAATTACCAGAAATTATTCAATCCTATAAATCTGGTAACTTTGAAAGTGCTATAAGGATGATTAACGGTTATCCTACTAAAATAATTAGCGATGAAGCTGTATTTTATGTAAACTCTGTTAATCATATAGTCAGTATTATAAAGAAATGTGATCTTCAATCAGAGGAGGTTAATATATTATGTAGTAATACACCAGATAATCTCAAAAAAATTCAAAAAAGATTAGGGAAGAAATTTGTGATAGGAGAGGTACCATTGAAAGGGGTTAAACCTAAGATGTTTACATTCTGTACTAGAACTGTATACCTTGGAGCAGACTTTTATAGTTTATGCGCTAGATCGTTTATCTTTAGTGATAGTAATATAGACTCTTTAGCTGTTGATATTTCTGAAGATTTACCTCAAATTCTGGGAAGGCAAAGATTGTTTGAAAATCCATGGAAAAACGAAGCTACTTTTTATTATAGATCTACCTGTGATTATAGAAAGGTTAGTCAGGAGGAGTTTAATAAGGAAATAGAAAGAAAAAAGAAAGCTACTAGTGACTTATTATCTGCATTTAGTACAGCTTTAGATGATGTTAAGTATAATTTAGCTAAGAAGTATCAAAGTGATGTAAAAAGTAATAATTATAAGAATGATTATATAGCTGTAAACGAACATCAGGGTGGAACTTTAGTACCTGCTCTTAATAATTTAGTATTGGTTAACGAGATTAGAGCTTTTAAGATACAGCAAATAGATTATAAAGATAGATTTACTGTATTCTCAACAGTTCATAATACTTTATCTCCGGATGATATAGTTAATAGAAAGATATCAGATTTTTTAAAGGAATATCAAGAATTAGGTACTTTTAAAGCCAAACTTAAACTTCTTTGTGAATATAGTTTTAATGATCAAATTATAGGAGTAGTATTAGATCAGATTGGAGAACATGATAATATTAAGTCTTACTATTTAGCACTCGGACCTCAAAAACTCAGAGCTTTAGGATATGATAAATATAAGATTGAGAAAGAGCTTGGAATAGTTACATTTAGTCAAGAACTTTTAGTTAATACTATTTATTCAGAATTTAAAGTTGGAGATAAATTGACATTAGCTAATATAAAATCTAGACTAGAGTATCTTTATCCATCAATTTCCTATACAGCTACTCCTAAGGCAAAAGATTTAGAAAATTATTTTGAAGTTAAATTGATATATGTTACAATTTTAGATGAAACTACAGGAAAGAAGAAACAAACAAAGGGTTATGAATTATTAAAAAGAAAATAAATATAAAAAAAGAGGGAAATAACAAATCCCTCTTTATTTTTCTTCCTCTAAACCTCTAAAACACGTATCCCAGAAGGTGTTACCCTAATAATTGAGAGGAAATTTCAGGTCCTCTCAAGGTTTATACTAATTAATTAAAAATAATAATGCTAATAAAGAATGGAAGACGATTATTTGTTAGATGAAGAAGAAGAAGACCTAGAAAATCAAGGATATCTAGGTCCAGACGAAACAGGAGATGATTCTGACGACGATAACTCTGAAGGTTCTGATGAGAGTATTATTGGAGATGACGAGGATGAGAAGAAAATTAAAGTAGATGAGTCTCAGTATGAAGGTAAGATGACTAAGGACGAACTTTGGTTATCTACAGCATACGATGACATAATAGCAGCAGGAAAATTGGATAAAGATAATGCAATTGAAGATGCTGTTACTACTATAGTTTGGGCTAATCCTAAACATACTTCAGTTAATACAGTCGGAAATATTATTAAAGATTTGTTTCATAAGCAAGGTCACTCTCGTATGGTTAATAGCCTCTATACACCTGATACTCCTTTACGCGGAGAAGATGTTGATATAGACTTTAAAGATGAGGATGACTCTGGATTTAATAAGAGATATGCTGAAGAAGCGAGAAACCAAATAGCAAGATTCATAGAATTTTTGGCTACTCGTGATATTAGCAAAGACTCTATTATATCAAAGCGAAGAAAACAAAGACAAATTCCAGCTTTTATTATTTTCTTATTCTCTTCTGGTATGTATGACTTAATTGTTGAATGTCCTACTATGCCCGAAGAATATGCAACTCAGATAAAAGAAGCAATGAGAAAAATCCTAAAAGCTAAGTATGATATCGTCGAAGAATTAGCAAAGAAGTACGAAGAAATGGGTAGACAGGCTGTGGCAGATCGAGTTAGAAAGTTACAGTTATCATGGTTTAATAAAGAACCAGCCGAAATTAGATCATCAGCCGAATACTCTGATCTCGAACTTACTTATGACGACGTATTGGTTTATCGTGAATATAGATCCAGATTTACTAATACATCAAGAGCTATTACTCAAGATATTATTTCAGATATGATTGAGGTAGTTATAGATAAAGAAGCAGGAGTTTATGAAAGATTAAAAGACAAGACCAGATCAGATGCAATATCAGATGTAAAACAAGTATATAAAGATTGGTCAAAAAATAATCCTGACGATTCTGAACTAGCTACTAAGATAATTTGGAAAGATGTCGAAGGAATGGTTAAACAGTAAAAATATTAAAATTTTATGTCAGTATCTCTTGAGTTACTAACCGATGAAGCTATCATCGATTATACTAAAAGTGATGGAAAAGATCAAGTCCTATTTAATCATAGAGACTTGGACCTGAAGTACAATGGAATACAACCTATCGCCGGTGGAGTCTATGATGTCGATATTTTTGGCTCACCCATGGAAGATAGATGTATTTGTGGAAAAATTCGACAACCCTCTGCTGAACCTTGTCCTCATTGCGGGGCAAGAGTATTTACAAGAGAAGAGGGATTGAGAAGATTTGCTAGAATTGAACTTCCTTTCTATTACTTGAATGATTTACGTTTTGATATCTTTAAAGAACTTTTCGAAGATATTTTTAAAGATAGTAAAATTGTGTTAGATTTCTTTGGAGACGATCTTCGAAGAAATGGTTATAGTGCAAGAGGAGCAAAGAAATTAGGTATTAAAGTTTTTGATACCTGCCAGTTCGAATATAATCCAACAACAAAAGAACTAAAAATATCAGAATTTATTACTGATGAAGCTCTATGTTCTTACGAAGGATTAATTAAAATTATTGAAGAACATTTTCCCGCTCGTCTTACAGAATTTAAAAAATTAATTAATCGGTATTACCTAGTACAACCTGCTATGATGAGACCTTTTACTCTCGGAATTAAAAACGGGAAAAAAGTAATGGGATCTCATAAACTTAGTATTTGGTACTCTATTATTATCAGACTTTGTTGCGTAGAAGATAAAAAATCTAATGACTTGAACTATGAGGAAGTTACATCTAAATTTAATACCCCTGGAGAAAGAGTTAGATATACAGCCCTTTTACGTGCTCTCCTAAATGCTGGGAAAAAAGAAGCTACAGCACTACTTAATACATCTAAAGAAAATCTAGCACGTGACTTGTATTCTGTCCGTACTAAAAATTCTGCTAGATGCCCAATTATACCTAGTACTACATTAGCTATCGATGAAATCTCTGTTCCAATACATATCGCTTATGAAATGTGTCGGGAAGGTTTCTTAGATTACTTAATGAAAGAGCTGAATTTTACCAAAAACGAAGCACTCAAAGCAACAAAAGAAGAATATAATAATCCGGAAACTCTGAAAATGTTTAAAGAGTATGCGGAAAAACAAATCGTACTAATGGTTTCCTAATTGGTACGTTAGGTGTGAATCCTAGAATATATAATGTGAATTATGTATTAAATTTTGTGTATTGCTGGGAAGAATTTTATTTCTAATCAGCAGTTGAAGATAATTTATTTATACGAATTTATAATAATTAAAATACTAGAATATTATGAAGGTACTTAGAATTAAACACTTCTCTTCTCTAGTATCTACACAACCAATTTTTAATAGATCTGAACATATGAAGCAACTACATGCTCAAGGAAGATATCAAGGTACTTCTAAAATTGGTATATGGAATTCTAGTGAAGAGAAGAGACAAAGAATGGCATTACTTGGAGCTAAAAATGCTTTAGATAAAAATTCTAAAGGTTATGGATCTGAGTATGCAATGAGAGTAAATAATAGAATATTACTTGGAAATAAATTTCAAGGAGAAACTGGTTATTTATATTTTGTAAGATATCCGAAATCAATAAAAATTGGATTTTCAAAGAATTGGGAACGTAGAATTAATACCCAATTGATGAATCAATTTCAAATACTTGGTGGAAAAGTTGTAGCAATTATATCAGGACCTACCAATGAACTAGCTGATCTCGAGTTTGATACTTTTATTAAATTTCAAAAATATACTAAACTGTCTAAAGACGAAACAAGGTATACTGAATTTTTAGATGATAAAATTAGAAAAGACGTATATAACTTTTTGGATGATAAAGTAAAAAATAATAGTAATTTGAAATTTATTATACAAAATAAAATAAACCTTTGAAATTTATGACACAAGAAGAAATTAAATACCATAATCAACTATGGTATTATAAAACATATAATCAACTTATAGATAAATGTATACAATTGGAGTCTGATGGTTATCCAGAAGATATGTATACAGAGGTTCACCATATATTACCTAAATGTATGGGTGGAACAAATAAGGAAGATAATTTAGTAAGAATGCCTGTTAGATATCATATAATGGCTCATTTATTACTTGTAAAAATATATCCAAATATAGGAAAAATAATATATGCAGCTAATATAATGATTGTCGGAAATAAAAATACAAGAGCTGAACGAAATCTAGCTTTAAATCAATTCTCTACAAAAACTATTAGTCAATTAAGGGAAACTATGGCAAATTATCAGAAAGGAAAACCTTTATCAGAAGAACATAAGCAGAAAATTTCTTTTGCATTAAAAGGAAAAGTACATTCTGAGGATCATAATAGAAAAGTTTCTGAATCTAAAAAAGGAAAACATTTATCAAAAGAAACGAAAGATAAGTTAAAGTTGTCCCATTTAGGTAAAAGTCTTTCTGAAAGTCATAAAAAAGCTATTGGAAACGCTCTTCGTGGAAGAAAAGGAAAACCTCTCTCTGAGGAAGTAAGAGAGAAAATTTCTAAAAATAATAAAATGTCAAAAGCTGTTCAGGATTATAATGGTGTAATTTATAATAGTATCTCTGATTGTTCTAGAAAATTAAATATTCCAGATAGTACTATTAGTTATTGGATCAAAAAACATCCTGAAAAAGGTTTTAAATTCGTATAAATAAATTAATCACAATTCAACGACTATGGACAAAACCAGGCTAGTGTTGTGATAACCTAGTTTTAACCATGGAAAATATAGTCTTTGCAGGGTAGAAAATATCCTGGATAATCAATTATAATGTTGGCTAAAGTATTGATTATCACAGAGTTAATCGCCAACCGAGTCTTCATGAATATTCGATTTTTGCAATGAAATTGAAAATCCATGATGACTATACCATATGTAAAAGTGTGGCCTAGTGAATAAAACTAAACTAGGAAAAATATCAATAATTGCTAGAAAGATATAAAATCTAATTAGCAGGGGAAATAAAATCCCTTCAACGACTATAAATGATATGGAACGAATCCAATGATATAGTCTACTTAGTAAATGAAAATATTTTACACAAAAGTGACACTTTCCTATACAGGTATGTGAACCTTTAAATGCTGACTTCGATGGTGATACTGTTTCTATTCGTAAAAGAGTAGCTTAAAGTTAAAATACTTCATGAAAATTCTATTAAAATGCTGGAAAGATAACAAATCAAATCAGCATCATTAAGCGTAAGCGAAATGTTCAACGACTAAATATAGAACTAGGTTTGAAATATAACTTAGATGATATAGTCTGTCTTATAAAATATTTTATAAGATGTCAGTTGGTACCACCCGAAGCATCCGCCGAAACCTACGAACGCATGAGTCCTCTGGAATTTTGGGGTCTCTAAAATTTCAATAATTGCTGGAACTTTCAAAAGAAATAGAAAGATCAGCAGGGGAAATAAAATCCCTTCAACGACTATAAATGAAATCTCTAAAAGAAAAGAGAATTATATAGTCTTTCTAGTATAGATAATTATATTAGATAAAAGCGATATGTGACAATTTATAAGAAGAATAATGAACCTATCTATAAATTTAATCACGAGACACTTAACGGATTTTCTAATAAAGTCCGAAGTTTGAGATATAACTTAAGAATTGTTAGAATTGCTAGAAAGGATCAATATCCAAATTAGCAGGGAAAGATTGATAATATTCTTTCCTTCAACGACTATGTGAACAACTAAAGAAGATATAGTCTAATACTAAAAATATTAGAAATAATGATTAGTATTGTAGCGGTAGCGACGGAATATGTATTTGATGATCAGGAAGAGTTAAAGAGTCCGAGGTATTTTTATACAGATTATGTCCAATTACTTAAAGATGCAGAAATAGATAAGAAAATAAAAGTAGGTACACCAATTGTATTTACTGGAAAAATAGGCAATGTGGAGTATCAATCAAAAGTTACTTCTTATGGTCGCCTTAGAATTTCGAAGATTATTGATGCAGATATAGATAAGATTGGAATATTCTCTAACGAGTTTGAACGTATCGGAGCAAAGAGCGCAACAAAATTAAGCCTGTACCTAAATCAATTCCCTGACGGAGTTGAGAAAAGAAAGGCTCTTACAAAATTTGCGCTTAGAGTCGTTACGTTAGCAGGTGTCGTAACTTTTGATTATAAAACGTTATATGCAGATTGTGACACTGAAACTTATAAGAGAATTTGTAATGTTGCGGATTCAAAAGATCTTACTGATAAACAGAAACTTCTTATAATGACAGAGGAATTTAAAAAATATGAGAAAGAAGTTTCTGAAAGTTTTAGTTCAGACTTAAAGAATGAACTAGCACGCGCAAATCGTGTAAAACTAGCCTCAATTGTAGCTATGAGTATGCCCCAATTTATTACGTCAGGGGTAGATGAACGTCCTGTTATAACTCGAGGAACTTTACTCTCGGGATATACAGAAAAAGATTATCAGCTTCATGCGATCTCTTGATTTGACCTGATCTTGGTCGCATTAAAACTCTAAAAAATGCTGGAATAATAAAAATTGAATCAGCATCTTCGGTTAAATTCCGAAGTTCAACGACTGTAACTAGAGGTAAAATGATACAGTCTACTATTAAATTCGTTAAATTTAATTATAAAAGTGAGAATAGGTCACTGCAAAGTATCAAAGTTAGTGGAGTTAGAAATAAAACCTGAACTTTATGGTAGCCCACTATAAATAACAAAGAAATGCTGGAAATAATAATAGACAGACGAAGTCAAAGTTTTTTAAAATCAGCAACTTATCAACGAGAAAAAGATGAATTATTAGTACTTTTTAAAACTTAATGTGTAGATTTGAAAAATTCTTAGAAACTCTAAGGCTTGTTGGAAGTATAGCAAGAACTATACTCTCTGGAATTGAAGAATATAGAAAAATTCAAGAAACAAAAGCTTATCGAGAGAATAAGAAAAATAATGTAAAATATCTACCAAGACCAAAAAGGTATAATAGTAGAAGAAAACAAAGATAAGATCAACGACTATGTATTGTTAGATTAAGGAAACTCTTTAATCATGATATAGTCTAATCTTACGTGAATAAGCGTAAGCAGGATAAGAGATTAGAAGACGTCTTTTAAAAATTATAATATCTAATCTCTTTGAATGGCCTAGTTCAGGATATTTAACACGACAAATTTCATTCCTTTTAAATAGTTTTATATATCATGAAGGAGAAGATCCAGAAAACACAGGATTACTCATTCCACGATATAAAGCATTAGGAAGAACAGCACCGAACGGAAAGGTATACCCAGACAAACCAATAGTAAATGGTTCTGAGGATGATCTTGTTCCAGTACGTTCGATTGTTACAAAAAGAACTGGAGATTTAAGCACAATTACACCAGACCTGATTGGAAAGAAATTTAGTTTTACTGATGGAGCAGCAATAGGATAAGTTTAGAATTGTCCATAAAAGTTTGTTATAGACTTTTATTAAACTTCAAGAATTGCTGGGAGTATTATCGCTATTTATTCTTCGCCTTGTAAAATAAAAAACTTAAGGCGAAAATTATATAGCGAGAGATAATCAGCAAAAGATATAGAAAATATATCTTCTTAACGACTATGTGTGAAGGAGAGATTAAAACACTCTTAAGATATAGTCTAGTAATCTATATAAAGTTTGTATAGGTTTAATCGTATCATTTGCTACATCATTAACTGAAGGTACTACTCAATTAAAATTGGTTGCTATATAAAATAGTATTATATAGAAAATCTTTGTAAAATGCTGGAAATTAAAAAAAAATAATCAGCATCAAGGAATATATTAATAACTTGTTCAACGACTATAAAAAAAGATCTTATTAATTTAAGAATGGTATAGTCTAAATTCATTCTAAAAGGATGAATAATCTTGCAGCATTAGGTCTGAAACATGGTGGCCATAGATTATATTTGTGGCGTATAATTTCAATAATTGCTGGAAATATTTGTAATAAAATAAATCAGCAGGGGAAAATAAAATCCCTTCAACGACTATAAATGAAACTAGATGAATTTCTGGATGATATAGTCTAACTTATAAATTATATTATAAGAGTAATTGGAACGTGTGCTTAATACAGAAGGAAATCTTAAAGCACCAAAACAATGTGAGTTTAGAGAGGAAGGTAGATGGATTTACCTAAAAGTTAGAGGAGGAGAATTAAAATATCCGAGACCTAATAATTGGGTAGGAGTAGGTAAGACAAAATTTGAGAAAGGTGACTTAATAGGGTCAGCTTATAATACTACCTCGCCCATTTACAAGTTGAACGCTCTCATTAAGCTAATGCGTGCCAAAGGTGAATATAAAATTGCCGTCTAAGGAAGTAATTCTCTAGATTATAAGTAAGTAAATTTGGTGAAGCTAGTAACTAGTAATACCAAGCCTTGGATTAATAATTAGAATCTTAAGGTATAACGAATAAAGACTTACCAACTTTTTTATAAGTTGAATTTATATTCTAAACTATAATAAGAAAATTATAGATAAATTGAGTGATGGCACAAGATATTTTGAGAAGGATAATGTTATTGTATCTGATTGTTATGCTTTGAATGATGGGGTTATTCATTACAAAGAGACCAAGGAAGGTGATACTGAAGTTTGGATTAGTGATACTCAGTATGACTATAATCCAGAGTGTATGTATTATTTTCCTGATGGTACAGAGATTAAGAAATTTCAAAGAATTTCCAGCGGAGTTTGCAATATGAATCATGTTATTGCAGAGTTGGGTTCTAATATTAATGATATTTACTTAATCTTCAGAAAGCAATTTTACACTTTAACAGATGGAGGTTTTGTATCTACGGGTTTAACAGATCTTCACGCTACACAGGAAGAACTTATTGAGCTTTTGTTTACTGGTTTGACTGATGTAACTGTAGATCCGGAGACTGAGAAGATAGAAGACATTCAGTATCTAGGAACTCAAAGTGGTGTTTTAAATAAGAAATCATTCTATACAGTACTGTCTTATGGTTATAGCTCTAGAGTCGTGTCTAAAGCTCTCAAGGGTGAATTAAATTTATCTGGAGACGTAATGACAGAAACTATATTAGGATTACTTTTAAATAATAAACTTGACGAAAAACAAAAGTAAAAACAAATTATGGGAACTATTAAATTTGAAATAGATCTTCCAGAATTTGAAAAAGAGTTGAGTATTAATGTAACTATTCATAGAGACGGTGAGGTGGTTTATACTACTACCTCATCTTCCTCTGTGGATAAATCTAATAATACTAATCTTTTATCGAGCCTTGGAAGTAAACCCGAGCAAGAAAAATGTATCTCTGTGGATGGAGATAAACAAAAAGAAGAAAAACCCAAGAAAGCATCAACTACATCTCGAAGGGGAGGAAATTTGATGAACTTGGATATATGATGATTAAAACCAGAGAAGAGAATTTTTTGTTATGAACGATAATTATTATAAAATTATACTATCATATGAAATTCCATATAACATTTTAGACAGTCAAGATCCGAATATTATACAGGCGAGAGAAATATTATATGAAAAGCTTAGAGATGATATTTTTCCGAAGTATGAAAGATTTTCGGTAAAGCTTACATTACATCAACTTAAAGATAACTTCAATTATCTTGTTACTTATGAAGCTTTTTTTAGATCTCTTGATGGTAAACCTATGGGAGAATATGTAGAGGCTCGTAGCTTAAAAGATAGTATTAAATCAGAATTAGAAACATTTTTTAATTCAGTAGATTGCGAATATAAGCAATTAAATATAAAACCATTAGTATAATGAGTAATTTTAATCAATATTTCAGAAACACTGGAGCAAAAATTATAGTAGATCGATTTTTTAATAAAGTTGATGCATATAATCCTAAAGTAAAAGTTGGAAAAATTGGATATTCATTTATAGAAGAACCTCCTCAACCAGCTTCTTACTATATTGAAAATGGATTAACTGCTACACATAAAGTAAGAATTGAATATACAACTATAACGGATGGGAAAGAAGATCCTGAAATGAAGTATGCAGAGTTCGAAGTTCCTAAAGAAATTGATGGTGCATTTATTATAGAAGGCGCTTATCGTATTTCAACTAATCGAATGGGATCTGATTATGACTGTCGTATTAAAATGTCTGGTACAGGAGATTATAAAGTTAATTTCGACTATGATAGAGTTTACGATATTCAAAAACAGATTCTGAAGATAAAAAGAATTAATCCGGAACTTGGAATTGCAGATAAACCAATTGATATAAAGTTTGAAGACATTGATAAATACTTGGAAACTGATAAAAAGGAGATCTTGAAGTTAACTGAAAGACAAACCAAGAAATTAATGATCAAACTTGACTTGGATTATAAACCTGAATATATTACACAAAAACTAATACAGGAATGTTTGGCCTTTGGAGATGATAGACTAAAAGACTTAATCATTGATAAAACATTAGAATCAGTTCCTAACAGTTTTATGCAATATATCTTTAGAAATAATAATGGACGTAACTATTTTGCAGCTAGACGAAGAATTACATCATATTTTACAAAGTATGGTAAAATTCAAGATCAATTAACTGCAATTAGTACATTAGCATTCCGTTATTTTAAAGGAAGTAGTGATAACAAAGGAGACTCTAGCCTACAAGTTCCCCCCGGAGTAAATTCCATTAACTTAGAGGCTATTTCCCAAAAAATTGTTATCCCTGCGAGCGTAGCATTTAATCAGACCTTTACGGATCTGGTTGATATCGCGGATTAATGGTTAGTCCGTTCAGAAAATAATATTCTGATAGAATTTTGTGAATTGCTGGAAATATCTTCTTGTGAAAGAGGATTTATCAGCAGTATAAAAATTGATTAAATTAAGGAAAGGCATCTATTATATAGAAATTAATACATTAAATTTTATGAATTGGCAAAAAATATATAATGATAATAACAAATAAGATTATAATATTCTAATTAATAATATAAATGCCAATTCTCAATAATCAATTTTTATATTCAACGACTATGTACAAGAAAACAATTAATGTTTTAAGATATAGTCTAGTAATAATAGAAATATTATTTAGTAACGACACCTATCAATAATAATACTAATCTTCAGAACTCACTTACAGTTTCATGTCATATTACAGACGATGATGTATTATTTGATGTATATGATCCAAATTTTATTAAGGTCACTATACCTTATATAGACTATCTTAATAAAAAAGTAGCTGCCAGTGAGTATGTAGATTATGAAACTAATACTTTAAAACCTGATAAAGATGGTCAGGTAGAAGTTAAATATAGGATGAAAAGAAAAATGGTTCCAGTCGAAGAGGTGGAATTAATCGACTTACATCCTGATTATAGATTGTCTAGTACAACTCGAAGAATTCCATTTACCAATTATAAAATAGTTGCCTAATTTTATAGTAGATTAGGAAAATTATACTAAAATGCTGGAAAAATCTTGGTTACACCAAGTATAAATCAGCAAAAAGGATATCTTAGATTTATCTAAGTAAAATCCTTTCTCAACGACTAAATGTATAACCTAGGAACTAAAACCTGGGATGATATAGTCTACTTAAGTTAAAAATAATTTAAGTGTATACAGATAGTGTCAGAATAAGCATGGGTACTAATTTATGTGCCGCTTAAAGTAGTAATATTTTAAGTAATTAGTAAGTAAATTCGGTGAAGGAATAATTAAAATTCTAATACCGAGCTAAAGATAATAGATTTCTTTAGTGTAACGAATAAAGACTTACTAACCAAAATAAAGGTTAAATTTATATTCTAAACTATAATTAAAAGTATATTATAGAAGATTTGACATCAATGCTTAAACAGAGTATACCTCTAATTAATGCGGAGCGTGCACTTGTTGACACTGGAAGGAATGAAGAGTTGAAAGATAATATATTAAATGAAAAGTTCAGTTATCCAGAGGGTAAGGTAAAGGATATAACAGAGGATGAAGTTATAATTGAATTGCCTGATGGAACTGAGACAAATATTTTACGAAGAACAGCGATTCAGAGTATAAATGACGTGGCGGTATTTACAGAGCCTAAAGTAAAAATCGGCCAAAAAGTAAAACAGGGAGATATTATAACTGGTGCAGTTGGACATACTCCTGAAACATATAAGGCCGGCGTTAATGCTCTGGTACTTTTCCACGCCTATTATGGTTTAGTAAATGAGGATGCTTTGGTGATATCAGAATCATTTGCAAATCGTATAGCATCTTATAGTATAATTGACTTAATGATTAATGTTAAGAGTACTAGTGCTATTAAGTGGATCGCCCCTATTGGAACAAAGGTTAAATCAAAAGATGCAGTAGTGACATTATATAAAGCTGTTCGTCTTGATGCTATAAATCAGGCACTACAAGAAAAACTCGGAGGACTTTTCGGAGAAGGACATGATCTCTCCGAATATACTATCGAGGATCATTTAGTTGTGCCTAATAATATAGACGAGGCGGTAGTTTCTGATGTTATGATACAAGAAATGAAAAAACCTAAAATTCCTAAATCAGTAAAATCACCTGACTATTCATTTACACATACTTCTCAGGATGTTATAGATGAATATGAAAAAACAAAATCTAGAAAAATTATCTACGAAAAATATCCAGAGTATATTGCAGCAGATACATTAGATCCTATTAATATGGATCCGGATGCTTATAAAGTTGTGTATACTGTTCGTGTAAGACTTATTAAAAGAACCATCGGGATAAATTATAATTGTCCCTTGAATAACTTAATTGATATTCAAGAAAATTTTGTGAATTGCTGGAACCAAGGAATCAGCATCATCTAACAAAAGTAAGATGTTCAACGACTAAGGACAAGATATAAATGATATAGTCTAATATCAATATATAAGTTATTGATTATCAATGGATTGGTTCTAAAATTACTTCCAGATATGGAGGTAAGGGTGTTGTATCAAAAATTCAATCTGACGATTTAATGCCTATAATGGTCGATAAGGATGGAAAACAAAAAAGAGTAGAGGTTGTGATGAATCCTATTTAATGAATGGGACTTAGATTTTTTGAAATCTATGAAAAAGCTTTAAAATGCTGGAAAAATATTAAAATTTAATCAGCATCAAGTAGTATAGTAGTATTTAATTACTTGTTCAACGACTATGGCAAGCTTAAATAATATAGTCTAATCTTAATAAAAATTTATTAAGCAAGAATGTATTCAACAATCAACCGTAGAATTTTTGCGGTTCTTAAATTATGTTAAAATGCTAGAAGTCTTATAGATAATTAGCAGTATAAGTTAAATTTTATAAAAAAGACGCGACAAATATAAATAAAAACAAGACGATGAATAAAGAAGATATTTTAGAACATAATAGATTAGTATATAAAAAGATATATGAATCTATTATAATAAGAGGCCTTGAAAGAGGTTTAGATAAAAGAACAGTGGATTATTATGTAGAAATTCATCATATTCTTCCTAAATGTATGGGAGGTAGTGATGATGAATCTAATTTAGTAATGTTAACTGGAAGAGAGCATGTGATATGTCATATGCTATTAGAACGAATGTATCCAGATAATCCTAAACTAATTTATGCTATTCAGCGAATATCAACTAGTAAAACTGGTGAACATCTTTCTCCTCGACAGGTGGATTATATTAGAAAAAGATTTTCTGAAACAAGAAAAAATCCTGAGAAAACATCAGAAATGAGATTAAAGATTTCAAATACACTAAAAGAGTATTATAAAGATCCTGAAGTAAGGAGGTTACATGGAGAAAAAATGAAAGCCAGAATAATAACGGATGAATGGAAACAAAATATTTCTAAGGCACAAACAGGAAAGAAAAAGCCTCAGAAAAAACCAAATCTATCAGATGAATTAAGAGAAAAGAAAGCTCAATTATGTAGAGATAGAGTAGGAGAAAAACATCCAAATTCTAAAAAGATAATGGATCCTAGTGGAAGAATATTTCATTCTATAACAGAATGTGCTAAAGCTAATGGATTAAGTAGAGAGAACTTATCTTATATAGTAAATCATTCTCCAGAAAAAGGATATAAATTTATAAAAGATTGAAACTTCGTCGTCTTTATTTATCAAAATTATACTTATATTCAACGACTAAATACATAACTACTGTGATAGTAGATGATATAGTCTGAACTTGAATAGAAAATATTCAGTTAACATAATTGAAAATTCCGAGCGTCCTTTAAATTCTAGAGGCCTAAACATTAATTATTTAGGAAAATACTTTAAATTGCTGGAAAACTTACGTCATAGGAATTTCCTGCTCTAAAGATTTAATTATCTAGAGCGGATGTAATATATGACAATAGATAATCAGCAAAAGGGATATTCTTAGCTTGATTTAAGTAATAAAATCCTTTCTCAACGACTATAGTAAGTACTTAGATAATATAGTCTTCCTTAATAGAACATATTAATGAACCAGAGATGGAATTACAACTCGGAAATATAGCACACAAACTGCACGATCTTGTAGATAATTATAAGAAAACAAAAACAGGGCAAAAGAAGATTAAGCCCCTTCTTGAAACATATTACCCCGGACGTTTTACTAGTATGGATGTAGAAGAAATTATAGAACGTCATAATACTAGTAAAATCGAGGATATGTATTATTTCAATGTTGGCTGCTTCTCTACTAAATTTACTCCAGAACTTGTAAATCAATGGGCTGAAGATTTAGGTGTAGAAAGTCAGAGTAAAATTCTTATGCCTGAGACTGAATTAACAGATCTCGATGAATTAAAAGAAAATCTAGAACCAGAAGAATATGATAAATTAGTTTCTGGAATGTCTGGTAAGTTTAGAGAAGTAGATAAACCTTTGCAGGCGGGATTCATGACCCTTGAAGAGTTATACCATATACCATCATATAGTAATAAGGTTACATCAAGTCTATATGGCGTAGATATTAATGCTAAACGAGATGAACCTATACTTGGAAAGGGACGCTATAGACAGACAGGACAGAAAATTGGTGAGATGGAATTGGCCGTATTACTTTCTAGAAATGCGGATCAATTTATCAGCGGTGCTAGAAAAGACACTGCGAAGGAAGATAATCAAATGTTCCTTAAATTATTGAGGCTAGTATCAATACAAACTGATACTAGAAAATATCTTAAATTGCTGGAACAAAGTAGAAAATCAGCATCAAGCTGTTGTTTTATAATTAACAGCTTGTTCAACGACTATAGTAGATACTAAAGAATACTTATTTTAGATAATATAGTCTTACTTTAAATAAAATTAAAGATGAATAGAATAACTTATTAGGTCTAGGATTAACCGTAAACTATTTGCGGTTTTAAATTATATTAAAATGCTAGAATATTTATAATAAATATATTAGCAAAATATCTTACCTTAGATTATATCTAAGAAAAAGATATTCTCAACGACTAAATATATAACTAAGTTTGAAATATAATTTAGATGATATAGTCTGAACATAGATTAATAATAATCTAGTAACGTAATTGAGTAGATGATAAAGGATTTAACCAAGGTGGATCAAGTCTGAAAAAGGAATTGAATGACTTAAAGATTAAATTCCGTCGTAAAAATAACCTATTAAACATGGGAGGTAATTGATATGGAAAATAATAGCTGTTTAATGCTAAATTGCTCGCTTTATCTTCCAGTATCCTTATCTGCTATATTTAGTAGAGAAGATCTTAAAGATACTGGAATTGAAAATGAATCGCATATAACATTATTATATGCTCAAGGAAAAGAAATCCCTAAGATGAATATTCTTGGAGATATTGAAACTATTTTAGGGGAATCTGAATTTGATGATTTTATTGAATATATAAAATCTGAGAATACTGAAAGAATCTTAGATAATTTTGAGATCGGATCTTTTGAGAATGATAGTGACTATATAGTGTTGAAAATGAAACAAACCAGTGAATTATACAAAACACTTGGATTAATTAATAAAGGATTAAGAACAAAATATGAAGTTGTTTCTGAGTATTCCTATACGCCTCATATATCCCTCGCTGAACTTCAACCAGGAACAGCAAGGAAATATCTCGAGGATCCTAAGATTAAATTAATTCTAGAAGAAAGTTTTGTATCATTCGAAGATCTTGTTATTTCCTATGGACCTAGTAATACGCCTGTAGATAGATTGAGATATAATCTAACTACATTTAATGCAATTGATTACTTCTTTCATACAGAAAATATGAGAAAAGAAAATTCAGAATTAGATTAAATTAAAATTCCTCAGTAAATAAATATTTTCTTCTACTTGGAGAATAATTTTGCTGAGGAATTGTTTTTATAAAATTAACTATGTCAAAAAAGTCAAAATGGTCAGAGTATAGTAGTATTGAAAAAGTTCAAGAATTCATAAATTCCAATAATATTAGCAGTAAAATAGATTTTAAAAATAAATATCAATCTTTATATACTAGAGCTAGACTAAATAATTGGTTAGATAATTTAAAATTTAAGATAATAAAAAGAAATGATCTATCTAAATTTGATAATATAGATTCAATAAGAGTATTTATAAATAATAATAATATAAAAAGTAGAACAGAGTTTAAGAAAAAATATAATGGATTATATTGGAAATCTGTAAGAAGTGGTTGGATACATGATATAAAATTTGAAAAAGATATGAAAGATTGGAGTTACTATGATAGTATAGTTAAGGTTCAAAATTTTATCTATTCAAATAATATTTTAAATCATGATCAATTTTCAAAAGAATATCCAGGATTATTAAGTAAATGTGATAGAAATAGATGGAGTATTTACTTAAATTATATAAATGGTAAGATTAATAACTGGAATAATATTAATTCTATTATAGATGCACAAAATTTTATAAATATTAATAATATAAATAATAGAGAATTATTTACAAAAAACTTTAGTGGTTTATCTGATAAATGTTATAGAAATAATTGGATGAAGGATTTAATTTTCAAAGAAGATGGAATTAAATCTTGTTGGGAAATTAATCTTAAGATATTTCTAGAAAAGAATAATTATACTATAGAATCTGAAATAGTATCATATTCAAATTATTCTAAGATTGATATTTTTATACCAGATCTAAACATAGCTATTGAAATTCAGGGTCCATACCATTTCCCAGTAATGGGAAAATTAGAGCAATATCTATTTCAAAGAAAATCTGATATAAAGAAAAATAGATGGTGTAGAGAGCAAGGAATTACTTTGTTATACTTTAGCTATGATAAACTATTAGTAGAAAAATATGGATATCCCTGGTATATTTACACATCAGAGAAAGAATTGTTGGCAGAAATAGAACGAATCAAATCCTTATAAGTGTAGTAATAAACAAAATATTAATATTATGGAATCAGAAATTAAATTACCAAAGAAAGGAATTGTTGTTGGAGTTGAGTTAGAAAATCTTAATGAGTTTTTTAACCGAACTCAGCATTCGATAGGAACTACAGGAAAGTTTGAGATTTTGAGTGAACTTGAAAAGAAAGTAAAGGGAGAAAAAATACGACACTTAACTGAATATGTTCTTATGAAATATAAACCATTAGAAAGTATTGTATTTAGAATTTCTCGCTATATAAAAGGAGAAAATCAAGAGGAATACATAGTTTATTACAAATTCGAGGGATTTATTTCTTGAGATTAAAATTAGAAGAAGGGATTTAACAATTATCCCTTCTTTTTTCATGTCAAAGCCTTATATGTGAATAAAAAACTTAAATATAGAAAATTTATGAAAGCAGGAGGAGTAATAGCAACTATGATTGCTAGTTATTTAGCTGGAAAAGTTCTTTATGGAACAGGAAAAGCTATAAGTAGAGCTTTAGGTGGTTATCCTAGTAAAGAAGTAGAAAAGAAAATTGATGCTCTTCAACCAAAACTAAATGTAATGTTTAAATTCTATGAATCAAAAAATAATACTTCTAAAGTATCAGATCTTGAGAATCTTAATAAAAGACTCTCTAATGTTATTACTGAAGAGGATTATTTAGAAGTAGAGATTGAAGTGGAAAAGTTTTGGAATATTTATAAAAAAGAGCAGAAAAATTAAAAAAGAGAGGATTAATTTCCTCTCTTAATTTTTTATTTGCTTTCCACTAATTCTTTTGTTGCCTTTCTATGATAACCTTTCTTCTCAAATGCTTCAATAAAAATTCTTTTATGTATTGGATTTCCGGCCGCATCTTTTCCGTAGTATTGATTTCTCCAATGACCTCTTACACCAAAGGGACAATCTATATTTATTTCAGTATCGTATAGTTTATCTACTATAATTACTCCTTGATTTCTTCGGCCAGTATTAGGATCTTCAAATTGTGTAGGTGGATTTTTTACTTTTCCAGATAACACAGATTCAAATGTTTCAGTTTTTATTTCAGAAGTCATCAAAAATATAAAACTTTTAAATGATTCATAGATAAATCTGTATTTTATGCTAAATGATTCCTTAGCTTCAACCGAATATAAAGTTTGATTATAATTATTTTTAAAATATTTAATAAGATCATCTATAGTTTTATTATTTGATAATAAATCTTCTTGACTATCTATTACCTCTTTATAGTAATCTTCTAATGTATCTGACCATCCTAATGAAGTAAACTCATTCATCATTTTTGAAGGAATACTTTTAAAAAATTTATCCAAACAATTAAACTGTTTACAAAGTTTGTATGAGTTAACAAATTCATCCATGCTATATAAACAACCTTCTAAGTTTAATTCAGAAAAATTTAATAAATCACTCTTTTTTATTACTACACTTCCTAATGAATTAAATGTTTTTTTATCATTGCCCATAATACACTTTCCAATAAATGCATATAGTATAATATATTCATTTGTTATACAAAAAATAGAGTGGGCATTATAGTCTGTTTCCTGTTTATCTTTCGTACTAGAATTATATATCAATCCAAATTTAGCTTTCTTTTCTGAATTTCTAAATAAGTTTTCTAAGTTCTTTTTACTGACTATATCTCTTAATTTGCTAGAAAATAGCCGTTCTTTATTAAGTGAATAAAATCGAATATAGTTTTGTATATTACTTGAAATTTTATATTTTCTTATAGGTCTGGGTTCTTTACTTACAACTTCAAAAAATACATTTTCAAATTCAGTAATATGTTTACGGTTCCTTCTAAAATTTTCTAAGCCTTCTTTTTGTAAAACATATTTTACTGCAAATAATTTCTCGTAATCTTTTTCCATAATTTTTCTTTCTTTTAGTTTTTATTACATTAATAAGGATTTTGGGGAAATAAAAAAAGAATATCCAAATTAATGAATATTCTTTAAATAGTGGGCCCAGCCAGGCTTGAACTGACGACCTTCTGATTATGAGTCAGCTTCTCTAACCAACTGAGATATGGGCCCTGTTATAATTATGTCTAGTATCGGGAGGGGAGCTCGAATCCCCACGGGTCTTATTTTTCTGCCCAAAACATTTTAAGTGTTTCTTGTCTACCTATTCCAACATCCCGACATCCTTTTTAGTTGTTATTGTGTCTTGATAGATTTTTTATTTTATTTCAGAATTTCTTCCTCCATAAAATTGATTTCCAGATTCTATAAATAATATCTTTCAATCTTTTCTATCATATATAAGAATTTCAGGGTTTCTGAGATTCCTCTTTTTCCTCAAGTTTAAAATTTCCTGCAGTACCATGTCCTAACGATAGTACTAACTTTACTGCCTCAGGACCTCTCATGTAGTAATATCCGTCTGGCGCAGGTTTTTCAGAATTTAAATTTTTACTAATACTTTTAGTAGAAATAACTGATTCCTTCTTTGCAGATGTAATTGAATTATATGCTCCAAGAACTCTTAATTTATCTTTAGAAAATTTATATATTATATTCTCCATCTTTTTATGTAATTTCTCTTTGTCTCCAAGTTTAATACAAATATATTTTGTAGAAATTACATTACTACTTAATAACCTATCTACTCTGGATCTTTTAATATTGTCTTTTCCAACTAGTTTCTGGATATCTCTCGAAAAACCAAAATTTAAAAAGTCTCCATATAGATCTGCTAATACTATTTTTTCTGATAATTTTTCCAGAGTATTTACATTATTCATATTTCCTTTTTGATCAGTAACTCTAAGATTAGAAAAACTATTATCTGTTTTTATTGTATTAATGTGATCAATTATTTCTCCCTTTTTTAAATTTCTTCTTAAGAGATATTCCATAATAACTGTATGCGCTTTAGTACTATTACTATCAACTATAATATATCCTTTATTATTAAGTGTTCCTATTAATTTATTAAATCTATTTGATTTAATAAATCCTTCACTACACACAGACCATTGAGGATATTTCCAGTGTTCATACCAAGTATAGTCATCTAAGTTTCCAGAAAATCCTATAAGATCAAAAAACTTTTGATTATTTAATGATTCTTGTCGTTTCCAATAATATCCTTTATAGCTATATTGACTTTTTTTAGCAATCGAAGAAATGTAACGTATATCATATCCTTTACTATCTAAAGAATCTATTGTAAATAATTCATTTCCCTTTTTATCCATTGCAGTATATTTAATTCGTTTATCTTTATGAACTGGTAAGCGTCTATCTGGACTATTATTTTCACTTTTAGTAACCCATTCTAAGTTAGATAGGTTATTATTTCTTGGATTATGATCTATATGATTAACTATATTATATATTTTTGGTTCTGAATTATTATAGAAAACGGTAGCCATTATTATATGAATAGATTTTGCTTTTCTTTTATGCTTTTCTATATATTGTGGAGAGATTGTAGTATATCCAAATTCATCTTGTTGTTGTTTTAATAGTTGTTTAGTGTATTTATTTCTAACTTCAGATTTTTTATTAATCTCATATATATCCTTAATACCTGGATATACTAATGGAATAAATTCATAGTCAGGGAGATCTGGATATTTTTGATCTTGGCGATTAAATGGTTTTTCTTTACACATAACAAAAATAGTTTCTAAATTAAACATCTTTTTCATCACACATATAAGAGAAAAAACTTAAATTTTACGTGTTTTGTAAGTTTCAAGTTTTAATAATATAAAATTCAAGTATATAAAAATAAGAGAGGTAGAAAATGTATCTAACCTCTCTATGTTATTTTACATAAAAATATCTTGACCATTGATCTGTATTCTTATGTTTCCGAAGGGATTGCCTCCGATTATGCCACTAGTTCCAGGGATTTCTTCAGGGATCACCTCTTCTATGACATCTTCATCATTACTAATGATAGTTGGTAATTTTTCTTCGTCGATTGATTCTATTATTTCCTCTTCCATAATTTATTTTCTATTAAAACAATCCAAGTAAATTAGTAATGTCGCCGATATCAGTATTACTAATTCTAGACTCCTCTACTTCTACTACTTCACCTTCTTGATTTACGTATCTAGTGCCAGGGAAAACTATTTCTTTTTTCTGAATTGCTGCCTTGTATTCATAATTTTCAGTAGATTCTTTAAGTTTTTTTACCCAATATTTAGCATAGTCGCCTTCTACTGTTTCAGGATCATATGGTTCTTCAAATAATCCTTCTTTTGGCTGGGGGCATTCCATTTTTACTTTAATAACTGAATCTTCATTTTCAGTATCAGTCATTTCATATTCCCAATAAAAGTAGTTTTTCTTTTTATTACTTTTATATGTACCTTCTGTCTTAAGGTCATCCCATATATTTTTAATAAGCTCCACAATATTAGTAGTACTTGCTTGTCCTGGAGTTAATAAAATCTGTTCTTGAACTAAAGCATTTTCAATAATAAATGCTTGTCCTTTAATTATTTTTGATTTACTCATTGTTTATCAATTTTTTATTTATTTATTTTCAGGTTCAAATTCCCAAGCTCTTCCATGACCTTGAGATAATATTAATTCAACTGCTTTATCTCCCCTATAACTTTTATGAAACAATAAAAGAACACTAGATCGATCTATAAATATTTCTTTTATAAATTTTTCTAATGTTCTTTCATATATTAGGTTTTAACCTTTCTCTAAGTGCATTTTTATCATTTCATATTATCACTAGCTACTTTTTCAGCTAATCTTAAGTATGATATGCAATTATAGTATTCCGAGTCTTCCTCTGGATATACTATTTCAGATACACTAAATATTTTATCTACTTCTTTTTCTACTTCAGGATCATGGAGATATTTTTTCATAAAATAACTTAATCCTCCTAAAACAATAATACCATCATCTAAAGCATCAAGTACCTCTCCATAATTTTTATCTAAATATTGAAAAACTTCGATAATATATTTTTTTGAAAACTCTTCAACTTGTCTAGATAAATCTATTGTTTTTCCTCTGCGTTTTAAAACTCCAGTATCTAAAATTACTTGGCCTTCTTTAATTGAAATTGATATCGAATAATTTTTATATAGATAATCAACGAGATCGTAAACTATTCTAATTACGCCAGAATCTTTTACTCCTACAGCAGCACCTGCTGAAGAAGTACCGTTGATAATACTACAGAAATCTAAAGTTTCAAATCCTCCATCAAGTATTAATGCATTTCTTAACTTAACATCATTACGTCTAGAAGCTTCACGAACATTTAACCCATATTCATTATAGGTATATTTACATGATAAGCCTTGGCAAAAACAATATATATAATCTTCTTTATTTATATTTAATGTTTCATATAAATAATCTAATAATTCATCTACGTTATCATTGGTATTAAAAGCCATTGATAAACCAATAGCTAATTTATCAAATGCATTTATTCCTTCATCTCCGCCATATTTTTTTATTAAATATGACAACCATGGGGCATAAACTGCTTTTAAATCTTCAAAAGTTTCGAGTTTAAGTAAATAAGATCTAGGTACTTTTAATGCTGCAGGTCCTAATACATAATAATCCCCTCCTAATGGAAATACCATATCATCATCACTTTCAAGTGGTTTTTCAGGGAGTTTTGCTGTTGCACTAATAAACTTTTCAAATTTTATTAAACCGTTGGAATCCTTAAAAGAACACTTAATAGCAGAGAAACCAACATCAACACTTAAAATTCTCAAATTGCTCATCTTTTATAATTTTCTAAAATTTGTTCGTAAGCCTTTATTATATTCTTATCAACTTTATACTTTTTAAGATCTCCTAGAACAGTATTAGTTAGGTAATCAAATGGTACATGTGGGAGAAGTGCAGTATATCCAGATGTAACCATACCAACTGAAAAGTGTTCTGTTGGTTGATTAAGTGCTACTATAACAATTTGAGTTAATCCTGACTCTCCTGTAGTATCTTTATAAGCAAATACTAGATCTCCAGCAAGTAATGAACTATGAATACTAGCCCATAAATCATTTGCTACAGACATTGCATTTTCCCATCCCCATACTCTTCTTTTTTCTAGAAGTTCATAATCTTTTTCCGACATTTTTTCACTCTCCATCGGATTCGAGTTTTTCTTTGTCTTTTCCATCACTTAAAATATAAATTAGTATATAATAATAATCTGCTTCTTCACAATCAACTTCTTGAATTCCAACTACATCAATATTAGAATAATCTCCCCAGGTCTTTACTACTTTTGATAGTGATCCTAGAATATGTGCTAAATATTCAGGAGTATCTTGATATTTTCTAGCTTCGAATAGAATATTATAATAAATCCATTCACCAGCCTCTCGATTTCTTTTCTTTGTTTCTAAAAATCTCAATCCTATTCCTGGAGTTTTATCTATATAATCATATTCTAAGATTCGTTGGGTTAATTGATTTTGAATTTCTAATCTAGTATTTCCTTTTAATCCAAGAAGTCGTTTTATATCGTTATTGTATTCCGGAACTGCCATAACCTGATCCTCCTCGTTCTGTTTCATCAAGTTTACTAACTTCCTCTAATTCCATATGAGTTACTTCTGCACAAACCATCTGAGCAATTCTTTCTCCATGTTCTACAGTTACCTCTACAGGACTAAGATTAACTAAAATTACTCCAATTTCTCCTCTATAGTTTGAATCTATAGTGGCTGGTCCATTTAAAACTCCTAATCCTTTTTTAAAGGCTTCTCCAGATCTAGCTCTAACTTGGATTTCAGTTCTAGGGGGAAGTTGAACATATATGCCTGTAGGAACTAATTTTCTTTCTAACGGTTTTAATGTAAATTCTTCACCGATATTTCTAAGGTCCATTCCAGAATCTCCAGGCTTTGCATAACTTGGAAGTGGAAATTTTGATTTATTAATAATTTTTACAACCATGATACTGTATTACTATAAAATGTTTTATTACCTATACCTAAAAAATGTTTTTGTTCACGAGAATCAGTATATACATTTACATCCCCAATAAAGTCTTTAATAATTGTATAACACCAATCTCCATGTTCTACTAAAAAATCTGGCTTATATTTTAAAACTTCGTCAAGATAAAATACTCCAAAAGTCCCAGAATCTACACAATATCTTCCAATAGTTTCCCTCTGATTAACTAATTTTTCAAGATTAATCTGATTTTCAATTGAAGGATTATCGTAAAGATTATAGTAAGCTTCTTCAATATCATCTATGAATTTTTCAAGCTCAAGTAAGCCAAGAATATTTTTTAGTTTTGATACTTTCCATCTTCCATCTCCAACTCCAGTATCTTCCCAAATATAATTATCAGAGAATCCTACTTCTTCCGAGATAGTCATATTATTATAATTAAATCCGTTTCCCCAATCCTTATTTTCTGCAATATAGCAGGGATCTGTGATAATAATCGTTCCGTTAAAATTCATAATTTATACTTTTTTCTTGTTCTAAACTTAAATAACCAAGATGTTCCAGAAATAAACTTTACTTGTCCAATTACATCAGGTCCTTTATACATTTCATTAATATTAGTTGAATAAACATTAAATCCATAGTTTTCAGGGCCAAGACAAGTTCTAGGTTTTATCAATTCTCCAGATGCTATTAAAGATTGAAGAGTTGACATTAGATAATCATAATCTTCTGGTAATAGATAAGTCGGTTTTTCTAAGTCCTCCAGTGCTAAACAATAATAGACTGGGAGACCTAGATATACCGTTTTTCCTTTCTGTTCAAATATAAGTAATCTAGTTTCTTTTTCATATCTTACTTTAATTGGAATCGGAAAGTTTGTTTTTACTGTATTATCAGAAAACTCTACTAAGGAATTATATATTTCTAGAATATCATTTTGTAGAGTAGTCATTGTAATTAATCTTCAGAAGTTGCACAAAATACTTTAATACCCATCTGATCTAAAAGATTATAGATCTGAGTAGTAATAGCTGGTGATACAGATCCAGTAGTATTCTTAATTTTATCCATATTATTTAACAATAATGTAAATGGATTTTTAACACCACTTAATTTATTAGGATCAAACAAACCAGACTGTTCTACAATCTGCCTAAGGATAGCTGGAATTTCAAGACCTTCACCAGGAATAATTTTAGTTGCAGTTGGGTAATCATATTGCATAAAGTTGTAATCGATTACATTCCACTCTACTACATCACCTGTCGGGATACCGGCTGCATTTTCTTCATCATCAGCTACATTTTGAATCTGAACAAGATAACCAACTTGAGCTAACCAATAATTAATGCAAGAAAAATCCTTAGTACTCATTGTAGTTTCTGAATTAATAAAGCTTACTAATTCAGCGTTACCAATACTATTTTCGAAATTTGCTAAATTATTCTTTAAAAAACCCTTAACAAATTCCATAACACTTACGCCCATACCTTCTTTATCAAAACGGCTACGAGCAACACAACGGCCTACCATAGAATTCATTTCTTGGGCCGGAATAGAATACAAATTTACTTCAATCATTTTAATGTTATTTTATATAATATTTAATTCAGGGCTATCAACTAATAAGAAAATAGCCCATAAACGCTCTTCAATCAGACCTGACTCAAACAATTCTTTTTCAGATGTAGTAAAATCTCCAACAGTTAAGATAGCTTTATATATTTCTATAAAATCTATCTCCTTACCATTTTTCCAAGATATATACTGATCAACTAACCAAGATTCGAAGGGTGCATTATTCATTTGCTGATAATCAAGAATAATAAATTCATTAATTCCAAATGCATCCTTAAGGAGTTGAAAAATATCTGAAATTCTTGCTCGGTAGGAATATTTAGATACTAAGATTTTATATACTGCTTTCACTGTATCAGTATAATCTGTATCATTTCTTGTTTTTATATAATTTTTTCTTTGCTCTAAATCAAACATTTTCTATCTCTACTTCTAATGGAAATAATCTCTTAATTTCAAACAGTTTTAAATATTTATCATTATATTGATCCATAAAATCTTTCACTTCTTTATAATGATCAAATACCCAATTTCCATTAAGACTATTTAATACCTTTGATTTATCTTCAAGTTGAAATAGGTAAGTTTCAATAGTAATATCATTTCCTGAACCGTGATAGGATTTAGGAGTACTACTTATCCTTTCAATATCAAATATATCTCCCCAAATTGGATCTCTCCAATCTATATCGAGTACGTAAAATATTAATTCTCGAAGAAAAGATAATTCGAATAATTTATTAAATGAGTTTCCTGATCCTTTCCATTCATACTTAAAAGAGTTAACTTTATCTTCCAAGCCCCAAGATTTTATTAAGTCTAAGAGTTCAAGATAAAGTCTATTCCATTCTTCTTTTGGTTTTTCTACAATTATTGCTTCTTGTTTAAATTCCAATAGACTTTTCATAATAACTTCTTAAGATTGTATAACTTGCTTTCCAAACTAAATCTAAATTTCTCACTTGTAAATCTGTTTTAAGGTAAGATCTTAATTGATTATAGTAACTATTAGGATCATTTCTTTCAACACTTCCCAACAATTGATCTATATTAATCCCAGTACTTTCCCACTTAAATCGATCTATAACAAGTAATTTATTAAGATCTAGTTGTTGTTTAATATTACTAAGAGATCCTATATAATTATTCATTCGATCTAGTCTTTCAGTACACATAGGATTTCCACATTTCAAAAGACTTCCATAAACATCTTTTTCTGACATATTATAACCACAGCTACAAGTTGGCCACATAAAATCTCCATTACCTTCAGTAAAAGAATCCCCTACCATTGGAATAGTTGAATTAGCCATAATAATACTTACTATTGCTCCAGGGGTAATTTTCTTTTTTACCATTTTTCCCACACTTCCAGCACTTGGTTTTCTTACTGTACATCCTTTTACTTGAATTGGATCGATTAGAATATTAGCTGACCAAGAATCTTTTCCTTTAGCTACTTGAGAATTCCATTGTATACCTCTTACTGTAGTTTTTAAAGCTTCAGTTCCTGATCCAGCACCAGCAAATTTTAAGGCGCCGAGACATATTCCAAATTCATCATATACTACCCAACCATCATTTAAGAAGTAACCAGTTGAAGTAACTGTTTTATCTGTTTCTGTATATTCTTTATTTCCGGCGCTCATAAGTTCTTCTATAGTCCATACATCGGCAGGGGAAAATAAGATATGTCCATCAGTTTTTGAACATACAGTTTCAAACATTTTTAAAACTTCACGATAGTCTGTTTTTCTTAGTATTTGTCCTTCTATTGAATCATCAGTATAATATCTATAAGCTCTAAGAGTTAATAAATTATTTACCTCAGATTCACAATACTTAGAATTTATTAGTCCATTGGCTCTTTGTCTAGCAGTTTCAGGATCAGTATCAGAAAGTCGATTAATGTCAACTAATGCCTCTGCCTGAATTGCTACTATACCTTTCGGAAATCTTTTTGGAAGGAAGTTTATTAATTTCCAAGTTTGATCTACCCCATAGTTATCCAAATTTAAATTTCCGACTGTAACTATTCTTTTTGGAATACCAGTTGAAGAATCTAAATAAATTGCTATACTAGATCCATCATACTTTAGATCACAGTATTTTCCAGAGTTTTCATTCATAAACTCTGAAAGAGCACTTAACATAGTTTTTTCTTCAACTTTTTTCTTTTTAATTTTTTCTATATAAGAATTTTTTGTCTTAGTTCCTTTTAAGTATGTTTGATAAACATAATCTCTGACAAAAAATCCATCTTCTTGCGCTGCTCTAGCTTCTAACATATCATATACAGCATCATCCATTCCGGTAGGTACTGAATCAATATAATAGTTTTTACATGCAAGAATAAGGTCTTTCCATTTTTCTAATGATTTTTCTGTAATATTATTTGTAACGCACATAAGTTTATTTATTTTTTAATAGCCATCCAATCATTATATCTTGGACTTCTGAGTCAAACATTTCTTTAATATTACTAAAGTCATCTTCTGGTATAAAAGATGAATTAGGTTTTATTGCAACTTCATATTCAACTTCTCGACGATCAGAATATCTAGTAATTATCTTATATCCAAGTTTTACTAAAAATTCTTTCATTTTATCATAATCCCAGTGTATTCCGAAAGGTTTAGACATCATCATATTACTAATAACTAAATCAGTAAGAGGACAATCTGGTAAATCTTCCGGTTCAAAATCGAAATCATCTTCTTGTTCGTCAAAATTAATATTTCCTTCCTCCCCATCATAGAGAGGAAAGTCATTATCATCTTCTTTTTTCATAATTTTTTTTTATTTTATTTAACCTCATTAATTAGAAAATCAAGCTTTCTCGGCTGCGTATTAAGCATATAATTTATAATATAACTCACTCCAAAACGATCGATCATATCATCTTTTGTTTTTGATAATATATTTTCTATAAAATCAGGAAAACTTATAGAAATTTTATCGGTTAATTCATAAGCTCCTTGAATTGTTCTATAGTAATATATCTCAGATTCAGAAGAAATTCCATTAAAGTTGTATAAATCACTTTTTAAAAATTTATTAACAAATTCCACTCCAATTCTTTTATAATTATCTCCATGAGTAATTGTATAAAATAATTTCTCTCTTTTAGCTTCAAACCTATAACCTCTTAGGGAATCTTGAGAATTAATTAATTTTAGAATTTTCTCAAAATTTGGAAGTTTTGAAGTATTTGATCTATATTTTTCTCGATAAAGATATGCTAATCTAGATATATAACCTTGATATCTACCATCTGCTAAAGACATATATAACCATTCGTCACTAAATCCAATTGAAACTGAATGGGTATCACTAATTATTATCTTTGTCATAAAATAATGAAACCCCACCCTGGAAATGAAAATCAAAACCAGGATGAGGTGTAGTATATTATGTTTATTAACCTTCTACTTTAGTTTCGGAAATATTATCATCAATGATTGTACAATCAATTAAGAGAATCATTGACGCTGCTGAAATAGAATTTTCAAGAGCTACTCGAAGAGATTTAGAACTATCTAAGATCCCCTCCTCAAGTAAATTACCATACTTTCGAGTCTTAGCATTATATCCAATTCCTGGTTTAGATGATTTAACCTTTTCTAGAACTACTTCTCCAGAAACTCCTGAATTGTCTGCAATTGTTTTAAGAATTACTGGAAGACTTGAGAATACAATTTCTGCACCCTCTACTTCATCTCCAACTAAAGATTTCCAGAATGTCTTATCTTTCTTCACTTCTAATGATCCTTTGTAATAGATATAACCACTTCCTAAAGAACATCCTTCAGCAATAGCACTTTTAGATGCTAGAATAGAATCTTCAATAGTTTGTTTAAGGTTCTGTTTTTCAGTTTCAGAAGCTCCTCCAGCTCTCACTACTGCAATACCTCCACTAAGATTTGCTACTCGTTTCGCAAATTTAGTTTTATCATAATCTGATATTCCAGGATCTGTAAGTTTGGTGCTAAGAATTTCTACCCTTTCAGCAATCTCTTTAGAATCACCACCACCTTCATAGATAATACATGAATCTCTAGAAATTACAACTTTCTTAGCTACTCCAAGATCCTCTTTTGTTGCTTGTGTGACTGATAATCCGTTCTCAGGAGAAATATATTTACCGCCAGTTAAAATTGAAATATCTGCCATAATATTTTTCCTTGAATCTCCGAAATCAATACCTTTTACAACACAACATCTAATTGCACCTTGAAGAGTATTCATAACAAGAGTTGTATTTACTACTTCATCAATATCATCTACTATAAATAAGAATGGGCGTCCAGTAGGTACAAGCTGTTCCATTAACGGAAGAATTTGCTGTACACTAGATAATCTTTCTCCTACTACAATTACATAAGGATCTTCCATTACACAAGTTCCATCAGTAGGATTTGTAACATACTGTGGAGAAGCCCAACCACGATCGAGTTTCATTCCGGTAGTTACATCAATAGTAGTTTCAAGACCACTAGAGAAATCAGCTGTAATAATACCAAGCATTCCAACTTTCTCCATACATTCAACTACCAGATTTCCAATGGCCGGATCATTATTGGCTGAAATAGTTGCCACCTTTCTGATCTTTTCCATATCATCATTTACTGGAATTGAATTATTTTTGATATACTCAGCCATCCATTTTCCGGCCTTAAGCATACCAGATTTCACCTCATTTACATTAGCTCCAGTTCGTAATGCTTTTTGTCCTTTTTCACACATTTCTTTGATTAATAGTGAAGTTGAACTTGTACCGTCACCTGCTAATCTTTCTGTTTGAGCGGCAGCATTTTTTACAAAGATAGCTCCTGTATTCTGAAGTTGATTCTTAAATGAAATCGACTTAGCAACAGTAGCTCCATCTCTTGACACCTCTGGACCTGTAAATCCTGAAATACACACGGCTTTACCTGACGGGCCAAGTGTTTTCTTAATTGCCTCTACTGATTTTTTTACACCTTCAATAATTTCGGCCTGAGTTTCAAAGCCGTGATTAATAATTTTTCCTTCTGACATGTTTCGTTTTAATTAAAGTACTACAATAATTTCATTTAAAGTTATAACACGATATTCTGTTCCATCTTGAGTAAATGATTTTCCTGTGTTTGGATAAATCAAGATAGTATCACCAGGTTTTAATACTCCCTCGCTAACTTCTTCACCTACTCCAATAACCTCAGCTTTTTCACATTCACTCGCAGGAACAACAAAATTTCCTATCTTTTGAGTCATAGTATCTTTTTTATCTACTATGACTAATACTTTAGATTGAATTACTTTCATTTTTATTAATTTTATTTTAAATTTTTACTCATATATAAGAAAATCACCCTTAGAAATCACCCTTTTTATTGATTTGGAGGAGAAAAAAGAGCCCAACCCACTATAATCACTACAGGAGGTTGGGATTAATTTTATTATGAATTTATTAAATTTATTGCCTATTAACCAATTGGACTTCATTCCTAGATTCTCGGTAGATTTTATACCTTCTATTGGTTTAGATTTCATAATTAAAAATATTTAAAATAATTATAAACCTCATAAGAATTTTACTAAAGGGAAATTTCAGGTCAATAAAGTTTGCAACCTTTACTAATCTTACTTTTTCCCTATTCTTATGAAATCTAAATAAAAAGAACATTAGACTAACTTATAATTTTATTTATAAATTTTTCTAATGTTCTTTTCAGTTATAAGGTTTTAACCTTCCCTTAAACGCAAAAACTTACTTTAAGGTTTACTAAATGGAGTTGGTCCTGAAACAACTTGCTGAACGTTAATATTATTTCCTTGTCTCTGCGGTCCAGCCCCTCCAGCTTTATATACACTCTGTTGAGCTTGATTATATTGAATATTATAATTATTAATCATTAAATCTATATCTGCCTCAGAAAAATATCGTTTGTCTTGAATCCGAACAAGTCTATACACTATTATATAAACTACTAGACTATATCTTAAGGATAATTCCTTCTTCATACATAGTCGTTGAGAAGATAGTTTTATTTGCTACTATCTTTTGCTGATTTATTTTTTTTATTTCCAGCAATTCTTGAAGTTTAATAAAAGTTTTTACTCTTTTATGGACAATCTAAACTTATCCTTATATCATCATACACTTTTTTTGGCAAACTTCTAAATCTACCATTTTGAAGTCTTATATTGTAATCAATCACATTTGTTTCTCCCATTTCTTCTAAAAATTTCTCTTTTTTAGATAGACTATATCACCTAGGGATAATATATATATATCCTTAGTTCACATACATAGTCGTTGAACAATCTATTTTCCTTAGATTGATGCTAATTCTATAAGTTTTCTCTTATAGTTCTAGCAATTCTTGTGAAATGCGCTATAATTTAACGCCGATTTTTTGTAATTGTCGATATTCCAAGATTATTAGGATTTGGTCCATCCCCACCTTTAGAGCGTGTGATAATAAAGTCACAAACATCTACTTTGTGACTACTGCCCGCGATGTAGCTCATATCCAATATCGATTGACTATATGCTCCAATTTTTAATTGAGATAATATAAATACTAATTTCCCTAATCCTGTTAATTCTGTAAGTTTATCATAAATATCTCCAAATGATTTATACATAGAACCATCTTCTCCACCATTAGCTCCACGGAAACCCGCGTCATAATCGATAAATAAAATTTTATAATCTTTGGTTTTCATGAATTCTATATATTCATCTACTGAAATTTTTCCAGCTGGTAGTATAGTTATACTAAGATTATCTCCAATCATTTGACACATACTATTGTAAATTGGTCCTATGTTTTGAGATACCTCATTAAATGGCAATCCTGTAAATTGAGCTCCTAATCTGATAATAAAGTCTTTCATTTTAAGATCTCCAAGAGCTAAATAATGTACTTTATAACCTTGTAAACTCATGTTTAATGCCTCCTGCATGGATAAAAGAGACTTTCCTCAATTTTTCTCATATGTTTTTCAATATAAGTTAGACTATATCACCTAAAGAATTTATACTTTCTTTAGTTCACATGCATAGTCGTTGAACATCTTGCTTTCGCTCGATGATGCTAGTTAATTTTCATAATCTTCTAGCAATTCTTGTGAAATGCGCATTAATCTACGCCAGGAGGCATTGCAATCAAGCCTAATTGTCCAAATTCATAAGCTCCACATGAAAAGCAATTATTTATCCATTCAAATTTACTAGATACACCACCTTCTGCCTGTTCAGCGATGATTGAATTAATATCTATTTGTGTAAATCCAATCTCACTAAAATTATCCAGATCAGCAGTAGTTTTAACATTTATATTTTTTACAAACTTAACATACTCTTCTGGATTTTGAGAATAGAGTCTGTTTGCTTTTTGAAGATTAACTGAATATATTACATCAGTTAAAATCTTTCTGGCTGGTTCAATTTGACTTTTTGTATATCTTTTCCATTTTATAATTTCATTCATCACCTCTTGGGTCTCTTGTGGAGTTTTCTGAGATCTAAATAAGATACTCCTAAATAAAGGCTCATCTATATTTTCTAGAGGATAAGTCTTTATAGCATCCACGAGTTGAGAGACCATACCATTTCCGGCTGTTTGTGGATTAGTCTGAAAATAATATTGAAGATCTAATATATTATTTTTAGCATCCTGAAATAAATATTGATTAAAACAGCTAAAAATCAAATCAAATACACTACCATTATCCATACTATATTTTTAAAGATTTTCTTCATTAATAACTATATCTTGAATATCACAATACTTATAGTAGTTATGTAATAATTCATCTCTTTGTTCGAATCCTTTTGTATATACCGGGATTCTTTTCGGTATTTTAGGTTTTAGTGCAAGAACGTTCATATTAGTTCCTCTTGCTGTTCGTCCTAGTTGTTGAAGAACCGATCCAGCGTTGATATTAGAAACTAGTAATATATTTTCTAATCCAGGAAGGTCTAGTGCTCTAAATCCTGCGGCGGTACTAGGAATTATATCTACCATTCCATTTTTAATATATTCGCATGATTGTTGAAGATCTAGGTTTGTTTTATTTCCAGACAAATCATAATAAATATATCCTTCGCCGCAAATTAAGAGCACTCTAAATACTCCAATAAAAAAGTTATCTATCCAAGTTGAAATAATATTATTTAAATTATTTATTGGGATATATAATTTAGGATATCTTTTTGCTATCTTTACAATCAATTCACATACTCCAGGATCAACCCAAATTTTTGACATTATTGTATTATAGACATTATTATCCTCATTAAAATCCTCTTCTGTAAATTTAATATTATTTAGAGCGATAGTATTTATGTGGATACTATTTATTTTCAGACTAGTAGGCATTCTATAAACTAATGCTGGTCCGAAATATTTAATTAAGTCCTTATTTCTTACTACTGTTTCTGTGATTCCCTGTGCAAATGTGATCATAACTCCTGAATCTCGATCTGCAGTTCCAGAAAATCCATACATAACTTCAGCATTCACTAGTCTATCATATATCCATTCACCAGAAGGATTAATAGTATACTCTACTTCATCTACTAGAATCCAATCGAATTTCTTAAGTTTCTCTTCCTCTAAAATACATAGGTCTGGATCTTTTATTTTCTTTTGATTTAGAAATCCTGAAGTAATTATACATCCAAGATCTCCATCTATTGATGTAGGTAATTTACCACCAAATCTAGACTCATATCTCTTAACAATTTCATCTTTCGCTTTTTTTCCTGGAGTTATAACCAACACTTTCTTTCCAAGTTCATTATGTGCATAGTTTATAAGAGTTGCTATAGTTTCAGTTTTTCCATATCCGGTATTGGTTTGAATAATCGCTCTCTTATATTTTAACACATGTAACATATCCTCATTCTGATAATCCCTAAGATTTGGAAATGGATAGGTTCGATAATAATCTGCAAATATTGTTCTAAGAATTGCATTATAATCCGTATCTGATAGGATTGGTTTAAATACATTAGCAATATAAGCTGCCCATCCCATTCCTAAGATAAAAGTATATATTCCTTTCCTAGGTCCACATGATCTAGGATTATCATAAAGTTTTGCTATTTCTTCAGCTGTATTCCAAGATTTTAACCAAGGAGAATACTTAGTTACTTTTCTTTTAAATTCTAAAAGACATTTTACACTAGGGTCATCGGTTTTTATTACTATTTTATTTATAGTATTATCTATCGATGCTGTTATCATTTTATTTAATCCATTGCAAATTATTTCCAGCCCTAAGTTTTCGTTTCATACACTCTTCTGGATCTTCTCCATTAGATTTTATGATATTAATAGGGCAATAATCTATTCTTTTTCTTATTTTTTTAGCTACACCCATAGATTTTTCAGTATCATCTAAGTAACATAAGATTTTTTCTGGAACGTACTCACTAAGAAAATCTAATTGATAATCTGATATAGAACTTCCCAAAACTGCAAAAGGTATATAATCAGGTGCCATAATTAAAGCAGCTATAGCATCATATACCCCTTCTACTACTATTATATTTCTTAGACCTTGACCATGATCTATTACATAAGGAGGTTTTGCTGATATTTGTGGGAAAAGATATCTAATTTTCGTTTTTCCAGAAAATCTAATCTGGTAATAAAATACTTCCCCATGATATTTAAATGGCATTACTACATTTCCGTCAACAAATTTAAAGTCTAGGAGTTTATAGATGTCGTTCATAAAAGGATGTCTACTCATTAGATAATCATAGCCCCTTTGATCAAAACTATCAAATTCATTCCAGTACTTATCTAATGTCCATATAGGATCTTCTGTAAGTTTAACTACATTTGGATGACCTGAATATCCATAATACAATGACATAAAATCAGGTACTTTAAATGATGTATCAACTTCATCAGACACATGTACATAGGCTCGATTACATACAAAACAAGTACCAACAGTTAAGTCAGTTTTTATATATAATTTATGTTTTGTATGTCCAGAGTCTCTACAAAATGGACAATGAATAATATAGTGACCTGTTGAATTTGCATGAGGTTCTACTTCTTCCATACTAGATACTCCATAAAAATCTTTAAGAAGTTCTTCGAAATTACAGAATACTAATACACGTCCATCTTTTAATTTTACTTCTTTATAGTCTACCATTTTTCTTTGTTGAAAATAAAAAGGAATCTCTAAAGAATAAAATACATCTCTTGAGATTCCCATTATAATACGGTTTAATTACTTCTTTTCCTCTTTAATTTCAGGCACTGTTTTTTCTTTTTCAGCCGGTTTTGTTGGAGTTGCAGCCGGTTTTTTATCTACTGGCTGCGGTTCTTTCTCCTTATTACAAACACAAGGATCTTGATTACACTTTGGACATTCTTTTGGTGCAAAACGTTCAATAGCTTCATCAAGGGATTGAACTACAAAACCAACTGATCCTGATACTCCTGCACACATACTTATTTCAAATGGTCCTGATACAATTAATGCTAATTCCTTGTAATCATAGGAACTTACTAGCAAACTTAAAAATTCGTTACTAGGCATAATATCACCAGAGACAGAATGTGCTGGGATAGTAATTCGTTGAGTACCTGACAAAGGTAAATTAATTTGTGATTTTGTTCCGTTATAAACTCTCATAATTTTTTATTTATTAATGTTTTCTATTTTTTTCCGGGGTACACAACTAACTCCGGATTTTCTCAATTATTAGGGTTTGAGTTCTCGAGGACTGTGTTTTTATCATCGGGTTCTTCTATAAACACTGGAAGATCGATTTTGGGAAGTGCACAGAGAAAATGTTTAGACTCAATTTTTTGAGAATTTTTTTTCTTTTTAAAAAATCCCTTCTTCTTTTCTTCGATCTCTCTATGTACTAAAATTCCAGAGACGAGTTTTCCTGTATTTACTACATGAATATTCCATCCATCTGTTTCAGGAAATTTTATTCGAAGAGCTGATAAAACTTGATATCTCACTACAGCATATTTAGATTGAAGAGTAGCATCTTTTGGAAATTCTGTAACCTCCAAGAGATCATCTACAAACATCTCTAATTCTGTTCTTAATTTTGGATCAATTCCATCAACAATATTTACTGGAGAACCTAAATTTATATTAATATCCTCCAAAGGAAATAAATACTCAGGAGAATCTACACTTAAAACTAGATTCTTATTAAATATCAACGAAGTATCTACAACTTTCTTAAGTGGTTTATGAAGTCTAGACACATTCTTTTTTAAGGAAAATTTACTTGAACATTCAGATCCAATTATATTATCTTTTATATATAACATTGATTCTTTAGATAAAATCAAATCACGTCCAGATAAAAATATAACAGAACAATAATTTCCAGAAAAACCAAGAAGATAAGGAATGGTAAAGCTAGATATTACAGATGCTGAGTTAATATATCCGCCGAAAGGATTAAAGCCAAGCAAATCTATTGTATTTTCCTTACAATAATTAACAATATCATAATTAAAATTCAAAGGACATAAATCGAGAGAAACAAATTTAATTTTCTCTTCAATAGCTTCTTCTATGGCTTTGAGATCTTCGGCGGTCTTAGGATTTTTTACTCCAAACTCCTCAATTATTTTATATTCTCTAAGCTGTTTAATAGTTTCCTTAACAGTTCCTAGGTTTTTAAGAATTACTTCAGAGTCTACCAATAACAGGTCTACTTTCTTTCTTCCAAGTTCAAGAAGATGTCCTAAGAGTGTTCTTTCAGGATTATCTAAAAAATCGATAGAAGTGATTAAGCTACCTCCTGGAAAACTCTTTATAAACTCAGAAATTAAGAAATCATTATTAGCTGAGATAGATGTATGAAAATAATCAAAAGAGTATTCATCTTCAGGATCTACCCACGGTTTAATTGTCATATTCGAAGTATCTAATCCTACCCCTTGTACTTTAAATTTTGTTGATGTTGTCATAAAATAGATATATTAATTATATTATTAGATAATGTTTCATTTTTTTCAGGAAGCCAAGAAATATTAATTATTGGTTCTTTTTCAGAATTTAAATTAATACTGTTCTTAAGAAATACTGAATCTTTAAATACTTTACAAGCTCCAAGTAATTCTAAGAAAATAGAAAATACAAATCTCATATAGTTCTTATTTCTTAAAAGAATTAACTTTATTATAGTATAATCTTGATAACTTATTTCTTTTAGATTTACTGGCTCTTCTGTTTTAGTATCAATAACTTTAAATATTGATTTTGTATCATAACCTTGAGTATTGAAAAACTTAACACAATTAGGAGAATTATCTAATTTTAATCTTTTTGTTTTTCTATTAGAATTTAGATTAAGAATATTATATCTACTAAAATGTTGTTTATCATAAGGAACAATTTCAGGAAAAAGAATCTTATAATTATTAATTTCTATATTATTCTTTCCTGATACTACTCTATACTTCTCTGATAGATTTACTATTTTTATACCAGTCAAATTCGGAATAGATATAATTTTTGGATATCCAGGTACCCAATCTAAAAACCATATATCATTTCGACTTGGAAGATCTAGTTTACTTAAGACTTTTTTAAATTCCAAGTAATCATGAGAATAAGTAGCTAAATGGTAAATGCTATCAATTAAGAATAGTTGTAAATATCTATCACTAAGAATATAATCATAAAAAGATTTTATATTCTTTATAATAGTCTTAATTAATTCTTGTTTTTCTGTTTTCTTTGTAATAGAGTTACTACATATTCTACAAGGAAGATAATAAAAATCTTTAATTAATGTAGATAATGGACCTCTATATTTATTACATCTAAAGCAAAAATTATCAAGATCTTTTTGATGTGTTAATTCAATTTCACAATACTCTTGATAACTTAAAAAATGCTCTTCGGATAGATGTTTTTCAAATTCTATTGGATCATTACTTTTGAATCCACACCAAATACATTCCATTTATTTTAAATTATATAATCCTGTATCAATAAATTGTTGTTTTAAATCATTAGCTAAGATTTGCATATCGAGGTGAGCATCTTTTGCACATCTTAAATGAAAAAATCCTTCATTCTCTAGAGTATCTTCTTCTGGCTCTTTTATAAAATCTTCAATATAACCAGTAACCCCAACAACCGATTTTAAATCATTACAAAGACCTCCACGAGCTTCTTCTGGTTTAAGTTTTTCTCCTTCATCTGTCGTAGTTTCATAAAGATATTCATTCTCTATTTCCCTCCATAATCTATCTCGAGATGCTACAGTTCTGTCATAAATAGTAAGATGATCCCACAAATCTTGTCCATCTAGGTCTAAAATATAATTTCTGGGGAGACCTGTTAAAGAATCTACTGTATTACCTATGTTATTCCTTACTCGATAGATCCATTGAGGCAAAATATAAGTAAGCTCCCCTCCATAGCGACCTTTATTATATCCTACATATCTAGTTGATTCAGCAATAAAACTCATTATTCTATGCCTAACTAATTCTGTCTGTATACCTCTAGAACAAACCCATATAGAAGTAACTCTATGATAATGATATTCGGTAGGTTCACACCAGTATTCATTCATAAAATCTTCCAGTTTCTTCTGATAAATAACTCTAAGATTAGTAGTTAGATAACAATGATTATTATCATCTGAATAACAAATTTTTGTATAAGGACTCGTTGTTCTTTCTAATTCTAGCAGAAGATCTTCTGTTCCACAATTTACAGGAACATCTAGATATACAGTTCCAGAATTAAAAACAGCCCAATGACCGCGATTATAAAGCATCTTATCAAATTTTTCCCAAGAATCTTCAGTCATTCTATCTTCACTTAGATATGCTATTCTTCCAAGCTTTTCTACATGTTTCATTAATCCATCCACCCCAGGTTCTTGAGGGAGAATGGATACACTTGATTTTACGATTTTCATATTGTTTTATTGTTTAATAATTACATCTATAAGTTCTTTAAGGTTCTAGAAGAGCAAAAAGAAGACCTAACACCTATTTCTAAGTGCTAAGTCTTCTGAGTTTTTAACCTTGGTTATTACTCAATTCTGTTGTTACTTTTTGAATTTTCTCCTTGATAATTTTCTTGTAATGATAGTCAGGGAATCTCATACTTGTAATCTGAGTACCTCCCTTTTTTGTAGTGGATATAACAGCAACTGGTTCCATATATCTTGTCATTACATCGATACATTGTTTGTAAACACCAATTAATTTCTTCTTTGCCTGTTTTTCTTTTCTACTCAATTTCATTTTTACAAATTTTTTAAGTTATTATTACATTTATAAGATTTTTAAAGGTTTTTGAAGGAAAGAAAAAGAGAGGGAATTTTATTTTCCCTCCCTAGTGTCCATAATTCGCTTTCTAAGATCTTCTGTTAATTTAGAATACCCAAGTTTTTCTTCTAATTCAGTTACTTCTTTTTCTATTTCATTTAACATTTCATCTGTCCTTTCTTTATTTTCAAAAAGTAATATAAGTTTTCTCACCTCTCGTATTTCATCTACAATTTTACGATACACATTAAAAACAAGTCCTTGAAAAATTTTATCTCTCAATAAATTTAATCTATGATAAGCTCTTGCTCTTGACAATGTTTCTTTTTTATTGGCATTCATAAAATCCTCAACCTGTTTTATTTCATCCAAATAAGATAATAATTGTTCTTTAGATTTTGTTTTATATTTATCTTTTTTCCCAATTTTTTGCTCTATAGAAGTAATCTGTTTATTTAATTTTCTTCTATTAATATCTTCTATTTCTTTTTGATTTTCAATATCTTTTGAATAGCTTTGAATCATTTTATTTATCACTTTTTCTTGCTCTTCAATATCTTTTTCTTCACTAATATGAATGTTATCTTTAGAAGTAATATGCCAACCTCCACAGCATGTACAATAATAAGCTCTAGTAGGTTTCTTATTTCCTGTAAAATCCTCTGAGTTGAATTCTATAAATCTATCAGCTTCATCTTTACTTTCAAATAACATCTTAGCTCTATTAGCTAATGGACAATAAATTCTATTCTTTTTTGGTTTCATAATATTTTAATTTATATGTTTTCATCATTAATAAGGCTTTTAGATTTTCCTTGAGATTCTTATATATGATATAAAAATAATAATAAAATAAAATAAATTTAAAACAAGAAAAAATTATGGATCCTTTATTTGGAATGATTTTTTATTTTAGTATAGCTATAACAATTAGCTTTATTTGTAGTGTTCTTGAAGCAACATTATTAAGCACACCGACTTCATTTATTCAGTCTAAAATCGATTCTGGTTCTAAGGCAGCAATAAAATTTATGAAGCTGAAGAATGAAAGGGTAGATGATGCTATCTCTGCTATTTTAACACTAAATACAGCTGCTCATGCAGTAGGTACAAGTTTAGCTAGTATAGAGGCTGTTGAGATTTTTGGAATGAAATATTTTGCAATTATCTCTGGAATAATGACTCTATTAATACTAGTACTCAGTGAATTAATACCTAAATCAATTGGAGCACATTATTGGAAAAGAATGACCTCAATTACAGCTAATATATTAACTTGGATAATTTATATAACATATCCTATAGTCTGGATATCAAGATATGTAATGGCTATATTCTCACCAAAAACAGAAGAAGCAACTGTTTCTCGAGAAGAAATATCTAGTATGGCAACAATTGGAGAACGAGAGAAAATATTTACAGGGAGAGAAAGTAAAATAATTAAAAATCTACTTGCTCTTGATAAATTAACTGTTGGAAATATAATGACTCCTAGAACTGTTGTAAAATCTTTCGATGCTAATACTTTTCTTAAGGACTTTCCAGATGAATTTGAATTTTCTAGAATACCAATATGGGAAGATACTGAAGATAATATAATTGGAATAGCATATAAGTCAGACATATATCAAGATTATGATGTTTATCTGCCAGGGTTAACAATAAAACATACAGATTACGATTCTGATATTATATTTATTCCGGACTCATCTAGTGTTAATGTATTGTTTGAAAAATTTCTTAAAACTAAACAACATCTAGCAATAGTAGTAGATGAGTATGGAACATTTGTCGGAGTAGCTAGTTTTGAAGATGTTATAGAAAACTTACTTGGAATAGAAATAGTAGATGAAACTGATACTGTTGAAGATTTACAAAAATTAGCAAAAGAAAAATGGGAAGAGCGAAAAAGATCTATGAATGGTTGAAAAATGTATTATGGATAATAAATCGCCAGAAAGATAAGGATTATATTAAAATCAATGAAAAGATTAATATCATCAAGAAAAATATATCAACTGGAGAGATTGATTTTTATCCACAAATAACCTATAGGATTGGTACTAAAGTTAAAGTATATATTCCTATAAATGATGCTTGGATGTTTGATTGTGCTGAATTTATTGGGACAGTACTTGGATCTTATATTTCTAGTAAGAAAGAAGCAATGTCTGATAACGATATAACGTACTTAATTTATGCAGAGTATTATGAAGTTGCTGGACGTCGTAAATACTTGAATAAAGTTTTTCAGATTAGTTCTCAAGATTGTACAATTTGTGGAATCAATGAAGAAAAGAAGAAAAAAGGAATATATACAGTAAAAGATATGTATAATGATATAAAAACATTTTGTAATAATAGTTGCATTTTATCTGATGAATGTAGCGAAGATTGTCCATTCTACCATTATGAAGCAAATAAAACTAGGAAGAAACATTTATCCTGATATTGAGTTATCTGAAGTTGATAAGTTCTTATTTCAGTATGGAATAAAAATGGGATTCTTATTTGATGATGGAGTAGAATTCTTTATTCCAGATCATATAATGACCAAAAATTATCCAGGGGACTTATCATTTTATCGGGAAGGTTTTAATAATCCAGATCTAATATTTGTAATATCTTTTGGAGAATTATTATTTCTGGATGGGGTTACAGAAAAAGAATTATTTAAAATACCAATATATGATTAGTAAATGGTTTGAAGTTAGTGTTGATTTATTTAATATAATTTTTGATACTTACTGGAAAAATAAAAAATCTTGGACATATGATAATATTATAGAAATTCAAAATCCAAGATCTATCCTAAGTGATCAACCATCTGAAAGATTATACTTAGGATATAAAATAAATATAGAAGATTACAAAAATGTTTTCACTAATTTTCTTAAGATACATACTATAGAAGCTCTTAAGGAATCAGGTTGTACAGTTCCTAATACTTACATGTCTATATGTATGATAACTAGTTTAGGACCTGATATTATACCTCTTCAACATGTGGATAAGCACTATAAGATTGTACTAGATACATGTTATGGAGAAGATCCACATCATCAACTTGAGAGTTTCTTACAAAGACCATTAACATCTTGGTATGTAAAAGAGAATGATAAATATATAATTGGAGGAGAGTATCCAGTAGAAGATAGGTTTATAAGATTTAGGTTAATTGATTATACATCATGGAAAGAAATGATTGAAAAATATCAAAAAGAAGATGTATTATCCTATCTTTATCCAGAAGATGATATTCCTAAAAAATTATTAATGTTATCAGATCAGAATCCCTCAAAGCCTTATATGTGAAAAGATAATAGATCATAAGTGAAATGTCTACTCGAAGAAAAACTCGGGTAGACTTTTTATTTAAAAAAAAATAAGAATATGGAAAAAATTATTAGAAAAATTAAATTACAATTAAAGGCAACAATAACTAGGTTTATTTGTTGGTTAAGTTATGGAATGGGGTGTTATAGAAGTGTATCAAATACCCTAGAGATTTATAGAAGTTATACATTCGACAACTTAAAAAAAGAATTAAATATATTACTGGAGATATATAGCCTTACCGAACTTGATTGTGAATATCTTAAGAAAATAGTATCTGTTAGGGCGTCTTCTGGAATTCTTAGATTATTGGAAATGCATGAAAATAAGAAAATGCAAATAACCTATAATCATCTAGAATTAAAGAAGATGATTGAAGACACTTTGGGTATAAAAATTGAAGAGATGGATTGGGGTGAATATAGATATCAACAGAAACTAAGACCATTGTTTTTATGGAATATAGGAAATGGTGAGAACGAAATAAAAAGAAAGCTTGAATTGTATAACATAGTATTATTAGTAATGGAGGAAGACTAAGGTTTTCCTCTTCATTTTTCTCCTTGAAATTCTTATATATGAAATTTAAATTAAAAAATATGAAAAAGAAATTATTAACATTATTAGCGTTAACAACATTATTGTTAGTAAGTTGTGAATCCGTTGAAAAGGTCGAAGATGTTAGTTCTTCAACAACAGTAACAATTAATCTTCCTAAAGGCGAAAAGTTTATAGATCTTAAACCAAATAACAACTCTTTAATAACTTCTGATACTTTAGGAAATATTAATGTATACTTATATTCCCCTACCAATAAAAATTTAATATTAATTTATAAAATAAAACAACAATGAAAAAGAGAACATTAATATTTTGGGGAATTATAATCATAGCTGTAGCATATATAGTATTTGTATTTATTTTCCCAGAGAATAAAAGAACTGTATTGTTTGGAGGAACTATGGAAGTAAAAGTAGAACCTGGCCAAAAAGTAATAACAGCTACATTTAGAGGAACTAGTTTATTTTATATGACTGAACCTATGGACTCTGGATATATACCTAAAACAAAAACCCTCCATGAAAAATCCGGCCGTGGTATAATCGAATCTGAAGTTAAATTTATAGAAAGAAGATGATAACGAAATATAATAGTAGAAATCGAGTATTTAGTATAACTCTCTCCCAAGAAATAATGGAGAACTACTTAAAGAAACGCGGATATCAAATTTCTACATTCTCACAAGTAGCTAAGGATTTTGGATATACGGCCGGAGAACTTATGGAGGAATTAAAACTATATCCTAGTACGTTTGATTATAAAATAGCATACCTCCCAGAAGAAAAAGAGGAAGTATATCGAAAGTTTATAAAAATTATAGAAGAACGAAGAGAAAGAGAAGATACTAAATATTCTTCTGGAGGAAAATGGTTTTGGTATAACTGTGCGGAACTTGATCTCTTAAATCATATAGTAGATCTTAAAGCGAGAGCAATTATGAAGTCTGAATTTATAGAACGTATTATAAATTATGATTGAAGCTATAGAATTATTAACAAAACTAGAATGTGAAATTGATTTATTAATTAAATTATTAGGATATGAACAGAAATAAAAAAGCGTTAGTTATCTTTCATAGGGTAGATTTTGATGGAACATCCAGTATGTGTATAGCAGTAAAATCACTATACGATGAAGGGTACCAAGTAGATAAAACCGGATATAATTATGGAGATGAAATTCCAGAAATGTATGTAGATAAGAATGGAAGACCCTATGACCTGATCTGTATGGTTGATATAAGTTTCCCTCCTGAAATTATGTTACAGGTTTGGGAACACTATGGAGATAACTTTATATTCATAGATCATCATGTATCATCCATCGAAAGTTCTATACAAAATAACTACACCGGAATTAAAGGTATTCGTGAGATTGGACCAGCTGCTTGTGAATTAACTTGGAGATTTTTCTGTCCAGGTCAAGATATTCCAGAATTTATTCGACTTCTTGGAGTATATGATACTTGGAGAAAAGATGAAGTTGGAGAGGATGATTGGCAAGATGTAATACTTCCTTTACAGAGTGGTTTGAAATTTAAATATGGCTTAAATCCTGATACGTGGCTCTATGAATTTCCTAATCTATGTTTCTGGGAAAATAGATTGACAGAAGTAATAGAACTTGGAACTATTCTTAAACAAAATCAGGATAAAATTAATAAAGGAGTAGTTAAATCATTCTCATTTCCCGTTACTGTTGCTGGAAAATATAGAGGAGTTTGTGTAATAGGAACTGCATTTTCAAGTACAGTCTTTAATTCTGTCTTAAATGATTATGATATTTATATAGTATGTAATCGAAGAGATAAAGGAGTATATAGTATATCAATGTATAAAGAACCTGATCGAATTCCAGAATTTAGTTGTGCTGGATATAGAGGCATTATTTTTGGACATAAAAGTGCTGGAGGTGGTACTTTAAACTTTGAACAATTCAAGACTTTAATAGAGGATTGTGAAATTTAAAACTTATAAGAACCAAGGATTTTATTTCCTTGGTTTCTTTTTTCTTGATACATTTTTATGAGGACTAAGGAACCCATTATCATACCTTCCGTTCACCACTAAAGGGTTCACTCCAGGGCCCTACGGGCTCTAGATTGAATAAACTATATAGGGAATAAATAGATTATAAGAATTCGATCTCCTCCCAAAGGGAGATCGAATATATTAAGTGGAACTTTTTTAATCGAAAATAGATTTACTTTATATATGGTCAAATATGTCCTATTTAAATGACAATTTTGCGCTTCTACTAACTTTAAATCCTTACAATTGAATGAAGATTATAAAGGGTATCCTTAGTCTTCGATTTTATGTAACTGGATTCTGTATTAAAAAGAATCTATAAATAATAAATTAATTAAAAACTTTATAAAATTATGACTAAAGATAAAATTATTGTACCTAGAGGAATTAGGTATATAGGAGAGTGGAAAGATTTCTGCTTTTCTAATTTTCTAAGTAAATGTATTATTAATAAACAATTACCTGGATGTGGTTTTACTGAATACTGTATTAATGGTCCTGAGAATGTAATACTTTGTTCTCCTAGAAAAATGCTTTTAAAGAATAAATATGATCAACATAAAAATGATATTTATTTAGTAATTAATGAGATGGATAAAGATCCAGATGTGGATAAGGATATTAGTAAGGATATTAAAAATCCTAATTTAGATGAAGATTATCAAGAAAAGAAAGATAATTCTGAGATCTATGAAAGATTATATAGAGAAATTGATACTTATACCTATCAAAGATATCTAAATAATCAACCAGCTAAGATTCTAGTAACATATGATTCATATAGAATCGTTAAAGATATTCTTGAAAAAATTAGAATATTTGATAGGTTTATAACTATAGTAGATGAGTTTCAGAGTATTTTACACGATTCTAGATTTAAAAGCAATACTGAAATGGGATTTTTGGAATATCTTAAACAATCACCTACTGCATACTTTGTATCAGCTACTCCTATGATGGATGAATATCTAGAAATGTTAGATGAATTTAAGGATCTCCCATATTATGAATTAGATTGGTATAGTTCAGATTCTAGTAGAGTAATCAAACCTTCATTAAAAGTACTTACAATGAAATCAGTAGGTACAAAAGCAGAAGAAGTAATTCAATCCTATCTATCAGGAGATTTTGAAGAAGTTGTTGTTCTTAGAGATAGTGTACCTACTAGAGTAATATCAGATGAAGCAGTATTTTATGTAAACAGTGTTAATCATATTATATCTATCATCAAGAAAAATGAATTAACTCCAGAACAATGTAATATATTATGTAGCAATACTCCAGAAAATCTAAAGAGAATACAAAAGAAATTAGGAAAAGGTTTTACTATAGGAGAAGTACCTCTTAAAGGAGTTAAACCTAGGATGTTTACGTTTTGTACTAGAACGGTTTACTTAGGAGCAGATTTTTATAGTTTATGTGCACGTAGTTTTATATTCTCAGATTCTAATTCAGACTGTTTAGCAGTTGATATTGCAGAAGATCTTCCACAGATACTAGGTAGACAAAGGTTGTTTAGTAATCCTTGGAACAATTCAGCAACTTTTTATTATCGTACTACAGCAGATTATAGAGAAATGAAAGAGTCTGATTTTCAGAAAATTTTAAATAAGAAAACAGAAACTACAGAAAACTTATTATCAGTATATAATAAAGGAACTGATGAAGAAAGATATGATTTAGCGAAAAATTATTTATATGTAGCTAAGTCAGCAAGTTATAAAGATAATTATGTAGCAGTAAATAAAATAATTACCAGTACAGGTAATATTATTTTAAAACCTGTTATTAATCAGCTTGTAAAAGTTAATGAGATTCGAGCATTTAAAATTCAGCAAATTGATTATAAAGATAGATTTAGTGTATTTAGTAGTGTACACTCTAAACTTACTCCTGATGATATAGTAAATAGGGATGTAACTAGATTTTTCTGTATTTATGATACTTATACTACAATTCATGATAAACTTAAAATGTTATGTGAATATCCTGTTTCTAGAGAAGTGATAGATATAGTTCTTGGACAAATAGCAGATTCTGATGAAGTTAAGTCTTATTATCTGTCATTAGGTCCTACTAAACTTAAAGCGTTATCATACAATTCTCATAAAATAAAGAAAGAGCTTGGAATAGTAACATTTAGTCCAGAATTACTTAATAATACAATTCATCAAAACTTTAATCCAGGAGAGAAATATACACTATCTAATCTTAAAGCAAAACTAGGAGATTTATATTCTAGTATTTCTTATACTGCAGTGCCAAAAGCTAATGATATTTTAAATTACTTTGAGGTAAAGGAGTATAAATCTACTGAAGTTGTAGATGGAGAGAAAAAAAGAGTAAGAGGTTATGAATTATTATCTAGAAAGGAGGTGTGTTAATTATGAAGTTAGGTAAATTAATTTCTAAAGCAATATCTTGTATAGATTCTTATATTAATCCACCAACAGAAAAAGAATTAAAAGATAAGCATAAGACTGAGTTTTATGTCTATATATCCCAATTTCCTGGATTTATGGCAATGAATATATTGGATGAAATTGAGGAACTCGAAATGGATATTTTATCAGAGGATTATTATAATATAAGAGCTGGAAAAACGTGGAAGGTTCTTATATTATATCAAGGAACTTCAGATTGTTTGGGAAATATAAATAAAGTTCTAAAAGAAGATTTGGAATATTTTAGGAAACGAGTGATAAAATTAAATGAAACGTACTTAAATGGGGAAGTTTCAAGTATGGAAAATTATGATAGAAAGATCCTTAGGTGGTGTTTTCAGTCAGAAGATCCAGAATTTAGTAGTAAATTTTTTAAATATTTAAATAAGTTGTTAAATGGTAATAAAACGTAAATTATTCTCTAAAGAAGTAGAGAGAAAGAAATCTGATAAAGGATGGGATGCTGCTTTAGGAGCTGGTATTGGTGCTACAGCTGGAGTTGCTGGTAAAATGAAGCTTGAGAAGATTAATTCAATTAAGAAATTAAAAAATGCTACTAATGCTAGAATAAATAAAGTTCATGACTATCGAACTGAGAAAGTAGAAACAGAGATGCAAAGGAGAATTAATGCTTCTGTTGATCCTTTTGAAAAATCTGTTTTAGACGAAGTTAAAAGAGGTAAACATAAGATAATCAATGATAGTCGTAAAAATATGATAGAAACAGTTGGAAAGAAGAAACGAAAGCTAAAAATTGCGACAGCTGCTATCCCAATTGCTGGAGCTATTATTGGTGCAGTTTATGGTCGTGATAATAATCTCAAGAAACAAAGAGATAAAATAGAAGATGCTGCAGGAGATAGAGTTGCAGATATTGTTAGAGGAAAGAAAGAAAAATAAATATAAAAATTAAATTATTATGTCAACAAGAAGTACTATTTCAGTTAAGATACCTACCGAAATGATTGGAAAGGTATACGAGAACATTCACGGACATCAAGTTTGTCTGGAAGGAGAGTATATGGTTATTTACTGTCATTTTGATGGTTACTTAGATGGTGTTGGAGAGATTTTGCAGTGTTATTATAATTCATTTGAGAAAGCTTTTGAGTTAATTCTAGGTGGTGATATCAGTTCCATCGCAGAGTCTCCTGAGGGTTGTGACTATTATGTTCGAAGAGGTGAGAGTTGGGAGAATAACAAACCAGCTTTTTCAGATAAACCACCTAAGAGAGTTGAAGAGTATTTATATATCTTCGAATCAGGAAAGTGGTATGTTTATAATGGGTATAATTGTAATGGACCGCTGGAGGATTATCTCAGCCCGGAAATCTCTTCAAAAGATGACATGATTTCGTTACCTAAGAATTTTTGTTATTATTTACATGGTTATTTATCTGGGCTGTCATCTACCCAGCGAGAAGATAAAGGACTTGATTCTATAATTAAAACATTGGAGGGTTATTTAGATGTTTAGAGTAATTATTTGTGGTTCTAGAGAATTTGATGATTACGATCTTCTTAAGGAGAAGTGTGATCTTATTTTATCAAGAAAAGCAGCAGACCCAACGGAAAAGATTGTGATTGTTAGTGGATGTGCTAGAGGTGCTGATAGACTTGGAGAAAAATATGCTGAAGAAAAAGGTTATGAAGTTTTGCGTTATCCAGCTGATTGGGATAGATATGGAAAAAGTGCTGGGTATAGGAGAAATAAACAAATGGCAGAAGTGGCTAATGCATGTATAGCTTTCTTTAGTTCGGTTGCAGAGAATAAAGGAACTAAGAATATGGTATCTCTTGCAAGGAATATGAATCTTCTTGTAAGGGAGGTAAAAGAAGAGGGTTAAAAGCCTTATATATGTAATAAAAATAAATGTGAGAAATAATATGAAAACAGTAAAAGTAATTGTAGGTACCTCTGTAATTATTGGAGGTATATATTTAATATATAAAGCAGTTAAGAAGACGAATAGTGTAATAGATGGTGTTTCAGAAGTAAAAAATAAGATGAACACTTTTATACAAGATCAAGCAATTAACTGGATGAAAGATATTAATAAGAACTTAGAAACAAAAATAAAGGAAAAAGAAGACAAGTTACTAAACGATAAAGAAAAGAATTAACGGGTTCTTTTAAGTTTGTAATATTGTTGTACCCTATTTAGTCCATCGGTCTGTGAAGATAGATGGATTTTATTTTTCTTCCTTTTTGAGTCCTTTAAAGCCTTATTAATGTAGAGAAAGAAACTCCTTAAGCTAACAATGAAATAGCTTAGGGAGATTTTTTATTAATAAACTTAAAAGAGAATAAAAATGGAAACAGGAGAAATTACAAGACAAGCAAAACAAAGCTTAACTATCTTTAAAAAAAACAACTTCATGAATGTCAGTGTAGAGAGAATCGATTAAAAGAATATTATGAAAAGAAGTGGCTGACAAAGAAAGAGTTTTTAAAGAAAATAAGAAAGCAGAGAAAGAAAAGAGCAAAGTTTGCAGAAAAGTATCTCACTAAATATAATGAATTTAAGAATCTTGGAGAAAAGATGTCACTAGAGCAAGAAAATTATGCTAGGGATGCAGATATAATAGTAAGTAGTTGGTTTATAATAACTCACCAATCATTACCTAAATTATTTATCTTAGCTGGAATGGTATCTGTTATAATGAAGAAAATAACTAAAGATTTTTGGTTATTGAGTGAGAAGAAAAAAGAGAGGGAAATTTAATCCCTCTCCATTTATTTTTTTTTTATTTAAAGCTTACAACTGGGAACTTAGTCGCGTCATAAGATAAACAGTAATCACCTTCTGGACCAGCTACAGCATCTTGACATACCATAACTACTTGACTTTCATTTTTAGTGCCACAAACTGAAGCAGGATCAGCTGGATTAATCTTTACTCCAGCATGAACTAAATTATTAAAGTTAACAGTAATCTTACCGTCACCAAACAAGTTATTAGCATTAACCTCTTCTTCAGTCTTATTAGTATAATCTTCGCAAATCAAGAAACCTTGCCATGGAGCTCTAGTTTCCCATTGATCTACAGTACAGTTATTAATATTAACAACTACACCAGAAGCATTAGACTTATTACTTAATCTAAGAGCATTACTGATCTTTTCGAAATAACAGTTATTCAATGTAATAATAGCATTGTCTTGAGTACCGAATACTAAGATAGCATTATTACTGAATTCACCTTGGAATTTACAATTATCGAACAAGATATTTTTCGGAAGTACAGAATTGCTTGCTAGACCAATCTCAATACCGTTATAAACTTCAGATGCATCAAATACCATATCTTTGAATACGATAAATTCAGCATTATTTACGCTTATTACAGTATTTCCATTAGCTTTCGGGAATGAACCTGAAATATTTAGATCTTTGGCTTCTACATCACCAGCATTCAATTTAAGTCTAGCATTATCACTTACTTTAATTGATTTTAATGAGATAGACTTACCAACGATTTCAGCATTTTCATTAATAGATCCTGATACGATATAATCCTTAGAAGAATCTTTCAATTCACCAGCAGAACCGTCAACACTTACAACTTCAGTATTTGTTTTAGTAAGAACATCAACTTTACTTTGAAGAATTTGAACTGTTGCATTCAAAGCTTCAAGAGTATTGCTAAGACCAGCTACATCAGATACATATGCAATTTGATTTGCTTCAGGTCCAGACTGTCCAGCTTCTTGAACTGTAGGTCTTTGTCCCTTAGGAGTATTGATATTGGTTAAAGTATAAGGAGAACCAACATCAACAACATTCCATCTATTTAACTGAATCAAACTAATTGATTTACCACCTACATTTACTTTATTTTCAAGATCCTCTGAATTAGAACGTGCATTGATCAATTCATCATTATCAAGTGTAATGACTTTTTTATCTCTACCTTCATAAGTAGATGTTGTAAATTTCACTGCACTAGCTAAATTTGCTTCAATTTCTGCTTCTTTTTCAGTTGCTCTTGATACTTCTGTTACAATTGCATCTGCATTTGCTTTTTCTGCTTCTCTTGCAGTAGTAGCTTCAACTTGGAGGTCATTCTGAAGTTGAGTATCTGCAGTACTTCTAGCTTCTATTTCAGCTTCTAGATTCGTGTTAACTTCAGTAATATCTTTCTTTACTACGAGTTCATTTTCAGGAGCTATACTAGCAGAATTACCTACACCATAGAATATACCATCAGGAGTAGCATTAAGTCTTGCACCCACATTAGTTGATTTCTTCTTAGAATAAATTTGTACATGAATTCCATCATTACCATCATTTACTCCAACGAAAGAGAGAGTGTCTTTATTACTATTATAATATTGAGAACCTCCTCCATCTGTTTCGTTCCATATTCTAGCATATGAACCATCAGCATGTTTATAAGAGGTATCAAAATTACCACTCTCTTCTTTATCTGTGTTAGTCCAGATTCTACCAAGAATATTAGTTAATACTTCATTAGAACTTTCAGTTACTTCTTCTTTAGTAGCTAATCCTGAAATATCTTGATGTTCAGTCAGATATCCCTTTGACTCTACCCATGTTTCAGTAGCCAAACCTTCTAGACTTTGATGTTCTGTAATAAACTTAGCATCAGCTTCTTCCTTAGTATAAACATCTATAGAATTAGCTTTTTTAGCAAGTTCGGTAGTTACAGTTCCAGCGAAATCAGGATCATTACCAAGAGCATCTGCAAGTTCTTTAAGAGTATCAAGAGCTTCAGGAGCAGCAGCAACTACTTCTTGAATTCTAGCATCAACTTGAGAAGCACTCTGATAGTTAGCATCATTTTCAAATTCAGATACTTTAGTAGGAACATTACCGATCTTTTCTTCAAGTTCAGAAACTTTAGTATCAGTAGCACTCATATAAGCTTCAAGATCAGATTGAGATGCCTTAAGATTAATATTATCTTGAAGTTCGGCTGCTTTAGTTTCTAAATCTTCTGAAAGAGCAATTCCTTTAGAACCATTAAATAGAGGACGAGGTTCAGATCCAACTAAGTTAAGATCCATACCAGCAGAGCCAATCTCTACTTTATTCTCGGGTGTTACTTTAGCTAAATTAAATCCAGCTACACCATCAGAGTTTACACCACTTAAAGAATCACCATTAGCAAGTTCAATAGTTTTAGCACCTGATTCTAATTCTTTATATGAAATGTATTTATCGTTAGCTGCTTCAATATCTTCAAGTAAAGCAATTTCCTTATCATCATTATATGTAGGACGAGCTTCAGAACCGTTCAAGTTGATTTTCACACCAGGAGCACCAAAATCAGCTACATCCCACTTAGACAGCATTACGAGATTATGACTAGTTCCATCAGTAGCGACTCCAGAGATATTGTCGTAGTTAGCTAATTGAATAGTCTTACGATCTTCTCCGAATTTCTGATATTTAACAGCCTCTTCAAGTTCAGTTTTATCTGCTTTTTCAGCTAATTTATCATTAATAGCATTAACTTGGAAATCTACATCTGCCTGATTTGCTTTAAGAGCTACTTCACCTTGAACAGCTTCAAGTTCAGATTTATCAGCTTTTCCTTCTACAGCAGCTTTAAGTTCTTCGATATCAGAAGAAGAAACTTGAATATCTTTAACCAGAGCAATTTCTTCAGTATCGTTATAAGTAGGTCTTTCTGCAGAACCGTTCAAATTCAATTCAAGACCGGGAGCACCAAAATCAGCCTTATCCCATTTAGATACCATAGCAAGATTATGTCCAGTACCCTTAGTATCGATGCCTGAAATAGAATCATAATTAGCTAGTTGAATAGTCTTACGACCTTCACCAGATTCTTTATATTCTACAACGCTATCTTTATCTGCTTTGCTATCAAGTTTTTCAGAGATAGCATCAACATCAGACTTGTCAGCTTTTTCAGATAGAGCTTCCTTGATTTCTTCTAAGTCAGCAGAGCTATCAACAATATCACTCAAATATGCAATCTTATGAGCTTCTTCACCTGATTGACCTGCTTCTTGTACAGTTGGACGTACATCTTTCGGAGTATTGATATTAAATGGGACGCTAGAAGAACCAAAATCAGCTACACCCCAACGATTAAGCTGAACGAGACTAGATGTACCACCTTCTAAGTTACCACCTAAAATAACATCACCATTCTTAAGAACAATAGCTTTACGTTCTGGGAGATTAGAGTCAGCTACATCTTCATATTTAACAGCTTTCTTATTAATAGCATCGATAGAAGAAGCAAGATTTTCATTAACTGTTACTAGGTTAGCAGCAACTTCTTGAACATTCTTCTTAATTTCATTGATACCTTCTACTTTAATACCTGCTTCAGATACACTCAAGTAAGATTCACTGGAAGGATCTAATTTAATAGAGAATCCATTTTCAATTAATTCAATACCATTACCAGCTACGTAAGTATCAACCAAAGAGCTAAGATCAACTACTGAAGTTTGTTCTCCTTCAGAAGTGTTAAATACAAAGGTCAATGATTTATCTTCTGCAGAGTACTCAACAGATTTCAAGAATTGGTCTGCAGGAATATTAATAGTACCAGCAATTTTATCACCTACTTGAAGTTCATAAGTTAAGTCATCTTTCTTAACTAATGCAATAGTTTCCATATTGCCATGAACATCTTCAAGAAGGGCAATTTGTTTGGAATCGTTATAAGTAGGTCTTTCAGCAGAACCGTTTAAGTTGATTTCTACTGAACTAGAACCTAGATCTACTTTATTCCACTTAGAAACCATAGCAATATTCACAGCACTACCATCAGTAGTTTTTCCGCAAATATTATCATGATTGTTTAGGAAAATAGTCTTACGTCCAGGATTTTGTTCAGTTGCTGTATCTTCATATTTAACAGCTTTTTCAAGTTCTGGACGTATCTCATTATTGAGTCCTCCGTTTATGGTGCTGAAACCGTCTGCAACATTCTTATTGATATTATTAACAGCTTCAACAAGATTATTGTTTACAGTTGCAATATCAGCCGCATTTTTTTCAATTTTTCCTTCAAGTTCAGTGAGATCAGCACCTTCACCGTTTACTTTTTCAGCTAATTCATCAATAGCTGCTTGAAGTTTAGCATCGCCTTCTTCACGATTAGTTACTTCAGCTGCAATACCATTATTAATAGTTTCGATAGCCTGAACAAGATTATTATTCAGAGTTTCGATAGAAGAAGCTACATTTTCGTTGATTTGATTTACCATTCCATCAACACGAGAAGCTTCTGATTCAATTTTTTCAGATAACTTAGCGTCACCTTCTTCACGGGCACTAGCTTCTTCAGTTACCTTATTTTCTAGAGCAGAGAGTTGTTCTTGGATATCACCTGGAACTTCTCCACCACCTGTAGACGCGATATCGTATACAACTCCGTCAACACTAATCTTAGAGATTTTTTCGCTCATAATTTATTCTTTCTTTTAATTAAACGTTTAATAAAATTTTCTTAATCATTTACAAGACCTAGGGTAGAATCTTTGTAAGTTACTGTTTCATCGTAGATCATCAATGTATCTGGGGATTTGAAACTTGCATGATAACTATTAGGAAGGTATAATACTCCATTCTTGACATAAATTTTATTATTTTTGTCTTGAGTATCTGGATCTGTACCATTTACTTCCTGAATAGTTTTGCAATAGACTTCATAAATCAGCGGAAGATTGTAACCTATATCCCCGAACGCATTGTAATCACTTCCAGGGTTGAATCCACAACCACAGTTGCAAAAATCATTCATAATATTTTAATAATTATTATATATTAAATAAACACTACACATTTCTTAAGAAAACAAAAGAACAACTACAAAATTTCTTTTATAATTGTTCTATGTCATATATTAGGGTTTAGGTTTCCTAGGAGCGCAAAAACATCATTTGGAGAAAGAAAAAAGAAGGGAATTAACCCTCCTTTATTTTTACATTTATGTTTCCAGTTAAAATGAAATAATCTATATCTATATTCCAACAAAGACCATAATGTTCTATTACATCACTTAATTCAATATAAGTATGATAACCAAGATTATATATAGACCTTATTTCTTTTACTGTACGAGTTGCAATATCACCTAATGTTTTCATATTCTTATGTTGAATATCATAATCTACTAAAGTATTAAGTGCTCTACGAGAAAGATTTAAGTCTCTTATACTAGTTTTTAATAATCTCATTCTCTTTTCTTGCTCTTCACTTAAAGTAACATCAATATTCTCTACATTTTTGATTCTCTTAAGTTCAGCTAATTCTATGTCTTTGGCCATGTTCTCTTTTGTTAACTTTTCAAGTTTTTCGAGAACTAGTTTATTGTTATCATATAAAAATTTTATATTATCATTAATATATTTAGTAAAATCACTTTTTGTCAAACCATAAGAATCTGCTAATTTCTTAATTTCATCAACATTCTTTTCTCCTTTTCCTTTATTAATAGAGTTAAGAAAAGTTAAGTATTTCCATAAAATTTCATTGATGCGGTGAAAATCTGAGTTATCATTATAGTAATGAATATTGTCTATTAAAGATGCAATAATTAATTCTTTGCAGTGTGAGTATCTTCTATATCCAATTCTTATAAATCTTGTAACATCTTCTACTTCTTTGATCTCTTTTTTCATTTTTTCGATCTTTTCATCTAGCTGGCGTTCTAATTCTCCTAAATCAGTTGTCTTTTTAGATAAACTGCTTTCCAATAAATCAATCAGAGTTTTCTTATCTACATATGTCATATTTTTAATAACTCTGATAGTAATTAAACCAGATTTACCCCAGTTTGTAATAGTTTGTGTACTTACTTTTGCTAACTTTGCAGCATCAGTTCTTGTAATCCATTTTTCTTTTTTCATCTTCTTTTAAATTTTAATTTATACACTAATAAGGCTTTGAAGAAGAGCCTATTTTCCTTATAAATGATTATGAAATATTTTTATTATGAAAAGAATAAAACAAGTAATTAGAAAAAATCTACCTGAGACTAATAGTAGTTCGTCTCACTCTGTAGTAATCTGTGTTGATCCTAATTCATTGGTTGATACACTTCCTATGGATTCAGAGGGAGTTATACATGTTCCTAGAAGATCTGAATCATTTGGTTGGGAGTATGAAAAATATAATGATCCAATGACTAAACTTCAATATGTATGTGGTATAATTTGGAAATATAAGAGTAATCGGAAGAAAGTAAAACTCTTAAAAGAAATTGTCCTAGGATATACTGGAGCAAAGGATATAGTATTTGACTGGGAAGAAAACAGGTCAAGTGATGATATTGTTGAAGAGGATGAGGATTATTACTGGGATTCTGGTGCTCCTGAGATAGATCATAATAGTTCTGATATATTTCCTGAAATTATGGAATCAGCTAGATCAATTAAGAATTTTATATTTAATTCAAGATCTTGGCTATATTTAGGAAATGATAATTCAGATGCTCCAGAGGGTTTCTATGAAGAAGAAACTGATGACCCAGAAATTATCGTTAGTGTTGATTATGGAGGAGATATAGGTAGAGTTGATTTTGAATATAATAAATCAGTAGGTTGTGATATAGAGAATTATCTGAAAAACGAATCTTTAATTTCAGATATAGTTTATAATATCAAAACCAAAAAATTTGAAAAAAATCTTGGAATGGAAAAGTGGAGAGGATTTCATAGTGATAATCAGCTTACTTTTAGACCTATTTCTCTTAGTGATAGAAAATTATATTGGATTAGTGAAAGTCTGGAAAAAGAGATTATAAATAAAATAATAACGAAAGGTGATGGTAAAAAACAAAAATCAACTTTACTATACTCACTTTCTACAAATGAAAATGAAATCTTTAAGGAGTTAATAAAAGATACTCAGACTTGGGGATCTCATTGGATTAGTTTACCATATACAGTAATGACAAAAGAGTTTGGCAAAGTACTATGATAACAGATGAATATTCTTATATAAACGGAAATTATTATGTTACTCTTAATAATTTATCAGGTACAAAAACTTATCGAGCATTAAGAAGAGGAGAGGAGCTTATTTCAAAGTTTCCTGATTCTATAGATTTGAAAATAACAAATAAGTGTTCTATAGGATGTCCATTTTGTCATGAATCTAGTATCTCTGAAGGAAAGTCTTTTGACCTACAGAAAACTATTGATGTTTTATCTCAGCTTCCTAAAGTTGGAATAGAATTAGCTATTGGAGGTGGAGATGTAACTGAAGATTCTGTTATAGATGATTGTGCTGTTTTATGTAAGTGGGCAGATGATAATGGATTTGTTCCAAGACTTACCATAAATTCTAGGTCTTTAAATACTGAAGAGAAGCGTAAGAAATTTCATGATAAACTTGATATGGTAAAAGTATTTGGAGTAAGTATTGATAGGTTTGATGAAAAGTTAATAAATACTTTAGAAGATGAATATACTACATATTTTAAAACAAAAGTATATCATATCATTGCCGGAATATTTCCCCCAGAAGATCTCCAAGAACTGATAACGTCTGGAAGACAAGTATTAATTCTTGGTTATAAAAATTGGGGAAGAGCTCTCGGCAATCCACCCAAGTATGATCTTAAGGAGTGGGAAAAGACTTTAAAGAGAATTTTGTATACTCGACAAAATAATCTATCAGCTACTATAGGATTTGATAATTTAGCGATAGAACAGCTTGGAGTACGTGATTGTATAACAGAGGCTGATTGGAAGAGAATGTATATGGGAGATGAATTTACTCATACTATGTACGTTGACGCAGTTTCAGAAATATTTGCACCTACTTCTAGAGATTCATTTAGAGTTTCTTGGAATGATATGAAAATTTTAGAATTTTTTAATACTTATAAAAATGATAAAGTTAATAACAAAGAGTAGATATTATAAAATTCTTGGAAAGGAAATTTATAAAGACTATGTAAAATATTCTAAAGTAGTATTTCCTGAAGAGAGATGGAGTAAGTTTCTTAGTATCTCAGAGTCTTCATGTATATATTTTCTTTTGGAAGAGGAAAATAAAGTTTTTGTATATATTCCTTCCCTCGAAGTATTATTAATTCCAGGAATGTATAAAAATTCAGATGACTTATATAATAAAATTTTAGCTTCAGAAACAACATTAAGTAATTGGAAGGTAAGTTTAATAAAAGAACTGAAACCCTCTGAACATAAGCAAGATTATATTTTGAATACTTTTAAAATAGGGAACTTTCAATGTCTTCTTGATAGAAGTACTTCTGAAATTGTGTATACTTCTGGGAAATATAGGTTGATTAATTCTGATTTTCCTGAAGATTCAATGGATTTTTCGTTAACTAATAATCTTGGAGATCCAGATGCTTATTGGAAAAGTACATATTTAGCATTTCCAGAGAAATCAGAGATAATGTTATCAGATAAACCTAAATTACAACTAATTGAAGATTTAATTGCAATTATATTAAATGAAAACGGAAGAAATTATCAAAGAACTGATAGCAAGAGTTAATAGTACTCTTAGTTATTATGAGAAAGATTATGTCAGTGTTAAGAGAACTCCATATGCTGAGCGAGAGAGATGTGTTAGCTTTGAACAATACATAGAAGCTAGGTTTAATTATGAGTGTTCTAAGATTCCAGAATTATATGATGCAGTAATAGCAACAGATGGACATTTATTTTCTTGTACAGAATTAATTGATCCTGATACAGCAAAAAGAAGGTTTACTACTGCATCAGTTGTTCTTGTAGATCCAAAAACGCTGATAGGAGCAAACGAAAATCTTATTAATGAGATATACAGGATTCATGATTATCTTGGAGGATCTTGTATAAAATTCAATAATGTTAAGAAAAAAATTAAGTTTACAATTGAGTAAAAGAGAAAAATTATGAAGAAAAATTCTTGGAGATTAACAAGTGATTTGATAGCTTATTTTCCGTGTGACTTATCAGTTTCAGCAGGGAAGCGTGTTTTTTTAGCCTCCCCTGAAAAAAAGTCTTATAAAGCGGCAGTACAAAAGAATATCGAATCTGCTTTTGATGAAGTGATTATTGAATCTAATTCATTTAAATTAAAAGTATCTAATGATCTTAGTGTTTATGTAAAGTGTGATGAATTTCCTGATCCAGAACAATATTACTTAGTTTGTAATATGTATCGGACAGCTTTTGGAGTTCCTATGATTGGCAATATAATTACTCAGGTTAAGAGTGATAAAGCTAATTTCGGAGACACAATATTTGAAGCAGTATTTTCAGAAGATTCTCAAGAAAGTGTTTATTTTATGACTCCTGAAATGGCGGAATATAAAAGTGCTTTCGAAGAGATGAAGCGTAGAATGAATTGTACTTTAAATAAAAAAGTAAAGAAGTGGATTCCTGGTGGAAGATATGATACATTAACAAATACGTATTATTATCTTGGAGAATTTAAGAGTAGAAAAAAGAACGAGTTAAATTCTGATTTTCTTGGAGATTCTTCAATGGTTCCAGCGTATCTATATGTTTCTGAACTTGGAGATGAGAAGAAAATCTCTGACATTCTAAAAACCAGAAAAATTGGTTCTGGACCGGAAGATATTCAGATTATGTACTCTCTTCCAAGCGCTGTAGATTCTGGAAATGTTTTGGAGAATGATATAACTTGTCTGAAAGATTATCAAAAATATATCTTTGATAATTCAATGAAGGAATATACAATTACTTCAGATTATGGATTTTCTAGTTATTCAAATCCTAAATATATTCTTGATATTCTTTCATTGAAATCAAGTGAATCAGATTCTTATGCAGATCTTATTCCTGAATCTGTTTCTGAAATGATTAAGAATATGTTACATGAAGTTGTATTATGTTCTTGGGATTTGAATAAGAATAGAGAAGACATTTATATTGGTGAAGGAAATAATAATGATAAGAATGCAGAAAACTTAGTAAGGAGATTTTATCAAGATTTTAAAGATGGAAATGCAATGAGAAATTTGTATTACAGAAAACTCTTTATAGATCTTGGAATAAATATAAATGAAATAGCAGTAGAGGTAGTAAGTCAAGGTAATCCAGAAAGTTTAATACTATCTGGAATTGAGAATTATGTATCTTTAGGAAGTATTTATTTTAAAAATCACTTTACAGATGCTTCCAGAAAGATTAGTAGACAAAGAATTAAATCAACAAATTATACTCTAGAGGTAGTTAAATTATCTGATTTATTCTCTGCTACACCTAATTTATTATTGGATATTAAAGATTTGATAGAAAACGCTAGAAATAATTTTGGATTAGGTGTAAGAACTTTTTATGATACTAATACCGGTACTAAAAAATCTCCGAAAATATATACAACAATTGAAGTAGATATTTTAGACTTGATTAAGTACTATGGAGGTATTAAAAATATTCCAGAAGTTATTGTAAATGAAATTATATCAAGTAAATTTTGGAATCTTCAAGTGTTAATTGATAAAGAAGGAGTATTAGAGTGATATGGCTAAGCAAGAGAATTTATCATTTACAGGAGAAGTTGTTGAAGAGCTCGGGAATTCTATGTTTTCAGTAGAATTAGATTCTATGGAGCATCAAGTATTATGTACTATATCAGGTAAAATTAGAAAAAATTATATAAGAATTCTAGCAGGAGATAAAGTGAAAATTGAAGTAAGTCCTTATGATTTAACAAAAGGACGGATTGTTACTAGATTATCTCTTATAGAAAATAGTGATAACAAAAATAGTAGTAATAACAAAAAGAAATCAAAAAAGAAATGATTAAGTACAACGTAACAAACAGTATGATCGGTAATATTTATCCGATTTTTTTGAGTAATAACAAACTAGTCGAAGATCCATCATACTATCTGTACAGAATTGTGAGTCCTAGTTTAAGTCCAGATCTTATTCCATATATATCATTGGAAAAGATTAGTGAAAGAACAAAAATTGGAAATCCAAAAGAATTCTGTGATAGTCAAAAGAAAAAAGCTATTCGTGAACATTTAGATGTTATTTCTATGTGTCTTGGTAGTCGTGAAGGTCTTGAAGAAAAGGCAGTTGAGTTCTTGCAAGGAATTCTGTGGAGAGATAAACCAGTAATTGATAATGGTTTTCCTGGATTTCCGTTGATTGAAATGGAGAATGGTAATAATATCCAGAAATCAGTAATTATTGGTCTTAGAGATACAATGAGATGGAAGTATTATAAATTGTATCCTGGAAATTATGTTGATATTCTCTGGACTGCTAAGACTTATGCAGTATTTAAACTTTGTGGTGAAAAAGGAAAAGAGGAAGTTTGGATTGAACCAGTCGGATTATATAGTAATACAGATCCGAATATGAAAAATCCTCTTCCAGTAAATCTCGAATCTTTAGACTATCCTACCGATAGATGGTCTATTACAAAGGGTAAACTTTCTGAATTGAATCGAGCATTGAAGAAGCTTGAATGGGAAAGTTTTAATAGAAAAGAAATTTGCGTAGATTAATTATCATAATAGTTCTAGTCCTTGGTTGGAGTGTTTATAGCCCCTCCAAGGACTTAGATTCTACTCCATTAGCTACATTTTATTATGCTAGATCGGGAAGCATTACAGCAGATGGAAGTAAAGTTCATCCTGAAAAAGTTAAAACAGGTGAACATAGATGGATTGCAGTCTCTAGAGATCTCAGAAGGAGTGGGAAATTTAGCTTTGGAGATACAGTTCTAATACAGTCTAAGAAATGTCCAGGTTTAAATGGTGAATGGATAGTAAAAGATCTTATGGGTTCTAAGCATACAAATAGAATTGATTTCTTACTACATAAAGAAGAGATTGATTCTTTGAAATTTTGGATGCCACATAGAGTAGAAATAGTAAATAAAAAAGATAGTCTTAATCCTTTGGAAACATTGGATTGAGGCTCTTTATTTTTCTCCTTTGAAATTCTTATATATGATGTATAATAAAAAAAAGAACTATGAGAAAAAGAAACAAAATTAATCAATTAAGTGTTTTTAATCAAGTTAAAAGAGAGATTAAGCAGTTTAGCAAAGCATATTCACGAGGAGAAGCTTTGAATGAACTAATGATTAAGTTAAGATCTCTGGATGATACTTTTAGAATAAGAGATATGAAAAAGAAATTTCTTTATGAGATATCTAGATTATTTCATATTGAAGGTATTATTTTCGACCTTAAAAATATAAAAATGAAAGTTGAAAAAAGTTTTACTTTTCAAAATTCAGAAAAGCAAGATTTATTAAGAATAATTAATAGTGTCATCCTTAAATTTGAAATTATCAATAATAATTTTAAAACTTATCATCCTACAGTAAAATCAAGGGTAGAAAAGAAAAAGGTTTTAACATATTATCGAAAATTGTTTAATAAATGCGATCAAGCTTTAAAGAATTACAATAGAGAAAGAATTACTACTAAAGAAGTCGTTGATGCAATAGATGTAATCGCAAAAATAAAACTAAGTACTAGTGATAATATTAAATTAATAATACCACTTGCTGATAAATTTAAAAGTCGACAAATCGTTCAAAGATTCATAAACCTATCACAAAAATTGGAAAACAATCAAACTCTTAAACCAGAGGAAAAATATAACTATATAGATAGAATTCGAATGAATGGATTTAAATGTAGAACTATTATAAAAATAGTAGAAATAGAGAGATAAACATAAATATGAAAGGAGTGATTAAATTAATAGTCACTTCTTTTATTTTCCTTAAAAGCCTTATATATGATAAAATATTAATAAACTAAAAAAGAAAGGAAAATTATGAAAAGACAAATTTTACAAAACGTAATAAGTTTTGAAAAACCAAAAACAGTTTTAGTAGATGTAACATACGATTATGGCAACAATAAGAAAGTACAAGCGGTAGATGTTAGATCATTAGGTGGCTATATAGTATGTACAGAATATGAATATGGAACCTTATTAAATTCAAAAACTTTGTATATAGATAGATCTGGAGAGGTAGATAGAGAGATAAATAAAATACTTGAATATATCCCAGATGAAATATCATTTGAAAAATTAATGAAGCTGATAGGAAACTTGAATTGTGATATTTATAGAGAACATCCATTGACAGTTACTCATCATTTTTCACGCGGTATGTATGACTTATGTAGTGATGCGATACAATTAGGGGTAAATATAAAATTCCCAAAAGAGTTCTATGAAGAAAAGAATACTATTTTACTTAATCTTAAAACTTATCATAAAGGAGGTGGAATATATATGCACCTTTCTTGTGATGGGGTAGTAAATAGTCGTGGAAGTTTTATAGAAAGAATGTATCTTAATCATTGTGGAGAATACGAAGGATTATTCCGTGATGTGGAGGAAACAATGGAAAGTATATCAAGCGAGATTGTATTTCAAGTATGCCTGAGTCTATCAGGTTTATATCGCGATGTAGATTTTGAATTTAAAGCTGAATTAGTAATAAATAGATGTGAAGTGCATTTATTTGGTGATAATGAAATTGACAAAAAAGCGGAAGAATTTATAAAAAATGAAATTAATAAGGAATTATTAAAAGCAAGAAAAGAGGGAGAATAAATCCCTCTTTTTATTTTTCCCGTGAAAGCCTTATTAATGAAAAGAATAAATAAAAATAAAGATTATGAAAAAATTAACAAAAGAAGAAGCAGCAGAATTAAATGAATTATTCGAAACTAGTAATTTTAAACCAGAAATGAGTGGTCTTAGTTTATATACAACACTAACTCAGATAAATTCAAAGACAATTAAACCAGGAGAAAATAACCTTAGACTAATATCTATTCGAGGAACTGAGAAAATTTCGAAAATGATTGGTAGATTTATTACGAAGAAAAATAAAAAGCTAATTAAGATTACAGCTTATTCAAAAAGTGGAAAAGTTCTTAAGGAGTTTGATTTTAATTGTTCTACCTTATATATAGAGAAAGGAAGACAGTCAAAAGATATAGATGAAATTACTGGAGAGATTGGATTTATACCTTTAGTAGGAGATGTATTTGTTCCAAGGTCTCATTATATTGGATTTAAAGTACTATATGATAAAGAGGGGATTTAATTTCCCTCTCTTTTTTCTTTCTCCCTTGAGATTCTTATATATGATGTATAATATTAACAAAATAAATTATGGTAACAAAACAAGTAACAGGAATAGTAGTGGATAAATCTATTGAGAAGATTAATAAGGTAATCCATAAATGTACTAAGGGTTTATCAGCTGAATATGTAATTTCTAAAAGTCAAATAATTTCAATGCTTCGGAAAATTAGATCTTTCGAAATCCCGGATGAAGTATTTGATGATAAATCTTTAGCTGAGTATTATGCAGAAGAATTACTTAAGATTGACTTTCTAGAAAATATTAAACAAATTTTTAGAACAATTCTTAATAAACCTAATTTTTCTACTCTTGATCTTAGTAATATTCGAATAGAAATGGAATATTCATGTTTTAAGATTAATTCACTTATGAAAATTTTGAAAGAACGAGGAATTAATATATGGGGTGGTTCTTATCCTGCCATAAAAATTGATTTTATTTCTGAAAATGGTAATTATATAGTTAAATAAATTTATTATATTATGATTATTGAAGTATTAGCACAGAAATATCGCTGTGGTTGTGAGAAAGGAATGGCTGATTTAGTTATCCCTGGAATCTTGGTAAAACTTAATGCAGTAATAGAATGGGATTTTTGCAGATTTCCAGAAGAGATTAAACACGAGAAAAAAGATCCGGCCGACGAAAACTCAGAAGAAATTGAAGTAAGAACTGAGCTTAGAGATTTCTTAGGTGAAGATCCTGAATTAAAACCTGGAAATTGTTTCTTATATAAAGGTCAAGTGATAGCAGTTGATTCGGCCGATAGATTAATTCTCGTGGTTTCTGAAACTGGTTATGGAGCTCTTGATCGAATATATGAGGAAAACTTCAAGACGGAATTCGAAATGATCTTTAATGATTATGAGATTGAAGATGTTAAATGGGAGGTAAATGATACAGGAGAAGTTCCAACCGAATATGATGAAACCTATAAAGTACCATACAACCTCTATAATATCTGGAAAGAGAGGTTTGTTTCAGGTAGAGGATTTCTTTCCCCAGGATTATGTTTGAAAGTAGTAATGACTTCAGACAGTTTCATTATGCCTCTTGAGTTTTATATGCTTGAATGGTCGATAAGATATAAATCATCTCAACTTGAACCGGATGAAGTAGAGTATGCAACAAAACAACTTTTATCCTGGTTTTATGATAATTATAAAAGAGTTAAACCATTAGAAAGGAAAAAAGATGAACAAGAAGAGATCAATTGATTTTATATTAATAATTTTCATCTTAGGATTATTATTGATTTTTGGAGGATGTAGTAAATCTCCTGAGAGGAGAAAAACTTGGACAACTACTTCAGATTCACTTCCAAAGAAACCAACACAAGGACAAATTTTTCGTGATCGAAATAATAATTCTTGGGCTTATAATGCAGCACTTGGAGCATGGGTATTGGGTTCTGGAGGATATAGATATTACCCTGAAACAAATTCTTATACAGATGGATCAGGAAAAACAGTGATTCCACCTAGATCTATAAGTTCAGGTATTTCAGAAGGAGTAAAAGCTAGAGTGTCTCCTAAAAAGAAAGTAGTTTTAACAAAAGAACCACAAATTAAAGAGACATCAAAAAAGAAGTATACTAGGAAGAAATCTAGAGCTCATAGGATACATAGAATGCGCAGAAGATAATAATAAAAAAGTCCTCAAGGATAGTAAAATATTCTTGGGGATTTAATTTTACAAAGATGAAAGTATATTTAGTACGTAAATTTTATTCTTTCGGACAACCTAAGTTCATTATTTACTTCTATGCAAAATGTGGAGATCTAAAACATGTTAATCTAGATCTTATAAAAAATAATGAAGATATTGATAATTATTTCAAATCTTATTATGGAGAACTTAATGATACTATTCAGATTGCAATATCACTTATTTCCTCTCCTTATAAAAGACTTGGGAAATCTATTAGATTCTCAGGATCATATAATGTGAGGTCGGAACGAACAGGACAGCACTTTGAAGACTATAATAGTTCTTATGTTAAGGTTATAGATATTCCTTCTGAAATTCTTTTAGAGAAATTTAAAGCAAAGAATTTATATCCAGAACACATACAAATATTTGCTAAGAAGAATCAATTTAAATTATTAAAATATATGAGATATAAATGGATAGAGAAGAATGGATTAGAAATTATGGATCCAAAGGATTGAAAGGTGATATCTTAGTTAGAGTTTCTTATACTGACAATAATGAAGAATATTGGGTATCTAAATTTTTAGAAATCAAGAATCTTCCAGTTTATAATTTAGCTCTTGTCGATAAAGAATTAATTTCTGAGAAAAATTTCAAGGATGAGCTGGAACTAAGAAATATTGACGATTATCTGAAGGAAAAGTATAAGGATTGTCTAAAAACAGAATCTGTATATTTTCTAATTGATCCTGGAACAAAATTTCTGAAAAAGCGCACATCTGATAAAGGCTTGTGCTTATTCTATGAAGTTAAATTTGATTCTGAAATAAATTTGAGAGATCTTGACAATACTAGGATAATATCAGAAAATATTAGAATTTCTAAGAATAAACTCAAAGATTTTACAATGGATTTAATGTTTGAGCTTGCGGGAGAGGCTGGTTTATTTTATGATAAGGATTATTCTCCAAGTTTATGCACTAAATTATGTTATTTTAATATTCTTAATATATTTAGATGCTTAGAAGAAACTCTGGATCTAGTATAAAATTTTTAAGTAAAAGGGAATAAATTTTCCCTTTTATTTTTCTCCTTAAGATAACCGACAAATCCTTATTAATGTAACAATAAAACATTGATAATTATGAAAACAAACATTTATGAAAGAAAATTAAATTATGGAGAACAAGAAGCCATATTTAATAAGATGGTTGAAAAGACCGAAAAATATGTGATAGATAATAATATAAGAGCATTAATTCTTGGTATCTCAGGAGGAGCAGATAGTACTCTTATGGCTGCTGTATGTAATGAAGTTAGAAATAGATCTGGAATTCCTTTTTACGGATATTCACTTCCAATAAAGAATAAACCAGATGAACTTACTTCGTCTGATCTAACAGGAAATGCTTTTTGTGTTAAAACTTTTTATAGAGAAGTTGCACAGTATGATTTCTATAAAAGTTATATAGAAAATCTCTATAACTACGATTATTGTGATAATGATCGAGATATTCTTTGTGATTTATCTGGAAAAAGTATATCCGAGATAGAGGGGATGATGCCAGAACAAACAAAAATAGCCAACGGAAATATTATGGCACGTCTTAGAATGATGTACCTATATAATCAAGCTGGTATTAAGAAAGGTATTGTAATTGATACTGATAACTTAACTGAACATTATCTTGGATTTTGGACTATTCACGGAGATGAAGGAGATTTTAATCCTATGGGTGGTCTCTGGAAAACAGAAGTATACTCTATTCTTAAGTGGTTACATGCGAAGTATTATTCAGAATCTTATTTAGATACTGAAATCATAAATAAAAATTCGTACGATAAGATGGTAGCTCTAGAGAAAGCTATTAATATTACACCCACTGATGGTAATGGAATTTCTAGTTCTGATCTTGAACAAATTGGAGGAAAGGATTATACTGAAGTAGATAAAATTTTGATTCCTTTGATTTGTAAAGGTTCGGGAGCTATTTCAGAATTATCTAAAATTCATGGGATGGATACTGTAATGAAGATTTGGAATAGAGTTCAAGGATCAGAATTTAAAAGAAGAACTTCCAGAGCAATAAAAGTGTCCCGAGAAGAATTATTTGAAGGATTATGATAGAATTCAAAAGAGATCCAAGATTTTTCAGAGCAGTCATTAGAAGAGAAAAAGAAGATGAAGATCCAGCTTTTAGTTATTTTATGATGGAAGATACTTTTACTAATATAAAAGATAAATATGATATTAGTAGGATTGAGAAATTTCAAATAACTAGAAAAAATTATGTAGTCTTTGGATTAATAACTGATCTTGAAAATATTACAGAAGATGATCTAATTTCTGAAACAAAATGCACAATTAATAGTTCTTACATTCATTCGCTATACTTTAAAGAACATCAATATATTGAAAAAGATGATCTCAAGGAAATAACTATTAAGATTTCTGCTGAGTATATTGGAGATTTAATGTTTTCTGCTAATGATTATGTTAATGAATATCATTGGGAAATTTGTTTGAGAGATGAAAAGATATTTAGAGATAATGAAGATATAATAAGAACAATTTTAAAATCAGAATTAAATTATGGAAGAAAAAGAAAAAAGTCTATTACTGATAATAGACCCACAGTATGATTTTTGTAACCCCAAAGGAACTCTCTATGTTCCTGGAGCAGAGAAAGCAACGAAAGAATTGTGTAAATGGATATCTGGGAAACGAAAAATCTTGGAAAAAATCATAGTTACACAAGATACTCATATGTCTTATCATATTGGGCATTCTATGTATTGGGAACAAACTCCTGAAGCATTTACAACTATTACTTCAGGGATGGTAAAATCGGGAAAATATACTCCAGCTTTTTATAATAAAGAAAATACTATCGCCTACCTTGAAGAATTAGAGAAGACAGGAAAAGTTCATACTATTTGGCCTGAACATTGTATCGCTGGTTCTTGGGGATGGAGTTTGCCCAAAAATCTAGTTGAGGAATTAAATTTATGGTCCCTCAGTAATCATGGCGCCGAATATGAGCTAATTCAGAAGGGAAGAAATCCACACTTAGAGATGTTTTCTGCCTTTTCTTATGCAAACGGCGCTAAAAAATCTGAGGGATATGAATTCCTAGATAAAATTGCTAGAGAAGATTATACCAAAGTTTATATAGCTGGTTTTGCAAAGGATTATTGTGTAGCAGAGTCGGTGAAAGATATGATGAAGGAACAAAGATTATCAGGAAAATTAGTGTTCCTAAATAAATGTATGGCTTCGATTGATAAAAATTCTGAATCTTTGAAAGTATATGAAGATGCTGTTAAAGATTTCGGTGCGATAATCGAAGAATAAATAAAAAGATAGGATTTAACTTGACTTTTAATTAGTCAAGACCTATCTTTTTATTTTTTTTTATTCGCCGATAATATCAAGTATTTTCACATAATTCTTTGATATATCTTCAAATAATATTTTTTCTTTTACTTCTATATCTGGATCATCCGGTAATATTTCTACAACTTCAGCACCTCTAGATTCATAATGTTGCTTAATGATATCATAAGATGAGTATTTTTCTTGTTTAGAGAAAAAGTTAACTATTGCTTTCTGTAAGGAATAATTATCTTTATTATTAACTGGAAGTCCGGAAGTCTCACAATCTAAGAGAATCATTTCTCTATTTTCGATATCAATCATCATTGCTGCTATCGAATCAGTCTTAGATGTAACGGGAACTGTTAATTCAACCTTTTGCGGATGCCAAGTTTTATCACCTTCCTGTAATTTTTCTCTAGTACAATACCCCAACCATACAGGAAGAGTATCCATTCCTCGACCTTTATAATTGCAAACATCCATCACCACATATTTATATCCATTCTTTTTGCACTTATCTAGATCAACGTCTACATACTCTGCACAATCTCCTGGACGGTTTAATACATCACCAGAATGAACAGCAATATTAGAATTAAGTGAAGTATTCCATCCTATATTGCTAATATCATCATTAGACTTATATAAGAATGCATGAAGATCTAAGTCTTCATCTCTATCTTTCTGAATCCAATGAACAAAAAACCTAACAATATTTCCAGAGATTTTATATCTTGTTCCTTTGGGGATAGATACATTTTGATTTCTCATACCCTTCGGAATAGGTATTCTCTTAATTTCTGGATCGATATATACAATCTCGTTTACTAAATCTTTCTCAGTAATTCTAGAATCTATGTTGAGAAATATTTTTCGAATTATATTATCTTTTATAGTTTCTAAGAATCCAGGGTTAATTGGTTTTAATCCATCTAGTATATATAAACCTTTTCCAGGAATATTTACCACTCTAGGAGTACTTTCTGATTGATCTCTTATATCGTAGTAGCTAAGAATTTCTAAGAGTGTTTTATTTTTCATCCCTGAAGTATTTATAAAGATATCCATTATATCAGATTCTTTACCTTCTTCAAGAGCTCTTCTTAAGAGAGAATCAAATTTTCTAATAAATTCCCCTGGATGAGTAGAAATAAATTTAGCTATTTCTAGAATATCTTTACCAGTATCATACATATTCTGTACTTGAGAATTAAATGTACGATATTCTTTTGATAAACCCTTACTCTTAAGTTTTACAAAGAAATCAGCACACTCAGGATAATTTACTACATATTCCTTCGGATGTACACGTTCTGATAGTAATATCCAATGTCCATAGAAAAGTTTTGCATCTCGTATACAGTTTTCTACTCCTTTAGCCTCAATTATTTTTTCTATTCTTCCACAAATTTCTCTACGTTTTGATCTAGGAAGAGTATCTAATTTTCTCCATTCAGGATTATCAGTTTTTTTATTAGACCAAGAGCTAACTTGTATTTTCTTTGGAACATGTGGAAGACTTGGATCAGCTCCCATTAAGTACAAACTATATCTCAGAACATCATTAATCTCGGCAATTTTATATTCCGGCCGATGTTTAGCTACTATACACATTGTTTCTTTAAATGGTATACGTTCTGGGATGCTAAGTTCTGGATAATTCTCTAAGAACCATGCCAACTCTTCCCTAGTTTCTCCTGTTAGTGAATTTCCGGCCGACATCATTTGCCGAGGAATATCCATAAATTCAGAAGGAGTCATAATCTTAAGCTGTCGATCTGGCTCTTCATCAATTATTTCCTTCTCTTCTTTAGTTGTCCAAGGATTATCTCTTAGAAATCCTTCAAGATCACCAGAATAAACTCTTTTTTGATCTAACCACAATTCCGATTTATCCTTAGAAATTACTTGTTCTGGAAATCCTGGATACAAAGGTTTAAACTTTTCCCCAGAATGATACAATTCGTGGATGTATGGAAGTAGATTTGTATGGAGATTTTCCATATCACTAATCGTCATCCTACATATTACTTCGGGAGAAAGAAAATATCTATATCTCTTTAATTCTTGAAGAAGTGAGATTAATACTCTCTTACTCTTTTCCTCCATGTTTCTAGGATCTACTAACTCCTTGCTCTCTACTAATACGCATCCTCTATGAAATGCAATAATTTCCTTGTTTAATTTCATTTCTGCCATATTTTTTTTGGTTTATAAATTAAATTTTCATCCACTTTTTTGCTCTCTCGAATTGTTTTATGAGATCATCTATCCAAGTACTAGCCGTACAATCTTTCTCAACTAATATCCATGAACTTGGAATGTCTGCTGAGTGATTCATAATAATAGAAAAACTAGTATCTTTTCTATCTTTCCCATCACCATCTAAGAAAAGTATTACCCCAAAAACACTCCCAAAGAAATATATCCTTGGAAGATGAGGTTGTTTTGATAGGTCCAGTTTATCATAATGATTTTTCCATGATCTATCTTTCAAATCATTTTTAATTAATTCATTTATTTCATCCATTTTTCTATTTGTTTATTTTTCTACACTTATAAGAGTTTCTCGCCTTCTACAGTTATGGTCCTATGTTTCTTTTGTAGTTCGTCAAGTAATTTTCTTTTTAGTGTTCCAGGGAGAGGGATTTGTGGATAGAGTAATGTTTCTGCCCGATGTTCCCAAAGCCACTCATCTATCTCTTCGAAGGATTGTTCGAATACCTCAAAAACTAGTTGCTCATCATAAAACCATTCATCTAAGAATTCAACTTTAAAATCATATAGTCTAAGGTGAAGTCTAAGTTCGTCTAATTCTGAACCCTCTCGTGTAGATATTATTTCTCCAAGAGGATTATGAAGACGATATTGATTTTTTCGTTTTTCTAAGTCTCCGGTATATCCAATTTTTACAACCTTCCTTATTCCTTTCCATGCGCCAGATCCAAATAAATATAACATTTTATAATTTACTCCTTTTTCTTCTTACCTTTAATAATTCCAGCAACCCTATCTCCTGCCGCATCCTCTATCTTATTCCGCTGCTTCTTAAGATTATTTTGATATCCATAGGTTGCACCAAGAATAGCTCCTGCAATCGGAATGGCAGCTGCTGCAATTTCATCATGGGATAAATATGTAAAATCATCAAGTGACCTATGTGTACCATAGGTAGTCAATGTTTCAGCACTTGCCATTCTTGCTTTCTTTGCAGCTTCTTCTACTGTCTGTTTCATAACTTATTCGGATTTGTTTTACAATAATGTTGATTCTCATTCATTTTTAAAATATCGTTCAAATGTTCGTCTAAAAGCAGATGCTTATTACTAAAATTACCCGACATTATACGAGGCTCAATATTTTCATCTCTCATAAATTTCTGTATTTCGTATATATGAAAAAGCAAACCTTCACAATCTACTGCGTAGTATTCAACGCCATCGTCATTGTTGGCAGATACTTCATAACCAATCCATCCACCGTTACCCATATAAGTATTTATCTCAATATTACGGCAAAAGCCATAACTGATAAGTAATAGCCTTAGTACATCTTTCCCACTCATACACATTTCGATTTATCAATTTGTCCTATACGCTGTCTTTCAAATCCCTCTATCTGTGCGTCAGTAAGGTTGTTCAGCCATTCATCAGCATACTTTCTGTACTTGGCATGATTGCATTTATAAAACTCCAATCTAAGCCATTCAATAGTTATGTCCTTTTGTTCCATAATTAACACACCTCCTTTCTAGATAATAATTCATAACCTTTTGTTTGTTTTTTCTTTCCAGTAATTTTATCAAAAACTGTAACATATATTAATTTAATTTTAAAATAATTTTCTAAATCCTTTGCTTTAGGAGTAGCAGTATAAGAAATACTAGAATATAAATAATCCAATCTATCCTTTATATTAGACAGTGTTAATTTATCTCCTACTTTAAACTCTGAATAAATTTTAGCCTCTAATAATTCTTGACTAAATGTTACTATTCCAAGTTCCTTTTTTATTCGAGTTACATTATACCCTAAAGTCTTTAATCTATCTGGATTTAAAGAAGTATAGTAAGACTTAATTTCATCAGAATCATTTATCTGACCAAGAACAATATTAACAGCATCACTAGATAATCCATATTCACATAAGAGTTTTAATTTATCATATATAGTATTTAACCCAGTATACACCTTAAGAAACTCTGATACTTCCTGATTTACTATATCATCTCTAGTTAATGTATTATGAACAGTCGAGAATACTGTAAATCTATCTTTATAATCTATTTGTTGAATCTTAAATGCTCTAATCTCATTTACTAATACTAAATTATTAAGAACTGGTTTAAGTATTATATTTCCATCCTGTGTTTGAATTTTATTTACTGCTACATAATCATCTTTATAATTAGATAACTTAGCATCTTTTTGATATTTCTCTGCTAATGCAAACTTATCTTCATACAAAGAAGTAGAATAAGCTCTAAGTAAACTATCCGTCATACCCTTTTTAGATTCTATTATTTTTTGAAAATCTTCTCCAGACATTCTTCTATAATTAGCAGTAGATCTATAATAAAATGTAGCACTGTTTTTCCATGGATTTTCAAAGAGTCTTTGTCTACCTAAGATCTGAGGTAAATCCTCTGATATATCAACTGCAAGACTATCTATATTACTATCACTAAAAATGAAAGATCTAGCACAGAGACTATAAAAATCAGCTCCTAAGTATACGGTCCTAGTACAAAAAGTAAACATCTTAGGTTTTTTATCTCTTTTAGGTACTTTACCTATCACAAATTCTTTTCCAAGTCTTCTTTGGATTTTTTTAAGATTATCTTCTGTTCTAGAACACAATATATTACATTGTTCAGGAGTAAGATTATTTTTCTTAATAATACTAGTAATATGATTTACAGAGTTTACATAAAATACTGCCTCATCTGATATTACCTTAGCGGGTATTCCATCCCTAAGTACGACAATCTCTTCAAAGTCAGAATTAAGATATTTCTGAATAATTTCTGAAGCTTTTTCTCCTACAGTTCTCATTAGGAATACATCCAAAGAAGGTCTAATAATTCTAGATGGATCTTTTACCTCCCAATCTAATTCATAATAAGGGAGATCTTTAAATTCATCTAACATTTCTAAGTACTCATCCATCATAGGAGTTGCACTAACGAAGTATGTAGTAGGAGATTGTCTAAGATATTCTAAGAAACTTAATTCAGTATTTGATTTAAATCTAGAATCATGAAGAATACTCTGAAATTCATCTACTACAGTATAAAAATATTGAAAACGTTCTAATTTTTCCAAGATATCTTTTACAATCCTATATGAATCATATGTTACTAGAATTTTACAAGGTAATCCATTTATACTTCTAGAAATACAATATTCTTCTATTTCATGATATAATCTCTTATATATCTCTGAATTACTTGATATCTCTGAACTAATAGATAAATCTAAAGTAATACTCTTATCAATCTTAGATAAATCTTTATCAATATTAGATTCTTTATCCATTTCATTGATTACTAGATATACTTCAAATTCATGTTGATCCTTCTTATTTTCCAATAACATTTTTCTAGGACTACATAGAATAATATTCTCATTACTTCTAATACAATATTCTGTAAATCCACATCCAGGTAATTGCTTATTAATAATACACTTCTCTGGAAATTTACTAAAGTTAAATTCACTCCATTCTGAAATATATCTAATTCCAGATGGTACTATAATCTTTTCTTTTTGCATATTATTTAATTTTTATTATTACAAATTAATATTATAAAACTCAATACAGAGTTCAGTTATAAAAAAATTGAAGACTAAGGATACCTTAACTTCATTAATTAGAGTTTAAAGTTAATAGAAGAGCAAAATAACAACTTAAACTGAAATTATGACATACGAGTACTATATAATATTTACTGAACAAAAAAGTTGTAAAGTGGTTCTACTAAATAAGCGAATATAATGAGAGACCCGCCTCCCCTTCAGGGAGAGCGAGGTCGTCTTATTTAGGAGGTTCACGATAAATTAAATAATTAATCTAAATATAATATAATATAAAGCTTTATATTCTATTAATATGTATCGTGAACCTTAAAAGAGTACCGTCCCGTTGAGGCCTTTGATGGCCTCAGGGACTCTCACTAACGTTCGTACTTTTTAAGAACCACTTTAGGATTTAATATTATTTCTTTCAATTCTAATATTAATTTTACTTTATCTATATTATTCTTATTTATTTTCTAATATATCTTATTCAGTCTCGAGGCCGAAGGCCCCTGGAACGTAATGCGTAAGCATGGAGTAGAAGGAGGAAATTCTGGTATCCCTAGTCTTCGAAAAAATGTTACAAGGAGAAAATAAAAAGAGGGAAACTTATTTTCCCTCTAATATTCTAATTTCTTTTCTCAGACCTAATGTATACTCTAGATCTCCTACTTGCATTTCTAGTCCTAAGATTTCCATTTTAGCCTCATTAATTAGTTCGTCTGCTTCTTCAAATGCTCCATATTCTCTAAATCTTTTAACTTCTTCTATCTTGCTTTCAATTCTTTTGCAAATATTTAGAGTAAATCCTTCTATAATCTTTTCCTTAAGAATATCTATTCTGAAGATACATTTATCTTTACATCTTTTAGCACCTTTAATAGAATTAATTATTTCTAGGGTGAGAAGTTCGTTAAGCTCATTTTCTACATCATTGACTTTTCCCAGGTGAAATTTAAGTATATCTTTTGAGAATTCCTTATATTTCTTTTTACCCAGATCTCTTTCAATCTTAGAAATCTTTATATTAATCTCTTTCACGCCTTTTTTAAATATCTCTTCCTTATTGATAACTTTTTTAGATGGTAAAGTTATTTTTCGTATTTCTCCTCTACTTACAAGTCTACATTTAACAGTATTTGTAGAAGTAATATGCCAACAATTACAGACTTCGCAATAATAAAGTGTAATTAATGTTTTTTCTGGTTCTAAAACATTATCCCATATAAATCTATGAGCGTCTTCTTCAGTCTCAAATAGCGCTTTAGGTCTTTTTAGTACACTACAATAAATTTGTTTCATATTCTTTTCCTTTCTTTTAAGTTTATTTTATTCATATATAAGGCTTTAAAGGTAAAATTCTTATAAGTGAAACTAAAAATTAAGAGAGGGTTCGGTTTCTCTCTTTTTAATTTTATATAAAGTGACTGGAAGAGAATAACTTTAGTCTTCTGTAAAGTGTGTTTTTTGCGCTTCTCAAGAAGTTAAATCCTTATTTGTGAGAAAAATACTAGAAAAATTTATAAAATATAGATTGGACTAGTATTTTTCTTTTGTTTTATTCACTAATTGTTAAAAAGAATTATGAGCAATAAGAAAGAAATTAAGGTAGTAGTACAAATTAAAAAAAGATTTGTCAGTGTTAACTCTCTGTATAAAGCAAGAATTATGTATGTAGGAGGTAGACCAGTCCCCAGTACTTATAAAAATCCGAGAGCAGTAGAAATTGAGAGAGAAATTAGGGATCAACTCAGGGCAATCGATTTTTCTGATTACCTTGAATGGCTCAGGAACACTCCAGGATTTAAACTTCATATTCAATTTATCTTCAAAAAAAATATAACTAACTCTGACACATCCAATTAAAAAGTAGTTGCCTAAATGATACTATGTTGTTTAGGAAAATCTTATTAAAATGCTGGAAAATTACATCACATATATTTTCCGCCCATAATATAAAGGGAGGTTATAAAAAGTGATGGAGAATAAATCAGCAGAAATTATACTAAGATATAATTTTTCAACGACTAAATATAAGACCAAGGGGAAGTTCCTTAGATGATATAGTCTATTTTTATATTAAATATATAGATATTCAGTACTATAAGAATATAGAGGATATTTGGACCAGATTTGTTAAAGAGGATCTAGGTATTGAGAGATATGACGACAATCTTCATGTTGAGATTTCTGCAGTTAAAAGTATTATCCCTAAATCTACTTCAGAATATGCATGTTTATACTTAACTGAATCTACTTTTAACGTAAGACTTGATCAAGAAGACAAACCTAAACGTATTTTCTTGGGAGGTACTTGTGGTGGATCGGCCTGGAGAGATGAATTAATTCCAGAACTTGATAGACTTGGATTTGAATATTTTAATCCCGTTGTACCTGATTGGACTCCTGAATGTATAGAAAAAGAAAACATCGAAAAATCCGAACTTTGTAATACACATCTCTATATCATAACCCCGGAGATGAGTGGTGTATATAGTATAGCAGAGATGGTTAATTCGGTATGGGAATGTTTATCGACCGGTACTGGTTTTGTATGGATTGGAATTCTCGAAAGTGAATCTTGGGAACCTCATCAACTCAAATCACTTCAAGCAACTCTCGATCTAATTAACAATATCGCCGATGGAAATAGTAGAATTAGAGCAAAGCTTATAAAAGAATCTAAAGAAATATTAACGTGATGAGAGTAAAAAGAAATAATATTGTAGCAGTAAGAGTTTTTACTGGTAGAGATTTAGTGGAGAGATTATATTCCGAAGGTTGGGAAATAGAGCAAAGAGAGTATGGGTTACTTTCTGGAATGAAGAAATTATCAAAAGGAGCAATTAATGTTGTTAGTGATTTAGGGGATAATCTAATAGTAAAACCGATTAGTAGATCAAAGCTAGGAAAGAAAATTATCGATAAAACGCAAGATTCTATTGAAGATTCGTTAGATAAAAGAATTAAATTGGATAGAGAGATTAAGGAATTAGATAAATCCATTAAAGATCTATCTTTATCTAATGAAGATTCAGCAAAATCTATCAAAAATAATTTAAAAAATGAAGCTGCTAAAAATAAAGCATATATACTTGAAGATAAAAGCAATACTTCAGGAAAATCTTTTGAAAATGGAACTATTGATATAAGAAATCCAGAAATAAAGAAAGCTGTTAGAAAAAAGCTTAAATTCGATGGTCGAAAAGATATGGAACATTTTAATAATAGTAATGATTTAATTTTATTTAAAGAATCTTCAGGTAATCCAGCTTTAGCTCATGAGATTGGACATGTAATAAATAGAAATTCTAAAGGAAAGGCCGCAAAAATAGATAGAGAGGCTGAAAATATAATAGAAGAATTTCATAAACCAGCAGATTCTCCAGGAGGAAGAGATAATTCTAAAGGTCTGTGGAAATCAGTAGAAAGATTTTTCAAAGGTAAGAAAGTAGTAAATAATGAAAAGAATGCCTCTGAAAATGCTATTAAGCTATTGAAGGAATCTGGAGCAAGTGAGAATGAACTGAAACTTGCAAAAGAGAGTTTAGATAAATCCCTGGAGAGTTACAAAGAAGAACATAAAATGTATTATAAGTCTCCATTTATTAATAAACTTCAATCATTTAGGAAAAATAAGGAGAAATAATCATGTTTGGTTGGAAAAGAAAGAAGGAAAAGGATCTAATGTATCAATCTTTGGAAGAGGAAATTAGATTCATCGGAAAAGATCTTGGAATTTATAACTATGGAGACTATAAGGTAGAAACATCTTATAAAGAAGCTACTGAGTTTGAAGATTTATTAAAGGAAGTTAGACATAAATTTTTCTATCTTGAAGAAAAATATAAAAACTATGAATTAAGTATATCACTTAGATCTTATTCATCCGCTAATCTTGTAGATTTAGATGAAATAGAGAATCGAATTTTGAAAGATCATGAAGCAAGAGATATTTTTCTAGACTATATTGGGAGATATAAAAATAATGAGTTAAAATTAATGGATATAAATTTTAACTTACTATATGATTTATCTATGAGATATGCTTATGATGTATTAAGGGCGTTAAACAGAATTGCAGAATCTGATTCAGATAAACTAATATTGTCAGATTGGGAAGAAAATTTATCTCGTGTTGTAAAAAAACCTTATTATTATTCAAGTAATTATAGTGCAGAGGATCTTATGCCATATCTAGGACCTTACTTCATTGATCAAGAAGCAAGAGATTCGTTATATGAGTTTATTAGATGTAGAAGATAATAATAATGAGTAATTCTAGAAATTATACAATATCTTTAGAGAAAAAATTAGGGATATTTAATCATAAGTTATTTTATTTAAAAGATTATGTAAAAAGACTTGAAAGATTAGTAGAGAATTTAGATAATGTAACTTTTCATACTATTCCGGAAACCGGTAGGGAAGTGGATGAAGTTGTTGAAAAAATTAAAAATGAAAATCTGAATAGAGATATTATATATTCTCATATAATTAATAATGATTTTAACTTCGATCAAGAAACTCTGAATAAGTGTGGTTATAATTTTATTAGAAGTATAGAATATTTAATCGAATTAATTAATGAAAAAGATAATTTATTTCTATGTTGTAATAGAGATAATAAATTTTATACTAATCATTATCTTATAGATAATCTTCAGATATTATATATAATGAGGAATATCAAAAAGCTTTAAAACTAGAAAATATAGAGCCAAATCTAAATCAATGGACTAAATTTTTATACAGAAATTAGTATGTTTTACGTGTCCCAGAAGCTGTAAGACTCGTACTCAGTCTAGGACATGGAACAGCAGGAGATTTTAAACCAGAAGAATAAATAAAATAGATTATGACAAAAATATTATTAATACCAGCGCATCATAAAACTACTCCAGGAAAAAGAAGTCCTGATGGGATTTTACGAGAGTATTCTTATTCTCGAGAAATTATTAGTGAGATGATAGAAAGATTGGGAGGCTTAGGATATGAAGCTATTAATCCTATACCTGAAACAGAAAAAGAATTATCTCTTAGTGAACAATGTAGAATAATTAATAAAATCTACGATGAATGTTCTGGGGATTGCTTCTGTATTTCGCCTCACTTAAATGCAGCAGGAAATGGTTCTGAATGGATGAATGCTAAAGGATGGAGTGCGTTTATTTATAGAGGAGCTGGACAGAAAACAAAAGAACTTGCTGGATGTTTAACGAAAGCGGCTGAAAAAGAAGGGATTAGAGTGCGTTATGAGTATCCTGGAGTTCCTTATTGGACTAGTGGATTTTATATTTGTAAGAACACTAAACCAAGTACAGTTTTGACAGAAAATCTCTTCCAAGATAACCACGAAGATGTAGATTTCTTATTATCGCCTGAAGGAAAAGAAGCAATAGTTAATCTTCATGTCCAAGGAATTTTAGATTATATAAGTAAAATAAAAGAATAATGAAATTATATAGTAAAACAGATTACCTCGAGTATAAAACAAATCCACAGCCAGGAGATTGTCTAGGAAAAATTTTATCTGAATGTTTTGAAAATTTCCAGGATAGTAATGGTATTGTTAGAACTTCGATCCTTGATAATATTCTTTCCTATAAGCTTTCATTATCGGCCGGAGATTCTGACTATCAAGCATGTTCTGTAGTGTTATCTGAGAATTTCGAAAACATAACTTACACATGGATAGCTGAACAATTCGGATATACTCTCATCTCAAATCCTAGAAAAATCACAACGCCTGGAACACTTCTTGGATTTGAACTAGATATTGCTCATGGAAATTTACTGCCTGAAGAGAGTTACACAGGAGAATATTTAAGTTGTGCCTATGAAGTTTTAAGACGTAGGTTAATTATGAACTCTATAGGTTGGGGTTGTACAGTGAGCAAAGAATTAGAGGATGCTAAGGAATGTATGGAAAAGCGAATGAAAGTTTTTGAGAGATATTTTAGTGGGAATATTAAGTTTCCAGTATTTTCTCAACCTTTTATGAACTCTTCTTGGGATCCTGACTTCTATGGATTTTGTTATGGAGATGGAACTTACGGCGAATGGAACTACTCTTGGGCCGGCTTTATCGGGAGAGAATATCATGATTGGACAAGAGAAGATCAGATTTATTTCTCATGTCTCTACGAAGCCACTGATCAATATTTGGAACATCATTTAAATATGCTCCCGACAATGACCCGGCCCGAACTTTTATACTTCGCCGATCTTAGTCTTTATTGTGGATGTTCTGGAATATGGGCATTTATGAATAGAGATATTTCTGGAGATGAAAAGAACTCCGAATTAAATAAACTTTACACCAGATTAACAGCTCTAGGAAAAATTGAAGGAGCTGGAATGGAAGTATATAAAGAAATGGCAGAATCTTTAGGAAAACATGCTGCCAATTATTATGACCTAGATGAGATACAGGAAATAATAGGTTATAGAATTTATTTGTAATAATTTAAAAACGTTTTTGATTATGATTAATGATGCATTATTAAGTGGATCTGCCGCAGATGGTGGACCCCAAGCTGGTCTTCCTGTTACGGAAGTAGTTAAAAGTCTTGATATTAAGAAGGATGCTACTATTCCTCAACCTCTTCCGACTGATGAAGAGATTAATATCAAGGAATCAGAAAGTATTAAATTTGTAGTTGGTGAGTCTCTTGAAATGAAAATCGGGGAAGTTAAGTTTTTAGAACTTCGTCAGGAGCCATTTATTTCAAATCTCCCTTATGTAACTTATGAATCTAGTAATCTTAGGGTAGCTAGATTTATTGAAGATGGAGTTATTCTTGCTTGTTGTCCTGGAACAGTTAAAGTAACTGCAACAACTAGTGAAGATGTTAATAATCCACTAGTAGCTACTCTTACAATTACAGTAGTTGATCCTAATGCTCCTAAAGCAAGAAAGGGAAAAAAGTAAAGTAGAACGTTATAACCAAGCAGGAGGACTTATAAATCTTCTTGTTTGGTTTTTGATTTTTGTAGAATAGATGGCAAAAAAGAAAGAAAATAATATAAATCACTTAGAGACATTTTACTTCTCAGATATTCCAACTCAACCTTATCCGGTGTATTCAATATCAGAATCTGGAAACTTATACTCTCTGAAAAATATAGTATATCCAGGAAAATCAGCTAAAAAATTTACTCGTGCAAAACAATTAAAATGGAGATCTCAACAAGCTAGATTAGTAGATTTCTTAATAAACATAGATTATTTTTATCCATTAACTGTTTATAGGGAATTTCTAGTACCTATTCAAAATTCTCTTAGACTTCCTGGCATTTCTGGAGGTTTTTTCTTATTGGATTTTTATTTTTATGAATTATCCTTAGCATTAGAGTTGGATTCTGACTATCATAATCTAGACGCCGATAACCTTAGGGACGAATACTTGGAACAGCTTGGAATAGAAGTCTTCAGAATATATAACTTAGAGAAAATTACAACACAGAAGGGTAAGTTTAAAGAATTTATAGCTCTTCTCAAATCTAAAGTTCCTGTTCAAAATCCACGTCCCTTTGATTTCCTCGGCGACTTAAGAAAAAGAGAACAGGGAGGAGATAGTTCAGGGTTATGGAAAATCGATTAAACGCTTCCTAGTACCCTCGAGAATCTTATTATTGATAGTATATAATAAAATAGAAACTTTATTAAATTAACAGATCATGAAAATTCAAAGAGGAGTAAACCCAGAAAATAGAATGATACAAATTACAGTTACTACACCATTATTAGCTGAATATTATAACAATTTTAGTGGTATGATTCGGAATAATAGTAGTAGTATTTCTGAGGGGGTTAATGTTGAAAGAGTAAACACCGATTCAGCTATGGTATCTTTTCCACTTCCATCAGATTCTCAAATGATAAATCATGGGGATAAAGCATTAGTTTCTATGCCTCCAGAGGTTGTAGATAAATTAAATGATGTAATAAATAAGTTCGTTAATTGTGGACTTCGGAAAACACTAAAAACAGTAGAATTCCTTCCACTTAACAACTATGAATTATCAGGACTTCAGGAAGATATTAAATCTGCAATAGAAAATAAACGAAACTTTTGCATTCTCAGAGATTATGAAGAGTATCAAAAAATGTCGGAGGAGAGAAAGTATCAATTTACCCAAAAACTAATCAAATACGGTACATCAGAGTATGCAGACGTAGCTCTTCTAATTAATTCTGGAAAAATGGATGAACTTAGAGGATGGTTAGATCCGCAGTTGAGTTATTGTGAATGGATTTAAATGATTATTAACTTTATAGTGTTTCCTCCAGGTTTTATATCAGAGGAACACTTTTTTATTTAATGATTTATTATAATATATGTATGAAGGAGTAATATATAAATATACAAATAAAATAAATGGTAAGATTTATATAGGTCAAACCATTAATGAGAAAAGAAGATTAAATCAACATAAAAAGAGCTCCGAAAATTCTCTATTTCATCGAGCAATTAAAAAATATGGTTGGGAAAATTTTGAATATAAAGTTTTATTTAAAATTCATTGTAATAATGAACAAGATTTAACCAATACATTAAATATAAAAGAGTCTATTGCAATAAGATTTTTTAATTCTATTGATAGTAATGTTGGATATAATTTAAAAATTAGTGGTTCTAAAGGGAAACTAAATAAATCAGTTAGAGATAAAATTTCAAAGTCTCATAAAGGATTACCTGGAAGAAAACATACAGATGAAGAGAAAAAATCTTTATCTATAAAAAGAAGAGGGGTTTTAAATCCTATGTATGGAATTCACAGACCTCACACTGAAGAAGAAAAGATAAAAATGTCAATTGCACTAAAAGGAAAATATGTTGGTCCTAAAAATTTAAATTTCGGAAAGAAACGTAAGCCTCTAAGTAATGAAGTAAAGAATAAATTATCAATAGCAAATTCTATTCCAGTAGTTCAATTATCCATAGAGGGTGATTTTATAAAAGAATGGGTAGGCGCTAAAAAAGCAGAGAATGATTTAAAATTAAAAGGAATTACCAAAGCATGTAAAGGAAAAGCAATAACTGTTGGAGGATTTAGATGGATGTATAAATCAGAGTACGAATCTAATGATTATGAATTAAAAAGTACAGAAAAATTTAATATTAGAGGAGTAGTTCAATTAGATCTCGATTGTGAAGTAGTTAATACATTCAAATCAATTTCTGAAGCATCTACTATAACAAAGATAAATTATTCTAACATACGAAGTTCCCTAAATCCAAACATAAAAAGTAAAACTGCTGGAGGATATAGATGGATATATAATGATGATTTTCAAAATTTAATAAAAGAAGGGAAAGATATAAAAAATGAATTAATGCCTCCAACAATTAGTCAATTAGATGAAAATGGAGATCTTGTTAAACATTGGTTAAGTATTTCCCAAGCTGCAAAAGAATTAAATATATCCGGAGGTATTATTAGACGAAGTATTAAATTAGGAGGTTTAAAAATAAAAAAGTTAAATAATAATAGATTTATTAAATATGGAACAGATTAGTAATAATGTGATGGTACTGAATGTAGGAGATCAAATTCCTCCAGGTACCGAAGATGCATTGAAAATTTATTTAGGTGGTAGTATGGATCTTGGACCTACTGGAGAATACAATTGGTTTCAGAAATTTATAGATGGAATGAAAGTAGCTGTAGATCCAACAAAAGGGTATATGAATTTATTCAGTAAGTATAATTATATAATATTTAATCCATACTATGTTCCTAAGAATCCAGCTCAGAATATATTTAATCAGGAATTTACTCAAAAATGGACTTGGGAAAATCAATGTCTTGAGATGGCTGACTGTATATTTCTAAACTTTCTTGGAAAATCTACTAGTCCTCTTCCACTTTACACATTTGGTTATATTGTAAGAAGTGGAAAATTAGTAGTAAGATGTCCAGAAATTTATACTAATTATGGAATTGTAAAGATGGCATGTGATACTTATAATGTACCTCTAGTTGGTAGTAAAATGGGAACTGTAAATCAAATTCTTAGTCTTATGTTTAGTTTTATCCCTAAATTTCAAGAAGTAGGAAAAAATACATTACCAGAATAAAAAAAAATGAAAACACTTATTATTTTAAAGGGATTAGCAAAAAGTGAAAAGCTTGAATGGGTTAAATCTCAAGGTCTAGAGAATTTCTTTCTAGATTATTCTATTTTCAAGAGATTATATAGTATGCCTGAGTTAGATCGAGATAAAACAACTGATATCTTGGGAAGAACGAATATTAATCTCATCTTTAAGTCATGGTTTGAAGCAATTAATAATAAGCTCGAATCTGGATGTCTAGTTGTTATCGATTATGATCAGGAGAAAACAAAGATTTTGGAAGATATGGGTATGATTTATGGTTATACTTGTTTCTATAAAATCTTTAATATCCCTCACGACTATACATCAAATCCAGAAAAATATAGTCCAGTAGGGTTTAAAAAGAAGACGAAAGAAGAATTAGAGGCAGAAGTTATTACATTTTTAAATCTTCAGCTTGGATATACAAAGAAAATTGGAGGATACTCTGATGTTATGGATTACTGGAAGAAGAAAGAAGTAATTCTAGATATTCCAAGAAAAGAGACGATGTATTTTTTCTCTGATCTTCATTCCAATTATTCTCTCTATCAAAAAATTAATCTCCCTTCTGGAACAATAAGAGTACATTTGGGAGATTATATTGATGGTCCAGAAGAAGGTGGATCTAGAAAACTTATAGAAATGATTTTTAAGAATGCATCATACTATAATATATTCTTAGAGGGAAATCATGAACGTAGACTTAGAAAATTTTTATTCTGGAGATGGGCTGCAAGTAGTAACTCAGGAGGAAGTAGGGCTATTATTGCTGAAATGCTTTATAATTCACTTCCAACAGACTTTTTAACAACAACAGCTGACGAATTTAGATCTTTAACTCCAGGAGAAGCATTGACATGGTTAAAGAGATTAAATGATATCTTGAAAACCCATATAATTATTAAAAAAGATGATACTGTTTTTTATTGTACACACGCTGGAATTAAATATCTTGAACAACTTAGTCCTAAATTTATAGGAAATGTTATCTATGGAAATCGAGATATGGATATTTATGATAAATGTTTCTCAAAAACTATATGGAAACCTACAGGAAGATGGTCGGTTCATGCTCATTGTAAGTATCCAGATGGCGTTGATTTCCTTAAATATGATGGAGTAGTTAATCTAGATCCATCATGTGAAAAAGAAATAGTTTATATGGAAAATAACATTAAAAATTTTTTACCATGCATCGTACAGTAACATTAACAGTAAAAAGTAAAGACTTAGGAAAAGTATTAAGTTCTTTAGAGATGAGTAAAGACTTCGAAGAGAATACTACATTAACTCTTAGTATTGATATTGAAGATACAAAGAAAAATTATCAAGTTCTTTGTGGGTCTCCTGAAGTTTTGGAATGGGATTTTATTGAGGAAGATAAATCAGAGGATGATGAAATCGTACAGGAAACAAAAGATAATTACAAAAAGTCAGTAAATCCTGTAACTGATATAGAAGAAGCGATAAAAACTGTTAAGGAGAGTCTTAATAAGGAAAAGTCTTTATGGCCTGATAATATATATTCAGTTGCCGTAAATACAGGAAAAACTCTTGGGTATCTTGAAGAATATATTAAAACTTATGACGACATAATTGAATTTATCTTAATATCTTGGAGATTATCAAAAAAATTTCCCAAGTATTCAGTAGATTTTGTTCAAGAATATATCCTCCCAGCAATTATCCAAAATCAAACAGATATTTCAGAAGTATCAAGCTTAGATCGAAAAATTCCTCTCCTAATTACATCTTATTATTCTGGAGTTAAAACAACAAAAGAAGTACTTAAAGATGTGATTAGAAAAGTTCAAGAATCATGGGAGATTATGAAAGAAACTGAAGATGTAGTTTCTTTAGTTACATTATTGTTTGGTGGTAAAAAATAGTAATGTCATGACGGAAGAAATACTTAAAGATATAAAAACTAGTTTAGGTTTAGATGATGTTGATGAAGCTATTCCTTATATCAATCAATGTATTCAAGCTAGAGATAGGATTTTATCAGACGAATATTCTGATTTTAAACCAGGAAGCTTAGTTCTTGATACTAGAGATAATGAAATTGGTTTTGTAATTGGACCAATCAATATGTATGGAGATATTAATACGGATAGTTTTGTTAAATTATCACACAACGCTAAAGTAAGTAAAGAAAATACTACAATGTTAGTAGTAACTCGAGTAATTGGAGGTTTAGAGAATGAAAGGCGTTCTAATTTTAGAGTTAGATACGTTAAACGAAATTACCTAACACCATTAAAGATAGAGGAGAATAATCTCAACTATTCAACTAATAGTGTATCAGATCTTGATACTTTTTGTGGAAGTCAGTGTATTATGGAATGTACATCTGAGTGTAAATTATATAAATATAGAAGGAAAAAGTAATTAAAAACAATGAATACTAGGAGGGAAACCTCTTAGTATTTTTTATCAAAGAATTATGAGTAAAAAATGGTTACATGGAGCTATACCTGCTCTACTAATTCATGGCTGTATAGGAACTGTTTATTGTTGGTCCTTGTTGTATGATTATATAAAAGAATCTATTACTGGTAATTGTACTTGGGCATTTTCCTTAGCCATATTTTTCTTAGGGATTTCTGCAGCTTTTTTCGGTCCCTTAGTAGAAAAGAATGTAAAGAAAGCTGCAACTATAAGTTCTATCCTCTTTGGTTCGGGAATGATCTTATCTGGAGTAGCATGTTATATAAATTCTATGCCACTTCTTTATCTTAGTTATGGAGCAATTATGGGTACTGGAGTTGGAATTGGATATATCACTCCAGTAAAAACTCTAATGATGTGGTTCAAGAATAATAAAGGTCTTGCTACTGGACTTGCTATTATGGGATTTGGATTAGCGAAAGTAATAGCAACACCTCTTCTTAATTGGAGTATAGAAAGATGTGGAATATACTGTACTTTCTTCTCTTTTGGGGTTTGGTATACTTTGATTATGTTACTTGCTGCAATACTTCTTAAAAAACCAATAGAAGAAGGAAAAATAGAGAATACATCAAGACCCAAATTTAAATCACTTAAGGAATGGTTTGATAGGAAAAAACAACTCCTAAATCTACCAGCAATTACTACTATATGGTTGATTTTTTATTTAAATATCTCTTCTGGATTAGCAATTATAAGTTATGAGAAATATTACTATGAAACAGCTGGAATTGGAATAGTTCTAGGATTAGTATTTTCAGCTATTTTTAATTCTCTAGGTCGTTTTGGAGTTGCTTGGTGGTCTGATTATTTTAAAAATCGTGGAAAACTTTTTGGAATAATCTTAACATTCTCTGTTCTTTCGGGAATTACAGCTTTTATGGCTCCAGGTTTTATTCCAGTAGCTGTACTTTTATGTAATGCTGGGTATGGGGCAATGTTTTCAATAATGCCTTCTGTTCTAGCTGATAGGTATGGAATGAAAGACGTATCTGAGATTCATGGATTAATACTTAGTGCTTGGGCTTTTGCTGGTCTTTCTGGAAATCAGTTTGCTAATCTTTTAGTAGGTATTCCAGAGAGTTCATATAAAACATTAATTCTTGGAAGTGTTGGGTTATATTGTATTGCTCTATCTTTAAGTGCTAAATTGTGGAATAAAGACTAAAAACCTTATATATGATATAATAAATAAGAAGTTATGAAAAGTAATAGAGCGTTTGAAATTTTATCTACATTAAGCTATGAACCGTGTTATTGTGAAGTAGATGAATCTATAATTGATTATAGTAATGCAGTTAGAGCAGTAGAAGAGGCTGAAAATGAAGTAATAGATCTGCTTAAGGAAAGTATATTAGCGAAATTTCAAAATGGGTCTACAAAAGATACTATAAAGATTATACTTGAAGAAACTATAAAAGAGTTTAAGGATGAAAAGTAAAGAAGGAGATAAATATTTAGGAAAACACCTGAATAGTATAAATGACTTATTAGAAGAAGGTCATGATCCGAAAGTTAGAGATCTGGTAGTTTATGAAGATGCAAAAATACTATCTGATATTTCTTATTTTGAGGGTTATGATGCTGGGGTGTCGGATGAAAGAAATAAGGAAGATTATGAAGTATGGATGGTCGAGTTATTCAAGAAAATCGCTGTAGATGGATTACCGAAAGAATATAAAGGCGGCCATTCTAAGATATGTGTTTGTTTTGTTCCGGCCGTTAATGGAGAACTTGACAGATATGTTATTGGATACTATAATTATAAAAAGAAAGGTTGGATGACTTGTTTATGTGAAGGATGTCAAGAATGTTTCCGGCCGACTCATTATCTAGAACTTCCGGCCGCTCATAAAATCAGAAAAGAATATGATGTAACTGGGCAAACTAGATCAACAAATTCATTTCCTGAAGTTCCTGATGGTGTATATCAAGGAAAATTCGGTGGACATGTTGGAATGATAGAGTATTTAGGAAAGGTCTATAACTTCACATTCTTAAAAGGTATCGTTCAAGAAAATATTCCAAAAACAATAACAGTAATAGATGGATATGGATGGACTCTACTAAAAGATGGACCGATTATACCAACCGTTTGAAACTATAACAAATTAAAAATAAAAAATTATGAAGAAAGAAAAATCAGAAGAAAAAGAAACATTAGAAGTTAACAAATTAATAACTAAGAAAGAAAAAATCAAGGATAATATTGTAGATATTATCGATATTGATGACGAAGAGACAGAGGAGTTTAAATTCTCTGGTGGAAAATTGGTAATAGATGACTCACTGAATGTAATTGGAAAGTGGGAATCTAAGAATTATACATCATTAGGAGATGGTGTTTATATGGGGTTTGTAAATAGCGGAGAACATGAAATAACGCTAATGGAAAGTAAGAAAAAGCACTCCAACATATTTGATTTTGGATTAGAGAATGGATATATCGCTATAAATAGAACTACACTCAAAGTAATCGTAAAGAATAAAAAAGGTTATATCGACTGTAGACATCTAACTCTAATCTGTGATTACCTGAAAAAATCTATCAATTCCAAAGAAAAAGAAATTAAATCTTTGGAAAATAGTATATCAAGAATTGAGTCACATCAAGCAACATTTTCTAGTGAAGAATCTAGGGGAACAGTATTAAAATCTCAGAAAGAGATATTATGTGAGCTCAATGAAAAATTACCCTCACAAAAGAAATTATATGAGGAACTTTCAATGAAGAGAGCCAAATTACTGCAAGAAGTTCAAGAAGAATATGAAAATTGCTTGAAATCTTCTAGTGAAATGGAAAAAGTCATGGAAGAACGGAAAAAATCTTATGATGCAGAGTTAGTTAAGTGTTATGGAAAAGAACATCCTACATCAGAAGATAAGAAAAATAAACACAAATCAGAAGAACTCGCCCTTCTCGAAAAATTATTGAAAGAAGGAAGAAAAACGATAGCTCTTATTAATTATAGAATTCCTAACTATGAAGATATGTTAGAAATTCTTAGCGGTAAGTCTATTAAAAGAAAATCAAAAAGAAAGGACGACGATGATTAAACTACTAAGATTACACAAGTTAATTTGGGGAATTCTAGTTATTATAGGAATTCTTCTTGAGATGGTAATTGTAGTACCAATCGTGTTTTTAGTGTTTATTTATAATTTTAGATTTAATCCAAGAAAAGTATGGGAAGCAATACATAGCGCAGACCTAGATTTTCAGAATAATTGGGGAGGTTATGCCTATCGTGATCATACTCCTTGGGATACGTTCAAAAGAAGATATAAATATACATTTAATCATATAGAGAACGAATCTAAAAGACAATAAAAAAGATAAAGTAGTAAGACATCAAAGCTTACTACTTTTATTTTCTATGTAAAAAAAAGGGAATCTCAGAAACCCCGAAATTCTTATTAATGTATGAAAAAGAATTTTAAAGAAAAAGATGATTTTATATTTTTAAATAAAGAACGAGTTCGGCTTACAATGTTAGTTACTACTAATTATTATATGGAATGCAAGCTTAATACTGCATTGATCTCCGAACTTTAAATTTAAATACGTGGCGGCTCATGTTATTAGTTACTACTAAATTATAGATTTGTAAACTATGCGATTTACTGTAACGATCACCGCCACGTAATTTAAAAAATATAAATAATTCTAAACTACAAGAGAAATCCTGTAGTTTTATTTTTTCTTCTCTGATACAAATAAAAAAAGAACCTAGATTTTACTCTAAGTTCTTATTATTTTTCTATTCATTTACAGGAGGAAAGTCATCATTAATAACTTCTTCATTATCAATTAAACCCGCCTCTTTGTAGCAATTTCTTTTATTCTCCTTCATCCAGGCTACTAAACATCCTATTAAACCGAGAATAATTGCGATAAATCCTAATATCTTTTTCATAGTTTTCTTATTTATTTTTCATATATAAGATTTTTAAGCGGATTCTGTGTTATTTTTATTGTCTTCTGGTTTGTAATCTCCTGCAGTACCATGTTCTAGACTAAGAACTAACTTAACTGCTTCTGGTCCTTTTAAAATATATTCTCCCGTTTTAAGAGGTTTTCCTGATTTTATATGACTCTGAATAGACGTTTTACTAAATTTAAATCTTTCACTCATTTTATTTAAATCATTAAAGTAAGCACCTAATAGAGTTTTCTTATCTTCAGAAAATACATAAGTAACAGTCTCCATCTTCCTATTAGGTTACTATTATTCACCTTATCCTGTGATACAGAGGATTCTATAGCTCTGTTTTCTGTGTCTAATAGGTCGTCTAACATTTTTTAATAGTTTAATTATTATTTACATTTTAGATTTTACAAGAAGGGAATTTCGAAGATAATAAAGTTTCCGGATCTCTACTATTCCTACTTTTCCCTAATAAACCTAAAATGTTAGAAAACAAAAGAACACTAGATCGATTTATAATTTTATTTATAAATTTTTCTAATGTTCTTTCATATATTAGGTTTTTGGATTTTCCGGGAAGCAAAATAAAGACTTAGGTGTGAAATCCTAAGTCTTATATTATTTTTATTTATCTCAAGATATTACTTTTTCTTCTTTCTTAATATCAAATTCTACTGCTATATTAAATTTTACAATTGATTTATTATTTTCATCAATATCTACTATAATATTTTTTCCAGTAGAATCAGAATATACAAGTTCATTAGAGATTGGATTTTCTATATTCTTTACAATCTCTCTTTGAAGATCTCTAGCTCCATAAGTAAGATCACACTGAGATACTACATACTCTTTCATTTTATTAGAAACTTCTAGAGTATATTCATTCTCTGAAAGTCTATCTTTGAGTTTACCTAATTCAAGATCAAATATTTTATAAAGATCATTTCTATCAAGTGATTTAAAGAATATAATATCACTTAATCGATTTATAAGTTCTGGTCTGAATTTCTTCTTAATAGCTTTCATAACAATGCTTTCATCTTCTTTATCACTTTCTATTCCAGATACTTTAGAAAATCCAAGATTTGTCTTGTTGCTAATCTCTCGTGTTCCAATATTCGATGTAAAAATCACGATCGAGTTCTTAAATGATACTAAGCTTCCGTCCGATAAAGTAATCTGACCTTCATCTAAAATAGGGAGAAATACAGTATTAATTACATTTTCATGCATCTTTTCAATTTCATCAAAAAGAATCACACTAAATGGTCTTTTCCTAACATCATGAAATACTGTTTTATCTCCATATCCTACGTATCCACTTTGTGCTCCTATTAAAGAATTTGCACTAGTTTCTTGAGTAAATAAGCTACAATCAACTCTAATTAAGTTCTTAGGATTTGAAAATAGTGATTCATTTAATATTTTTGTTAAATAACTTTTTCCAGTTCCAGTTGATCCTGTAAATAAGAAAGATACTGGTTTATTTTTATCTTTCAATCCAAGGAACTGACGATTAAGTGCTATAGATAACTTTTCAACTGCTTCATTCTGTCCTATTACCTTCGCTTCCATTGTTTTTCTCATTTCTCTAAGTTTTTCTCGAGAAGTACTACGAATCTTATCAATAGGAATTTTTGACATTTTAGAAATTACCGAAGCTATTTCATCTACAGTTACTTTAGACCAACCAGAAGGATCATTAAGTTCTTGATCAATCTTAGATTTTTCCTTTTTAAGCTCTTCTTTCAATAATAATTCGGTATCTCTTCTCTTTTGAGCTTCATCAAAATCTTGCTTTTCTACTAACTCAATTTTTTCTTTAACAATATTATCAATTGCTTTTTCAAGATTATCAATAGAACTAGTATCTATATCTTTCTTAAGCTTAGTAAGAGATCCCGCTATATCAATAATATCAATATCTTTGTCTGGATGATTTCTATCATTAATATATAAATTACTCCAATTAACACAAGCTTCTATGGCTTCCGGAGTATATTTAACTCTATGATACTCTTCATATTTAGGAGCCGTTTTTTCCAAGATAAATTTCGTCTCTTCTAGAGTAGGTTCCTCTACTTGAACCTCTTGAAATCTTCTTTTAAGAGCTCCATCTTTTTCTATGAATTTTCGATATTCATCATCGGTCGTTGCTGCTATAACTGTTATTTTACCTGCAGTTCCGCTTAAATAAGGTTTAAGTAAACTACTTGCATCGCCTGATCCGGGCGTATTGGATCCAGCCCCAAAAATTTGATGCATTTCATCTATAAATACGATTATTTCTGGATGTTCTACAAGCTCTCTTAGAGACTCAAGAAGCTTCTTTTCAAAATCTCCTCTAAAGGTAGATCCACTGACCATTCCCATGATATCTAAGGTACGAACTTCTTTTCCTTTTAATTCGCGTGGTACATTTCCAGATTCTATTGCTTGTGTTAATCCCACAACTACACTCGTTTTACCAATTCCAGGGGATCCAAGTAATACACAGTTACTTTTTTTTCTACAAGATAATATTTCAATAACTTGTGAGATTTCTTTCTCTCTTCCAATAACTGGATCAAATTGTCCAGATCTACATTGTTTAGATAAATTGGTTGAGTATTGATCTAAGAATGGTGTAGTTGAATTAGGATCACCTGAAACTAGAGGCTCATTACTTCCTTGTCCAGCCATTTCAAATTCTCGATCTTCCTCTTCGCGACGTTTTTCAGAGTCTTCGTCGCCTTGGTTATAATCGAGAGTTTTTTCTTTAAGTTCGCCGCCGTTATTTTCCTCACAATTATCTTCTTGGTCTTTTATTCCAAGTTTCGTATCGAAGTCATTTATCTTCCAAAATAAACTCGTGAGGTCTCTTGCATCGGCGTCTAATTCATTTACAAGATACTTAGCAATCTTACTGAACTCTGCTTCTGGGAGTGAACACATAAGGAAAGCTAGTGTATCAATATCATCAGTCATCTCAGATTTTAAATTTATATCTGTCAGTTTATCCAAGATATAATTAACGGCCGGAGACAAGACAATCGAATCAGCGCCAGTATACAATTCAGAAGGCGCTGTGAATTTATTGTCTTCTCTAATTTCGGCCATTACATCCATTACAAACTCTCTAAGATCTTCTTCTGTACTAGGTTTTCCGATAAACAGATCTTTTAGGTAATCTCTTAGTTCTGGAATATCACCTTCATTATCCAGATAAGTTATAACTATCTGAGAAACTATATGATCTAGTGATATTTCTTTTCCCATAAACGAAACTACTTCTTCATGAGCTCTCTCGAAAAACTTTTTTAACTCTTGAGATAATTCAAATTTTGATGAATCTTTCATTTTTCTATTTGTTTAATTTTAATATTGTTTAATATCATCACATTATTAAGGAAATCATCGGTAAATTTTATATCTATTTTTTGCTTCAGAAATATAATCATTAATATCTTCTTGAGTAATAGTAATATCTTTTATATTTTTTAACTTGTTAGCCCAAGAACAATACCAGCTCCAACTAGTATTACCTTCAAGTTCTTTTATATACTCAAGAATTTCTTCCTCTCCTTTAATATTTCTTTTTGGGACCCACCCCGAACAACTCTCGAAAGATTCATTTCGATCATATACTGATTTTACTTTTATCGAAATTTTCTTTTTCTTCTTCAACCACTTAAAGAAATCTTTTATAGGATTTGGATATATTAATTTTGGAAACTTATAAATCTCATGATTTTCGGCTATAGTTATATAAATTCTTGATTCTTTCCCTAATGTCGGTGTCTTAAGGAATGGAAGATCAACTCGTTTAACATTCATATAAACCTTAGTATTCCACCATCTAAAAGTATCTGGTTTATTTGTATCTTTTACTTGATATAACATAAAATCTCCAGAAATATCAATAGCATTTACAACTAAACCTGTTTTTCCGGTAGAATCATCTATGACTACTTGAGAATTTCCTTCTTCGAAGAGATCCATAACCTGAGATGCACCATGTTCTACTATATAAAGTGTTTTCCCTGTTAGATTATCAATAGTTTCCAGATCTTTCTTGTCTCCTTCTGAAAGTTCTACAAACATATATCCATCTGTACGTGTTACAGATCTAGTTCCAGTAATTCGATCTAATTTTGTTTTCTTTACTAATTCTTCTGGTTTCATATTAAATTATTCTTGGTTCATTAATAATTCCTTTGTCAATTAGATAATTTCGATAAAGAAGATTTTCAACAAATTCAGGTGAACAATAACCAAATTCTCTATCTATTTTTAAATTTCTTAATAATTCAAATAAAGAAGTTTCAAGTAAATATTCTCCCCTACAAATGTTATTATTTCTGATATCTAATCTTGAATCCGTATAGATTAATTCTTTCTTTCGATTTATTATATTTATTAATTTTCTAAAAGAAAGTTTTTTATAAATACATTCTTTTGTAACAAGATATAAAAATACCTTAGATGAAGAAACTAGACGTACATCCTTTTCTAATTGAATTTCTCTAAAAAGTTTTAACATATAAGTCTTATCAAAAAGATTTTTATATTTTTCTTTAGACAAAATATATCTTGAGTGTAAAAATGGAAAAGTATATAGTAAATCTTCTTTATCTGAAGAAGAAATTTCTAAGTAAGTGTATTCTGCTCCTTTAAAATTTATATAACTTAATAATATACTCATTTTCCCCATTTTAAATTTATTTTTGGTTCTCCAGTAATTTTTCCAGTATCTATAAGATAATTTCGAAAGATTATAGTTTTTAAAAATCCTATTACAGTTCTAAATTTCTTTTCAGGGATAGGAATTACGGAAGTCAGGATATCCATTCTAGTAAATGAATTTAATTCGTACTCTCTAATTAATCGAGTTCCTGGTTGTTTATTCAAAAATTCTACATCCATTAAAAATGAAATTTGTATCATTGGATCTTTATAAAATCTTTTTGACATAGAATTAAGATTTGGAATTTTTGGACGATCAATTGGAGATGCTAAAACTAATCCTACTTTAGAGAAATCCATTAATTGTATTGGTCTTTCTCTTTCAAATTTTTCTAAGTATGGTTTTAATTTTACTTCGTCCTGTACAATTTCAAAACTAAATCCAGGTTCTGCAAACACTTCGAATCTACCATAATCTACATAAGGTATTGTAATTTTTTCTGTAGAATTTGATTCTGTAAGTACTGTATAATATATTGCGAATACATTCTGTATAACACATTGATAAACTTTTACATCCATTCTTCTATAGTATTATCGTTCCACTTCACCCTAGCATATACATCTGGGGCATTATCTAATCTCAATTCTAAATTTTTAAAATCCTCTCTGAATTCTTGAGGTAGTTCGAATACTTTATTTATTACCTCCTTCATAATTTCTCGAGCCTTTAATTGTCTGGCTTTCTTTCTCCATACTCTGGGACAAAATACGGCCGGAACATATATAATAGAGTGATCAGAAGCGGCGGATATATCTGTTATAACTACCTCAGAAGGATCTATCTCAAGTTTTTCATACTCTGGGGTGTTCCAGTATCCATATTCATTTTTCTTTGGTTCCTTAGAAAAACATAAATACTTATCTCCTTCTTTAACAAACCATAAACTTCCGCCGCTAAACTCCTCTTTATATTTTTCTAATAAATCAGCCGGTGTTGATAGTCCTGGATCTTCATCGAAATAATCTTGAAGAATTTGTTTTATCTCTCCAACTATTTTTCCAGGAGCTAATCTAAATTCTGTCATTATACACTCTCCTGTAACTGGAACTGTGAAATTTGCAGTAGGTTGAAGATTTTTTATTCTTTCAACTTCGGAGAGAAATGATTCAGTTTGACCTGGCATATTCCAACAAGGTTTATGGTTCATATTATCAGCTTCAATTAACTTCATTTCATCCGTCAAGTTATCTCCAAGAAGTCTGATAAGTTGACGAGTTTTCTTTGGTTTTCCTGTATATAATCCCCGAGAATAGTCATATAGCTGTTTAATACACATATGATTTTCAACTAAGAAAACGACTTTATCAATTACTTCCCCCGGATATTTAAGATTAGTTAGGATTTTTCTTGTTTCTTTTGCTGACTCTTTATCATGTCCATGAAATGAAAATGATCCATCTTCTTTTACTTGATAACATATTGGTTTAGAAACATCATGAAAGAGGGCTGCTAACCTAAGTTCAAGATTTGCTCCGCCTTGAATTACATGACCCAATACAGCAAGAGAATGTTCGCCCCAAGTTTTATCATGATACTTATTATTCTGTACGAAACCGATATTTAATTGAAAAATCTTAGAAATTCTCCACATAAGACATTTTCCAATTAATTCTATAATTCCCCGTACTGCATTCTTTGACATTAGAATCTTAGTAAATTCATCTCTAATCCTTTCCATACTAAGAGCTGAATATTCTGGAATATTATCAATCTTAGAGTATGTTTCCTCAGAAATAGTAAACATTTTAGTACAGGCAAATCTGATTGCTCTTAACATTCTAAGAGGATCATCTTTAAAAGTCTGTTCAGGATCAAGAGGTGTTCTTAAGACTCTATTCTTACAATCATCTAAGCCTTTCCCCGTTGGATCTAATACTTCTCCAGTTAATAAATTTTTATACAATGCGTTACAACAAAAATCACGTCTAAAAGCATCTTCAGTGATATTAGTTTGCTGTACTGTATCTGGTCTTCTTGGTCCCTGATTATAAGTTTCAATTCTAGGCACAACACATTCTATATCTATCTTTTCATTGGTTCCTATGTCTAATGAAAATTTTCCCGTTTTAAATCTATTATAAGTAACAAAACCAGAACATTCAGGCTTTGTTTTTAGAAAATCTATAAAGAGATCTGTTCCCTCTGGATAATCAATACACAGGTCTATATCCTTTGGAGTTTTTCCTAGAACTAAATCTCTGACACATCCACCAACTAGATAGATTTTTTCCTTGAATTTACAATCTTGAACTATTTCTTTTAATAATTCAACTGCTTTTTCATAATCATTTTTCTTCATAATCGTTTATTGTTTTAATCACATATAAGGAAAATAAACTACCCTGGAAGATTTATTTTCTCCAAGGTAGTAAATAATTATTATTGTTCGGCTTTTCTATACACTCTTACTATAGTTGCTAGATTAAGAATTACTATAAATCCAGATATAATTATAGTAATTAAATTTATAAAAGGTATTTGAATGAAATTATAAGAATCCAATTCAATATGATTCCAATAATCTTTTTGATATCCACTAAGTAAACAATCTGAATAATTTTCTATGTTTAACTTTGTTCCAGGCTTAAGAGATTTTTCCAAAATATATTTTTCAAACTTCTTATCTCTATCCCAACTAAAAGATCCAGACCAAGTTATAGTATCATTTTCATCAATACATATACAAAATATTGCTTCATTTTCTTTTCCTCCAGACCAGAATGATCTTTGAAGTTCTGTTTTATTCTTATAGCTATTTTGCCAAACTAAAAGAATAGGTCTGAACATAGGATCAAGGGAACATATATAACCAATTTTTCTTTCTAGAGAATCAGGAATATTGATACCATATACGAAATTTTGTCTAGGTTCTAAAATATTATCTGAATTTACAACTCTACCAATACTATATCTCATAAATAATCTTTTCTTCAAAGCTTCTGATATATCTACATCATATAACTTATAGATCGGTAAGATATTATTCATGTAGTTATAGTAATTAACTGGTTTTGAGAATATTAATGCAGTTTCAGGATTACTATTCCACTTAGATCTACACATATGCCAACTCTTATTCTGTGGATGTATGATATCTTCCTTGTTTTTCCATAATCCTTGAAAATACATAAAAGTATTTTTCGAAATTTCAATCTCTACTTCTTCACCAGTATCAAAATCATCATAAACTAGGTAATAAACATCTTCATGAGTAACATCTTTTCCATCTACTTTTTCTATCCAATTACTGTAATGTTTTATATACCTAGCTGAGTATTCAACTAGTTTTGTATCTACTGGCTTATTTAAAGTAAATGCAAAAAATACAATAAATATAGCCATAACTGAAGGTAAGACGAAAAATATATTCGGCTTATCTTTTTTCAATCGATTTTTAACTTTAACAAGTATAAATACTGTTATTAATAACAGTATTACAACAGTTATAAATAAATATTCCATAGGCTTTTTTAAAAACTTATTAATTTTCTTTTTCTAAGCAAATCTCCAACTACTGGATTCCATTCTATTGCATCTTTAATAGTCTTTTCTGGATAAGTACAGGTATGAAAGTTTTCTGCAAAAATGGTTTCTGTAATAATTATCTTTCCATAATCACCCATATCAGATTCAAAAAATATATTTAAAGAGTCTCTAAATATTCCATCATCTCCTGGAGTTAAAAAAAGATTATCAGTATCTTTTTCAATAGACCCTAAGAAAATAAGATCTTCTCTAGGCTTCTTAACTCCCATTGAGGAATCTGCATACCAAAGGTGATGTTCATATTTCCATGAATGAACCTCATATTCTCTAAGATCTCCAGGAAAACCACCTAACTCTGGAGTTCCTTCACTTCCATAAATTACACAAGGTTTCCATCCTCCATTAATATATTGAAGTTCGAAAAGATACTTTGGATAATCTTCATGGATTAAAATATCACCTTCATAAATTCCACTAGTTATAAGTTCACCAACAGATTTATGTGAAACTCTACTCCAAATAAAAGATCTCTCTTCTTCATCAACTCGACTATCATTAATTATAATTAAACAAGAACTGTCATAAGTAGATATTCTAAGGGATCCATACACGAAATTCAATGAATCATATAGACTCATTCCAATAGGTATTCCTCTAAAACTCTTGTCAATACTACTTCCATGTTTTTCTGCAAAGTATTTTTCAAGTAATCTACAACTCATTTTTTCTCTTTTCTTGTTTTAATCTTAATAACTCTTTTGACAAAGTAGGATCATTATGAGAGATGCCATCCAAGATATCATAATAAATACCCCAAATGGATCTTACAAATGCTAATCGTTTCGACACAAGCATATAAGTTCCATTCATTAAGGGCAGTTTAGATTCTTTCATAGAACTGTAAAGAGCACTAAGACGTAAGTATCTCTTATGCCACTTCAAAAGTTCTGGCATAGCTGTCTTTTCAGATAAACCCATTTCTCCAAGAACTTCTTTAACATCCTCTGGAAGTTCATCAAAAAACATATTATAACTTTTCTGCAAAGATTCTTTATCTTCAATCATAGTGTTTTATCTTCACTTAATTTCTCTACTACTTGATCCCATGTTAAATCACAAAGATCATCTATCCAGGAATCAATATAATATAATTTATCCGAATCTTTAATAACACCAAATAGAATTGGATCCTTTTTAATTCTCTCCTCTTCAGCTTTTTCATATTCTGTTAAACTGAATGATTTTCCGGTAGGATCATAGTACAGAATTACGTAGTTATCAAATACTTGTAAATTATCTGCCAGTACTTTCTTTTCAGCAACTGAATCTGGAATTACTCTTGTGAAATTCTTAATATAATCAATATCAAGTTGTTTTTCACATTTTTTCTGAAGAGTTACTAGATCCGACATTGTAATATAATGATTAATTCCAGAAACTGCTAGAACTGATTCATAAATATGTATAACTAATTCTGAAATTAATTTTTCGAGTTGAGCTTGTTGATTTAATACAGTAGCTTTATGAATTAAGCTCATATAAGCTTCAGTACGTTCTTTAAACTCTTTTTCTTTTCCAGCTAATATCTTAACTTGATCAAACAATTCTATTACATTTATTTCATACAGCTTTTTCGGTTCCTCTATCTTATCCTCAGTAATTGTCTTTTTTCTCTTTCCAAATAATTTTTCTAAGAAACCTTTCTTCTCTTTCTTATTCCCCGAAGAATTCATATTAGTATTAACATATTTAACAGAATCATCATTATTATTTACGAAAATTTGATTCCGAATTCTACCTGAGATTAAAGAATTATTTTCCTTCAGAATTTTTAATAGCTTTTCTGAAATTGATATATTAAATTTCCTAGCATTTGAGTCTCCAAGAAATTCCTTAACTCTAGATAAACCTTTTAGAATTTTATCTGTAGCTTCTATTTCTTTCTCACCTTCTAAGAAAAGAAATTGTCCTGGAGTTATTGAATCAGGATCTGTATTTACTATTCTATTAAAATTTATATTTACTTCAGATTCCTTAAGGTCTTCCTTTGAACTTAAAGTTACTTTTTCGGTTGTATCTTTTACTAGATTTTTATATTTTAATAAATTTTCATCTACTACAATACCACCTTCAAACAATGTAATTCTGTTTCCTTTTTCTAATAATTTCATAATCTATATAATATTTGTGAGTTTTTATTTCCTAGTTCACATCTAATATTTTCTATCAAACCCCTTTTAAGAGTTGGATGAAGACCCGACATTGATGTTATAAATAAACACCTTTCTTCAGGATCCTCTATAATACTAAATATTATAGGAAGCATATACATAAGAATTCTAAATCCTGATCCATGATCAATTATACTTAATAATCCAGTTGGATCATGATCTGTTATTATCCTCCAGTCTTCAGTTATTTTATTTATTCCAAAACCTAAATCAGGAATAATATTTCTTACTTTCTCTTGAACTGATTCAGGATATTTCATGAGTTTTTCAATAAATGGATCAATACCCCATTTAAGTCCTTCACCTGAATCAGCTATTATTAAATCTTTTTCAAAAAACTTACCTATTCCATAAGATATATTAGGATAGTCATAGGATAAATTAGAAATAAAAGAAGTAATAAATTTTGTTGATTTATAAACTTCATATAAATTTAATAAAATTTCTTCATCCTCCCCAGTTCCTTTAAATCCTGCTCCTATACTTATTTCATATTGATCTACATATACAGCTAATTTTTGATCTACAACAAGGGATTCAGATATAAACTCATCTAACGTAAAGATAACACTATATCCTATATCATAATCTTCAGAACAAAGAGTTATAGACATTTCAATAGGTTCTATAGGATCATATGGTCTAAAATCTACTTTACTAACTTTTTTCAGTAAAAATTTACCAATTCCTTTGAGAAATTCATCTAAAGATATATCTACTTTGTAATCAACATCACTGCTTATTAACTCTGTAAGTCCAGTCGGAGAAAATCCTATTGATATTTCTTCTTTACATGCGAAAAAATTTTTTAATCTTAAATTTTTTATTCTCATTTTAATTTTCTTTGATCATAGTTAAGGCTATTAGAGTTTTATATCTTTCTTATGTACATTTCCCTTAAAAACCTTATATATGGAAATTATTGTTAATGAAAATTGCTTTAGTCAATAAGTCTGGTCTGCGAAGATCGGGCTTATTTTTTTTTGGCCTGAGAATCTTATACTTGAAATAAAAACCTAAAAGAATGGAAAGATTAGAACAAATTTTCGAAAATGAAGTATTAAAAAATCTAAAAGAAGGTAAAATTAGTGGGAAATCTATCAAAGAACTTCCAGTATTATTTGAGAAGAGGAAAAGAAATGATAAATACACCCACTCTGAGTTATCATATATTATGAAACTTAATGACTTAGGAATACCTTATGGATTAATCGCTAAATCTATATCTAGAACTGAAACATCTGTTAGAAATAGGTGTGTTAAGTTTAGAACAGAGAATGGAACTTATAATAAAAATCATATAGAAGAGAAATATAATCTCAATGATAAATTTCTAAAACATCTTGAAAAAAGAAGATAGAATAATGACTATTTTAGATGCTTATTCAGGAAGTAAACCGTTTTGGACAAAGTATACAAGAGGAAGATTAGTATTAACAAATGATATAAACAAAGATTATCCAGCTAAATTACATTTCCCTGCTGAAGATCTTGTTAGGGTATTATATGAAAAAGAATGTGAATTTGATATTGTAGATTTAGATCCATTTAATACCCCAATGAAATGCTTTGATAATGCAGTTAAGATTTGTAATAGAGGATTAATTATGACTTTCGGAGATAAACGAGGAATAATGAGTAATAAAAATCTAGCAAAAGAACGCTATGGATGTAAGGTTTATGATGAAAGAAAAATAATACAACATTACATTAGAAGAGCTAAGAAATTTGGAGTAAAACTTAGAGTATGGAAATTCGTGAAATGGAAGATGACATGGAGAGTTTACTTTAAAGTACTAACCCCGAGTTCCTTATAAATGTATTAATAAATAAAAATAAACAATTATGAAAGTAAGATTTTTATCTACAAAGTTTTATGTGAGTGAAAAAAGAAGAACAGTAACTTGTGTTATGACTGCGAAACTAGATGATAAAAAGTCTGGTCAAAACAATTTCCGATTTACTTGGGAAGGTGAAGAGAGATTCTTAGAACCTTTTGAAGTTAAAACAGTTGCTCGTTGTCACAAAGATGATAAATTCGATGAAACAAAAGGAAGACGAATTGCTGAATCTAGAGCTAAGCGTTTAGTTTACTCAGAAGGAATTCAACGAGGAAGAATGATACTAAACGCAGAAAATGCTTATCGGAAAGAGTTGGAAACATTTGTAGAAAATACTGTAAAGTATAAAGAAAAAGAAGTAGCCCATACATCCATTGTAATGGGATAAAAAGAAAATAAGAGAGGATTTAACTTGACTTTTAATTAGTCAAGACCTCTCTTATTATTTTTACAGTCCTTCAGCAACTGAATTAAGAATCGAATCTAAGATCACTTTTTCAGTTGTTGTTTTTATTTTCTTCATTTTATATTCTTTAGTACCTAGATAAATTATAGTATATTCGATAATATCTGAAGATTCTTTTCTTAATTCAAATAATACCATAGATGAAAACACTAAAGTTATTTGATCAGGGTAATCGTGAACAACATACAAAGGATCTCCAAAAATATCTGAAACTTCTTTAATTATATTTTTCAGGTTTATCATAATGCTGCTAAGTAACGATATATATAATTTTCAATATCATTATAAGATACAGTAACAAGCTCTTCAGTTGGAAGATCTCCTTCTGGGTTAGTTTTAATTATATACATAGGTACTTCAGAAGCATTAGGACCTATTTCATCGGAATGAATTAAGAATACTGCTGGATTTTTTATCCCAGTAATTTGTAAATAATGAGTTTTAACAACTGTAGAATAGTATTGAAATGACCCTTTTCCTAACTCTTCACATATATTTTCGAAAATTTTAGTAATCTTTTTATTTTCCATTAGTACCTAAAATCTCGATAAGATTTATAAAAATAGTAATACCCCGGACCTCCATTTAAAGTTGGTCTTGGATCTACTCTAAATACTAAAAATTCTGGTGGAAGTGGTGGAAGCTGAATTGTATCTCTCCATCTAAACTTTATACGTTCTGGATCTCTTTGACTATCTAAACCAACTCCAATACCTTCTATATAACACATTCCATTATCTAAAATTTTTAACATCAAGGGAGCTTCATCTCCAATTGCACCTGATTCTACATAAGGATCATATATAAATATCTCACCAGGGTTTAGATTTTGATATTCCATAAGACTAAGATGATCATTTCCTATTCCTGGAAATCCAAGTTTCATTTCTGTCATTCTGGACTTCATTTTATTAACTTGATCTGGCCAAGTCTTAGAAAAACCTCTTTTTCTGGCGAATTTTATAAGAATATCATCATTTACCATTTCTTATATAATTTTTAATATATTTATAAACATCTGTAATTAACCCTGTAGTCTCTTTATCTTGAAATAATTCATCAGATATTAAATTATCATCTACTAAATCTTTCAAAAGCTTTGTTATATCATCACTGTTACTAAATGAAACTATATTTGTTATATGATAATATTGAGACTTATCTCCGATATATGTCAAAGTTAATTTGACATATGGAAGTCTTACTAAATCATATGAACCATCCTGATTTTGAGACTCTGAAATCAAACATTCTCCTGAAATATTAGTATAACTGTAAAGATCAAGAATTGTTTTTCCTGGAATACATTTAAGATAATTAAAATTCTTTACTATTTCGGTGTCCGAACTTCCTCCAGTAACCACTACATTATTATGCATCTTAGAATGTGTTTCTGTTTTCTTAAAGAATCCAAAAACTTTTCTCTCTATTGTGTACTTTTCTTCATAAACAAAGTAGAATTTATGATCTTCGAGTTTTAATGACTCCGGATTTATTTCTATCTTTGTAACTCTATAATCTTCAATTGAGTAAGGTAAGTTAAATAATTTTCCTATATTCATCATAATTTAGCACTTTTTATTAATTTATTTGAAGTTCTATCATAAAATAAATCCTTATCAGTAAGTAGACCCTTTTCATATAATAGATTAAGAAACTCATTTAATTCTTTTTCTGTTTTAAATGTATATTCTTTTCTTCTTATATTATTCCCATACATATCGATTTTATAGTAAATTATAATATATGGAAGTCTATATACTTTATAAGATCCATCAGAATACATATCTTCTCCTATTATTCCATCCTTAACACCACAATAAAATACTGAATTTGGAAGTCTTATAGATTGTCCCGGTTCAATATTTTCATATTTTCTAGATTCTTGTGAGTAAATCATATCTCTCATATAATTCTTTTGACGACATTTGATAAACCCAAAGAACTTTTTTGTATATTCTGGATAAAATCGATATCTTTCTTCTAAAACAATTGATTTTTCAATTGATACTGAGATAATCAATTCTTTTGTAAAAATTAATTTTTCTAATGTTATCATAATAGTAAAAGTAGTTTTTCTGGTCGATCCCAATAAGCTTCTATTGCTGATTTCAAATATTCATATGCATTAGTCTTTGGGATGTCAGGATTGTAATGTAAAATGAAATCTCGAATTTTCATTCTATACATTCTAAATTTCTTCAACATAAAATCATTATCTCCACCTGGACACTCTGGATTTTGATAAGCTTGTTCCTTGTAAGACTGAATAATATTATACAATCTATCTCCAAGTTCAATACTATAACCAGCAGAATATGGTCCTTGGTTATGATTTTCTTCAATTAATTTTCCAGATTCCCAAGCTTCTTTTTTATACTCTACTTCTTTTCTAACGTTTCTAAGATATCTTTGATGACGTCTTTCTTTTTTTCTTTTACTACTAGTCATACTGTTCTTTTATATATGAATAATTTATCTTTATTACCATCTATTACAAACTTCCAATCTTTCCGAAATATTACTTTAAGGAAATCAATATAATCAGAAAAACCGATCCCAAGTTGAGGTTTCATCCCATTTAAGAATATTTTATCAACTGAAGATATTCTTATAGTTCCAAAATAACCTTGTAAATTTTCACGAGGATCTCTTAATACAGGATTAACGGAAGCAACAATATTACTAATTTTATAGTCAGTTACTATAACTTCAATGCATTTCCGTGTAGTTTTAACATACTCCTTATATTCTTTTGACCCTAAAGTTCTCTTAAGATCATAGGCTGCATATAAAACATCATAATTAATGCTTCTACACAACTCTTCTCCATACTGATAAAAAATATCTATAAAACTAGAATAAGGTGAATCATCAATAATATCTAAGATCTCAGATTTTCTAGGATAACCAATAAAAGCTTCGAATTTAGTTTGAATACACCAACCCTCATTATTTAAAATCGAGAGTAAAGTTTTAAGTTGTTCAATATTAGTACTTTCACTCATCGAAAACTTGTTCTTCTGAAATTGGTAATACTGGAAGTTGCTGAATTTCTTCGGGAGTCATAAGGATCTCTGCTACCTTCATAATAACCTCCTCACACTCTTCCGATTTTACTTTTGGAGGAATTGTTCTTACTATCCTCCCAAATAATTCCTTAATATCTTTATATTTTTCAGTATTAGGAAGACTTAGGGATAAAGTTCTAGTATCTTGTCTAAGTCCTCGTACTGTGTGAATATATTGACATCTAGGACGATTATCAATTCTTCTATAATAAATTATGTTTCTAGCTCTAGCTAAAATACAATTTATTCTAAAGTCCATTTCTTGTTCGTTCATAATTTTTTATATATTTTTAATTACATTATTAAGGGATTCAAATCTTTTCGGATCACTATTTATAAATCTTCTATAAAATATTTCTTTTTCTACAGCGTAACCTAATTCAAAATAATTTATTAAAGAATAACCCATAACGATACCAGTACCAATATCACTGAAACGAATAGAAAAAACATCTCTTAATCTATTATTTCCATCAAAAAACCAAAACTCATTCTGTTGATTTACTCCAATAAAATTACCTAAGAGATCAAAATACTTAGATTTATATAATCCTTCCATTGCTTTAGAAGATAAAATTTCTAATTTCTGATCTGTCTCCCATAAATACTCTTTAATTTCAAGAGACCTAAGTTCTCCGAGAGTTGGAAAAAGAATATTAGTATAATTATTCCAATCAGCCCAAGGAATTAATATTTCTAGATCTTTTCCATACAGAGGTGGTTTTCTTGGATTAATCTTTAAACATTTATTATATAACTCTAATCCTTTTATTACATCTGAAGTATAAATTGAAATATAACTAATCATGACTACTTACTGCTATATATCTATCACTATCTAAATCTAATACTAAACATATTTTACCACCTGACATATAAAATAAATCACCTTCCCAAAACTCGCTTCTATTAACTCCAACTTCTTTCCATGCTTTTCTAAAATATATTTTTAAGTAATCTTTAGTATAAAAGTTAGTTACTACAGATGATTCAATTATATTAACAATTTCCATAAATTTTTTAGAAACTGAACCTCCAGAAATGAATCCAAAAGGCATAACTGATTCTTCTAAGTCTTTCTTTAATGATAATATCTTTGAAACATTAAGATATCCCTCATTAATTGGATGTGCTGGTTCTTTTACTTCTCCCAAACTAAAGAAATAATCATATAGCTCAGGAAATTCAGGATAAAACTCTTCAATTGCTCTAGGATCCGCTGTTGTAAGTTCGGCCGTATTATTTTCCCATCTAACCTTACAATACTGTCTGAATTTCTTATTTAAATCTAATCCAGAACATAATACTCCCAATAAAAATCCACTACCTCTCATTGTCGTGTATGATATAATTTGTTAAATATGGAGTAATTACAAAACGGCCGGAAGAAAACAGCGAAATATCTAGAGTCTTAATCCTCCAATCTCTTTCAGGTGGTAAAGGAAATTCATCTTTACTTTCGAAAGTAGTGTAATAATATCCATAAGGTAAACTTTCTTTATAAAAGCTGTCTAACCCAGAGATATCTACTCTTGCATCATTTCCATCACTTATGAAAGGATTACTTAAAAGATTCTTAAAACTCTTTTCTAGGTTTCTTGTAAAATCATGTTTGAATGTTTTGACCTGCACTTCTATTTCTCTACCACCAAAAGAATATTTATTTGAAAAATATCTATATATCTCCTTAAGTCTGGTGAAAGAGATCTTATAATCAAACTTTCCTCCCGTTAAACAAAAAACAGTTCGAAAAATATGAAACTCTGGATAAAATTCCTGAACTGCGTCAGAAATTATAGGCTCAAGATAATCATTAAATGGTGTTGTGATATACTCTTGATAAAACTTACAATATTCATGAAATTTTTGATCCATTGAAACTTCAGGATCTGACAAAATATTTATTATATTATTCTTTTCCATAATAAGAAAATAAAAAGAGCTGCCTGGAAATTCCAAACAACTCTCTTGATTATTATTTCTTTCTAATGATTTCGTCAATAATTCCAAAATCTAATGCTTCCTGTGCAGTCATCCAACTATCTCTATCACAAAGTTTTTCAACCTCTTCATAAGTTTTTCCTGTCTGCTCTACGATAGTTTCATAAAGATCTTTTTTTAGCCTCAAAATTTCTTTACATTCAATTTCTATCATACTTGCTTGACCACTTGCCCCACCGAGCGGTTGATGACACATTATTGTTGCCCTTCTAAGTGCTGAACGCTTACCTTTAGTTCCACACATCAAAATCATAGCACCAAATGAAGCTGCTAAACCAGTACAAACAGTTCTAATATCTGATTCTACAAAATCCATACAGTCAAGTATTGAATTTCCACTATAAACTTCTCCGCCTGGGCTATTTACATACATAGTAATATCTGCATTTTCTACAGAATCTAGATATAATAATTGAGAAACTACTATATTTGCACTATCTGAATTTACATCTGTACCGAAGAAAATTTGACGTTTGCTCATAAGTTTAGAAAAAATATCTAACTGAGACATATTTCTCTCAGATTCCTCAAGAATATAAGGATTAATATAACCTCCTCTAGCTTCTGACATTTTATGAAGTTTATCATCAAAACTAGTCATCTTAAAAGGATTCTGAGACTTATAAAAACTTCTAAAATCTTTAATTGTTTTATTTTCCATAATTTATAATAATTAAATGTTTTTATTCAATTATAAGATTTTGAAGCCTAGAAAAAGAAAAATCCCCAATCTTCACAGACTAGGGACTTCTATTAAACTTTAAAAACTAATACTAACAAACAAAACACATCTATATGTTTACCATTAATAAGATTCTGAATCGCTGTAAAGAGCAAAAAAGAAGAGGACCGGATTTTCTCACAGTCTTCTTTTGGTTTTTAACCTGGAAATTTATAAACATAAACAGGCTCTTTTTCGAATTCTAAGTCTTCAACGATACAAGGAAATGAATATTCTGAATGTAATCGTCGGATGATTCTAGGAAATAATTCTTGATCTCCTCGATTTTGTAAGTTATTTACAAACTTATACATCTTAGGTCTTCCATCAGCTGCTACAATCTCTAAGTTATCTATCCATGTATTCCAGATTCTTTGAGATTGTTCTTCGGAGAGTGCTAAGATGTAATATCCTTTCCATCTATAAACATTGAAATTTGTTGGGACAATTGAAAAAATTCCATCTGTATATACTCTTTCACCTAACCCATCAAGAGTTATATAATAAATTGGCTTAGGAGAATCCAATTTTATAACTTTTTCAACATTAGTAACTCTGTACTCTTTCTCTCTTTCAACTTCGGGAAAACCGATAATCTCTGGAGATATTACAAGTTTAGTCCCAATTCTTAAAATTCCATCTTCTCTAACATAATTAATTCCTTGTTTTTGTTTTAATTCTTTTTCCATGATTCTTGGGTTTTATTGGTTTATCTCAAAAGTAAGGTTTTAAAACTTTTTCCAAGAAAAGGATCTGTCAGCTAAATCAACTTTTATTCCTTCTATCTTTGTTGATGAAGTTATTCCAGGGAGTCTTATCAACTTTCCAAATTTCTTTAAGAAGGCTCGATATTCTCCAAATTTTAAAATATCAGTACTTCGCGTCGATAATATGATAGGTTTTGAATACTCTTCATAAATTTTAATAGCTGATTCTTTAGATTTAGCGAATATAAAGTACCAACAAAAATCAATATCCGGCGCTTCTATTTCTACTTTATAAACTTCCATAACTTCTATAACATTCCCATTCTTTCTAAGATTACTTCAATAGCCTCCCAATCAACACAAGAGGTATATATAGTTTTTATCTCTCCAGTATCAAAATTTACATACTCAGCTTCACCCCATCTAAGAGGTATTCCAAGAGCTGTATCATCTATCAAAAAATCTCCTAAAACTTTTCTTGCATATCCAATCACACCTTCTTCCTCTGGATTATCATTTACACAATATAACGGAATCTCTCTTTCTCGAAACCATCTCTCGGCTTCTTCTAAAGATGTCTCGGTTCTAAATTTTCCTCCGATGTAATTATATGGATTATTTCTAGAGTTATTTCGGCAAGTCCAAAGAATTAATCTATGTCCGGCGGAAACTATTCTCTTCAAAACCCTTTCAGCTCCTGTATCAACCTCTGAAAAACCAGATTCAGGAAGATTAGGAACACAAGTACCATCATAATCAATTAAAAAAGTTGCCATAAATTTTCTATTGGTTTTGAGTTAATAAAAATCTTTTCAATCTCAGAAGGAATTGGTCTACTGTGATAAAAATCAATCCAATTAGATATAATTAATTCTGCTGTAATTCCCCAAGGAACATAAAACACTCGAGATTCAGATATAGTATTCTTAATCTCTTTAATAAAATCTTTCTGTTTTAAGATAGGTGGATTTTGATATTTCCATCTATGTAAAAGACAAGTTTTAATTATCTCAAGTTTTTCATTTGTAATCTCTCCAGAATCATCAAGTATTACTGGAAACCAATCAATCATTTTATCCGTTACATCTATTTTCAGTATTAAAATATATCTTCCTCTGTTATTTTCCATCTTTTAAGTTCTTGTTCATAGTTCTTTCTTTTTGGATATCTAGGTCTTAGTTGTTCTTCAAGTTTCTCCTGAGCTTCATTTTTAGAAGATGCAATAATCTTTATAAATTCTTTAAAAACTATACAATGTCCCAGTTTATCAAAATCAGGTACTTCTTTCACAAAAAGGTACGTTTTCATTTAACAAAGTGAGTTAGGTCATCGAACTTAACAGGCATACACTCCTTTCTATAAAATTCCCACATATCTCCAGACATAATACCTCTTCTTCCACAATGAGATATCAATTCGATAATATTTAATTCAGATGCAGTATAAATTCTACGTCCTTTAAAGAAATAAAACTCAACTGATTCTTTAATAGTTTTTATAAGTTGTGCTTCTTTGTAAATTATCTTAGGAGGATTAAGGAGATTATCTTGAAAGTATTTATTATTCATCCAAATAATTTGTTCTTTAAGATCAGTATAAAAATCATTCCAATCATCCCAATTATAACTTACTAACGAATATTTTTCAAGAATTCGAATAGCTACTATCGGAACTGGAGAACCTAATTTCAAATATTCTCCCCATACATCTTTATCTATTTTCTCTTCACCTGAACTCATCTTACTCTAATAACTAAAGTATTATCTCTAAATTCCTTCCAAGACTTAGCGTTTGACATCATAAATCCATAATTAATACACTCCTTTAGACCCTGTATCCAATCCTTTAAAGTAGTTCCAATTTCTACCCAAGTCCATTCCGAATCTGATACTTTTACTCTGGGCTTTTCTCCTGACGATCTCCAAGAATTTACATCTGAATAACCTGCTCGAAGTGCTTGCATCTCAGGGGTAGTATTTCCGAAGTATTGTCTAACTAAATCTAACTCAGATAATTCGATAGGAGACATATTAACTAAACCTCCTAACTCCTGAACTTCTTCGATAATATCCTGATCTGACTTTACTGTTCTTTTATAAATTGTTCCAGATGCTTCCAAGATCTTAGCAAACTCACGACCAATCATTACATAATCAGCACCAAGGGCAATAGCTTTTAGGATATCCGAGTGACAAGTAATACCACCATCTGCAATAACTTTAACATCCCGAAGTCTACCTTTTCCTGATTTTCGAAGTGAATTAATTGCGCCGAGAATAGATGCCATAGGATAATGAAACCCATACTTATCTTGATCAACTAAAGATCCAGATGATATTCCGACACGTACATAATCAAATCCGGCGCCACTATACACTTCGTAAGTCTTAGGGTTAGCTATATTTCCACCCATCAAGATAACCTGTTTTCCGTAGAGCTGTTTTAATCTCTGTCCAATTTCCATAAGAGCTACATCATGACCATTTCCAGAGTCGATGCAGATATGAAATTGTTGAGTTGAACCTCTTTGATCTATATTTATAAAATTTTCTCTTACCTCCTGAAGACTAAACGCACAGAAGATAAATCCACACGCTTCAAGTCTAGTTCCAAGTTCAACAGTTCTAGGGAGGATAGGCTTAATTCCAGAATCTTGCCATACTTTCCAATTATCAACTCCAACAATAGCTTCCATCGGACTTGTAAAGATGGGTAAACTTTTTGGCACCCCCGTAACTTCCTGATCATCTAAAACAAAATAATCAAGTTTTCCAGAGTTAGTCCATCCTAAATTAAGATTATCAGGAACTAACATAACATCTGATAATTCTAAGTACTTTTCCATATTCTTTTATTATAATTTAAATAATTCATTCAACCTCTCCTCTTCGTAGAAAAACTTCTCTAAAAGCTCATCTTTACTCTTATTAAGCTCCTCTATTCTTTTTTCTATGGACTTTATATTATTTTCCATTTTTGTAATTCTATTTGACATATTTCTAATTCCAATACGTTTAAAAACATTAAATTGTTCTTCTAGCATCTTCTCTGAAAACGCTACACAATTACTACAATTTAGTATTATACGTTTTCCTTTAGAATCTTTAAATTCTCTATTATAGTGATCCTTATATACTTCCCTAACAATTGGCTTATTATTAAAAATATTAAAAGAAGGAAGATAATATATGTATATCTTCTGAGTTCTCATATAATCATCATAATATTCTTTATATTTATTACGAACTTCACAATTATAGATAACTTTATAATAAGGTACAGAGCGATCTATCGTATACTCCCACTCATACTCACCAATTTTCTGTTTATAAGTATAAGTATCTGGATTATTTTCGATAACTTCAGAAAATATTAATTTCCCTAAATCTTCAGTAATTTCTAATTCTCGTGTAAGAAAAATAGGTGAATAATCCACAATAGAAAAATCAAACCTATCAATGGGAATAATTGGTATTCCCGGTTTATATAATTTCTTAAGTCCTTGTTTATTAATTAAAGGATTATTAATTACAGTATTTATATATTCTGCTGAAAGAAATTCCTCACTTTTTGGAGAAAAATCGTTAAATAATTTTTCTATTATTGGATCGTCTTCTATACGATCCATTGTTAAATACTTATTATAAATTTCTTCTAATGTTAACATTTATAATTTTATTTTTATTACTACATATATAAGAAAATTAAAGGTTTAGTAGTTTCATCACCACTAAACCTATTCCAAATTCAATCTAAAAAAGCAAATTCATCACTTAACTGACAAAGCCACTCTTGATATTCTTCATCACTCATAGTCCTTTGCTTCTCTTTTGCTACTTCTACAATTGTTTCTCCGAAGTTAAACGATTCTTCATATTCTTCCATAATTTCTTTTTTAAGTTTATTACATATATAAGGCTTTAAGGAAATTATATACGGAAAATAAAAAAAAATTTACTTATCACAAAAAATAAATTATATTTTTATTTCATATATAATATTTTAAGAAAAAAAGAAGGGGATTAATCCCCTCCATTAAAAATATTCATTTACTCCTTCAAGACCTCCTGCTGATAAAACAGCATTACTCCAAGCAAATCTATCCTCCTGTTTTAATTTTTGATACATTTGAAGTATTTGTCCTGTTGGAGAATCATCAGTTAAATGTATCTGATTTTCTCTTAACATTTCATTACTAACATATGTAATAAAACGGAAAAATTTTGTATCTTTCTGAAAAATTCCTAAGGCAACTCCATCATTCAATTTTCCTTCTAAATTCCATTCTCCCTCTTTTTGAACTTCAGGAATTATTGTTGTAATCATTGCAGAATTAGATCTTAGATAAATATCTACAATCTTTTCAAAGTCAATATTATCTATTTTTAGATATCTTTCGCGATACCTTCTCATAAAATGTGCTTCGAATATTACAATATTCCTCAAATTAACATCAAGTGATGGGAATAATATAGCATTCTTTTTTCCAGTTATTCCATTATTTACGATAGTATAAATGGTAGTCCCTTTTGAAAATTCTCTTTTATTAGGCCATGCATTAATAATTGCCCGATATTGATTTCTTGATACATTAATAATCTTCGTCTCCTTAAACGGAACTGGAGATTTTGTTCGTTGATAAATCTTTAATATTTTATGTTTATTTTTATCTACCTCTCTATTAACTACATCTAATATAGTCTGATAATCTCTTTTCAATTCTTTAAAGATCTCATCACTGTTCATGTTCATTGTAATCATAATTTTAATTCCTTTCTTTTAAATTGTTAATAAATCTCTTTTTGATTGGTTTTTAAAAAAGCCGGAGACTTCATATCCCCGGCCAAGAATGGAAAAAGAATTATACTAAACAAGAAAACCCTGATAAAACACTTTTCCAGGATCTTATATTCTTCATTTCGGTTGATGTACATTCAAACATATCCACTCCAAGTCTTTTCTTTCTCTTTGGATCTGGACCTCCTGTCTGTAATGTAAACCGAAATTTGTCACTATCTCTAAGGTGTTCAATTTTCACCATATAATAAGTTTCGTAATTTCCCTCTTCATTCTTTTCTGTAATTCGAACGAAAGATCTAACTGTATAATCTTTATCGTTCTCTGATACATAAAGCTCTTTAAGCGAGCCTTGTATGAATTCAAGATCAGCATCTTCAAGTTTTACTGCTAATCTAGTCATTCCGTGAACTCCTATACCTAAGAGTTCTGCATTGTAATTTTGTTTGATCAATTCTGCATCTAAACGAACTCCTGACCAAATTTCTTTTAAGTTTTTCATTTTCTTAATTGTTTTCTGTCCTCTAATTGCTTCGGACGTTGCACTTTTGTTAATTTAATTGTCTCTAAACCTCCTCTTCTGTTACAAAGGAGGTAGTTGTTCTAAATCTTGAATCAGATCTCTTGTTTCTTTAATTGCTTTTTTGGGTTTAAATGGAGATAATAATAAATACTCCAACTCTTTCTTCAAGTTATCTATTCTTGTTTTAGCCAGTTCAGGATCCGTCTCCATAACTTCCCTGATTAACCAATAATTAGCTGGAATTTCTCTACCATCTTTAACCCATAAGTCATCTAAACATAATTTTCGACCTAATAACTGTTCAAGACAATCTACACATAAATAGGTATGTCCCCATTTATCTTTTGGAATTTTATTATTCTCTATAACTAAATCCCAAAGTTCTGATTTTATCATATACCAATCAGCTCGTTTCCTCAGACTACCTTGAATCTGAAGCTCTTTTTGACAATGACTACATCTAAATTCTCTTTCCATTATATTTTTATTGTTATTGTCTCTTCAAAGTAAAAAAAGAGAACTAACTGACATTATTATATATCAATTAATTCTCTCTAGTAAGATATCTATTTATCTTCATATATAAGGCCTTTAAGGATTTTGAAATGGAGTAATTTTTGACTCTATTTTCCTTATTAATGTATAATAAAAATATAAAAAATTATGATAGAAAATGACAAATTACTATTTTTAGGTTTTATTGGAATTACAGTAATAATATGGTATATATTATTTTATGTATGGTTAGTAAAACGAAGAAGAGATCTAATTTTTGTTCGTGATGTTTGGATAGATGAAACTTCCGAAGTTGATATCATCCTACAATCTATGAAGGTATATAAACTTTCAGAATGTGTTACTCGCCAAGAAAAATATTATCAAGAATTAATCAAATATAAGAACGACAAAAGAGATTATTTATTTTTCCACCCTATTGGAGATAAGAAAGGTCAAGAAGAATTTTACAAGAATATGATAATAGCAACAGAATTAGTCCTAGATATTGATTCTTTAGAACCAAATGATCAAGTTGTTATCAGTATCTCTGGAAAATTTTACTTAAGGAAAGTATATAAACTTGACTTCGAAAATAATATTATATATTATAAAGAACCGAACAATACAGTAGTATCTGAAGCGAAATTATATAGTGTAGTATCTAAAGTTAAATTAATATTTGGTAAAGATTTATTAAAAGAAATATTATGAAAGATTTAATTAAAGAAACATTCAAAGTAATGTATGTAAAAGAAGGAATGAATCAGACTAAAAACTTAATCTCACAAGAAGATTATGAAGAAAAAGTTAAACCAATTCTAAAAGAGATTCAAGAACTAGAGTCAAAACAATCTGAGTATAACAAGAAAAATAAAAAGTATCAAGAACTCGAAAAGGAGATTAGAACACTCAAGGGAAAACTTAAACCCCTGGGAGAATGGTTTACTTCTAGATCACCTCTTGGAAAAGCCTTAAGGAATGGTGGACTCTTAATATTACCTTCACAACAAGGAGGTACTCATAAAGTAGAATTTATAAAAGAAGAGGTGGTATGAGAATTCGAGAATCATTACTTAGAAAATCTGCTATATATGGAGTAGTATTTCAACGTTCAGAACCAAAGAAGTCATTTTTTAATCCTGGAAGACCCTGTAAAGTAATATTATATGTAACAGGAGAGATCAGACCTGTTGAATTTAATTATAAAGATGACGATACTATGGGATATGATGCATATAAACGCTTGAAAAATGAACTTAATATAACTACAGGAGACGATGTTATAGAAATTATGAAGTTTATGTTGGAGGAAAAGAAAGAATGATAAAAATAGGTTGTTTATCAGATATTCACGGTTATGTTTATGATTTACAGACAAAATGTTATCCAGAAATCGAACTTCTAATTATTGCTGGAGATTTATGTCCCACAGATGAAGTTATGTATCAAGAAGAGTGGCTTGAATATAATTACCAGAATATATTCATGAATAAGAAAATATTTCCGGATCTTCAAGAAATTATAATAGTTCCTGGAAATCATGACTACTGGATCGAAAGACATTATGATGATTTTTTCACACTTAGAAAGGTATTTGGATACTCTACTAAAGTTCTAGTTGATGAAGAGTATGAATATATTTCTGGAATAACCGGAGAATCTATAAAGATATATGGAAATCCTAGAACTTCTCTATGGTTACATGCTTTTCCACATAAACCTGGAAATACTGATATCTTAGAAATTCCTGGAGGGATAGATATTTTAGTAACTCATGAAGCCCCTAGAATATATCAACTTGAATGTATAAAACAATCTCAGAGGTGGTATGGAAAAGATGAACCTGGAAATCTAGCATTATCACAAAGAGTCTTAGAGATCAATCCAAGGTATCACGTGTTTGGTCACATACATTACCCAGAAAGAGGTGAAGTATCTGGAATAAAATTTATGAATGTATCTCAACAAACTAGAGGAAATTATACTCCTGAGATACATATAATAAAATATACAGAATAAAAAAAAATAAAGAGAGGTCTTGACTAATTAAAAGTCAAGTTAAACCTCTCTTTTTATTTCTTAAAGATATTTTTCTAGAAATTCTTTTAGTTCTTCCTCTGTACTGTTTACGAAAGAAAAATATTTTTGTTTAGGTACATATTTTCCTTTAACTTTTTCTACACAAAACACTACTAGGTTAGTTCCAAAAATTTCTAGTTGATCCATTCCATCATATCCTCCAAAGAAACTTCCTTTTTCAGTTTCATACAAGTCCATTTCTGGATAATTCTTTTCAAAATAATTACAAACTTCTTCCTGTGTCATTTTTCTAATTTTAAATAATTACAATATTAAGGAAATTAACCGCCCAAAAAAACCTGTTAGCCTTATATATGAAAAGAATATCAATCAATAATATATAACTATTGCCAATAAAATAAATAACTGTTATTCTTTTCTTATAAAATAAAAAGAGTATGGTATAAATAAACCTACTCAAAAATTAAATGACAACCGAAGGGGCGCCAAAAGAGATGAATTGAATATATAAAACTCTTTTCCCTTCGGTTATTTTTTTTCTGTTTAATAAAAAATTCGACCGTCTGAGAAACCGGGAAAATCTTATAAATGTATTAAAAGACACAATAACAAAAAAAAAGACATCATAGGCGTCTCAAGAAATGCGTAATGTATAGCTTGAGCTTGTGAAGAACTGAAAAATCATGTAAGGTTTAAATCTCACTAATCTCTTCAGAACTTCTACGTTTATGAGGTGCAAAATTAAACAACTTTAAACGACACAACAACAAAATTAAAATTAAAATAATTAACTGAATCTATAGACAAGATAGTTTAGCGGGTCAAAACACTAAGATAATTGTTTATCTTAGAATCTCAGGTTAGAATCCTGATCAAGTTCTCTAGATTTATAATAGTTAATTATTTTATTTTTTTTCCAACTGGATTCTGTATTAAAAATATTTTCCATCTCAAAAATACTGAAAGCCTTATATATGAGAAAAAATAATGTAAAACAATACTCCTTAAGCAATGATAAAAGCTTAAAGGAGTTTAATTTTTAAAAAGAAAAACTTATGAAAAAGATTAACAAAATGAATGAATTGAATGTAGTAAACAGCAAGATAACGGCTGATTTGATTAAGCCAGAAATTACAGGACATGCTACATCAAATTTTGAAACAACCTTCCCTATTCCAAAGGTAGGAGAAGTGAAAATGAAGATTGACGTGACAAGTACAGTAACGTCATCAATAGCCGCTCAAGAAAAATTGGATGAGTTGGCAGAAAAAAGAGCAAACCGAACCTTAGAAAACATTGGAAAATTTGTGGGTTTGGTACTTGAGAAATCTCCGGAAATATTTGATATGTTCCAGAGTCTCGCAGAAAAGACTGAACAATATAAAGAAAAGTTCAGAGAAAAACAAAGCTTGGAAGAATGGGATAAAAAAGTAGATAATCTCTTCTTCCTGCTAAGACAAAAACCTAGTTCAATGACGAATCTAGAGTTTTTAGAAGAAACACTAGAGAATGGGGATTATGAATCTCAAAAAATCTCTAGATGGGCAATCCTACAGTTCAATAAAAATAACATTGGATTGTTGAATGAAAGGCAAAAAGAATCATTAGCTAATATAGGTTTTATTAGCTAATAAAACCTAAGAAAAGTAGAAGGACGATAAAAAGTTCTTCTACTTCTTTTTTCTCCCTTGACTTTCTTATATATGTATTTATTAACGAAAAAGATATACATTATGGGAACGAATTTTTATGCAGTAATCCCAGTAAAGAAAAGGGATAAAGAAAAAGCGAAAAAATTAATTGACGAAAACAAATTCAAAGAAGCAGCTGATTTTTTAGAGGAGATAACAAAAACGATACACCTAGGAAAAAGATCGGGCGGGTGGAAGTTTTTATTTAACGCCAATCTCGGAAAATATTATGAACTTACTCGTGAAGGCATAAATAAGTTCTTCGCGAAAAATAATGTCATAATAAAAGATGAATATGGTGGTAAATATACGGCCGATGAATTTTGGGAGAGTGAATTAAAAGGAATCTTGGATAAAGGATATGACTTAGAGAGCTACTATAATGAACACCCAAGCGAAATCTGTTCATATTTTGATTATTCTCAGATAACCCCTCCAGAACTAAAAAAATATAAGCCAAATAAATATGGAGAATTTTATAGCGACGGTTTAAGATTCACCATCTCTGAAGATTTTAGTTAACGTTGTAAAAGGATATAGGTATAATAAAAAACTTATATCCTTTTTTCTCTCCCCTCTCAAAGCCTTATATGTGTAATAAAAACTTAAAAAAAAAATGAATTATGGAAAAGACAATTTTACAAAACATGTACAACTTTAATGAACCTAAAGTTGCATTAGTATTAAGAAAAGACAGTAAAGGTTGCTATGATTTTGTGGAACTTAATGGATATATCGTAGAGATGGTATATAATGAACATGGCGCCTTTATAAAATCACGAACATTTTTCATTGACAAGTCTGAAACTGTAAATCCAGGGGTTGAAAAAGTTATAGAATATATCCCTAGAACATTAACAGTAGATCAAGTAGTAGATATTCTTGAAAGATTACGCCAAGTAGCAGAGGATGACGTAAAAGAACTTAATTACCTAAGAGGATATCGAATTAATTCTCCAAAGGTTTGTGAGTTATTGAAGACAGAGTTTGATATAAATTTTGAGTTTTCAGAGGACTTATACTGCAAAAATACTGTACTGAAATATGATCTAAATGTAGTTACTTACAGAGAGGATAAAGATTATTGCCTTGCTAGTATAGAAACTAAGGATTTTGATCATTTAGTAAGTGAAGTTGAATTCTTAGATAACAATTCTTTCTATCCTTACTCAGAGAAGGAAGACTATAGCAGACGATATGATTATTTTTGCAGAGATCTCGTTGAAAAACTAAAATCTGAAATAAATATGCGTAAAGAGATATTTGGATTTTTACATGACTACGATATAACATGTACTAGTGTGGATTTACTAGGGGATGAACGTGATGAAGAGTTAATGAAACTTATCAATGAAAAATTAAAAAATAAAGAGGGAGTGTAAAATCTCCCCTTTTTCTTTCTCCCTGGTAGTAATTCTTAAAAGCCTTATATATGAATAAAATAAACTTAAAAGAAAGGAAAAAGAATATGAAACAGATTTTACAAAACGTAGTAAATTTCGAAAAACCTAAAGTTGTACTAGCTAGATACAACTCAGAAAAACATGTCCCGCTACTTATGGAAATAGGGGGATATATTATTGCTATGAAGTATGATGAGGATAGCAATATATGTGGAACAGAAACAGTTTATTTTGATAGATTTGGAAAAATAGATTTAGGAATACAAGAAATTATAATGGAATTTACTCCAGGAGAAACAATGACACTGGAGGAATTAGATAAAAGGCTTGAAGATCAAAGCAACTATAGTATAGAAGGTATCTGTTATGGACTTAGTGATTATTACAACACTTATTATGGATCCGTAAATTTTATCCAAAGATTAAATGAATTAGGGATAAATATTAAATACCCGGAAAAATTATACAGCGAAAATACTACTCTAGGATACACAATAATAGTAAAGAAAGAGTCTGATATGTTAAGAATTACTGCAATAAGTGAACAGTATCATGGTATTGGAAACTTCGAAGAATATCGTAGTTTATTCTATTATGATCTCAATAAAACAGTAGATTCAGGTAAACTTATAGAATGTGTTACAGATAAGGTAGTAAGTTATGCAATTTATGAAAGAAACCGATTAGGATTCAAATATAACATAAAAATAAATGAGTGTATAGTGCGAAAAGTAAGAAAGAGAATAACTGATAACGATAAACTTGAAAAACTAATTAAAAAATCTATCAATGATGCACTGAAAGAAGAGGGAAATTAAATCCCTCTTTTGTTTTGTCCTTAAAGAAAAAAGAAAAGGATAGCACATATACCTATACCACCCTTTTCTCCTAACCGTCTCAAAAATGCTAAAAGCCTTATATATGAGAGAATAGAAGTTAAACTATAGAATCCTAAAGTATTGAAAGAAATTGGATATAATAGTTCTATTCTCTAATATTTTTAACTAAAACTCAATTAAATATTTATTATGAACATTGAGATTTTTAATGTAGTACTATTCGCTGTAGTATGGATAGCTGGGAGTATCATAGTGATATCCCTAGTAGCTTCAGTCTTAGTAAAAATATTACTGAAGGCTTTGATAGCTATTTTCAATTTGGTTATTAATTAATCAAATACACCCTGGGCAAAATGTGCCTGGGGTTTTTCTTTCATATATTAGAATCTAAAGGACTATAGAGAGCAAAATTGTCCTTAAAGTTCGAAGACAAAGGAGCTTCCCGTTATCTATCCCCTCCGATCGCTACCGCTGAGGGGATCTAAGGAAGAAACTTTGAATAAGATATATGGGAATGATAATAGTTTTTTTCCAATTATTTAAGTATATAGATTTTATTTAGATTTCCGCCTTCAAGAGGCGGATCTTATTTAAAATAAAAAGTGGAATTTTTTTTTCAGATATCATTCTTCTTTATGTATTCCTATTTTTACCCCATTTTAAATGACGATTTTGCGTATAATATCCTTTCAATTCCTTATGATTGAAAAGGGAATCCTCCTATGTCTTCGATTTTAAAAGACATAGAGATTGTTAAACTGGATTCTGTATTAAAAATAACAATTAAAATATTAAATAGTATGATAAAAAAATTAAATGATTACATTGTTCCTAGAGGGATAAGATTTATATTAGAATTAGGAACAGACTTTAGATTTTATAAACTACCTGTAAAATGTATTATAAATAAACAACTACCTGGATGCGGATTTACAGAATATTGTATTAATGGTCCTGAAAATGTTATCCTATGTAGTCCCAGAAAAATGCTCTTAAAAAATAAAAAAGATCAACATGAATTTGAGGTTTATCTAGTTGTAAATGAGCTTGAAAAAGAAACGGAGGTAGATAAAGATCTATCCAAAATAGACAAAACTCGATCTCAAGTATTCATGGAAAAATTAGATGAGATGGTTAATGGGAAAAATACTGTATATAATCGTTTAATGAATGAAATTAAAGATTATATTAACTTTAGAAAGTCTTATGGAAAACCCTATAAAATTCTAGTAACATATGATTCTTATAGAATTGTAAAAGATATCCTAGAAAGTCTTGGTATATTCCAATCATTCTATACTATTATAGATGAATTTCAAACTATCCTACATGATTCTAAGTTTAAATCGGATACTGAATTAGAATTTTTAGATATTCTTAAGCAATCTCATTCAGCTCTATTTGTTAGTGCTACCCCTATGTTGGAAGAGTATCTTAATATGTTAGATGAATTTAATGATCTTCCATATATTAATATGGACTGGAGTAAGGAAGATTCAACTAGAGTATTAAAACCATCTCTTAAGGTGTTAACAATGAAATCAGTAGGTACTAAATTACCAGAAATTATTCAGTCTTACAAGGATGGTAACTTTGAATCCGCAGTTCGAATGGTAAATGGGTATCCTACTAGAGTAATATCGGATGAAGCAGTATTCTATGTAAATTCAGTTAATCATATAGTTAGTATTATAAAGAAATGTGATCTCCAACCAGAAGAGGTTAATATTCTTTGTAGTAATACTCCTGAAAATCTCAAGAAGATTCAAAAACGTTTAGGGAAAGGTTTTACAATAGGGGATGTTCCACTAAAAGGAGTTAAACCTAAAATGTTTACATTCTGTACTAGAACTGTATACTTAGGGGCAGACTTTTATTCTACATGTGCAAGATCGTTTATATTTAGTGATAGTAATATAGACTCTTTAGCTGTTGATATTAGTGAAGATCTTCCCCAAATACTAGGTCGTCAAAGATTATTTGATAATCCTTGGAAGAATGAAGCTATATTTTATTATAGATCTACTTGTGACTACAGAAAAATTAGTCAAGAGGAATTTGATAAAGAACTTGAAAGAAAAAAGAAGGCTACGAGCGATCTATTAAGATCTTTCGAATCTGCACCAGATGATGCTAAATATAATTTAGCTAAAACTTATCAGAAAAATACTAAATCTTATAATTATAAAGATGATTATATAGCAGTAAATGAGCATATTGGATCAAATTTAGTCCCAGTTCTTAATAATCTCGTTCTGGTTAATGAGATTAGAGCTTTCAGAATACAACAAATAGATTATAAAGATAGGTTTACTGTATTCTCCACTATTCACAATACTCTATCCTCAGATGATATAATAAATCAAAAGGTATCTGAATTCTTGGGAGAGTATCAAAAATTAGGTACATTTAAAGCAAAACTTAAGATGTTATGTGAATATGGGTTTTCAGATGAAGTAATAGGAGTAGTATTAGATCAAATTGGGGAGCATGATAATATTAAGTCTTACTATTTAGCACTTGGTCCTCAAAAACTTAGAGCATTGAAATATGATAAGTATTATATAGAAAAGGAACTTGGAATAGTAACATTCTCTTCAGAATTACTTAATAATACAATTCATCAGAATTTTAATCTAGGTGAAAAATATAGTTTATCTGATTTAAAAGTAAAATTAGGAGATTTATATGAAAAGATAAATTATACTGCAGTACCAAAAGCTAATGATATTCTTAATTATTTTGAGATAAAAGAATATAAATCTACTGAGGTTATAGATGGGGAAAAGAAGAGAGTAAGAGGATATGAATTATTAAAAAGAAAAGATAATTAATTATGATATATTTAATAGAAACAACATATTATAATAAAGAAACTAAGAAAGTGTTAGACCTTCTTAAAATAGGTTATACAGAAGATTCTAGAAAAGATATCAGATTCATGGCTTATAAGATGCATAATCCTGGATTTAAATTGCTATATGAAATCCCTAATCTTTCAGAGGATGTAGAAAAGAGAGTTCAATATAAATTTAGAAATTTATTATATTCAGAGTATGGTAGAGAATGGTTTTATTATAGTGATGATATAATAAATTTCTTTAGGGATATAGATAAGATAGATTTAGAATCTCTTCCTAAAAGTCCTATGAGTGAAAGAAGGAAGTATTGGAAGCTAAATAAGTTAGTAAAAAACGTTGTTTATTGGGTTTCTATAATTCCAAAAGAAAGCAAAAGAGATTATATAGAGAAGATAATAGAAGATTTAGGTAGTAATCTTAAAAATATTCAAGATATATTAAATTATATAGAAAAAGATTATGGTTCTGAAAGTACTTTGGAATATAGAAAAATGATAGAGCGAAAAGAGACAAAAAAGTATTGTAATGATGATATTATTAATCAAGAAGTTTCATCTGTTTTATATGAATTTGAGCAAAAAACAACCTATTACGATAAAATGAAGTTATTATGTAATACTAATTTATCTAAAGAGGCATTAGATTTAATATTAGCTCAGATATCAGAGGAAGATGATATTAAATCTCACTTCTTAGCTCTTGGGCCAGAAAAAATAAAAGCTTTGGGATATAATATGACAAAGATTAGGAGGGAACTTGGAATTGTGATTTTTAATAAAGAATTATTGATTAATACAATTTTTACTAATTTTAACGTAGGAGATAAATTAAATCAAATTGATATTAAACAAAAATTATTTGATCTTTATACATCTATAAGTTATACTGCAACACCTAAAGCTACTGATTTAGGAAATTATTTTGAAATAAAAAAGTGTAAAATAACTCTTCCAGATAAAAGTAGAATTAATGGTTTTGAGATTATAGGAGTAAAACCAGAATATCAAGGAACATATAACAACTTAAAAATAATAAACAATCAATTATGATAACATTTTTATTTTATTACTTTCTTATTGCAATATTTATCGGAGTATTCTTTATTCATACTTTAGATAATATAAAAAATATGCTCCCTGAAGATGAATATGAGAAAATGAGACAGACTATAGTTAATTTTATGCCTTTCTTACCGATTGCATTATTAGTTGTCTTGTTTTGGAAGAGATTTTAGCTTTTCCGTGCAATAATCTTTCAAAGCCTTATATATGTAGAATTAAACTTAAAAGAGAGATTATGGAAAAGTTAAAATTTTGGTTAGAAGAATTGAGTCTAATCGCAAAAGAGTTTAATCGTGAGCATGAACAATTTTGTGAAGAACATCTCACGAGATTGCAAAAAATTAACATGGAACTAGATGAGGGTAGTCCAGAACATATTTTTGCATGTGAATATTACTACAATCTACTAGATAATAGATTGGAAAGTTTGAGAAGCCTTGGACAATTTTATATGTTATCAGTTACAAAAATGGACGAGGTGCTTAAGAAATCAAGAGAAAACGAAAATCCCGTTAAGAAGACTATAAGAAAAACGATAGATAATTTCATGGAATCTATTGAGAACCTAATGAAACTTCAGAACGGACTTAAAGGTTATTTGATGTCTCATATTGATAGTGTAAAATCTATCAAACCGGAGATGCAAAAAATGATGAATGAGTTCGAGACTAAGAAGTTGGTTAAGATTCCAGAAGGTTGGGATTTTTTAGAAGTTGATGATGAATATAATGTCATCGTAGCAAGGGAGAAAAAGGGAGCTTAATGCTTCCTTCTCTTTTTTCTTCTCCCTTGAATTCCTTACTAATGTGGATTAAAACTATGTGAGAACTAAAACAAAGTAATAATGAATCAAAAATCAAGATCACCCTGAAAAAAGATAAAAGTTATTAGGGTTAAAACTATTATGAAAGAACTATGCGATGAAGTGTGGTTCTTTCTTTTTTTTGCTTCTCTTAAAAATGCAAAACCTTATAATTGATGGAAAGAGAATCAAAGCTTTCCATCCTAAAAGAAATTATGAAAAATGAACAAGAAAGAGATTTATACTTTTGTGGAGATATTCATGGAAGTTTTCGAGAAATTACATGGATTATAACTCAGCACCATAAACTCAAAGATGCTAATATTATTTTTCTTGGAGATGTAGGATTAGGTTTTTCTAAGCCAGGGTATTATAATCAGGAGTTTGAAAGAATTAATACTAGATTAGAGAAAAATAATATAACGTATTATTTTATAAGAGGAAATCATGATAACTTAGAGTATTGGAATGGAGGATTAATAAATGATTTCCCAAGAATTAAGTTTCTCCAAGATCATGAAGTAGTAGAGCTCTCAGGAAAAACAATATATCCAATCGGGGGAGCAACTTCAGTAGATTATAAGTGGAGAATAAATTATAATGGATTAATGGAAAGAGTTGGTTCATCTAAGAGAGTATGGTGGGAGACAGAAGATATAATTAAGAAGCCTATCAAAGATCTTCCAGGGAGGGTTGATATAATAGCTTCTCATACTGCTCCGTTATGTTTTGAACCAATTATTACACGTCATGAAGAAGAGGCAGAGGATGTTTACCTTAGAGACTTAGAGAATCGAAAATACTTAGATCAGGTATTTAGAGGAGTAAGATGTAAATATTGGTTCTTCGGACATTTTCATACTTCAATCACATCAAGTCTTGAGGATACTATATATAAATGTTTAGATATTAATGAATTATATATGTTTAGAAATCATGAGTAGTAAAATAATACCACCTTTTAACGATATAATTTCAGATCCAATGTTATCAGCTTCCACTGGAGAAGTTTTTTATGTTGATCATACTAAAGCAGTTTTGGATAGTAGTATAAAAATAAATTCAAAAGCTATCTTAGAAGAAATATTGCATTCTAAAGATACTGACCTTCAAGAGGATTTAAAGCTAGTCATTAGATATCTTCAAGGTTGTTTAGAGGAAACTATGGATAATCCTTGGTTTTTGAAAGAGATTAAAGACTTGAGGAAAAAGCTAGAGGAAACCGAGAAACGATGTGATGACTTAGAGGAAAAGTTAAAACATGTATTACATAATGAATAATATTAAAAGTAGAATTGAATATATAACAGATCTTGAATTTAAAATAGAAGATAAGTATTTAGTTCTGGGAGGATATTATAATTCACTAAAAAGAACAACACCTAGAATTATTGCTAAGAGAATTACTACATTTTTCTTATCGGATGGAGGTAAAAGTGTTGTATTCTATGATCAAGCTTATTCAGGATTGTTTGAAGATGAATTTATTAAACCTATACTCCAGAAAATATTATCTGAAGCTAAACAATTATTTTCAACTCTCTCAGTAGATTATAAGATAATTCAAGATTACCTAAAAAAGTGAATTTTGCTATTTAAGAGAGGTTAAAGCCTTACAATTGAGAAGAACATTAGAAAAATTTATAAAAATATAGATTAATCTAGTATTCTTTTTTAATTTTGAAGTGTAATAAATAGCACTTCAGAAACCCTCAAAATCTAATAAATGAGGGGATATTATATAGAAACTCCCCTCGATAGTTAAAGTTATAAAGAAAAATAAACAAATTAAAAAGCTAGAAAAATGGCAAAATCAAAAAATGACAACATTAACATTTCAATTTTTACAGCATTGAAAGTTAGTGAGATTTCAAGAGTACCAGTACTTATTATGTCTAATCCAGGTCTTGGTAAATCAACTTCAGTAGAAATGTTTGCAGAAGTTCGAGATTATCACCTAGTCCTTCTTAGAGGTAATAGTACAACTGCAGAAGAAGTTATGGGATATGATGTGGCTACGAGTGATCAAGAAAACCCCACAACTAGACATCTTAGACCTTCTTGGTATACTGAAATCTTAAAAGTTGCAGAAAAAGGAGGTAAATCACTGTTATTTTTGGATGAGATCACCACAGCAAATGAATATGTACAGGCCGCTCTGTTACATTTAGTATTTGAGCGTAAAGTGGGTTCAGAAAGACTTCCAGAGAATACATTGATTGTTTCTGCAGGTAATTATGCACAGAATCTTTCGAATTCTATGCAAATGCTACCTCCGTTAATGAATCGTTTTATGATTTACAACATTACTCCGGATCATACAGACCTGGATACGTTCCTTTGTAAATATGACGGAGCTATTGCATCATCAGAAGGTAAGGTTAAAGATTTCATGGGAAGTCTTAGAGATACGATGAAAAAACTTGATGCTCAGGAAGTAGAAATTCCGGCTGATCAATATAATAAGATTGGCGAGTATATCGAACGTGGTATTAAACAAACTGCTCGAGCATTGATGACTTCTGGTGGTAAACCTGTAGACTTAGCAATTACAGAACTTAATGGTATCTATGCTGATGCCGAAAATGAGACTAAGCTTTATGGATTTACAACTTTCCGAACTTTGAATTATCTTAGAGACGTTACAATTGCAAGTTTCAAGTGTTTTGGTAAGAGTGGTATTACTTCAGATAACTATCGTAATATGATCGATGGTCTTTGTGGTATTGGTATTTCTCGAGATCCAAAAACAAAGAATTTGATTAAGACGCCGATTTCTAAGGACTTCTATGATACTATGGTTAATATCGTTAATGATATTGAGAAAATGAAGAATGATAAACTTCCTAAGTATACTAAGTTCTTTAACGAAATCATAGATGGTAAGAAGAAGCTCGAAGTTCCTGAAATGCAAGCAATAATTAATAAGTTATCAGAACTTAAAGCAGATAAGGACTTAGAACAGATCGAACGTCCGATTGATCCAGCTTGCATTGAGAAATTGTTTAAATTGAGTAAGGATTCCGGTTCTTCTATTACCAAGATTAAAGTATCTACTACTGATAAATTCTTGGACAAAGTACCAGTAGAGACATTTATCGGATATGTATCTTATTGGAATACAATTTCAGATCTTATGACTTCTATTCAAGGTCTGGTTACAGATTCTTCTAAGGGTTATAAAGATGATACTTTATCATTGTTGAAGAATACTCAAGAAGACCTTAGAACTTCTGGATTTAAACTCAGATCAATTCGTAAGATTATTCTTCAGGAAGATCCGAGTATGGGAAGTATGGTTCCTGATATTAGAAGTTTTAAATAATTATACTATTATATGAGTGTTAACCTTAGAGAAAAATATGTAATGATCATGTGGATCTCTAAGGTTAATTTATTAGAAAAATATCAAAATTTAAAATTATGAGAAGTCAGACAGAGTTAGAATTTATTAAAAGATTCATTGACAATACTTATAGTAGATTCGGGAATATGTTGATGGTTAATACAGAAAAACCATTTAATCCTGATAATCCTGAACTTGGATATTGTTTTAAATATAAAGATGATATCTCAGGAAATGTTATCTATAAAATTGTCTGCTCAGAGATTAAGATTCCACGTACTGATTTTCGTATTCTTATGCATGAGTACGGACATATTTACTTAGGACATCTTGATGGTATTCATGAAGAGCTTGATACTCAAATTTGTAATACCTTCAGAGATTATCGAGGTGAATTGATTGATCGAATTAATAAAGAGTGTGGAATTGATTTTGCAGAGAAGTTGATTGAGAGAGTAATAGATGATCCAGTTCTTAATCACAGTCTTCATAATATTGCTATGGATATGGAAGTAAATTCTAAAATCCTAAGTACTGAAGATGTAGAGGAGATGGAATCAGATATCTCATCAGTTCTTCCTAATTATCAACTTGAGCTCTTGAAATATAATAGAGATCACACTGATAATGAAGAAGCAAAACAGGCTCTTGATGATATGATAAAGAAGATGGAAAATGAGGCTAAAATTAAACTCATTGTTCCAGAAAGATATTATATATCCGAAGGTAACCCTTTCCCGAGTGAACTTAGTTACCCCGAATATTTGATGCTAATTGTTCAACACTTGGATCAGTTTGTTAAGATGTTGGTTTCTATTAAAAAAGGTGGAAACGGTGATACATCCCAAGTTACAAATCAAGATATTCAAGATGCACTTCAAGGTAATGGTTCAGGATCTGGACAAGGTAATCAGCAAAGTGGTGGTGGAATGCAAGGTCTTTCTGATCTTATGCAGGAAATGGGTATGACTGATGGTTCTGGTAGTGGTTCGGGATCTGGACAAGGTAATCAGCAAGGTAAAGGTGATCCAAAAGATTGTCCATATAAAGGAAAGAGAGATTCTGGTTCAGGTGATTTGAACAGTAACGGTAAAGATGAGGGTGGAACTCATAAAGATCACAGAACAGACTCTAGAGACGATGCCGATAAAAAACGTGAGCTTGGACAAATTCGTTCAGGAGGTGGCGTTGGATGTGGTTCTAGTGGAGCTCCAGATGCAACGAGACTTGTGGATAAGACAGACGAAGTAGATATGGCTCTAGATGAAGTAATGTTAAATTATAAATCTAGAGTGGTTAAAGTTGATACAAAGAAAGATCTTATGTATCTTTATAATCGTGGTATTAATCGTTCTGTTATTGCTCCAACTATTAGAAGAAAGGTAACCATGTCTAATGAACCAACTATTGTATTTTTAATTGATGTTTCGGGATCTATGGATACACAATTGGTTGATAGAATTTTAAATACTATTGCCAATAAAATGAAAAAGATTGGACGTGGATTAAAGTATAATATTATTTCATGGTCTACACAGCTTGGAGATCATATTAAAGATATCGACCCGAGAAAGGGTGTTCCAAGAATCTCTATGGGAGGTGGAACAAGAATGGCTAGAGGTATGGAATATTTCAGACAGAATTATGGACCTGAAGCTATCTTGATCTTAATATCAGACTTTGAAGATTACTTGGAAGAATGGCATGAACAAGAACTAAAGATGCCTAACTATACCATGTACGGATTTAATTATGGATATAGTAATTATAATCAAGAATTTAAATATTTCAAAGTGAAAAATTTTAAAAACAATGGCAACTATTAATAATGGAAACATAAATAGAGACAAAGTCCATTCATTGGTTGAAGTATTTTATCAACCATCATTTAAGACTTTCTATGTTAATTCAGTAGATGGAGAGACATTTGTAAAGCCTGTAGGTGTATTTGTAAGTTTAGGAATAACTACGTCTTTGAAGGTCTTAGAAGATATCAAGAACATTATTTCCGGAAGTGAAGGTTATAGTGCGACTTTGGCAGAGATTAAATCTAAGAAGGTAGCAGGTCAGTTCTTAAATACTGTTACATGTACTACCGGACCTAAACAATATAAAATTACAAATCTTTCAGAGGATATTATGGGAGAGGAGGAGTCTAAGGCAGAATTGGAGAGAATGAAGAACTTGATGAATCCGTCTCAAGATTTAGATATCCTTAAAGAGTATGCACCTAAGATTTCCAGGTTGCAAGACTTGATAGATAAATTAACTTCTACACATGGTTGGGATGCTCATTTGATTCAAAAAGAGGCTTCCGGAGACTATCGAATATTCCATCAATATATTAATTATAAAAAGGAAGGCGAATTGGAATATCGTGTAGGAATATTCGTAACAGAAGATGTTGGAAACGATTAAGAAGGCTGTTTTAATTTCATTACTGTTATTACTTGGGTTTGGATTGGGGGTATTATATTACTCCCACTCCTCTCAAGATAAATCTAAGGGGGAAACTATATTACCTCCTCCAGAAATTATACAACCTGAAAAAAATAAAATTGATTCCCTTGAAGTAGAGATAATATCAAGGGATAGTATTATCAGTTATCTCAGAGAAAAGATTCATAGGATAGAATCTACTCGAACTGATAAAGTAGATAGTATTAGGGAATTACCGACAATAGAAGCGGTAGAATTTCTTAGACTTAAACTTAGAGAATTTGACAGTAAGTATTAAAGAAAATAGAACTTAGAGAACTTACTTTCGTGTTAATAAAAAGCACGATTACTGTCAAGTTCCCTAAGTTTTTTATTTTTCAATTTTAAATGAAATAAGATCTTCTAGAAATGGATTTATAAATTCATTAAAGACATTAGGTGATATATTTTCCTCAATTGATAATTCTATTGGAGAAAACCATCGAGATCTTTGTACTTTTGGAAAATATGGAATTTCTATGATAAAATTATTTTCCAGATTATCATTGTTGTAGTAAAGATCATCCTCTGTGAGTGAGCATTCTTTTAATAATTGCTGATCATTTATTGAATATTTATCTTTGGGAATTATAGCAAAGAGTTTATATGTATCTTTTTTATAATCACTAAATCCTCCTAATAATTTGATTCTTTTTCTAAGAAAAAATTTAATATCTTTCATAATTTTATATAATTTTTAAATTCATTTATTAGGTTTTATCATTAAGTCGATAGCATAATAAGAAAGAGTGTAGTTATTAGTATCAAATTAATATATAATAAGTGATGATAATAAAAAGAAAATTGAAAAATTTCTCCAGAAGTAATGGTAGAGATTTAATAGAACACTTTGCTGTTAAGAGATTTAGTATTATTGAAGAAGAGCAAAGAGAGTATGGGTTAAAAAGATCCATATTAAAAAGTATTGTGAAAGGAAGGAATAAAATTTCAGAATCTTTTAGCAAGTCTGTGTTTGGGAAAAATAAGATTAAAAGTTTAGAGAAAGATATTGAAAAATCAATTTCTAAAAGAGACAAGCTTAAAAAGGAGATTGATGAATTAGATAAAAATGATTTATTAAGAAATTCTTCCGTTGAAAAGAATCTCAAAGAAAATATTCCAAACAGAACTTATTTTATTGATGCTGAGAATTCTGGAATGAATCATAATAAAAGTTTAAGAAATCCATCTGAAAAAGCTGAGTATAGAAGTCATTTAAAATTCTTAGGATCGAAAGATAAAGCAGTATTTGAAAACAGTGATGATTCAATCTTATTTGATAGAAAATCAGGAGGAAATGCTTCTTTAGCTCATGAAATTGGTCATGTTTTAAATAGAAGATCTAATAATAAATCTTTATCAGAAGCTGATAAAATAGCAAGTATATCAATAACAAAATACAATAATATAATTGATAATCCTGATATAAATGAAACAAAAATTTTTCCATCAAAGAGACGTAATAATTATATAAGTAACAGTATTATCAATAATGAAAAGAATGCTACAAAAACCGGATTAAAACAATTAAAAGAGTCTGGAGCTAGTAGTAAGGAATTAAACGTTGCTAAAAAAGTTCTTAATAAATCTATAGAACATTATAAAGAAGGTGGAAAAATTTATAAAAATAGATCTGCTATTAATAGAATTAAATCTTATAGAAATAAATCAGATAATTAAAGTTTGCTATGAAAATTATAAAGAAAATAATAAAAGTAGTAAGAAAAGATAAGCATGTATTAGTTAGTGATTCTATAAGAGATTTAAATAACGGCTATCAGATATTATTATTTGTTCCAGAAGACGATTATGTAATACCTGATGAATTATATCCTTCAATTGGAGAGGGAATTTCTATACTTTCGGATAATGAAGTTATTAAAATATCAAAATATCTAGATAATAGTTATAAATTAATAGTAGTTCCGGGTTGGTATGATGATCCTTGGAATAATATTGAATGTGAAAAATTCTTAAGAGAGTTTAAAAATAAATTTATTCCTAAATATTAATGATAATGGATAATATTATGGTAGGAATATATCAAGAATCTTCAAACTATAGAGATCTATTTATCTTCTTATTCCTAAATGTGAATATAATATTATTAATTATGATAAGTTAATTTTTCCTGATAACTTACCTCTTGATAGTGATAAAATATCTTGGTGGAAGTGTATGAATGATATTAATATAGAAGATTATTATATATTTAAGTATCCAAAACCTATTCCAGTAGAGATTCCTTTTATGCTTTCAGTACCAGATAATTATTTTTGGAAATGTCATTATAAAGAAGATATTAAGAATTTCTTGGATATTTTTATAGAAAGACTTAAATAATTTTCATACATACTTATTATTTCTTATGAAAAAAATAATCTATTGTCTCTTATTATCTCTATTTTTTATCACTAAAGGATATTCACAAGAGATAATAGAGCATCGTGGAGATACAATGATAGTTATATCTCCTGAAAATCTGAAAACAATTAATAGCATAATAGTAGATCTTGAGTCTTCCGAAAAAATTATAAAACTTCAAGGAGATATAATAAAAGAGGATTCGATTAAGGCAGCGAATCTAGACTCAATTATAATTTATCAGTCTATGATGATGAGGAAAAAAGATGATTATTATGTTAACTCTATACAAGCTTTAGAAAATAGCTTAAAGAAAGAAAAAAGAAAACGTAAATTATGGGCAGGTGCTTTAGGTTGTGTAGCAGTAATCCTAGGTGCTCTTGCCATAAGTAATTAAAAAGTCATGGTAGAAGTAGTTATTAATTATGATCAGTCTACACAAGAATATAAGATCTACGAACCTACGACAGATACTCTTTTGATATCTAGTAACCTGACTGAAGCGTTCGTTAATCTTTCTGTATTCTTAACATCAGCTGGATTAATTCAGGGCGACATATTGAATTATCCAGAAATATCTTATCACTTCGACAGTCATACAGTAAAGTCGATGATAGAGAGTAATATAAATCTCCTTAAACGTCTACAAACAGCTCCTTCAGGATTTATGATTAGTAGTCAGAAGTTTGGCGGCTCTACTACATCTTCTATCAAACCTAAGAAACAAGAAAGTGGGTTTGATAGTAATGGTTTTAATAAATCTTATCAAGCAGATAGACGTTTTAGTGGGAAAAAGTCTTCTAGTTTTTCAGGGAAGTCAGGATTTAAGACATCTAATAAAAAATTTGGAGGACAATAAATAAATTTTAAAGTTATTAATAAAACTAAGAAAAAATGGGATACCAATTACAAGTTAAAACATCATTTGTATCTCCGGTAACATTAAAAATATTTACAGAGAATGGATATTTACCTATTTTTATAATAAGAAATATTAGTAATTCAGAATTAATTGGTAAGTATAATGGAACGGCAGTACATTTTAGAAATTTAGCTCCAAGTACAGAATTATTTAGAGCAAAGAGAGACGGGCTTATTGATTTTACAGAATTTTCTAAGAGATATATTATTGAGATGTCGAATGTAAATTTTGTAGAGGTTATTGATAAACTTAATTACTTGGCTGAACTTAGTAATGCAAGAGGAGTTATATTAATGGGTTATGGTTCTGATGATAAAATATGTCACAGATCTATCTTATCTAACCTAATTAACAGTATGGGAATATTAAACAGTCATATAACAGAAATAATACTATGAGAAGTAATCCTAGAGAAATTGAAATCCAGGAAGACATAGTAGCTAAATTAGATAGACTTGACATACATCCTTACTCAATAGTATGTTCTTTTGCGATAGGAGAAGGAATTATATCAATTACATTTTACCTGAAACAAGATTTATCCGAGTTTCTTGATCTTTTAAGTTATAGAAGTCAATGTGATAAAACGGGATATTTAGTGATGGAAGATAATAATACAATAATTCTTTCAGGGTTGGCTTTAATTAATTTATATACACTATTATGAAAGATGCCTGGTTTAAAGAAGTATTTACCGAGTTTTACAAATTATCTTATATACGAGAAGGCAAATCTAAGAGAATCGTTCTAAAAGGACTTAGTGATCATAAGGTTTTAGATTATGTTATCCTAAGAATTACACCTACAGAAGATGTTATTTATTATCTCTATAATGGTTCTTCGATTCATATTCCAGAAAAGTGGATTGATCTATTTTCAAGTTTTAATACTCATTCAGGGTTTAGAGTCTTGGAGTGTTATGATAGTGATGTAGATGGATCTTTAAGTCATTTTGGATATCTTATGACAAGGTTAATTTGTCACTTAGATAAAAGTCTATCTAAAATTGAAGGAGAGGAGCTTTTGAATGTTCTTGGAGAGATAAGTGTAATTGGTACGAAAGAATTTAGAGAATGGTGCCTTGAAGAATTTGGATTAGAACTTGATCCCTTCGAATATCGTTCTTTGGATGAAAATTTAGATATTTAAAATTGATGAGATGAAACAGTTTGATATTTATACTGACGGATCTCACCTAGACAAACAAAATAATGGAAGACTTGGTATCGGAGGAGTTCTTATTGACCCTACCGGACCTGGAATGGGAACTATGCTTAATAAATTCTCAATTGAATTAACTCCTGAATATATGAATTTATCTTTTGGAGCTCAGAAGTGTAGCAATCCTAGTGCGGAGTTAGTAGCAGTTTTACATGCTTTATATGAATTTCGTGGTTCTTGGGGTCCGAATGATATTGTAGTAGTCCATGCAGATTATCTTGGTGTTCGAGAATGGATGACTGGTAATTGGAAAGTAAAAGAACCATACATTGCTCGAATTAAAGGTGATATTGATAAAGAAATAATTAAACAGGGTTTACAAAGAAGAATTGAGTATAAGTGGGTAAAGGGACATCAGAAAAATAATGGTGTTGATGCCGATATATACTGGAATAACTATGTAGATTCTCTAGCTAAAGGCAAAGGATAAAATGTTGAATAGTTGTAGAAACTCAAGAATTGTAGGTCCTTCTGGAATTTGGGAATATGAACAGTTGATCGGTGCTAAGGTAAAAGTTAGTTCATTACCTGTTAGTAATTTCTTTGGTTGTTTCTCAGGTGGAGGAAGTAATGATCTATTAACTATTAAAGATATTTATTTTAGAATATCTCTTGATGGAAAAACTATAACAGTGATCGAATTAACCGAGTATCCAGGGAAAATATTTACTTGGAAAGATTTGGAAATTATCGAGCTTAATGTTATTAGTAAGTTTAAAGCTGTATGTGGAACTTTCTTATCTAATCAATCAATTTGTGGATATGGAGTTGATACTGAAGCTTCTTGGATAAAAGATATGTCAAATGGAATAGCTTTTATCGATGAAAAGGGAAATATAATAACTAATCGTATAGTGAGAATCGTTGGAGCAAATGTAGAGGATATTAATACCGATACAAATGAAATTACAGATATAGATGTAAACTTCAATGGTGATATACTAGATAAAAGATAATAAAAATGGCACAATCACAGTTAACAAGATTTGAATGTATTTATGCCAATCGAGATGAAGCACTTAAGGCTCTCTCATGTGCATCTAGACAATATGCTGAATTAGTTGCTGTAAGATATTATAATGAAGTTGAAGATGTTTGTATTCTTTTAGTAATTTTTAAGAGTGCAGACTTAGGTGATTTTGACATTGTTTCAGATACTATGGAATTAAGTCAAGGTCCTAGAATATTTACAGCAAAAAAACAGTCAGAGGAACAATCAGATCAGGAGTGTATCTTGATTGCGTTGTTTGGTGAAAAACCTAAGAATGGAGATGTAGTAATCCTGACTTCTTATGACGGTACTACTTCCATTACTTATACAATGATCGGAGGACAGTGGATAAAAACTGGTGGAACTACTGCAGATGGACTTGGAATTATATTTGAAGATTCTAATACCATCGATTTTACAATGAGTCCTGGTCCTACTGAATCTAAGAAAACATTAACCGCTGATGTAAAATTGGATAATAATAATTTGATTTATGATGAGAAGGTTGATGGAATTCGTATTAATAAAATCTATGGAGGAACATTCTAAATGAAAAAAGTAAGAAGCCCGAAAGATATAAAAGTGATCTCCGGACGTTCTGCTAGAAATACAGCTCCTTTTGTTGGAAGACTTGGTAAACCTCTTAATCCAGGGGCTCTAAAATTTAAGCAGAGTAATATTCCAGGAGGAGATATATTTAATGATTATCTCTTAGATTTAATGAAATTAAAATAAGAAAAATATTATGGACTTGCTTGATAGAACTGATGTTAGTAATAAAAATCCTGGGGATTCATTAACTAGTGCTGATATCAATAGTATAAATAATACTGTTAATGCTGCAGTTAGTTATATAAATGAAAACTTAAAAGATTTTTGTAATGCTAATGCTGAAATAAATAATTATGAAAGAAAATTAACTCTTTCGGGAGCAATTAGATTAGTACCTGAAGCAAGACGACGTAGCGGATTGAAAATTAGATTTCTTGGTAGTGAAGGTGCATATTCAGAATATATTTATAAAGGACCAGATGCTGATGAATCTAATTGGGCTAATGAAGATAATTGGAAATCTCCTTACAACATTATTGACGGAGGAGAGTGGTAAGTTTAAATAATAACATAAATTATGAAAAATAGTTATATAAAAACTACATGGATTGATAATAAAACTCCTGTTAATGCAGCTAACTTAAATAAGATCGAGAGTGCTTTATCAGATCTTTATACTAACGCTCTTAGTTCTTCTGAAATTTTAGAAGGAGATGGTATTAGAATTACTAATACTAGTTGTCAGTCAGATTGTTACGGTAATACTACAAAAGGTATTCAATTTTCTGTATCAGATCGTGTAATGCAATCTGATTCTTGTAAAGGTGTTGATATTGTAACAAATACCTTGGATATCCTTCAATTTGAAAAGGATAGATTATACCTATTCTTAGATCCAGAGAGAAAAACTTTGGTTAAGATGGTAATAAACGGAGTTACTATTTTTGAAGTGAAATAATAATGAGATGGAACGATAAAAACGGATACATCACATATAAACAAGCTCTTCAAAATATTAAATCATGTCTAGGGATAGCTAAGATAGATTATTCCATGAGATGTGAATTAGCTCCGTATATCACATATATCTTAAAATATATATCAGATAGATTAACTTTACTTCCAGAAGGATCAGATGTCAAAACTTATATTCAAGAGTTTTTTGATATTCGAGATCATGGTGAAGCTAAGATTGTATTTTATGCTGTAGATGAACTTAGATGTGAACTTGGAATTGATAATGGTGAAATATACGTTGAAGGTTCTGAGATTCCATACAATGAGGATAGATTTATTTATGCATGGAGTAATGTTTTGACTGCTATGTTAGTTAGAATTTTATTCCAGTATCAAAATCTTCTAGCTCAACCCGAATCTAATGACTGCCCTTGTAATAATGAATGTGGAAGAGGACAGACTACAGCGGATTACGAATCTTGGAGTTCTGGTGTTTATCCAGAAGATGAAAGTTATTCTTACTATAATTATAAAGAAGTAAACAATACGGAATGGAGAACTAATAATGATGTTCCGGAGTGTACAAAATGTCTAAGACAATGAGTGATATAATTGTAAAAAATCAACTTCCTGAACCAACCGTAATTATTCTTAAAAATTCGGTAGAACAGGGAAAGATGCCTACTCCAGAACAGCTTGAAGTAGGTGAATTAGGTTTAGGTCTTCATGCCGGAGAGGAAAGTATATGGGTCAAAAATTCTGATGGTGTAGTTGTAGATCTTAGAGTTCCTAGAGTTGATAATTTTTGGGGTGATTTTCTCCTTGAATATGAAACTCTTGAGGAATTTAATGCAGATCTAGAAGCCGGAAAAATTAGTGATACTTCGATAGCTTTCATCAAAGGATCTAGACAGGCTTGGACTAAAGGAACTTTCTTCGCATTATCGGAGGAAGAAATAAATAAACTGATCGATAGTAAAGTATTGTTATTCCCAAGTATGACTTCTGAGTTAACATCAGAAAGTACATCTGAAGAAATAGCAGAAATTTTTGGTGGAGCAGAGAATTTTGTTAAGCTTACTGAAAAGATTAAAGATCAGATTTCAATTGCGTCTTTAAGAGTAGATTCTGGGAAAGCGATAGTTCCTGTATCTATTCAATCTAGTATTATAGAGTGTGAAACTCAGTGTAAAAATGTATTAGTTCTAGAGTGGATTTATTCAGGGAAATATTATTCAGAAAAGATTATCCTGAATAGTTTTACATCTGAATTCTCAGTTGAAAGAGAATTTACAGAATCTACTTTTATTGAGGTAGTAGAAAAAATAGATGAGCTTTTTAATACAAACTTAGAACTTGTAGAACCTAAGATTAATGGAACTTGGGATTTCTATAATAATGCATTCGAACCTATAACAATTACTCCAAGTCCAAATAAATATAATCCTGTAATTGAAAATGGATATAAGGCTGTTTTCAAAGGAGTTTATACATGGACAAGTGAAGATGGAAAGAAAGATCCTACTGGAGTTGTTAAGGGTTCATTCTGGGATACTCTTACAGGTACTGATGTTAGTTCTGATATAGTAACTAGTCCTTATTATACAGAAGATGCTACTATTTCTATTAAACTTGAAGCTCCTAAGACTGGTTTTATGGTTAGAGGAGAAGATGTTGTTAGAAGTACTGGCGTTTATGATTATACAGAAGATACTAGATCAGTAACATTCGCACATAGATTATTCTATGGTGTATCTACTAAGGGAAAAGACTTAGTAGAGTATGATATTAAATCTCTGAAAACATCTGAATTAATTACTGAACATCCTAAAAAGACTCTAGAACATTTTTCTACAGAAATGGATGAATATGCTATTTTTGCTTATCCTAAAGTTCTTGGTGAGTTAGATAGTATTTATCAGGATGGAATTCGTGTAATTAAGGCATTTAACAAAGTAGAATTAGAAATCACTAATGGTGCTGGTGTAGTAATAGATTATATAGTTTATGTTACTAATAATCCAGGTGCTTTTACTGATGTTGAGTTAGAATTTAAATAAATAGTACAATGGCGTTAAATTTTGCAGATAGATTAGTGTCCAACAATCCTAGTGCATATGGAATTGTTAGAGCTATAGAAGTTAGTGGACACAAAACAGTATCTTCTCTTTCAGCATTGTATAAAATTCCCGACTGTATTCTTTCTGATACAGGGGATAATTCTGGTAATGATTCTCTTGGACAATTGTGGTATGTAATTGATGCCAAAGAAGTTTATCAGCTTGTTAATTGGGAAAAAAGAAATGAAGCTGGAGGATGGAAACCATACTTATCTGGAGTAATTACAGATGAAGCACTGGAAGAGATATTAAATACTAAGCAAGATAAATTGATAGCCGGAGAAGGGATTAGTATCAGTGAGGATAATGTAATTTCTTGCACTATAGATACATCACTTTTCAGAATGGTGGATGAGCTACCTTCTTTGGAGGAAGCAGAGACAAATAAAATTTATCTTCTTAGAAAAGAAAATAATATCGGAGAACTTCAGAGTTATACTGAATATATAGTAACTATTAAGGTTGACGAAGAAGGGAAAGAAATAAAAGAATGGGAAAAGATCGGTGAATATGATTTATCTATTGAACTTGCTCCCTATCTTAAAATAGAAGATGCAGAAAAGACTTACGTAAAGAAGGAAAACATCGTAGATTCATTCGAAGGTGGTGATCCTAAAGAGCAAGTTTTATCTGCTGAAAAAGGAAAAGAACTTAAAGAACTCGTAGATTCATTAGAGGAAAGAAAAGTAGATAGTGTAACAGCTACTGAGGGAAAAGGAATCATAGTAGAAGGTACTCATAACGATCCTACTATTGGTGTTCTTCGTGATCCTGAGTCTGAAGGATTTTTTACAATCGAAGAAACAGGTCTTAAACTTAGTGGTGTTCAGTATGCTATTGATGAAGCAGTTGGTGAATTAACTGATAGAGTAGAACTTGAATCTGATGTAGTCTATAATATCAATGAAATATTTCCAGGTGAAGGTAAGGGAGAAAATGGAGATCAGTGGCACATCCAATATGCTGCTGCTAAATTAGATGCTTTCCTTCCAGCTGAAAAGAAAGTTCCAGGTATAAAAGTTAAGTTTATTAACTTAGACGGTAACTGGAGAACTTTCACTTTCAATGGTGGATATTTCTTGGATGGTAGAAACTGGAGTTATGATATCACTTCTAATGACTTCACTGAATTAGCTACAGAAAATCTTCCAACAGCTACTCCAGAATCAAATGGAGTAATGTCAAAAGAAGATAAAGCTAAACTTGATGGAATTAGTGAAACTATCAATAAAGATGTAGATGATAAGATTGCAGAAGTTAAAGAGACAATCGATAACTATACTGTAAATGGTTATAAAATTTCCACAAATCCATCTTTAGATAGAAATGATATCGGTCTTGGAAATGTTACTAATGACGCTCAGATAAAACGCTCTGAAATGGGTGTTCCTAAGGGTGTTGCTACTCTTGGAGAAGATGGTAAAGTTCCGGAATCACAACTTCCAGATTCAGTTCTTGGAAATGTTAAATATCAAGGAGTTTGGGATGCAGTTAATAATGTTCCTAAACTTGAACTTAACGATTTTGATTCCAATGGTCATTACTATATAGCTATTAATAAAGGCTCTCAATTTGGATATGATTTTGATCCAGGTGATTGGGTAATTAATAGTAATGGTAGATGGGTTAAAATTGATAATGTAGATTCAGTTAAGTCTGTAAATGGTCAGATCGGAATTGTTGAATTAGGTATAGAGGATATTCCTAATCTTAAGGAAACTCTAGATTCTAAAGCAACTAATGATGATTTCAATAGACACTTAACAGACTATAAGAATCCTCACAAGGTTACTAAAGATCAAGTAGGTCTGGGTAATGTAGATAATACAGCAGATAAGGATAAACCTGTTTCTGATGCTACACAGGCATTAATTGATCAAACAAGAACCGTACTAGAAAATAAAATTTCTGAATTACAAACTAATACTGAGGCAGACTTAGAAGTATTTAGATCAGAATTTGAGAATAAATTAGCCAAACTTGCTGCTAAAGAAGAAGCTGATATTGTTGCTGTTAATAATAGTCTGAAGGAAGCAAAGACAGAACTTCAGAATAATATTGATAACTTAGCATCAAAGACAGAAAATGATTTAACAGTTGCTAAGAAAGAGTTGGATAATAAGATCTCTGAATTATCAACTAAAACAGAATCTGATCTTTCTACTCTTAGAGCTGACTTAGAATCTAGTATTTCTGTAACTAAAACAGAGCTTGAGAAGAGTATATCTGAATTGGCATCTAAAACAGAAAATGATCTTAATACTGCTAAATCAGAACTTGAAAAAGCTATATCAGACCTAACTGCTAAAGAAGAAGCTGATATTGTTGCTGTTAATAATGCTCTTTCTGAAGCTAAGAAAGAATTAGAAAACAGTATCTCTAGTTTAGCATCTAAGACAGAAAATGATCTTAGTTTAGCAACAAAAGAGTTGAATAATAAGATCTCTGAATTAGCTACTAAAACAGAATCCGATCTTTCTACTCTTAGAGCTGACTTAGAATCTAGTATTTCCGTAACTAAGACTGATCTAGAATCTAAGATCACTGAATTAGCAACTAAGACTGATGCTAAATTCCAAGCAACTGATTCTAAGATTGAAGCAACTAAGACAGAGCTTCAAACTAATATTGATAACCTATCTCATCGTCATGATGATGATATGAAAGATATTAGAAGAGAAATCGAAGAGGCTACTGCTGGTTCTAATGAAGCACTTAATACACACATCCAAGATAAGAGTAATCCTCATCAAGTAACTAAAGAACAGGTAGGTCTTGGTAATGTTACAGATGATGCACAGGTTAAGCGTTCCGAAATGGGTATGCCAGAAGGAGTTGCTACACTTGATGCAACCGGAAAAGTGCCTTCATCTCAATTACCTAGTTTCGTAGATGATGTAATCGAAGTAGATTCATTTGACTTACTTCCTGAAACTGGTGAAACTGGTAAGATCTATGTAACTAAGGATACTAACTTGACTTATAGATGGTCAGGCTCTCAGTATGTAGAAATTTCTGAATCACTTGCACTTGGAGAAACGTCTAGTACAGCTTACCCAGGAGACAAAGGTAAAGCTACTACAGACAAGGTTAATGCTCATACTTCAGACTACAATAATCCTCATAAAGTAGATAAAGCTCAGGTAGGTCTTGGAAACGTTGATAATACAGCTGACCTCGATAAACCAGTATCTAATGCTACACAGGAATTAGTAGATAATACTAAGAAAGAGCTAGAAGAAAAGATTAATAACTCAGGAAACGACTTACAAGATAACATTGATAAGATTGACGAGAGAGTTACTAATATTGAAGATTCTATTGCTCAGCCTGGTGGTTTAGCTACTCTTGATGATGCCGGAAAAGTACCTCTAGAACAATTGCCAAGTTTAGTAGATGATGTAATTGAAGTAGACTCTTTCGAACATCTACCTGAAGCTGGAGAAGTTGGAAAAATCTATGTTACTAAGGATACTAATCTTCTTTATCGTTGGACAGGGGTTAAATATGTAGAAGTATCAGAATCTCTCCACTTAGGTGAAACGGCTGATACTGCTTATGCGGGAGATAAAGGCAAGGAGACAACTGATAAGGTTAATTCTCATATCTCAGACTTCAATAATCCGCATAAAGTTACAGCCGAACAAGTAGGCTTAGGTAATGTTGATAATACTTCTGATATCAATAAACCTGTTTCTACCGCACAACAAGAAGCTTTAGATGCAGTTAAGACCGAACTTGAGGAGAAAATTAATAACTCTGGTAGTGATCTTCAAGGTAATATTGATAAGATTGACGAGAGAGTTACTAATATCGAAAACTCAGTAGGTGCTCCTGATGGTATAGCTACACTTGATTCCGAAGGTAAATTAGAAGTTTCACAGATCCCTAACGAAGCTCTGAATGTTATCGAAGGTAAGTATATGACTGAAACTCAATTTACTGATTCTGAAGGTGTAGAGTTTATTCCAAGACATAATACTATTTATATTGATAGTATCGGTGGTTCGAATAAACTTTATCGCTGGGATGGATTCAAGTATGTAGAAGTATCAGATTCAGATAATGTTACAGAAGCTATTGACAATCACATCAAAGATTTCAATAATCCACATAAAGTAACAGCCGAACAAATTGGGCTTGGAAACGTAGATAATACAGCCGATATTGATAAGCCAATATCTACTGCTGTTCAAGAAGCTTTAGATACTGTAAACACTAAAGTAACTGAACACACTGAGAATAAAGAAAATCCTCATGGTGTTACAGCAGAACAAATTGGCTTAGGAAATGTAGATAATACGGCTGATTATGATAAACCTGTTTCTAAGGCTACTCAAGATGAAATCGATAGAATTGACGGTCGTATTGATACAATCGATAATTCAATTGGTGTTCCTAGTGGTATTGCAACTCTTGATGGCAATGGTAAATTAACAGATTCTCAAATACCAGACAAGACGATTAATGTTCTTGTAGGTAAACTTATGAGTGAAACAGAATTCAAGGACGAAGAAGGTAATACTTATGAACCTAGAACTGGAGTAATTTATATTGATACTGTTTCTGGTACTGAGAAAATATATAGATGGAATAAATATGAATATGTAGAGATTTCAAATACAGAATTACTTGAAGGTGCATTAAATTCTCACGTTCAGGATAAGAATAATCCTCATCAAGTAACCAAAGAGCAGATTGGGTTAAGTGAAGTAACAAATGATGCTCAAGTTAAGAGATCAGAAATGGGAACTCCGGAAGGTGTTGCTACTCTTAACGAAAATGGTAAAATTCCTGTGGAACAACTTCCAGGACAAGTTGATGAAGTATTTGGAATTGATCATTTCGTATCAACAAAAACAGATATTCCTTCTTCTAGATTAGTAATTGGTTCCACTTACTATGTAGAAGATGAGAAGAAAATATATACAGCAATTTCTGAAACGGAATTAGATGAAGGTGCTACTCCTGATAAAGGTGTAATCTATTCTAATCGAGAAACTAATATAATCTATCGTTGGGATGGTGCTGAATTAGTAGAAATTGGTAACCCTATTCATCTTGGTGAAGTAGCTGGAACTGCATATCCTGGAGATAAAGGTAAGGCTACTACAGATAAAGTTAATGCTCATGTGGCTGACTTTGAAAATCCTCACCAAGTAACTAAAGAACAGATCGGTCTTGGAAATGTAGATAATACTTCTGATGCTGATAAGCCTATTTCTAGTGCAGTCCAAGAAGCTTTAGATGCTGTTAATAAAGAAGTTTCAGAACATAAAGCTGATAAGAATAATCCTCATGAGGTAACAAAAGCTCAGGTAGGTTTAGGAAATGTAGATAATACTGCAGACCTCGATAAACCAGTATCTAATGCTACACAGGAATTAGTAGATAATACTAAGAAAGAGCTTGATACTAAGATAGATAATCATACTTCAGACTTTAACAATCCTCATAAGGTAACAAAAGAACAAGTAGGACTAGGGAATGTTGATAATACAGCTGATATTAATAAGCCTGTATCTGTAGCACAACAAGCTTTAGTAGATTCTACAAAGGCAGAGTTGAAGAAAGATATTGGTGATATTGAAAAAGATGTTACTAATCACATAGCTGACAAGAATAATCCTCATGAAGTAAATAAACTTCAGGTAGGTCTTGGAAATGTTGATAATACATCAGATATCAATAAACCTGTATCTATTGCACAACAAGCTGCTTTAGATAAACTTAAGAGTGATCTTGAATCTATTATAGGTTCTACAGGAACAGATCTTAGTGCTCACTTGAAAGACTTTGATAATCCTCATAAGGTTACTAAAGATCAGGTTGGACTTGGTAAGGTGGATAACACTGCTGACCTTGAAAAACCTGTCTCTGTAGCAACTCAAGAGGCAATCAATGCTGTTCAGTCTAATCTTGATAAGACCAATATTTCATTAGAGAATCATATTGCAGATAAGAAGAATCCTCATGAAGTAACGAAGGAACAAGTAGGTCTAGGTAATGTAGATAATACATCTGACTTAGATAAACCTGTTTCTCATTATCAACAGGATGCTCTTGATGAACTTGAAAGAAGACTTCAAGGTTCTATTGATGGTTCTGGTTCTGATCTTAGTGCTCATATTTCAGATTTTAATAATCCGCATAAAGTAACTAAGGATCAGGTTGGACTTGGTAATGTAGATAATACAGCTGACAAGGATAAACCTATTTCTGATGCTACACAGAAAGCTTTGGATAGTATTAAGACAGAAACTAATACTATTATCGAAACTCATATAGCAGATAAGAATAATCCTCATGAAGTAACTAAGGAACAGATTGGATTAGGTGAAGTAACAAATGATGCTCAAGTAAAACGTTCAGAGATGGGCGTAGCTGGGGGAGTTGCAACTCTTGATCCTGATGGTAAAGTACCTTCTTCACAGCTACCTTCTTATGTAGATGACGTTATTGAAGTTGCTACCTTAGATGAATTACCTGCAACTGGAGAGGCTGGTAAAATCTATGTTACTAAAGATACCAACCTGACTTATAGATGGAGTGGTTCTAAGTATGTAGAAATCTCAGCGTCTTTGGCTCTCGGTGAAACATCTAGTACTGCCTATGCTGGTGATAAGGGTAAGGCAACAACCGATTCTCTTAATGCACATTTGGCAGACTTTAACAATCCTCATAAGGTAGATAAAGCTCAGGTAGGTCTAGGTAATGTAGATAATACTTCAGATAAGGATAAACCTGTATCTGATGCAACCCAACAATTAATTAATGAAGTTAAGGAATCTATTAATAGCGGAAATACTACTATTACAGATAACTTAACTAAACATATAGAAGATTACAATAATCCTCATAAAGTAACGAAAGATCAAGTAGGTCTAGGTAACGTTGATAATACTTCAGATAAAGATAAACCTTTGTCTGATGCAGCTAAAGAAGCTATCAACGAGGTTAAGACTCTAATTACTTCTTCTGGAACTGACTTAAGCAATCATATTAAAGATTATACAAATCCTCATAGAGTAACTGCAGAACAAGTAGGTCTCGGAAATGTAAATAATACTTCCGACCTTGACAAACCTATTTCTAATGCTACTCAGAAGGAACTTGATAAACTTGACGCTAAGATTGATAAGATTAATACAGATCAGGGAACAGATCTTAGTGCTCACTTGAGAGATTTCAGTAATCCTCATAAAGTAACTAAAGAACAAATTGGACTCGGAAATGTAGATAATACTGCAGATCTCGATAAACCAATATCTACTGCTACACAAAAAGCAATTGATGATGCCAAAGCAGCTAATAATACTGCTTTAGATAATCATGCTAATCGTACAGATAATCCTCATAAGGTAACTAAGGATCAAGTAGGTTTAGGTAACGTTGATAATACAGCCGATATTAATAAACCTGTATCTGTAGCACAGCAGAATGCTCTTGATACTTTATCTAATAGTTTAAATACAGCTATTAATAATCACGTAGGTAATACTAATAATCCTCATCAAGTAACTAAAGAACAAGTAGGTCTCGGAAAAGTAGATAATACATCTGACTTAGAAAAGCCTATTTCAGTAGCAACTCAAAACGCTATTTCTGAAGTTGTTTCTAATCTGGATAAACATATTGCAGATAAGAACAATCCTCATGAAGTAACAAAAGAGCAAATTGGACTTGGTAGAGTTGATAATACATCAGACCTCGAGAAACCTATTTCAACAGCTACTCAGGTTGCTCTTGATAAGAAGGCTGAACTTGGACCTGATGGAAAAATACCTGAAAGTCAATTACCTGAAAGAACAATGCATAGTTTGTTCTATAAGGGTACTTGGGATGCTGAAAGGAATTTACCAACACTAGCTAATGGAGATAAGGCACAAGATGGTGATTACTATTTAGTTAATAATGATGGTGAGTCCTTTGGATATAAATTCATGGTAAATGATATTATATTCAATGCCAGTGGAATTTGGTATAGAATGATGGGCTCTAATAAGAGAGATAATCCTACTGAATTTAAGATTACTAAATTCACAGCAGATAGAACTTTATTAGAGAGAGGTGAATCAACAGAAATTACTCTTGAATGGGAATATCAATTGACCCCAAGTGGACAAATTAATTTCCAATTCATAGATACTCATGATATTCCTGTTGAGGAACGTACTTATAAGATTACTGCCACTGGAGGACAAACATTCACATTGAGAGGTTCGTATCTAAGTGAAGTTGCAACAGCTACTTTAACGATTGATACAGCTGATAAGGTTTATGTAGGTGCATCAAGTAATTCTGCTCCTACTGACTCTGACTTTATAGCGATGAATTCTTTCTTCTCCTTCGGTGATAATGAATTCCCATTCACTCCTATTGATTGTTCAGGAGGTAAGTATATTTACGTAGCAATTCCAACAGAAGAGTATAGTAAGTATAGAATCTATTGTAATAATTATCCTGTTGATGATGTAACAGTATACTCTAGACGTATAACTAACATCTTTACTGGATATACTGATTATACAATTACTAAACTTGCTAATCTCTATCATGGAATACTAAATATTGAAGTTAAATTAATTGATAAAAGATAATGCCAGAAAATAATTTAAAAGGAACGGTACTCTATTCGGGTATCGTTCCCACCAATACTTCTGACGTATATCCAACACATTCAGCCATTTATGGTATGGGAGGCTTCCGTTCAGTTAAAACAATAGCTGAGCGGGATGCTATTCCTGTAGAGCGACTAGAAGTAGGAGCTAAAGTATTGGTATCTGAACAAGAAACTGGATATTACGTTGAATCAATAGTAGATGGAAAAGTAAATTGGCAACTTGATACTTATTTATTTGCTGATAAACTCTTAGCATCTCCAGTTATCTCTGGTACTTGGAGTTTTAAAAATAATGCTGGTACAGCGGTTACAAATACAGAAGTTGGTGTTAGTAACGTAAATGCTAGTTCTATTACTATCGAACGAGGATATAAAGCAAAATTTGTTGGAAGTTTTAAATGGACTAAGACAACTACAAATAAAGCCCCTACTTCATGTAGTGGTAACTTAGGGACAACTTTACCTTCTAGTGATGTTGCTTCTCCAACAACTACTATTGATAATATTGCTGCTTCCAGAGTAATTAAAGAAACCTTAAGTGCACCTAAAAAAGGATTCATGGTTTCTGGTAGTTCTGTAGTTGTTGCATCTGGAAATGATACGACATCTGCACAATTTAGTATCAATGTATGGTCTAGACAGAGATATGGTGTAACTACTTCAGCTACTCCTACACAAGATGATATTAAAGCTATGACTGGAACAAAATTAGTCAATGCTAGAACTTTATCAGTTTCTGGAGTTACTGCTGATGGAACTCAATATTACAGTTATGCTTACCCAAAAGACTTAGGAGCTCTTACATCAATTGTTCAGAATGGAGCAGCACCTGTTTTGGAAGACTTTAATAGAACTGAAGTGACTGTAACAAATGGTGCAGGTGTAAATATCGTTTATTATGTATACACCTCTAAATATAAAGGTGCATTTCAAAATGTTAAACTAGATTTTAAATAATTAAAGATTAGAATACAATGGCTCGTTACCCGGCGCAGTTACAATCTGCGAATCTTAATGAATTTGGTATTGTCTATGCCGACGAAATACAAGGCCATAAAACAGTTGCTACTCTGAATGCACTTTATGCTATCACAGATCCTATTCTTAGTAAATCCGTAGTAAATACTAATAATGATGCTATCGGACAAGAGTGGTTTGTTGTATCAGAGGATTGTTATTACAGATTAGACAACTGGGCCAATAGACATGCAGCTTCTGGATGGACTAAACTTCAAGTAGTAGATACAGAGTTTAATAGTCTTTCTACACATGGAGCTGATAAGATAAAAAATTTCACAACATCTCCTAACACAGTTACTCTCAATTATAATACATGGAGATCTTCGACTGTAAATGAAGATGGAACCGCTGTAATAAACGCTGCTACTCAATCTGCAGCGGGAGTTCTAAGCGCAGCGGATAAAACTAAATTAGATGGATTAAATACAGATTCTATTAATGATATATC